GTAACGGCGGCGTCGGGGGGTCGACCACCTTCGGTGCACTGGCCACCTTTCGTGGAGGTTCGGGCGGTGGAGGTGGCAACGTTACTGCGTCAACAGTCAGCGGCGGCGGCCAGTGCACTCCTCTACAAGGCCCGGCCAACAACTATGCCGACGTGGAGTTGATAACAGCCGGCATTACATCAACCGTCGGTGCTTTCGTCAGTTCTCCTGCAGGTGGCGGTTTCGGGTTATCTGCATCAGCGACCGGTCTGGCAGGTGCCTACAATGAAGTGGGTGCCGGTACCCCGGGCGTGGGCGGCGCCGGCGCTGGGACTCACTTCGGTTCCGGCGGCGGAGGCGCGGGTCCCAATGGCAACGGAGGTGCGGGCGGTGCAGGCGTCGCGTCGGGCACCGCCAATGCGGGTGGTACCGCATCGGCCAACACAGGGGCCGGCGGTGGGGGAGGCGGTAGCCAGAGCACTGCTGCCACTGCATCCGGCGCAGGAGGCGTCGGCGGTTCGGGACAGTTGACAGTGGTGTGGATGGCGTGAAAGTTGATCTAGGCATGTTAAGCACTGAAACACTCCTACTTACGATCAAGAGGTGACGCTACGTAAATGAGGGCGCTGGTGCTGTCAGGCGGTGGTGCAAAGGGCGCTTATCAGGTCGGCATCCTGAAGCGATGGATGGGCGAACTCAACCTCGATTATGACATCATGTGCGGTGTGTCGGTGGGTGCCATCAACGTCGCCGCCCTGGCCCAAGAGCCCCTAGGCAACCCACGTGCCGCCATCGAGCGCCTCGAGAAGTTCTGGCTGAGTATCAACCAGTCGTCAATATTCGGGCGCTGGCGGCCCTTCGGTCGCCTCCACGGCCTGCGCACTCGTCCTGCCATCTTCGATTCGACGCCGTTGTTGTCGCTGCTAGAACGCAGCATCAACGCTGACATGATCAAAGTGTCGGGTCGGCAGTTGGCAGTCGGTGCTGTCTGCATCGAGACGGGGGAATTCAACTACGGCCGCGAGACCGATGCTGACATCATCAAGTGGGTGCAGGCGTCGGCCAGCTACCCGCTGTTCATGTCGCCCGTCGACATCGGCGGCAAGCTGTGGTGCGACGGCGGCCTCAGGCACATGATGCCCATCCGTGAGGCAATCAGGTTGGGGGCAACCGAGATCGACATCATCGCCTGCAATAACCCGTCGCTGTTTAACCCATGGAAGGCCACGGGCAAGCGTGCAGTACCCGACTACGTCATCAGGATGATTGACTTGATGACCGACCAGATCCTCCGCGCTGACATGCAGCTGGTGGGCTTGATGAACGACGTGGTGACGCGAGCCGACAAGCACCGCCACATCAAGCTGCGGATGGTGCAGCCCAAGGTCAGGCTGACGTCGAACTCCATGCAGTTCGATCCCACCGACATCGCCCGGATGATGGAGCAAGGTTACCTCGACGCCGATACGTATGTAGTCTACGACTAGGGTGACACATGACGTTAACACTGCTGCAGACCGCCAACTTTGGCACTTCGCGCGCCAATGTCACGGGTTCGTTCGGAGTGGGCTACACCGTCCTCGACGTGTCGGGCACCATCGTCACCGCCCGGACGACGTTGAACGTGTCGCAGTCGGCACCGGGCACGGGCAATTACTACGCCAACGTTACCTACCCGTCCAACTTCAATGGCCAGATCGTCTGGGACTGTCCCCAGATCACCAGCTCACTGGGTGCGGTGTTGAGCCCGATCTATGCGTCAGAGCAGCAGAACTTTCAGGCCAACGATCCGTCGGCGGGGGCGGCCTACACGCTGTTGTCGGGCACCCTGGTGTCACAGGTGCAGGGCCTCTACGACGTCGCCTTCGGGCGGTGGAAGATCAACAAGGCGGCCAACCAGATGGTGTTCTACCGCGCCGACAACGTCACCGTCGTCGCCACCTTCAACCTGCTCGATGACAATGGCAATCCGACGTTCGACGGCGTCTTTGAGCGCCAGCTGACTGGTGCGGTCACGCCGTGAGCCATGGGCACCCCGCTCACCGATAAGATCATCACCAGGGGCATGGGTCCCGCGCGCAAGACGCCTGAGAAGGCCAGCCTCATCACCATGGGCTTTGGCCCGATCGAGGTCATCATTGCCGTCGTCGTCACCCCCGAGGAGAACCTCAAGTGGCTGACGTGGGCCCGCCTCAGGAGCGTTGACAATGCCTCGCCGGCACAGTTGTTGGCGGCGGTGCAGGCGCAGGCGGCGTCGGGCATCAATGGCGGCCCGTTGCAGAACCCGGCATCGTGTGATTGTCCCAATGTGACGGTGAAGACGACCGCGCCCGCACCGCTGGTGACGGGCAACGTGCCGTGGAGTCGACTACGCAACATCATGAGGCGGAGGTGACACGAACGTCGTGATCGTCTTTCAACATCAAGCCTACTTAGATCGTGACCACGTTTAATCAGACGATCAATCCCACCGCTTTCGGCTTTTATGACGCGGACGCTGTTTTTCAGACCGAAGCCAACGCCATGGTGACGTACGTTAAAAGGCGGCTAGGTGACGACGTATTGAGTGTTGAGTTGACCTCGAAGCAGATCTGGGCGTGCCTCGAAGAGGCCACCCTCGAGTACTCACGCAACATTCAAGAGTTGAAGATTGTCAGTGACCTTGTCAATGTCATCGGGCAGTCAACGAGTTCGGTCAACATGACCAACACCTATCCCCAACGCAGCCTCGAATTCTTGATGCGATCGTCCGACGCCTATGCCATGGCTGCCGGGGTGGGAGGCAACTTCGACACCATCCTGGGCTACATTCCGCTGATTTCGGGGCAGCAGGACTACAACCTGTACTCGTCAATGAAGACGATCGATGGCAGTCAATTGGTCATCGACTCACTGCCCGCGGGTAGCAAGGGCAAGCTGCGCGTCATCGAGCTGTTCCACTTTGAGCCCCTCGCTGCACAGTCAATGCTGCTCAACGCCAGCAACATCACCAACTTTCTTGCCACCAACTTCAACTATGAGTCCTACGTCAATAGCACGGTCTTCTACGTGCTCCCGGTCTTCGAGGACGTGCTGCGCCGCGGACAATTGAAAGAAGCTTTCCGCGTTCGCCGGTCGAACTACAGCTACCAGATCATCGGCAACAACATCAGGATCTATCCGATTCCGATGAGTGAGTACACCGTCGGCAATATGTACCTCCGGGTCGGTGCACCTCCCAACATCCTCGATCCGAGCTTTGAGGACGACTCGATCTACGGCATCTCGGGTCCCGAGAACGTGCCCTTCTCGCTGTTACCCTACTCGACGATCACGCTGCCCGGTCGGCAGTGGATCAGGCAGTACACGCTGGCGTTGGCCAAGGAGCTGCTCGGGTTGATCAGGAGCAAGTTTCAGACGATTCCAATCCCCAATGCCGACCTGCAGCTCAATGGACAGGAGCTGATCGCCCAAGGCCGTGAAGACAAGGACAAGCTGACGACGCAGCTCGGCGACTTCCTCAAGCAGCTGACGACGCAGGGCATGATGGCACAGCAGGCTGACATCGCCGAGAACATGCAGAAGACACTGCGGTACATCCCGTTCCCCAAGGCGATCACGTTTGGTTGATCCATGCAGGTGATGACGCTCAGAGAACTGCGGCACCGTCTTACTTTGATGATGGAGGGTGAGGATGTCGGCGCGTTCGATACTGCACGTTTGACGGTGCAATATCGGATTATTGACGGCATGCGCATGTTCATTGATGCGCGCTTGAAGCAACCTGATTGGCTCGAGAAAGCAATAGCAGACGTTCGCCCCAAGCGCCCTGCCGTCGAACAGACTGTTGATCTCCACGGTCACGAGGCATACCTCAATCGCATGGACGCATATTTTCATGGCAAGGGCTACGGTGGTGAAGTGATGATGGCCGTCCTACGCTTTCTCAAGGATCGCGGGTATGCACGAGCACGTGGGTATATCGAGCACGCCAACATCGCGTCGCAGAGTATGATGAAGAAGGTGGGTGCTAAAGTACAAGAGCGGCAAGAACACGGCAGTTACTGGTCAATTGATCTGGAGAATGTCTGATGTCACGCCTCTTCATCACACCGCGTGAAATCGCCTTCATCAGCGACATCACCAAAGAACTTGTGAAAGACGTCATAGGACAGTTCATCTATTACTACGCCATCAATGAGAACAAGACACGCACCGATGTCGTCTACAACGAGGCACTGCAGAAGGTCTTTGATGCACCGATCAAGCTCGATTGCCTCGTCGACGCCCACTTTCAGGCCGACACCAAGATCAATGAGTTCGGCGTCGATGCACAGTTCAAGATTGAGGCCTACATTCAGTACCGCGACCTCGTCGACAAGGGCATCAACGTCGCCATCGGAGATTACTTCAGTTTCTCGGACGTCTTTTATGAAGTCACCGAGAAGGTCTTCATGCGTAACATCTACGGCATGCCCGAGCACAAGGACGGCGTCAAGCTGATCGGTACCAAGGCCCGCGACACGCAGTTCAAGGCCCTGACGCTCGGGCCCACCGACATCGCCCGTCCCGAGGCCGACGCGGTGCAGACGACGTTCCATCAACAGCGCGGGCAGGCGACCAATGCCGAGGGCCCGACGGGCGACCAACGCGACCTGCAGAACCCTGCCGTCGTTGGCACGCCCATCACCGGTGCCAAGGAGGTGTCTCCTAAGGCGGCAGAATTCCCTGGCGATAGTGCCTTTTATGACGAGAATGACTGATGACGACCCGCTACACCGCTCGCTCTAAATCGCGCTTTCGAGTGCCGGGCCTGCCGTCGGGCTTTGGTACACTGCCAGCAACGACGAAGGACGGCGTCACTCTGCCCCCGGTGGGCATCGAGGACGTCGACCGTGCCCTGTTCAACCTGTTCAATGCCGAGATCCCGTTCGCCGTCGCGGGCGACGGCACTGACATCGCCAAGGTGCCCGTCATCATGGCGGCGGGTGAAAAGTGGGCCCTCAACAAGCGCATGCGTGCCGTCCGTGACCGCAACAACGCGCTGATCCTGCCACTGATCACCATCGTCAGGACGTCGATCGTGCAGGACGTGGGTGCTGACGTGACGGGCCGCGGCATCAACCAGCAGACCGGCGAACTGGTCATCCAGCGGCGGCTCGATAATTCCGACCGCAGCTACCAGAACCTGGTCAACAACCTGCTCAACACCCACAATCTCGACCTCTGTGAAAACCTGTACCCCAACCTCGACAACAACATCTTCGAGACCATCGTCGTCCCGGCACCACAGTTCTTCACCGCACAGTACGATGTCACCCTGTGGACGCAGTACACGCAGCACATGAACCAACTGCTCGAGCAGCTGATGGCGTCGTTCCTACCTCAGGGCAACTGCTGGCAGCTCAACACACCGAAAGGCTACTGGTTCATCGCCACCGTCGATGCCAACACCTATACGTCGGAGACCAACACCGACGACTACTCGCAGGCCGAGCGCATGGTCAGGTACAAGTTTGTCATCAAGGTGCCGGGCTACGTGCTGGCGACGGGAGTGCCGGGCGCACCCGTTCCCATTAGGCGCTACGTGTCAGCGCCGTCGATTGACTTTGTCGTCGCAGCGTCTAGCGTTAGTGACAACCTCGATCTGGGTGGTGGTGAGGACTCTGTGGCCGATCCTTTCTTGGGCGCCGATGACCCCACGTTGCCCCTCGATGCGGCGACCAGCAAGCGGCGCGATCAGCGCTTGACCAACGGCACGCGCCTGTACCCGGGTGCGGACGCCATCACACCTGAGGATCCCGCCTTGACAACGTACCCACGCGGTGTCAAGCCCCCGCGCTACGTCAAGGTGACGGGCATCGATAGCAACGGCAACACCGTCGTCAAATACGTCAGGGTCAAGACCGTCAATCCGGCAACGGGAGAGATGGTATTAGCCTCCGATGCGACGTTGGGAGGCCTGTCGATCGTCACTGTCGATGGTTGATGCACCTACCGAACGTCGATCGGGCTTTCACGCTTGTAACCGCATAGTTATGCTATAGCGATTCCACGCCGTTAGAGGAGCTCGGTAATGTCCGCACAAACGTTTCAATCACCCAACTTCTTCGCTCGGGAGATCGATAAGTCTGCACCCGTTCCACAGGGGCCTGTCGGTGTTCCAGCAGGAGTGATCGGCACTTCTGATAGGGGCCCGGCCTTTGTCCCGGTCACTGTCGGTAATTTCGATCAATTCATCTCGACGTTTGGTAACCTCGATCCCAATTGCTTTGGGCCCTACGCTGCCTTCTACTTCTTGGCCAACCGCAGCGCGCTGACCTTCATGCGCGTCCTCGGGGCGGGTGCTAACCAGAGCAGCTCCGACATTACGCGGACGTCGACGACGGGTCGCACCCTGAGCGCCGGCTTTCACCTCGACGGCGTGTCGCCGGCAGTGACGGGTGACAATCGCCACACGGGCATCGTTCAGTTCATCGTGGGCGTGCACACCCTGCAGCCCAATGAGGCATACGGCGCCGCCATCTTCACCGACAATGATTCCTTCCACGGTTCGACCGTCCGCCTCGTTCGCGGCATGATCATGACGCCGCAGACGGCTCGCATCATGGTGACCGACGGCAACCACGACTTGTCGGCCGCTGGGCAGATCAGCAAGTTGGTCGACTTCGGTGACCTGACGAGCACGCCAGGTTACTTCAAGTTGGTCATCAGTTCATCGTTGGGTGCCAGCTTCTACAACGACGACGGTAATCCAGGTTGCCGCATCTTGACGGCATCGCTCAATCCTGATGACTCGCGTTACTACGCCAAGTTGTTGAACACCAACCCCGACAGCTTCGTCCTCTACCAGCACCTGCTCTATGCAGACTTTGCCGTCGACGACGAGATTGCGACGGCCACGGTCGCCGGCATCCTGTCAGGAACTGCCAACACCAGCCTCAATAACTCCGACACTGCATACGCCGGCGCGCCCTACAACGACAAGTCGACGTACCTGTCATCGTTCGGCGCCTTCGATGCGCGGTTTCAGACGCCGACGTCGACGTACTTCATCAGTCAACCCTTCGGTAATACCGAGTACGATCTGTTCGCGGTGCAGGCCCTCGATGACGGCGCCTTCGCCAGCGACCTGTACAAGGTGTCGATCGCCAACGTGCAGGCATCGACCAACCCCGCCTATGCATATGGCACCTTTTCGCTGCAGGTTCGTCAGTTCAATGACACCGACGTCAATCCCATCATCCTGGAGCAGTTCAATCACCTGTCGCTCGATCCCACCGCGGACAACTACATTGCCGCCGTCATCGGCGACCGCCGCGTCACCTTCAATTTTGACTCCACGTTGCAGGAGGATCGCAGGGTCATCACCAGCGGAAAATACCCGAACAACTCGACCACGATCCGCGTGGTGATGAATGACTCCGTCAACAAGGGACTGATCCCGGCGATGGCACTGCCCTTTGGTTTCCGGGGCGCGCTGGTGCCCAAGACCAACGACACGCTGACGGACAACGCCTTCCAGGCGACCAACACCGTCCGCATCAACGGCATCTTGACGGGCAGCAACTTCGGGCAGCAGGCCCTCAGCGGTGCCATCGTGCCGCCCGTTCCCTACCGCAGCAAGGTGACGAAGGGTGCACGGCCCTCGCCGCAGCTGTGGTTGGGCCAACCAGGCCCGGCCGAGCTGTCGAGCCCGCTGTACTACTGGGGTACGCAGTTCGAGCGCCTTGACATACCGCTCGATCCGAACAATGAATCCATTCCCAACCCGTTGATCGCGTCCTACTCGCAGTTCTTGGGCATCGCCGCCCTCGACAACCTGGTCACCGGGTCAGGTGCTGACACCCTCAACAACGACAAGTTCAGCCTCAAGAAGGTTGCCTTCTCTAACCTCAGCATCAATGACCTGACGGCGTCGATCGACACTCACATGCGAGAGGCGGCTTACATCCGCAACGGTCGCAACGACGGCGCGCAGTACACTATCAACGACGGCGTCCTGGGCAGTAGGATCACCCTCGCGACGCTGTTGGCCAAGGGCACCGCACAGCAGTTCAATCGCTTTTCGCCCTACTTGAAGTTCACCAACTTCCTGCAGGGGGGCTGGGACGGCGTCAACATCCTCGATCCCAATGCCAAGCGGCTCAATGATCGATCGACCAGCTTCGATGCCGGTGGGCAAGCGGCCGCAGGCTTCATCAGCCCGGGTTTCACCGCACTGAATCAGGCGGGCTCGGGCCAGAACAACTCGGCGGTGCAGTCGTACCTCACTGCCATCAACGTGATGACGGATCCCATGCAGGCCAACCACAACATTCTGGTGATACCCGGCATTCGTGAACCCTTCATCACCGATTATGCTGGGACGGCGATCCGCAACTACGGCCTGGCCTACTACATCATGGACCTGCAGAAGTTCGATGAATTCAGCACTCGCTTGTTCAACGACTCGACGGGATCAGCAGGTGGTCCGGCACGGCCCGACGTGCAGCAGACGGCGACGGGTCTCAACACTCGCGCCCTCGACAACAACTACGTGGGTACCTACTTCCCCGACGTCATTGTCACCGATAAGTTCAACAACCGTCGGGTCAAGGTGCCGTCGTCAGTCGCCGCACTGGGGGCACTGGCCTTCAATGACCGCGTCGGCTACCCGTGGTTCGCTCCGGCGGGCTTCAATCGTGCCGCACTCGACTTCGTCAACAATGTCGAGGTGAGGTTGAATGCGTCGGACAAGGACGTGCTGTACAGCAGCAGGATCAATCCGATTGCATCGTTCCCTCGACAGGGGTTCGTCATCTTCGGTCAGAAGACGCTGCAACAGTCAGCATCGGCTCTCGACCGTGTCAATGTCAGGCGCCTGTTGCTCGAGGTCAAGCGCGTCATCGTCGGCATCGCCATGAAGTTGGAGTTCGAGAACAACACTCCCGACGTGTGGAATAAGTTCACGTCGCAGGCGGTGTTGCAGTTGGGCCTGATTCAGGCGGCAGCGGGCATCGAGGCCTTCCAGGTCGTCATGAATGAGACCAATAATTCAGGTGATGATCGTGACCAGAACAAGCTGAACGGCAGAATCGTAGTTGTGCCCACGCGCGTGATTGAATTCATCGCGTTGGATTTCATTATCACGAATTCCGGCGTTCAATTCGTCTAACAGATCAACTGCTTGCATGTGGTGTATGATGGATCATGTTCATCATTTACAAGCACACTAACCGTTCCAACGGAAAGGTCTATGTTGGATACACTAAGTTTACACTTGATGAACGATGGAAACAGCATTGTAAAGATGCTCGACTAGGCAGTGACTTTGCTTTTCATCGGGCGATCCGCAAGCACGGGTTAGATGTTTGGGATCACTGTGTCATCGAAGAGTGTATTGACCTCTCCGAAGAGCAGGTCGGAGCACGTGAGATGTATTGGATAGCCGAACTTGCAGCAACGACTGACAAGCATGGTTACAACATGACGCATGGTGGGTTAAGTCGTCTCACGGTGTGGACCGAAGAGATGCGAGAGTTTCACAGGGTTAGAACCAGTGAAGGTACCAAGTTGGCGTTTCAGGATCCTGAGATTAAGAAGCGTCACCAGGTAGCAACAAAGATCGCTAGCAATAAGCCTGAAAATCGGAAGCGCAATAGTGATGCACAGAAGATTGCTCAGAACAAGCCTGATACCAAAGTTAAGCACGCAGCTTCAATAAAACGCGCGTGGGAAAATGAGCTTCCTACGTTGATTGCACGGAGAAAACTCATTGAGCAGCTTGATTTGGTCACGAAGGTTGTAATTGCTACGTTTAGATCAGCGCGCGAGGCAGCACGTGAATTAGGACTTAGTCAAGGTAGCATCTCTAACGTTGCACGTGGTTTGACTAAGTCTGCTGGTGGTTTTGGCTGGCGCTACGTCGTCGCTTAATTACCCTCCACTTCCATATCTCGGGCCGTCAATTTTCGTGGCGATAGAACGTCGCTTTGGTGATAGTTACATCAAGGTGACTATCCATGGCGCAACTTAAGTTCGGTTCTGCAGGTGTCTCGACGACGGAGATTGACCTCTCACAGCCCACTTCACAGCAGCCTGTCGGAGTACCCGCCGGCATCATCGGCACCGCGCTGAAGGGCCCCGCCTTCGTGCCCATTACCGTCGGAGTGATCGACGACTTCTACGCCAAGTTCGGTCTCACTGACGGCAAAAAATTCGGGCCCATCGCCGTCTCCGAATGGCTCCGCAATGCAGGCGCCGTCACTTACCTTAGGGTCCTCGGAGTTGGCGACGGCACCACGCGCCAGACCAACGGCGACGTCAACTCGGCAGGCTTCACCGTCGGTGAACAGCAACCCAACGCGACCAACGCAGGCAGCCTGGGTTCCAATCCCTACTCCAACGTCGGCGGTGCCCTGGGTCGCACCTACTTCTTGGGCGCCTTCATGGCCGAGACGTCGGGTTCCACGTTGTTCAGCCAGGCCGGCATCAATGCTGACGTCGCGGCCTTCACCGCGGCCCCCATCGTCCGCGGCGTGCTGATGGCCACGTCGGGCGTCATCCTGACGCTGTCGTCGTCGGTGTCAGGCGTCAACAGTGCCCCTGCCTCGAACACTGCGGTGGCCACCGATGCCGTAGGCTCGCCCCTCGGCGACGTCGTCTTGATGACCAGCGGCATTGCCCGTCAGGACTTCGTGCTGCTGATCAACGGCCTGACCAACACCAATCCGCTGTTCCCGAATGTCATCACCGCATCGTTCGACATGACGGCACCCAACTACTTTGGCAACGTCCTCAACACTAACCCGCTCAACCTGTCGCAGGCCGGTTACTGCCTCTACGCAGGTTGGGACATTCACCCGTCGACGGCCGTCGTCACCGGGTCAGGCATCGTGTCGACCAAGTACGGTGCAGGGGCGGCCACGGTCTTTGCCGCCGGCATCGAGCCTTCGGCCTTCTTGTTGACGAGTTCGCTGGCACGTGACACGGGTAACTCACAGGTGCCTGATTACGAGGACTTCCGCGATCGTTTTAGTCACGCGCGCAGCTCGTGGGTCGTCAGCCAGCCCTTCGGCGGCCAGCCTCACAACCTGTTCCGCGTCCATGCCCTCGACGACGGCCACTACGCCTCTACTCTCTACAAGCTGTCGATCGAAAATCTGGCTTATTCGTCGGATCCCACCAACCTGTACGGTAGCTTTGACCTCGTCCTACGCCAGTGGGGCGACAATGACCTGGCACCCACCTACATTGAACAGTGGCGTGGCCTGTCGCTCAATCCGTCTGACTCACGCTACATTGCGCAGGTCATCGGTGACATGAATGCCTACTTTGACTTCGATCGTGGGCCCACCGCACAGAAGCTCGTCATCAATGGCAACTATCCGAACGCGTCCAACTACGTCCGCATTGAGATGGATGCCAACGTCGACGCCGGTGAAGTCGATCCGACGGCGCTGCCCGTCGGCATCCGTGGCGCCCGCCACCTCATCACTGCGGGGTCAGGCACCCTGGCCGCGCCGACCAATCGCATCGTGTCGGGTAGCAACAATGAACTGTTGATCAGCTCGACCGTTGCCTTTGCGTCGACGGTCGAGCCGCCGGTGCCGATGCGACAGAACTTGACGCAGGGGTCGGGCGCCAAGTTGCAGGTGCAGCCGCTGTTGTACTGGGGCGTGCAGTTTGAACACGTGCCCGCCGTCGCCACGCCCAATGCGACGTCGCAGCCCAACAATTCATTGAAGTCGTTCGCCAAGTTCTTCCCCGAGATGAGGACGGACATTCAGAACTTCCGGGTGGGTGATAACCCGGGTGCAGTCACCAGCGCCGGCGCCGTCGTCGACGCCGACAAGTTCAATCTCAACATGTTCACCCTGATGAACGTGCAGGTCGTCACCAACTCGGCGGGCACCGCCGATCCCAACCAGTGGGTCAATGCAACCTACGTCCGCAATGGCAACATTGTTACCAACAACGTCGCGGCAACGCGGGCCTTGCTGACGACGGACTTCATTCAGGCCAACCGCCGCTTCTTGAAGTGGTCGTTCTTCATGCAGGGTGGTTTCAGCGGCGTCAACATCTTTGACAACGACGAGGCGACACTCTCTAACGCCGCCGTCGAGGCCGACATGAATGCGACCAACCGCGGCTTCAACGTGGGCCCGACAGTGTCGGCCTACGCCAAGGCTTTGCAGGTGATGGGCGACGTCGCCGGCGTCGACATCGAGCTGTTGGCCGTCCCGGGCATCAGGCACCCCGTCGTCACCGACAATGCGATCGCGACGGTTGAGCAGCGCTTTGACGCCCTGTTCATCATGGACATTGAACAGTACGATGTCAGCAATCAGGCAGTGACGTCGGACAGCCAGCAACCGTCGGTGACGCTGACGGCGGCCAACTTCGCCTCCCGTGCCGTCAACAGCAGCTTCGGTGCCGCCTACTTCCCCGACGTGGTGATGCCCGATCCCAACACCGGCACCAACCTGTACGTGCCGCCGTCGGTCGCCGTCCTGGGAGCACTGGCCCTCAACGATGCAGTGGGTCACCCGTGGTTCGCTCCGGCGGGTTTCACTCGCGGAGCGCTGCAGACGACGCTTGAGGCCCGTGTCAAGCTGTCGAAGACCAACATGGACGTTCTGTACGATGTCAACGTCAATCCGATCGTTGCCTTCCCGGGCAACGCGACGGGGGGTACCAACCCGAAGGGTGGAGTGGTCGTATGGGGTCAGAAGACTTTGCAACAGGCGGCATCGGCCCTCGACCGCGTCAACGTTCGTCGCCTGCTGATTGAGATCAGGCGGCAGGTCAGGGACATCTCCAACACTGTCATATTTGAGCCCAACCGCGACGCTACGTTGGCGGCTTTCTCGGCCGCCGTCACTCCGGTCCTTCAAAGGATCCAGGCACAGGCAGGTCTCGAGCGCTTCAAGGTCGTCATCGACAGCAGCACCACGTCTCAGCTCGATGTAGAAAATAACACAATTCGTGGAAAAGTGTTTGTCATCCCGACGAAGAGCATCGAGTATGTTAGCATTGACTTCATCGTGACCAACGCGCTCAACCAACAGTAACGTGAACAGCCTGCCCGTGCAGGTTAAGATGAACTAACACCACATGTTCATCGTCTACAAGCACATCAATCGAGTCAACGGCAAAGTGTACATCGGTTACACAGCCAATGGGGTCGATGAACGTTGGCGTGGGCACTGTTATGCCGCTTCTTCAGGTGAGGAGCTCGTGTTTTCGCATGCAATTAGAAAGTACGGTGTAGATGCCTTTGCACATGATGTGTTAGAGACATGTGCGACAAAGCAACAAGCGTGTGAGGTTGAAATTCGATTGATCGCCGAACACAACACCATGGTTCCGCACGGCTATAATATGACACACGGTGGTGAGCGTCGGGTCGGAGAATGGAATCCGATGGCCAAACTCACCGAAGATGATGTCCTTACGATCAAGAATACGTGGAACACTCTGCGGCTCGATAATGCGGACGTAATTGGTGACTTCTATCGTCGCTTTGCTCAGAAGTTGAGTGTGACTGCAGACTTGATCTGTCAAATCATCAAGGGACGATTGTGGTCTCATGTTGGACCTGAACTTGTGAATGTCAACGTGAGTCACCGCGGCAAGGGCAAAGCTGCAGGTGAGAAAATGAAGCAACGATGGGCCGACGCGGAGTTCCATGAAGTGCAATCACTCAAGCGCCGCGGCGAAAATAACGGTAGATCAGTGGTGACCGAAGACATTGTCAGGGCACTGCGCCTTGAGTTCGATCAGCTTGATACGAGCACTAAAGGTGTTACCAAGTCGTTCTGCGTGAAGCATGGTGAACGTCTCGGCGTGACCAGTGAGAACATCTATGGCATCGTCAAGCGCAAGTCGTGGAAAAACGTCGTCTAATCCTGCGCTACGTCACCTAACGCGTGAGAATGTGCGGGTGCCGACCATACTTACTCCTCATGAAGCTATCGGCACTGCGCCTTGTCGTCCGCGAAGAGTTGTCCCGTCTCAACGAGGTTTCCTTCGCACAGGCGGGTGCCGATCAGCCCCTGACGCAGTTCATCAAGCACCTCAACATGGCCAAGGCCGACCTGAATGAGCTGTTTCAACAGACGACTGACACCAAGGCCGGCAATACGGCGACGAAGCTGCTCAACCAGCTCAACGCCATCATCCTGTCGCTCGACCATGCACCTGAACTGACGAAGAACCCGTTCGCCGACGCGGGACGAAAGGCACGCCGATGAAGCTCTCACAGAAGCAACTACGACAGATCATCAATGAAGTTGCAGGTCAGAGGATGACCGAGGCCGGCGACGACGGGCGGACGAGTTGGTCACGTGGGTACCGCACGGGTGCAAACGAGCCGGACTACGAAGAACTCGGTGGCGCCCTCGCCGGTGCCGTCGTCAACAAGTTGACCAAGAACGTGCAGGATACCATTGACAGGATCGTCGAGCACGTGTCGCCCGATGTTGAATTGCCGGCGCGCCTTGAAGACCTCGAAGCTGCAGCCTACGATATCGTCGAAGGGGCGATGCCGATGATCAGGGACGCGCTTGAGCGGTTGGCCGAGGCGCTGCTACGTAGTCTGATGAACCCCGAGTGATCAGTAACTGATCTCGTAGGTCAGGTTCTTGCAACCGTAGATCCTGACGACGCCCGCTTCTTGTGCGACTTGTGCTTCTGTCAATCCCCGCGACTTATCAGCCTTGTACTTGAAGCGATTGAAGCGGTGATTGAAGTCCGTCCACCAAAAGCGAGGTGGTGATTCACCTGTCTGGTGCCACCCTGCAGATGACCAACTGTTTGACGCACCCAAGCGGGTGTCGACGTATGACAATAGCCTTTGGCATCCCAGCTCTTTGGCCCTTGCTTGGGCACTCGATGTCAGCCTGCTCAACGCCCCGGGCACGTTGGTGCCAACCTTAGTGCAGAAGCGGGCAATTTCGAGGGCACCCTGGTGTTTCTTGTGCAGTGGCGTACGTATTGATAGTGCGGTGATGATTTCACCATTGTGACTCAATCCCAGTGCCCACGATGCCTGTGTGTCGCCGTCAATGTGATTGCGAGTGAAGAAAGATCTACGTTCAGCAGTATTGAGCTCGACGATGCTGCACTTGCGTGCTCCGACCATTACAGGCGTCAGGCCCAATCGGTGCGAGATCATAGATTCAACGATCGATCGCTTGTCACGCCACTCATCTTCAAAGACGTGGAGCAGGGTGATGCCCTTCGCTCTACACAGGTCGGTCTTGTTCTGGTGGTAGATCGCCGACTTGTGGACGATGCTGTGCCAGTAGAGGCCGTTGTACTCGATCGCTAGCGACACAGCAGGCACGAAGATGTCGAGCTCGAGTCCCTCGATCTGACCGCGATCGTTGGTGGTGATGTCGCTCGTCAATTCCCTGACATAGTTCGCAACGTCCTGTTGCCCTCGGCTACCACCGGGATCACAGGCATAGCACCGTCCGTGTTGCAGGCGCCTGAGCGAGCTCGTCCACTGGACCCCGCACTGTGAGCATGCGACTTCAATATTGCTTGTCTTGTCGTCGACGTATGAATTTAGGCTGTCATTGATCACGCGCAGCGTGGTGCCTTCCTCGATGCGGACCTTGACGTCATCGACCTTCAATCTCTTCATGTCGTCGAGGTGTTGCCTGAGCTTGGCCTGTGAGTGAGCCAGCGAGACCTTCGCTGCCATGTCCTTGATCCTCTGATCATTCTCCTTGTTCAGGCCTTTGGCCCAGGGCGTCAGTTCGCCCGAAGCAAAGCGTCCACGTTGATTGTCAGCGAATTCTTGTAGCCTCGAGTCAGTCTCCTTGGTCAGGCCCTTCGACCACGCGACGATGGTACCCGCATCGAATGCTGCCTGGCGACCCACGCTGGTGGCTTGAGCGCGAGCTGCGACGCGCTCGTCAGTTTCCTTGGTCAGGCCCTTTGACCAACTCTCTTTACCTACGAGCTTCTCACGTCGTTTTTGTGAGATCTCCTCGGCTTTATCGGCGTCGTACAATGCGTAGATGTTGCCATTGTGGCCGCGCAGTAGGTTGCCATAGCCTTGTCGCCAACCCAACCATGTGGTGACTTGTTGGCACCCACAGGCACATAGCTTGGGACCTGAATTGAGCTCATTCCATAACGTTTGTGAAGACGTCTGGTGTGCTGTGGTCAGGTGGGTCTCAAAAGTTGTCTGGCGCTTCGATGAGAATGAACTGCACAGTGGACAAGTGATGGGTTCGACTGTCTGACCTAGTTGTGCCATGGTTGATTATACGTATCCACCTATTCTTGTATAGTGCACTTGAGTGAGTTTTAGGTCATAATCCTAGATGACGTGATAGTTAGCCTTGAATGGTGCACCACGCACCCCCAAATGGAGATAAAAATGGCCGAAACGCTCGACGTGACAAGCATGCTTCCCAACAAATTCGAACCCAAGCGCAAGAACCGTTGGGTGCTCCAGATTGAAGGCGTTGACGCCTACATCATCAAGACGGCCGCGCGGCCCACGGTGACGACGGAGCCCGTCGAGATTCCCTTCATCAACAGCCGCCGTTACTTGGCCGGGCTGACGAAGTACGGCACCATCGCCGTCACCTTGCACGATCCCATCGCACCGTCGGGCGCGCAGCAGGTGATGGAGTGGGTGCGACTGCACTTCGAGAGCGTGTCGGGTCGGTCGGGCTACGCCGACTTCTACAAGCGTGACATTCAGCTGAAACTTCTCGATCCCGTTGGGACGGTGGTGGAGTTATGGGATGTTAAAGGTGCGCTGATCACCGAGGCCAACTTCGGTGAACTCACCTATGAAGACGGCACCCCTGTCGAGATCGCTCTCACTATTCAGGCGGATCAGTACGTTTTGCAGTTCTAAGCGACCTTAGTACACATTGGGTTGTACAACTTACGTGGGTCGTGGTACAATTGTGCCATGGCCTACGATCGTTTAAAGTGTCAGCTGTGTGCCAAGGACTTCGGCCAAGAGGTTGGCTTCCTGCGCCATGTCGCCGACGTTCATGGACTACAACCCGACGAAGAACTTTACGTCACGTGGACACTCGTACCTGCAGTCAAGCCCACCTGTGCCTGTGGTTGTGGCCAAGTCGTCAAGTGGAATGGGTGGAAAAAGGGGTACACGTCGAAGTACCTGCGGGGTCACAACGCTGCATCCGACACCGTCTTTGCCGATCCCGTTCGCGCAAAGGAGTTCGCAGAGAAACGCGCGAAAGGCTACGCCGACGGCAAGTACTCGTCGTGGAACAAGGGCCTGACCAAGGAGAATGATCCACGCATTCAGGTGATCGCTGACAAGATCTCCGCATCGCTGATCGAGGGCTACGCTTCAGGGTCGATCGTTGACTGGCACGCGCTCGATCCTGATAAGGCCCGTGCCGCGGTAGCAAAGCAGTCAGCGACGAAGGCAGCTCGGTTCGCGTCAGGTGAATTGGTGCCGTGGAACAAGGGTGAAACGAAAGAGACCAATCCGATCATTGCTGCCGCAGCGGTGAAGATTGCCGCGCAGTACACACGCCCCAATGCCGGCGCGCGCATCAAGCTCGACCAGGTGAAGGAGCGGATTGACGCACACGCTGACAAGTTCACCGCCGTGTCTGACCTGAGCGAGTACACGACTCGTCGCGTTGCTCGGCTCAAATTTCGCTGCACTGTCTGCGGCACCGAACAGAGCAAGAGCCTCGCCATGCTCGAGGAGTGTCCCGTCTGCTTCACCTGTCACCCGAAGGAGTCGAAGGGTCAACTCGAGGTCTACGACTTCGTCAAGGCGCTGTCACCCGACGCTGTGCTGTCAGATCGCACCGTCATCGCTCCACTAGAGCTCGACGTCTTTGTCCCCTCGCACAAGTTGGGCATCGAGTACAACGGCCTTTACTTCCACAGTGCCGAGTGCCTCACTGACCCGAACTATCACCAGCGCAAGCTCGAGGCCTGTCTCACCGCCGGCATCAACCTGTTTTCCGTCTACGAGGACGAGTGGCGTGATCGCCGGCCCATCATCGAGGCCATGATCCGTCACCGCCTGTTGTCACCCACCGTCACCTACCACGCTCGTAAGTTGTCGGTCGTCGAGCTACCAACCGCTCAGGCTCGTGCCTTCTTTGACGCCAACCACCTCGAGGGCTATGCACGGTCGTCGGTCACCCTCGGCCTCGTCGATACCAAAGATGGTGTGGTCGCCGCCATGGCACTGCGCAGGCCCTTTCACCGAGGCCATGCCTCATCATACGAGGTGTCGCGGTGCTGTGCCAAGTTGGGCACCTCTGTCCGCGGTTGGCTGGGCAAGTTGACGACGCGTGCCGCGGGGTGGGCCGCCGAACGGGGTTCGGTGCAGCTGATGACCTACGTCGATGCTCGTGTCGGCAGGGGCACGGGCTATGAAGCGGCGGGTTGGCAGCTGGTCAAGGCATCGACGGGCATCCGCTTCTGGTGGACTGACTTCGATCACCGCTACAACCGCTTCAAGTTCAAGGCCGACAAGGCTCGAGGCATGACGCAGGCCCAAGTCGCTGATGAGGCAGGCGTCGTCCAGATCTTCGGCTGCACCAACTCATCATGGCGTTACGTGATCTGATCGTCAGTGTGCGGGTGACGAATACTTACTTTCATCATGCAGCTCACCGAACGTCACCTCCGCGACCTCATCGGTCAGGTCATCACTGAAGCCAAGGGCAAGGATCGCGGCGCCGACGCTGCCAAGCAGGTGGCTGATGCTATCAAGGTGCTCATCACGGTGGGCCCCAAGGTCGAGAAGTACTTTGAGGAGAAGTTGTCTATGATGACGACGATCCCCGCTATGTTCTCTGACGAGCTCGAAGTAGAACATGTTGTCGACAAACTGCGTAATCTCATTGATAAGGCGGTGGAGCTCGACGATGTCGTGGTGCCTGTATACAAGGCCGCCGCAAAGGCTGCGCCCAAGGCTCCCACCCGCGACCGCTCTCGCGGCCGCCTGGCCAACGCCAATCCTACCGCCGACGAGCGTTCACTGGGACTAAACAAGCGTCGTGAAATTCGGCGTCAGGCACGTGAGCGTGGTCGGACCTAGGCCACCACATGTCCTCCTGGCTCCGCGACGGCACCGCACCCCCACCGAGGGCCCTCGAAATAATCATCGGCCACTTCGATAGGGTTGCCTGTCCCACATACCTCGGGGCCATCTCGCTTGAAGTGGGGTGGAGCCTGGCCCGGACGCAGGAGATGGTGACGGTGCTGGTGCATCAGGGCTTGGTGCGTGAGCTGTCGATCGATGAAAAGCGGGCAATGGGTGGTGACGCTGACCACACAATCTACGTGCGCGTGTCAAAAGCGGCCTGAGATCACGCGGTAGCTGACACCTATCCTCGTCGGTGGTGTATGATGACCATTGAACGAGGAATGCACATGTCAGACGAACGTGAACAGCGTAACCAGGTCTTTGCAGCGGCGCCCACCGCCGGCGTCGATGCGCGGATCCCGACTCAATCGGCCGTAGACAAGTTCAAGGCCGACTTCGGCATTGACATCCCGACGGAGACAGTGCCCCTGCCGTCGAATGGCAAGGTCTACCCGCCGGCGTCGCCGCTCCACAATCAGGAGACGGTCGACATTCTACCCATGACGGCCCGCGAAGAGGACATCCTGACCAGCCGCGCCCTGATGAAGAAGGGCACCATCCTCAGTGAACTGATCAAGTCGTGCCTCGTCAACAAGGCCATCGACCCGCTCGACATGCTGATCGGTGATCGGACGGCAATCATGGTCGCCATCCGGATCACGGGCTACGGCGCCGACTATGACACCGAAGTCGAGTGCAATGAGTGCCAGAACAAGTCGCCCAAGCCCTTTAACTTGGGTGAACTGCCCATCAGGCGCTTGGCACTGACACCTGTCGCCGACGGCCTCAACTTGTTTGAGTTCACGTTGCCGCTGACCAAGAAGGTGATCAGGTTCAAGTTCCTGACGGGCCGCGATGAGGAGCAGATCACGGCGACGGCGGACAGGCAGAAGAAGCTAAACCTACAGTCCGACGCGACGGTGACGACCAACCTGTTGTACTGCATTCAGGCCATTGACGGCATCGAGGATCGGGCCAAGATCGCCTCCTTCGTCAGGATGATGCCCGCGCGGGACTCACTGGCGCTACGTAGCTATATCCGCGACAACGAACCCGGCATCATCATGCGGCAGGAGGTGACGTGCCCGTCCTGTGGATGTACGGAGGTGATCTCGATGCCAATTGGGATTACGTTCTTTTGGCCTGGCTCCAAGTGACAAAGAGCTGCTCATCTGGGAACCAGCGTTTCTCTGCGTCTATTATGGGGGCATGACTGCATCTGAGGCGTATAACCTTCCCGTTCCCGTCAAACGTTGGTGGGTGGATCGCATCGTGCGCGAGCTCAATAAGGACAAGAGCGTCGATGGCGATAGCTCTCCGAGCCGTGCTCTCCACACCAATTCTCCTGAAGTGAGGCAGATGCAGGGTAGAACAAGGCCGCAGTCACCTTCTCGTTTGAGGCGCTTCACTTGATCTCCTTCTAGTGGATAGTTAGATCTGCAGCGAATTGTGGAGAACGCCGCGGCAGAAAGACACTCTCATGCAGATCGACTCAAACATTGTCACGGCGTTTTTTACCGCGGTGCCCGCCACGCTGTTGGCCTTGGGAACCTTAGTTACATCGCTCAAGAACGCGCGCAAGCTCGATGACGTTCACTTGACGCTCAACAGTAGGTTGACGGAACTGATCAAGACCACGCTCGCACAAGGTAGGCAGAATGAGCGCGATGATCAGCGCGACGGGTCAAGCACCGCACCCACGAAGTCACAACCTGCAGTCATTCCAATCGTCTTTGTGCCGACCGTCACCATCGACAAAGACGACAAGTAATTCCACGCCCTAGAGCGGGAACTTGATACCGAGCACCCGCTCAAATTCCCGTGCCGACGCGTGCTTCAGGTTGAGCTTATTCATGACGCTGTCGACGGTCGCACCCGGCCGCTCGAGCTCTTCCTGAAAGCGCCGTGAGTCAATCATGGCTTGAGCCACAGCATTGACCTCTTCGGGAGTGCCCCTGATCTTGAGGTTGATGGCCTTGCCGACGAGCCACGCGGCCACCGATGTCAGAAAGATCTTGCCGAGGACGTTCATGCGAAGTTCGTTGAGGCGGTTAGCGTCGTTCATGGCGACGATAAGTATGTCACAGGATGTTGACCTGTGCCGTCTAACGAAGATCTGTCTGACCAGCTCAGCCTGACGACAAAGCTCGCCTCAATGCTGGAGCGGATGGCCGCGGCGTCGGGTAAGATCGAGCAGTCGTACGCGTCACAGATCGACTCCGTCACGAAGTTGGCGGCCGCGATGGGCCAGATCAACACGCAGGGGGCCGTCGCCGGCATTGAAGTCCTCAACAAGTCCGTCAAGGACATGCAGGACAAGATGAAGCAGGCCGGCGGGGCCTCGGAGAGTGCCTTTCAAAAGCTGGGCAAGAAGGTCGAAGACACGGGCAAGACCTTCAAGGACAAGTTTCCCAAGTCGGTCGTCATTGCGACGGCGGCACTGTCGGGCTTTGCCCAGGGCGTTCGCAACATCATCGCCTTGGGTAAGGGCCTGACGGGTTTCGTCACGGGCTTTGTCGACGGCATCTTCAGCCTCGGCGCCGCCATCATTGCCATCCCATTCAAGATCTTCGAGGGCCTCGTCGACATGGCGGCCAAGTCGGCAGGTGGCAGCAACGAGCTGATGCAGGCGATCGAGGGGCTCCGCAAGGAATTTGGCTTCCTGTACGGCACCACCAACAAGACAATCATAGACATGACCAAGTCGTTGCAGGGTTTCAGCGACACCGGGCTGTCGGCATGGCGCATCTTCGGCAACATGGCACAGCGCCTCGAGGCCTTTCAAAAGTTGGCGACGGAGATGGGAGCGACCTTCACCTCGCTGCGCAAGGAGTTTGAGGCCAATGGCGGCGCACTGCTAGCCTACCAGAAGGGCCTGGGCATCAGCGATGAGCTGATGAAGGGCGTCGCTTCCCGGGCCATCGCGATGGGCGATTCATTGGGTGACACCCTGAAGAGCGCGACCAAGTACTCGCTGGAGTTGGCCAAGGCCTTCGGCCTCGATGCCAAGGTACTGAGCCGCGACATGGCCAAGGCACTGACTGACGTCAAGCACTTTGCAGGGGCGACGATCAAGGAGATCGGCGAGGCGGCGACCTATGCCCGCAAGTTGGGCCTGGAGCTTGACAAGATCACGGGTACCCTCGACGCCTTTGAGACCTTCGACTCCGCCGCCGAGAACGTCGCCAAGCTGTCACAGGCCTTCGGGGTGCAGGCCGACGCCTTCGAGCTGATGTCAGCACAGAATCCTGCGGAACAGATCGACATTCTACGTAAGTCGTTCTCAAAGGCGGGCGTCGATGCCTCGACCTTCAACCGCCAGCAACTCAAGTTGTTGGCATCGACGACGGGCCTCGACGAGGCGACGGCGAAACAGGCCTTCTCGTTGAAGAACCAGGGCATTGGCCTCGATCAAGTCAAGAAGAAGGGTGGCGAGGCCGAGAAGAAGACGCTGACACAGGCTGAGGCAATGGGCAAATTGGCCGACGCCATCGAGCGTATGGTGCAGTCGGGTGGCGGCATGGAGGGTGGCTTCTGGGACCAGTTCGTCAAGGGCATCAAGAACGGCATCATGTCGTCGAAGGAGTTCTTTGGCCTGATGCGCAACATTCAGATCGCTCTGCGTGACGTCTACATGATTGGCGTCCAGTTGGGTCGCGTCCTGGTCAAGATCGTGCCGGGTTTCAAGGACATCTTGGGAGGCCTAAGTGACTTCTTCCAGCCCAAGTACTTCGACAAGCTGTTCAGGGGCATCAGCGACTCTGTCAAGCGTTTCTTCAGTCCTGACAGTCCTGACAAGAACTCGATTCCTAAACTGATCGAGGGCCTGCAGAAGTCCTTCACCGACATGTTCACCGCCGAAGGCCCACACGGCAAGCGAATCCTCGAGGGCTTCAAGACCTTCTTCAAGGCGTTCTCCGGCATCGCGGCGTCGGCCATCACTTGGTTGGCAGATCAGATCCGCGATGGCATCAAGGTCGTCATTGACCTACTGACAGGTCGCACGAAGTTGGGTACTGCGGGAGCCAAGGGCGCCGCCGCTGGTGGATTGGGCTTCTTGGCCGATGTGTTGGGCCCTGTCGTCGAGTCGTTGAAGGGCGCGTGGCAAAAGCTGAAGGATCCCCTCCACGACCTGGTGATGCAGCTGGGCAAGATGTTGAAGACGTTCCTGACATCTGACGAGTTCATCGGCTTCATCAAGCCTGCGCTGCCCTACCTCGCCACAGCGTTGTTCGGGCCCGTCTTCACTCGTGCCATCCTCGGCGCAGTGACTGCTAGCCTGGCCAAGGGTGCCATCGGCATGCTGACCGGGGGCGGAGGACAGGCCGTCATCAAGCAAGTGGCCGCGAAGGCTGCGGCGAGCCTATCGGGTAAAGTGGAGGGCGGTCTATTGGGCAAAGCGGGCGGTCTGGCAGGTCGCGTCGCTGGGCCTGCTGCGCTGGTGGTGGCAGCGCTGGCCATTGGCAAGGGCGTCGATGAGTACACTGACCAAATCACCAGCACCCTCGATCGGTCGTCGAAAGTCATCGGTGCGGGTGCCACAGGCGTCGTCGACGCCCTGACGTTGGGCCTATTGCCCGATGACCTGAAGTTGAAGCTGGCCAACACCATGGCGTCGGTGACCGACTCGGTCTTTGGTGCCATCAAGTCGGCCTTCGGCGAGGGCTTTGGTAACAGCCTCAAGCAGACGCTGGCGTCGGCCTTCGAGGTCTTCGGCAACATCTGGTCGGTGTTGAGCAACCTATTCACCGGCGACCAAGCGTCGTTCAACCAGTCGGTCCTCGAGTTGGGAGCGTCACTGCTGCGGTTCGTCATCAATGCCGTTGAGTACACCCTCAACCAAGCACCATTGTTGCTGGTGAAACTGGGGACGAAGGTGATTGACGGCCTGGGCGGCATCATCATCAAGATGGTGACGGGCTTTGGCTCCCTGTTGGCATCGGGTGTCGATGAGGTCTTTGGCACCCACTTGGCCGACAAGATGAAGCAATGGGGTGAGACCGTCAACAAGGGAATGGATGCTGCTGCCGCGGCCATCGTCAAGACGACTGATCAGAACTCCAAGCAGATCGCTGACGCCACGCAGAACTTCAATGACACCTATCTCCGGACGTCGGCCGATAAGGCTAAGATTGCCGCATCGGCTGCACTGTCGGCGACACAGGCCACCAATGATGCTGTCAAGCAAGCCGCTGATGCGGCGGGTGGCGGCTTGTCAAAGGTAGCTGAGAACCTGCAGGCCGTCAAGGACGCCAAGAAGCAGCTCGATGACAAGGACTTTGATGTCGCTGGGGCGCTCAAGTCGATCGGCGACAAGCTCCGAGGTGTGTCGTTCAACCTCATCAGCGACGATCAATTGGCTGACATCGACAAGTCGAACACCGGACTTCAGTCACTGCACGACCTCGTCGGTACCATTCCCACCACGTTGGGCGACATCTCGAGCGGGTTGAAGGCCACGTCGTTCAACTTCATCAGTGATGATCAGTTGACGGACATGAGCAAGTCGTTGAAGGGCTTCAAGGCGCTCGACAAGTTCTCGACCGACGTTGCGGGTTCGTTCTCCAACTTTACCGATCTATCGAAGGCCGCGGCGACGATCAAGAAGGGTGCCATCGCCGAGGCTGCCATGGCAATCTCTGACATGGTCGCCGCCGCCAATGAGCTCGATTCTGCGTTGGCCGACGGCAACATCAATAAGATTGACGTCAAGGCCAAGCTCGATCGAGTCGCCAAGGCGGTGGGTCTAGGAGGCAAGGCCACGTACACTGTCAATCCAAGCAAGCAGGTGCAGATCGTCGTCAATCTCGAGGTGACAATGGACGTCGACAAGGTCGAAAAGGTGATGATCATGCGCCAGCAATCGATCATCCGCGACCGCCTCAATTTTGCGACTGACAATCCGGCCGCCAAGGGCGTCACGACAGTGCCCTCGACGTACCAAGCAACGCTGCCCAACGTGCAAGGCGGGTCACAGTGAGTATAGGATCTGCACATGGCTGACAATAATGACTTCATCGACCGCCTGCGCGAAGATCCGATGTATCAGGCCGCGCTGGCCAAGGCGCGGACGCCCGCGGAACGCCAATTGATCACCACGTTGGTCGAGAACCTGGTCGGTGGCATCGGCGGAGTGCTGGGCCCGGTCATCGAACGCGCCAAACGTGACCCCGAGTTTGCGCGACAATTGAACAAGGCAATCAGTGAAGACAAGGACGTACTTACCGCTAGCACCGCCGCGTTGTCGGGCTCGACTTCCTGAACTGCATGCCTACCTCTGGAGATAACCTCAACACCGGGCCCGGTGGCTTTCCCATCGATGGCCAGACGTACACCTATGACGTCGGCGTCCCCGATGCACAGGGAGGCAGCCAAGGGCCCCACAAGGCCACCATCGACGTCAGTGCCGGTTTCATCGATGCCGACGGCAAGCCCAAGGACTTGTCGGCGCCGACGAAGGCCACGTTGGGCCAGTACTTGAGCAAGGCGACGCAAGGCAAAGAGGGATCGTCAACCGTCACTAACAAGTACCCCGTCGACGCGGTCATCAGGACGCTGACGTTGAGCGACGGCAAGGGCTTTCCGGTGCAGCTCGAAAATCCTGTCAACAACGCGAATTCTTTCACAGGCGGCGACACTACGGCGATCGCGGCGACCACGACGTCATATCCATCGATCTCATCGTTGATCAAGAAGGGCAAGTCGTCGACGCCGGGCATTGACGGCAATGATCTGTTATCAGGGGTACCCGGCACTGTCAACTACACTTCGCAACCCGGCAAATTGAGCGGCAACGGCAGCGCTAACCCGCAACCCATCGTCGGTCACAAGAAGACAGACCAGGTCGTCAATTCCTATGTGTCGACGGTGTTATCGACCAATCGTTTTGCGTCGGCGGGCACCAATAACCAAGCGCCCTACACGACGACGGACGTCAACACCCCCGATCCTGCATATCAACCGGCGTTGACACGACAGCACAAACTGGGTGCCTATGATCCGCTCGCACCGACAGTCACGACTGGGAGGCTGGCATCGATTGGGCCATTGCTGACGATGCGCGCGGGTCTTGAATTGAACTCGACGGCGCCCGGCGCAGATCCCAACTCCGACAGCCTACAGGCCGGAGCACTACTACCAGGCCTTGCACAGTTGGGGGCCACGCGCGTCGATCAGCGCTTGTTGTTGGCCAGCGACATTCTAGCGACGTTGACGGACAATGAAGTACCCAATTCCGACGTCCTCAGCATCGGCGCGCAATCATGGGGCCAGCTCAATAACGTTGATGATCCATTCTCGGGCACTGACGCCCTGGGCATGACGGCGCTGTCAACGGCTCTCGTCGCGGGGCTCGTCCTGATCATTGACGGTCTATCGCTGTTGATCGGTGCGATTACACCTGGCACCCGTGCTCCGACACGAGACAATCGGGGTCGCTATGCCGTCGGTGAGTACTTTGCCGGCACTAAGGCCGGGAACAAGGCGGCGGGAGGCAGTCTATTGGGAGCTATCAGCGCGGTGAGCTCGCTCAATTTGGGTGCACTAGTGGGCATTCAACCCACCAATTTTCCATTGAACCTAGCACTGCAGACGGGCACCAATGCGTTCTTCGGCCTGCCACAAGGCGGCAATGTCGCCACACAGTTGCTCGGGACGATCAAGTCATCTGCCGATAGTCCGGGTTTCAACGTTGTCATTGCGCGGGCCATCATTCGTGGTAGCGTCACCATCGCCGATGCACTGGGTAGGATTGGGGGCAACGTGATGAATGACATCACTGCCATCCTATCGTTGATCGACAGCATCAGGTCGTCGAAGGTCATTGCTGCCATCAATGTCTTCTCGATCCTCGGCGACGCCATCCTGTCGCAACCCGCTGACTTTGTCGACGGTTCTTCGGCGGGCGGCAACAAGACGTCGGAGATGGACAGTTACGACAACACGCTGACGAACGCTGCCAGCAAGAGTCGCCTGAAGGGTAGCTTGAAACTGGCGTGGGCGTCTAACACGGCGCCTGCCAACGTGCTGTTGCCCGCATCGATCCTGGGTGCCAGTGCCGCCGTCAAGGGCTTAGGTCAATTCAGTCCCTACCTCGGCGTGCAAGTTGATTCTTATTCACGCGTGCAAGCCACCGTCGTCACCAAGGACAATGGCGGTCGCATCGATCCTGCAACGGCGGCGGCATTCGAGACGGAACTCGATGCCGAGTACGTGCCCTTCTACTTTCACGACGTGCGAACGAACGAGATGGTCAGCTTCCACGCCTTTTTGGCATCGCTGACCGATGACTTTGCGGCCGGTTTCGAAAAGTCGGAGGGTTTCGGTCGCGTTGAGCCCGTCAGGATCTACAAGTCGACTGAACGTAGGATCGGCATGTCGTTCTACATTGCGGCGACGTCGCTCAACGACTTTGATGAGATGTGGGTGAAGATCAATAAGCTCGTCACCCTTGTCTATCCACAGTACACACAAGGCCTGACAATGATGAGTGCCGATCAATCGTACTCCGTCACCCAACCCTTCAGTCAATTGGTCGGTGCCAGCCCATTGATCAGGATCAGGTTGGGCGACCTGTTGCGCAGCAACTACTCGCAGTTTGCGCTCGCCCGCCTCTTCGGCCTAGGCAACCAGGACTTCAAGGTCAATGGTTCGTCGTTCGTGGGAGATTCACTGTTCGATCAGAGCCAACTCGATCTGCTGAGCCTCGCTGTCGCGCAAGCCAAGCAGTTTCCCAACGGCGAAACCTACGTGCCCGCCGACGGCAGCTATCCATTGTTCGCCGACACGGGTAACATCCTGGGTCGGCTTGCGGCTAGCTTGCCCATTCCCAAAATTCCCGGCGTTAGCACCGGTCAGGGTCCATCCTACGCGCCGACGTTCCAACCACAGAAGATCGCCGTCGCCGGTACCATCATCATGGTAAAGGCTCTGGCACCCGTGCCGGGCAGTCCCGACATGTTGATCTGCGAGGTCGCGTACAATGATGATCCGCGGATTCGCGAGACCTTTGCACAGCAGCTCGCGCGCGCTGATGCTGCCTTCAATAATGACGACTTGCCCCTGCAGAAGGTCATCGGTGGCAAGTACGTCATTCCGGCCTATGTACTGCGACCCACTGACGCGACGATGGGTAATTTTGTCAGTGCCATCTCCGGGGGCGATCTGAACACCACGTTTGCGACTGACCTGACCGACTTCCTCAATCCGAACGACAGCGCAACGGGGTACAACGCTGTCGCCAAGTCGTTCAAGGACACGGGAGGTAAGGGACTCGCGGGGTTCATCGAGACGATGGCGTTTGATTGGTTGAACCAGACGACGTGGGAGACGAACTTGGGTTCGACGGCACCCAAACTGTGCAAGGTCACCATCGGCTTCGCCCCCATTCACGACATCAGCCCGGGCATTGACCACCTCGGGTTCAATAGAGCACCCATCTTTCCTGTCTCGAGCATGGGTCAACAGAACCAAACGAAGGCGCAGTGAGGTGATGCATGTCGCTTAGCAGGTACAGTCGTACACCGGTGCTCGACTATGGATCATCGTACGGCATGGGTCGTGCGCGCGTGGCGATCCAGAGCGCCATTGCTAGTGGGCAATTGACGACACGTCAGATGATCGTCCGCGGCGTTGAAAGGCTTGATACCATTGCGGGCGAGGTGTACGGCGACGCGCGGTATTGGTGGGTGGTGGCGGCCGCCTCAGGGATCGGATGGGGGCTGCAGGTGCCGCCGGGAACAATCCTACAGATCCCATCACTTGCAGACGTGGCGAGCTTGGTCGGTTAATCATGCCCGGCGACTTCTCGACACTCGACCAGATTTTTCAGATGGTGACGCCCGGTGACCTGGGTGGAGGCCAGGACTTCGTCTTTGGCGGGCCCTTGAACAAGGTTGATAGCACCATTGTTCAGATGCAGAAGATCCTCGAAAACGACGGCCGCGGCGTCTATAACACTGCCGACCTCATCAACAAGTTCAAGGCGTTGTCGACATCACCCAATGGTGGTCAAGGCGTTGACCTATCGACGTACCTCGCGGTGTACAGTACCCAAGGCTTCGTCGATTCACTGGGTCCCAACGTCGCCCTGTCAAAGAAATACACCGGTGCTGATGGTGCCACACGTGACCTCAGCGGTAATGGCATGCAGGAGATCGTGGGCAAGGACTACGCACTGTCGGTGGCGTCGAAGGGCCCGTCTGACATTGCCATCGTCATGAGCAAGACGCCGTTCTTCAACCCGACGACGCGTAACACCAAGAAAGCAGAGATCTTCCTCAACTCGATGCCGTCGACGGTGCTGTCGCAGCTGGTTCCCTACATGCAGGTCGAATTTCAGACGACGCGTAGCCCATCGCCCTTCCTACAGACAGCGGGCCAGCTCAAGTTCCTGTTGGGTGCCGTCGACAAGGCGACGACGTTGGCCGAGGGCCCGAACAAGGTACTGGTCGAAGGACACCAGATCACCGCCAATGGCTCCGAGCTCGATTACGCCGGCATGGAGCTGTTCACCAGCCCGCAGACGTTGGTCAACCCGCAGCCCAATCGCGTGGTGCAGGGTTCAGGTGGGCGCTATGCTGACGTCATCGATCCGTTCAGGCCCTTTGCTTCACTGGAGCACGTGTCGATCGTGTCCGTGCCTGCTGTCGGCATGTTCTCGTACAAGAAGGCGACGATGACGATCAAAGTCCACGATCGGTCGAGGTTGGCCGAGATCAGTGACCTGATCAGGCCCCGCGTCTACACCGGGGTGACGGTGTGGATGACCTATGGTTGGCGCGCGCCGGTTCGTTCAGGCGTTGCCGATGCTACGTACTTCGACTATGTCAACAACAACCTGCTGATGCGTGAAGCCTACGGCATCGTCAATTCGAACTTCTCATTCGACAACGTGGGCCAAGTGACGATCACCCTGGAGCTGTTCACCAAGGGCATTGACGAGATGCGTCAGGCCAAGATCTCCGACAACAAGAACGACATGGCCTTCAGGACTGACGAGATCAAGCGCTTGACCGAACAGATTTCGGAATACCGTCAACGGTTGAAGCTCGATCCTCCCGAGGGCCTCAATAAGGAGATCAGGACCTTTCAGATCCTCGATGCCGCCGAAGCGGGTTCGTTCCCCGATCTCAACGCCAACGACGTCGCCAAATCGATCGACGCGCTACAACAGGCATTGAACAAGACGGCCAACATCGATCAAGCGGCCCTACGTGGCCTCATCACGGGCCTGAAGAAGCTGTACACGCCGGCCAACAACGACAAGACCAAGTTCAACTTTCAAGTCGCCTACCAGACGCGGGTGACGCAGACGATCAGCACCATGTTTCAAGAGGTCCAGACGGGTCCCGATCCCTTCTTGCCCATCCTCGCCAAAGGTAAGGCCGTCAATGTGGAGTTGGCCAAGTTGATCGATCAGTACAACTCGCCCGCCAAGACGCAAGTGGCGTCGTTCAAGAAGAAGGCGGTGTCGTTCGGCAAGTTGTTCAGCGTCTTTGCCCTCCGAGCCATCACCAGCATGAACATCTTCGATGAGGTGCAGGTCTTCTTCTACAACCTCAATGAACAGTGTGGCCCGGTCAGCCAACACAGCATCGCCGAGTTTCCGATCGACATGGCGCAGTTTCTCGATCAATACCGCGAGCTCGTCGTGTCCCGCGGCGGTGAGCGCATCACCCTCGAGGACTTCCTACAGTTGGCGATCAACGCACAGTTCCTCGACAATCGGGCCATTGGCTACGGCCTGCGCCAGTACTACTTGCCCTACGACCCGAAGAACAAGGACCCACAGGTCAAGAAGGATCAGGAGGCCAACTTCGAGAATGTGTTGTCGAAGTACACTGCGCAGTACGGGCCCTTCAAGAAGCCCGTCATTGAGATGTACGTCGAGGTGGCTCACGAGAAGTCGAGTGAGGTGGGTGACAGCGACGTGCTGCAACTGTTGAACTACTCGGCGAAGGATGCCACGACCCTCAACGTCAATGACATCAAGGGCAAGCAGGCGCGCAAGATCATGCGGCTCCACGTCTACGACAAGCAGACCAACGCCTACCGCGCCGCGGGCCAACTGCTGAAGAATGAGAGCAACACGGGCTTCATCTCGGTGCCGTCGTCGGACTATGCCAAACAGTTCGTCAGTGACACACAGATGGCCGATGGGTTCTGGCAGAACGCCGTCAATGCGCAGATCCAACAGGACGCGACGCGGGGTGCTGTCAAGTTGATCGACATCAAGAGCAATCAACAGATCAAGAACGTGGTGTCAAAGCTGGTGCCAACGATTCGCTTCGGCGCCAACGGGACGACGATCACCGTGGCCAGCCTGGCATCGAAGGCAGACCCGCTGTTGTCGACAGTGCAGATGGTCCGCAGCATGACGGTCAAGAACAATGCGTCGCCTGCGGGGTCGGGTGAGGGTGGCATTCCACTCCGCGTCATCCCGGCGCAATTGACGCTGACGACGTTGGGCAACCCCCTCGTGTGCATGGCACAGATGTATTTCTGTGATTTTGGTACTGGGACGACGCTAGATTCGTTGTACACCGTCACTGGGCTGACGCACACTTTCTCACCGGGAAAGTTCGAGACGCAGTGGAACTTCTGTTATTCTGATGGTTATGGCGTCTGGGAGGGAGCACCAAACGTGATGAAGGTCATCACTTCGTTCCCACCTGACATCTCGAGCCCGACGAACGGTGCGAAGCAGTCCTGACATGTAGTTCGTCACCTCTGCGGTGTACGTTGGTTTGGTGCATCGCTTTTGCCTAGACGCCGCGCTCCTCGGCACCGACAAGCACCTGCTCGTCGACGGTGAGAGCGCATCGTGGTCACCCGTCGTTCCACCGAAGGTGTTCCACTGCACCGGCCACGTGAAGTCCACCAGCGAGCAGTGCCTCGACACCGTCGCCAAGTTGGCAGGCCTCGAGCTGCCCTTCGCGCCGCCGCCACGCTTCGTGCAGGCGATGTCAGCGTTGTCGGGCTCAATCACCGGTGATGTGCCGTGGCAGCAGGTGATGCCCGCCGCCGCCCACCAAGACTTCATCAGGTGCCTCGTCAATGCGACCAGGGTTGTCATGCAATCGGCCCTCGTCGATTATTTTGAGGGCATTTGGGTGCCAGGTAGTGTTGTTGTGGCTTCGCTCGCTCGCGCATCCATCGACGTGACCAAGTGGCAGGAGTTAGTCGCCGTGGGATTGGGCAACGTGCCCGCGTTGAAGTCGTTTCAACCTGATGCTGACGGCTTCGCACGCGCAGTCATCTACGATCGGTTCGCGACGCTGACGGGACGCCTGACGGTGACAGCGGGCCCACAGATCTTGACGTTGAAGCGGGAACACCGGTGCATCCTCAGGTCGCGCCATGGCGATGCCGGGACGATCGTCGCCCTCGACTTTGCGGCCCTCGAGGCCCGAGTGTTGCTGTACGAGTTCGGCCGCAGCTGCGATGAACCTGACCTGTACGGGGCGCTGGCACGCGAATTGGGCCACGATCGCAAGGCGATCAAGGGTGCTGTCATCTGTGAGCTGTACGGCAGCAGCAAGTACGCATTGGGCAAGCACTTGGGCATCGAAGGCAAGGAGCTCAATCACTTCGTCAAGCGCGTCAAGGCCTACTTTAGGACCAGCGAGCTGCTGGCGCGGATCAAGGCACAGTTCGTGGCGACGGGCTTCATCACCAATCGCTACGGCCGACCCATCAAGGTCGATGAACCTCTCGATCACGTGCTGGTCAATCACTATGCACAGTCCACCGGCGTTGACGTGACGATGTTGGGCTTTCACCAAGTCATCCAACGTTTGCCGCCGAGGACGAAGCCGATCTTCCTGCTTCACGACTCGATCCTGCTCGACGTGCACAATGATGACTTGGCCGAAGTGCAGAAGATCGACAACGTGCGTGTCAAGGGCTATGTTCAGAAGTTTCCGTTGAGGATGGAGAAGATTGCATGATGACCCCGGGCACCGTCATCGAGTGGCGCTATGTGTCGAGCGCCAGGCGCGTACGCGGCGGCACAATGATGCTGGTCGACTTCGGTCCCGACGTGTTGATCGGTGGCTTTCACCTGCTGATCGGCTTCGTCGACGACGTGATGACGTGGATGCCCTTGGGCCGTGCCAAGTTGTACCAAGTCAGGATCGCCACCCAACGCCTCGTCTATCCGTGTGAGGCAGTGATGCTGATGGGGCACACGTGAAACCGGGTGACCTGATCGAGTGGGTGTATGAACCCGAGAATGTACTTGTGCGCGCCAATGAACACATGTGGTCGTCGATGATGAAAGCCTGGGTCCACATCGGAGGTGTCCACTTGCTTATCTCTCGCGCCGAAGGCACCCTGACGTGGTTGCCCCTCGGTGCATTTGACAAGGGGTTGCTCCGCGCGCGCGCGGATGATACATGGCGACAGCGTTCGCAAACCACTAGGACCGCGGTTGCTCCACGTAGCGTCGAATGATGGCGCCTGAACACTGTGCCCGGTGATGATAAGATCAACCCATGTCGTTGACACCTGAGCAGATTGAGCAGAACTGGCTACGCTTTCGGACGTTGTGTGGCAAGTTGGGTGAGCGCTCACCCGCGGTGATGCGGATGGTCGATGAGCTCGATGAGCGGCTGTGCCTGTGCCCGGCGTCGTCGAAGAGGGATTTCCACCACGCATTCCCAGGAGGTTTAATTTCGCACTCATTACGCGTATTGAACAATTTGGTCATTCTCAATAATTCATATGGATGGAATTTGCCTAAGGACAGCATGATTATCGCCGCATTGTTTCACGACATCGGAAAATGTGGGCTACCAGGCACTGATGCGGTGAATGACTTTTATACACCTCAAACAGACGGCTGGCGTGTTGAAAAAATGGGTGAGGAGTACAAGTACAACAACGATCTAGCCTATATGACGACGCCTGATCGAAGTATGTTTATGATGCAACACTACGGTATTCAACTCTCTATTGATGAATATTTGTCAATCAAATTAAATGATGGCTTTATCGTGCCTGAAAACAAGTCATATGGATTGAAGATTTCTCCACTGGTCTATGGGACGATGACAGCAGATTATGTCAGTACAATGGAAGAAAAACACGTAGCATATTGGCCGTCTGAACAATGACAAAGTCACTTCAATATGAAGTGTACTGTTACAGTTGTCATTGCGCACGATGCACGTGGCGCGATATCTACGTCGGTAAGGCTAAATATGGCACCAATGATCGGCACCATACGCACGTAGTCGTTGCTCGTCGAATATTGTCAGGGCGCGGCACTAAAAAAGACCTGAAGTTTGATTACTTCATGGCAAAGCACGGGATTGATAATCTTCATGTAAGAACTTTGATCACGTGTTCATCTGAAGACGAAATGAATGACCAAGAGATTAAGATGATTGTTGAAAAAAAGACGTTCCACGAGTTTGGTGGAATGAATTTTGATCGTGGTGGTCGTGGCGGGCGTAGAAAGGGAGTTTATACACCTACGCCTGAGACGCGTGTTAACGCTAGCATTGCACAAAAGAAAGCTCATGAAGCTGATCCCACATTGCGATACAGAGCAACGCGTGGTTTAATAGAAGGTGGAAAAGTGTGGCGTGAAGCAAATCCTGATGCGATGAAAGGTGTTGTTGAACGTGGGTGGGAAACAATTCATAAGCAACTTGAAACTGATCCTGAGTATGCTGAACAATTCACAGCCATGCACATGGAGAAGTCGCGCAAGGGTGGCGATGCGTTCTTGGTTAAACACGCCAATCCAGAATTTGCAGATGATTTTGCAAAAAAGTGTGGTGATGGCGTAAGTGCTTGGTGTAAGGCAAACCCAGAAAGTGTCAAGCTACGTGCACAACGCGCCGCGGGAACTAAAGCTGCTAATGGTACTGGGATTAAAGCTGCTCGCGCCACAGCGCAAAAAACGCCTAAATCAGAGTACACACGTCGTGGACTAAAAGGGTGGGAGTTACGACGTCAAAGGCAATTTCGCCAAAAATCTCACTCATGGCTTACGAGAGAAAAGGCAGAGTGATGACTTCACTCATTGTTCCCGGCGATGTTGTTTCCCTCAAAGGCACAAGCGGGGGTATGTCGCGTCAACACCTGTATTCGACACCGGGTATCGATGCTATCGCCGACGTAAGTGATGATGGGGTGTTGTTCGTTGTGTCTACCCTTGAGGTCAAGGACGCATACAAGAGGAGCGGCATACTTCGCAGCGAGTTCTTCTTCTACGTTCTCATCATGTCGGGTCACATTAGTGGCCATATGGCCGGGTGGATCACTGCTGGTCGAGTGGTGAAGTTGTGGAGTGCACATGAAGCAGTTGCCTGATGACAAGACCTATGCGTGTCCCAAGTGCGCGGGACCTACCACTAAGTTGAAGGGCTTTGCATGCTACTGGTGCCGACCCTGTGACCACGTCATTGATCTGTGGTATACCGATGATCTCGTGGTCATTGATGCGTCAAAGTCACCCGTCAAGCCTATTTAGAACATGAGCAATTCACTGCTCGAAAAGTACATCAGGTTGATGGTTCAAGAGGCACATGATGCCCGGGTACCCAATCAATTGGTCGGTGACTCGGGTGATGAGGGCGAACAGGTTGAAGTGGATGAGGCATCGGTGGTTGGCGGCATAGCAGGCTACACTGCACCTCTCGGCATGGATCCAGACAAACTAGGACGTAGGAAGAACGCATCCAAGCGGAAGCGCAAGTAATTCAGCACAAAGCGGTAACAGGAACGGTGGCGCAGAACAATCTGCGCCACCCCTTGAACAAGGCAACGGACGAAGGTATGATCCAATGGTAGGTGCACTGATGCACTCACATAGTGGTTCATTCTGAGGTAGTAGGAAAGAGGATAGAAAATGGCACAGGAATTCAATCCCGGTGATCAAGTTAAACACTTGTCAGGTGGACCTGTAATGACGGTTGACTATTGCAACGGCACCGCAGCTACTTGTTCATGGTTCGATCATAAAAGTGGTAAGTTTGAAACAGCGACACTCAGGAAAATAGCTCTCAAACTTCATGTGGAAGAGCATCAACCTGTCGTCCTACAAGACGACGGATACAAGTGGCCGACGGACTAATCGGTGCTGATTACCAAGCTTTCCGCCACGCGTGCACTATGTGCGTGTGATGTTTGTGGCACAGAAATTGTTCGTTCATTCAACCGTATGGGTGAACTGCAATTCTGTACACGTGCATGCATGACTTCAGCGCGGAAAGCTGGTGGTGTTCTACAACGGAAGACCGAAGCTACAGCACTTACAAAGTACGGTGTCACGAACGTAGCAAAATCAGTTCTCATCAAGGAACAGACGAAGCAAACGTGCATGGTGCGCTATGGTGTCTCAGCACCTGTGTTATCGCCTGAGATTGATGCCAAACGTCGCAAGACGCTTGAAGAGCGGTATGGTGTTGATCAGACGTTCAAGTCTACTGATGTGCGTGCCAAGTCTCGTGATACCAAACTTGAACGGTATGGTGAGGAATGGCCTGCTAAATTAGACGCCACGAAGCAAAAAGTGATAGAGACGAACATGGAGCGTTACGGCGTTCCAAGTCCCTTTAGTCTCGGATCACCCTTTCGCAGCGCTGATGATTGTAGTAAAGGGGGACAGGTTAGCTATCGTGCTCAAGGACTTAAGGCGGGTGGCGAAGGGTTCTTATCGAAACCTGAACTTCAGTTACGTGATCTATTGGTTGAACAGTTCGGCGTTGAAGATGTTGATCAACAAGTTGTGGTGCAACACGGCGTTCGAAAACCTTGGTTGATCGACTTCTATGTCAAGTCAATTGACACCTACGTGCAATCAGACGGCGTCTATTGGCATGGGCTTGATAGGGCATATAATGAACTGCATCCGGATGCACAGAAGACGTATGATCACGATAGACAGCAAGATCAATGGTTCGTGAACAATGGACGACGTCTGATTAGGATTACTGACAAGCAAGTGAAAGAGTGGATGAAGACGGGATCCGCGTCAGATGCGCTGAAGCAGATTCTTCTTCAACGGTAATAGGAAAGAGGAATAGGAACATGGTAGATCTCGAGGCGATTCGTCGCAAAGTCGCGCAGCTCAACGGCGAGCGCAAGAATTCAAACGTCCAGCTGTGGAAGCCCGCCCCGGGCGAGTACAAGGTCAGGGGACTGCCGTGGAAGCCCGGCACCGCGACCGCTGATTCCCCCTTCATTGAGCGCCAGTTCTACTACTTGGGCGATCAACCCCGGATCCTGGCCCCTCGCCAGTTCAACAAGCCCGATCCCATCAATTCGCTGATCACCAAGCTGTTCCGCTCTGGCAACCCCGATGACCGCGAGAACGCCAAGAAGCTGATGCCCAAGATGGTCGCCTACATGCCCCTCATCGTCCGCGGTGAAGAGGACAAGGGCGTGCAGGTGTGGTCGCTCAACAAGCTCGTCTACAAGGACCTGCTGGCGCTGTTCACCAATACCGAACTGTCGGATGATGGCAGCCTCATTGACTTTCTCGACCCGGTCGATGGCATTGATCTCAAGGTGACGATCACCAAGTCGCCCAAAAAGTTCAACGGGCGTGACGTGATGGACGTCAAGATCGGCGCCGTCCGCAAGCAGAGCAAGTTGTCGAACGACGACGCGCAGGCCAAGAAGTGGCTCGACAACCTCCCCAACGTCGACGACATGTTCCCGACCAAGACGACGGCCGAGATTGAAGCGGCGCTCAACGCTTACCTGTCGGGTGATTCACCTGACGCTGACGGTTCAAGCCGTGGCACTAAACCTCAGGACGAACTCGACAAGTTGGCCGATGATGTCAAGGCCGAAGTCAAGGCGCCCGCGACCGAAGCAGCGAAGGCGCCAAAGGCAGCGCCCGCCGCGAAGAAGGCCCCTGCCAAGAAGGCCGAAGTTGATGACGACGCTCCCGCTGAAAAAGTGTCGCTCGATGATGCCTTTGCATCGTTGATCAACGACAACGACGAGTAACAACAGATCGGCGAGGGTCCTTCCTCGCCTTGCGAGCCAGGTGTAAAGGTGCACAGTCGGCTACCCGCCGGCAGGGCTAGGTTCAATGCCTAGGGTTTCGCTCGAAGAAAGGCAGTGCCATATGGCGAAAAAAGTCGAGGCTCAAGATCCCAAAGCTAGCAGTGCTGACGTCGACGACTTCACGTCGCAATTGATCAAAGACATCAATAAGGAAATGGGTCTTCGTGTGGCCTATAACCTCAATGAGGCTACGGCACCGACGATCGTCAAAAGGTGGATCCCGACTGGCTCACTTCAACTCGATTATGCGATCAGGAATTGTGCTGGCGGTGGTTATCCTGAAGGTCGCATCATTGAGATTGCAGGGACGCCGTCTGTCGGAAAGTCGCACTTGGCCTACCACGTCGCCGCCAACGTGCAGGCGATGGGCGGATTGGTCGTCTACATTGACACCGAGAACGCAACCCCCGTTGACAAGCTGAAACACATGGGGATTGACGTTCGTAAGCGTTTCGTGTATTGTGATGAGCATGCAACGGAGAACGTCTTCAAGATCATTGAATCGATCATCCTTAAGGCAAAGACGTTGCCCGCGACCAAGGACATCCCGATTGTCGTGATTTGGGATTCGATTGCTGCCACATCGCCGCTAGCCGAATTGAACGGTGAGTATGAGGACAATACCATAGGGTTGCAAGCACGCGTCATCAGTAAGGGGATGAGGAAGATCACTGGCGTCATAGGGCAAAACAATGTGACGTTGTTGTGCTTGAATCAGCTACGTGATGCCATAGGCGTGATCCATGGTGATCCTCAGGTGACACCCGGGGGAAAAGCAGTGCCATTTCATGCATCAGTTCGTATACGACTTAGCTCTGGCACGCAAGTCAAGGACAGCAAAGGCAACACGATCGGCATCCACGTCATTGCCACAATCAAGAAGAACAAGGTTGCACCACCTTTTAGGAAGCATGAGTTCGACATCATCTTTGGTGTTGGGATCGTTGAACACGAGTACATCTTTGATGAAGTCAGAGCATACTGTGCTGACAACAAGGTGTTTGCAGCGTCAGGTGACAAGCAAGTAGAGATCAAGATCTCTGGAGCGAGTTCATGGAAGGAACTTATTGTCAGCGATGCTAAGACTGGTGAGGTCATCCTCGAGAAGAAGTTCTATAAGAGTGACTTCGGTGACCTAATGAAGGACTCGCAGTATAAACCATTCATTGATAAGGTGATCGAGGCAACTTACATGACTGTTTCTGGTGAGAAAGCCGAAGAAGGTGAGACGCCTGTTGACGATGAAGAGGCGGCCTGATGGTAGAGCGCATGGTGTGTCATCGAACCATGACGATGGTGACCAATACACATTTGAAGCGTCATGCACTGTCGGTCGACGAATACAGGAAGAAATTCCCGGGTGTCACACTAGGAAGCACGCCATGGCTTGAGACCTGGCGCAATAGTGAGAAGAACAAGCAATACGCTCGTGATCTACTGGTTCACATCGGCCAAGATGAAGAGTTGCAAACGCGTCGGAAGGCTAGCGTAAAGACTGCGTGGAAGAATGTTGATCTACTCAAGCGCCACTCTGACACAATGAAATCAGTAGTTCTCATGAATGAAACATACGCAGCACACCTGAGAAACAAGCCAGTCACGGATCGCATGCGCATGTCGAACTTCGATAGGTGGGTGATCGATCATGGGTACTCCGAAGCTGTTATTCGTCAGCAGGAATGGCAGAAGAACAATGTACTGCCCACGTCGTCAAGGGACACGAAGATAGAACTTCGTGTGCGTGATCTACTAGATGAGTTGGGACACATGTATCTGACACAGTTTGCCGTGCTTCACTACAGGTGTGATGTGTATGTTCCCGCGTTGAACCTTATCATTGAAGCGAACGGTGATTACTGGCACGCTAACCCAACAAAGCATGCACCAGACGATCTCATTGGTCCGTCACGCTCGTCAGCAGCGTCTATTTGGGAGCGTGATGTACATAGGGTACATGCATTGAGAAACATGGGGTTCACCGTTCTTATGTTATGGGAGAGTGACATCAAGTCATTGAGTGCGGAGAGATTAATGGCGTTGATGAAGGAGTGTAACTGATGGACACTCACGTGCAGTGGGCGATCTCTGCCGATGTTGAGGGCTTGGTCAAGGTGATCACCGATTGTAGAAAGCAGTTGATCGACATTGCCAAGCGTAAGCACAACAAGTCTCGCGTCACCGTCGTGGCGTGCGATGCCTATGCAGATCCCAAGGTCGTTGAATTGCTACGCCTGAGTGAGGCGTGGATCGGTGCTGACCCACTACCCGCCGTCATCAACAAGCGGACGGGTGAGGAACAGGTTGAGTTGTCGGAGCGTGTCGCCACATTTGACTCCTTTCAACTGCACACCCACCCGATCATGGGTGAGCGCGACATCAGGTTGATCATGGAACTTGGAGTGGGTGACGACCGCGATCAGCTCTTTTTCGGCAATATTGCACTGACAGACGGAACGACGCCATGAAGAATGCACTGATCTTTCTGGAGCTATTGACCAAGCAGTTCCCGCCACTGGCCCGTCATGCCCACTCGTTGACCCTGCACCGTGGCAAGTTGATGGTGGCCTTGGTCAACACAGCGCCGTGTTCCACGTTCATCCTCAACGCTGCAGACCTGGAGCACGACCCTGCCAAACTGGTCAGGGAGATCGTGGGCCTGATGTCGAAAGAAGATCAACCGAAGCAGCCGGCCTGAACTGTGTGCCCGTGAGGGGTACAGTGATAGACATGTCAAGTGATCGTCCTATCCTGATTGTGGATGCAATGAATCTGTTCGTCAGGAGTTGGGCCGCTTATCCGACCATGTCGAGCCATGGATACCAGATGGGCGGTTGCATCGGCTTTCTGAAGACGTTGAAGCGCATTGTCAATGAAGTGCAGCCCCGGGCCGTCTATGTCTGTTGGGAGTCAGGAGGTAGCTCACGCCGTCGCAAGTTGTTCGCCGAATACAAGCTCAACCGCAAACCTGGTAAGCTCAATCGCTTCTATGAAGACGACATTCCTGACACCGAAGAGAACAGGCGCCACCAACTCGAGGCACTGGTCTACATGTCAAAGTGTGCGCCCTTCTGCCAGTTATTCGTGCAGGACTGTGAGGGAGATGACCTCGTCGCCTACCTGTGTTGCGGGCCCCTGCGCGGCGACGACAAGGTCATCGTGTCGTCCGATAAGGACCTCTACCAGCTGCTCGACGATCGGACGAAGTTGTACAGCCTTCACAAGAAGACCTACGTCACTAAGGCCGATGTCATGGAGGAATTTAGAGTACAGTCAAAGCACTTCGCGTTGGCCAAGGCACTGTGCGGTGACAATGGTGACAACGTGCCTGGCATCAAGGGCTTGGGTTTCAAGACGGTGGCCAAGCTGTTCCCAATGTTGGGCCTCGATGATGACTTGTTGTTGCAGGACATCATCGACTACGCTCATACCCACGTCGATGAGTCGAAGATCTTTCAACGCATCGTCGAACAAGCGGACGATGTGAGGCGCAATTGGAGACTAGTGTTCTTAGACGGCAGCATGTTGTCGGCGACACAGCAGGCGGCGATAGACCAGCGATTGCAGAACTTCGTGCCTAGGCCTGATAGGATTGGGTTGGTCAGGCGCCTCATCAATGAGGGCATCGGTGACTTTGCCGTTGAGGACTTTTTTGGTGCGTTCAATTGCATTGAGAACACGCAACACAAGACGGGAGACGAGTGATGGCGATAGCTTCGACAGTTTCATTCGGGACTTATGGGAAAGCGTTCCAAGAGAAGGTCATACAGGCCCTGCTCACCGACCGCCCGTGGGCCGAGCAGATGCAGGAAGTCATCGACACTTCGTACTTTGACCTACGCTACCTGACGTTCCTCGCCGAGCACTACTTCAACTACGCCAAGAAGTACAAGGTGTTTCCGTCGTTGCAACTGCTCATCACCATCATCCGTGACGAACTGAAGGTGGGCACTGACACCGTGCTCCGCGATCAGATCATCGAGTACTTGACGCGGATGCGCACCAGCCCCGACATGGGTGACCTGCAGTACGTCAAGGAAAAGTCGCTCGACTTCTGTCGTAAGCAGGCACTGAAGCAGGCGTTGGGTGAGGCCGTCGAACAGATGCAGGACGGCAAGTACGAGCAGATCGTCGAGGGCATCAAGAAGGCCGTCTGCGTGGGCACTACACCCGCCTTGGGCCATGACTTCTTTCAGGACTATGAGGCCCGCTTCACCCGGCTGCAGCGTAACTGCGTGGCCACGGGCCTCGACGAGCTCGACCGCAAGGACATCCTCAATGGAGGTTTGGGTGGTGGTGAACTCGGCGTCATTGTCGCTCCGACTGGGGTCGGCAAATCGCACTTCTTGACGTGGTTGGGTTGTCACGCGCTCCGTCGAGGCGTCGACGTGCTGCACTACACCTTCGAGCTGTCTGAGGCGGCGACGGGTCTACGTTACGACTCCAACCTCTGTGACATTGACTCCAACACCGTCATCGAGAACAAGGACAAGGTCATCGAGACGTATCGGACGGCGAAGATGGGTCGGCTGATGATCAAGGAATTTCCTGCCAACACGGCGACGATCTACACTCTTCGTGCACACATGGAGCGGCTCGATCTCAAGGGCTTCAGCCCGGGCATGCTGATCATTGACTACGCCGACATCATGCGGTCAACGCGTCAATACGACTCGCTGCGCCATGAACTGAAGTTGATCTATGAGGAATTACGTAGCTTCTCAATGGAGAAGAGGATCCCAGTATGGACCGCCAGTCAGAGCAATCGCGAAGGCAGCACGCAGGATGTCGTTGACCTCAATAACATGAGCGAAGCGTACGGGAAAGCGATGACTGCAGATGTTGTGTTGAGCCTGAGTCGGCGCACACACGAGAAGTCATCTGGTGAGGGGCGCCTCTGCGTGGCCAAGAACAGGTCGGGCAGAGATGGGCTGGTTTATCCGGTGCTGATTGACACCGCGCGGAGTAAGTTTGCCATAACGGGCGGAGTGATGGGCTTTCAAAAGGCGACTGACGACGATGAAAAGGAGAAGAAGCGACAGATCCGGGAGAAGTGGCTCGAACTCAAGCGAGAACCAGCATTCAATGAATCGCTCAAGCCCACTGCAACGCCGAGTGAAAGCTGATGCTGATCATCACCCGAACTTTGCGCAAACCCTAAACCCGGGCAAGTTGCGTGATAGTTATGACCCTGGTAACGTGTCATCGGGCACCGCAAGTTAGCCCCCTGATATTCCACTTGGTCTCACAGGAGAGGGCAAATTGACGACGACGTACACCTATGATGAGGCGCGTGACGCCTCGCTTACTTACTTTGACGGCGATGAGCTGGCGTCTGACGTTTTCGTTGGCAAGTATGCGCTGCAGGACTTGAAGGGCACGCTGTTCGAGCGCACGCCCGATGACATGCACGCCCGCGCTGCCCGAGAGTTTGCTCGCATCGAGGCCAACTACGCGAACCCACTGTCCAAGAGGGAGATTCAACGCCTGTTGTCATCGTGGGAAGTCGTCATGCAAGGCGGACCCATGTCGGCGATAGGCAACCCCTACCAGGTGCAGTCGTTGAGCAATTGCTTCGTCATTGAGTCACCCTATGACAGCTATGGCGGCATCATGAAGGCTGACCAGGAGCAGGTGCAGATCATGAAGCGCCGCGGCGGCGTGGGTTTTGACATGTCGACGATTCGTCCGCAAGGCCTACCTGCTGCGAACGCGGCCCGGACGACCGACGGCATTGGCATCTTCATGGAGCGATACAGCAACACCTGTCGCGAAGTGGCCCAAGGTGGCCGTCGTGGGGCACTGATGCTGACGATCAGCGTTCACCATCCCGAAGTACTGACCTTCGCCAACATCAAGCGCAACACCTTGAAGGTGACGGGTGCCAACGTGTCGGTGCGGGTGACCGACGACTTCATGAACGCCGTCATCAATGATAAACAGTACCAGCAGCGCTTTCCCGTCGACGGCCCACCCGGTAAATTGGTCACCGAGCAGTGGGTCAGCGCCCGCGAAGTGTGGTACAACATCATCGCGGCGATGCGTGACTGCAGCGAGCCCGGCATGCTATTCTGGGACACCGTGCAACGGATGGGCCCGGCAGATGCCTACGCACAGTTCGGCTATGGATCGGTGAGCACCAACCCGTGCGGCGAAATTCCCCTCTCGTGCTACGACAGTTGTCGGTTGATGCTGATGAACTTGTGGAAGTTTGTCCGTGAGCCCTTCACTCCTCGAGCCAAGTTTGACTTCGCCGCTTTCGAGGCATCGACTTACATAGCTCAACGGCTGATGGACGATCTCGTCGATCTGGAGCTCGAGGCCATCGATAGGATCTTGGCCAAGCTCGACGCTGACCCCGAACCCGCCGGTGTCAAACGCACTGAGGTCGAATTGTGGCACAAGATCAGGAACGCAGGCGCCAATGGCCGTCGCACTGGTCTGGGCATCACCGCACTGGGCGATTGCATCGCCGGCCTCAACATGCACTATGGCAGTGACGAGTCGATCGCGGTGACTGACGCCGTCTATCGGACGCTGGCACTGTCGAGCTATCGCTCGTCCGTCGCCATGGCCAAGGAACGCGGTGCCTTTCCGATCTTTTCTCATGACGTGGAACGGGGCAATCCATTCATCCAGCGCATCATGGCCGAGGATTACTCCCTTCGTCGTGACTATGAACAATACGGCCGCCGCAACATCGCCAACACCACGACGGCCCCAGCAGGCAGCGTGTCGATCCTGACGCGGACAACGTCGGGCTGTGAGCCCGTGTTGTTCCTGAAGAGCCGTCGCAAGCGCAAGATCACCGCCGCTGACAAGCAGGCCCGCGTCGATGAGACCGATGCGTTGGGTGACCAGTGGCAGCACTATGACCTGTTTCATGCAGGGTTGACAGAGTGGATGCGAGTGACGGGCGAGACCGACATCACCAAGTCGCCCTACCACGGTGCGACGGTCGAGTCGATCGATCCCCTGAAGAAGATCGCCGTGCAGGCCGCTGCACAGAAGTGGATCTGTCACGCCATCAGCAATACCACTAACCTGCCCGAAGACGTCACGGTGGGCAGCGTCGAGGCCCTGTGCCTCCGCGCGTGGGAGACTGGGTGCAAGGGCGTCACCATCTACCGCAAGAACAGCCGAGCCGCCGTCATCGTTGATGAAGCGTCGGCAAACGCGGGAGGACAACCGCTGGTCGTCACCGAGACCCACGCGCCCAAGCGGCCCAAGGAACTGGAGTGCGACGTGCACCGGGTCGCCGTCAAGGGTGAGCAACACCTCGTCCTGGTGGGCCTGTTGAACGGCTCGCCTTATGAGATCTTCGCGGGCCTGTCGGAGCAGGTCGAGGTGCCCAAGAAGGCCAAGCGAGGCACCCTGATCAAGAACGGTAAGAAGGATGGGTTGGCCACCTACAACCTGCGCATTCCATTGGGTGATGATGACCAACTGTTATTGAGGGACGTGGTGTCGCTGTTCGACAATGCACTGCACGGCGCCTTCACCCGGACGTTGAGCCTGGCGCTGCGTCACGGCGTGCCCGTCCAGTACCTGGTCGAACAACTGCGCAAGGACAAGCACAGCGACATCACCTCGTTCAGCGCCGTCATCGCTCGGGTGTTGAAGGGCTACATTAAGGACGGTGCAGCGACGACGACTGACAAGGCATGCCCCAACTGTGGCGGTGCAACGCTGGTCTACCAACAGGGATGTGTGCAGTGTGTGGGTGGCATGTTGCCCAATGGAACGGCGTGCACGTGGAGCAAGTGCTGAGCTGACCGATACTTATCGCTCAGGAGCACGCGCATGAGGGTCAGTTACCGCGCACTGAAGAAGATCATCCGTGAAGTGGCGCTGTCGCCCTCCGTCTTCAAGAACAACCACGTGGTGCAGGATCCCATGGATCGGCCCAACATCGCGCAGGCACTGACGGCGTTGGAGCAGCCCTTCAAGACTGGGTTGGAGACCAACCTCGTCCTCGATGCCCGTGACAGCTACGACGAGGAGACGCGGGAGCTCGACGATGCCGAATACGCGAGGATCAAGGACGTGGCGGCGAAGGCGACTGAGTTGATGCTGGCTCGCGCCCACAAGGCGGTGCAGGCGTCGTGGGCCGAGGCGATGAAGGGCGTGGGCAGCGCCGACAAAGCAACCGTACAGAAGAAGGTGGCGTGATGGCAAAGGTAATCAAGCTAACGCAGGAGCAGCTCAGGAATCTCATCAAGGAAGGGATTAGTACCGGCGAAGTGCGTGCAATGACCCATCACCTACAAGACATTAAACGCTCTCTTGGGCGGATGGGTGCTATTCAACAAGGCATTGGATATGGCAATACGACATCCGAGATCTCCAGTGCACTCGATGCGCTTAAAAGTGCCATCGATGAAGTCGACGAAGTGCTCATTCAGGCACTCGGAGGTAAGTGATGGTAAAGTTGTCAGTGAAACAACTGCGGAATCTCATTCGTGAAGCCGGTGAAGGTCTGAAGACCCCTTCTCGGCACATGAGGTGGGGCACATGGATGGTTGCATGGGGCGTAGCGCTAGCCGATGCAGGTGTCAACCAAGAGGATCTGCCGATCTTCGACGTCGTTGATGAGGACATGGGACAACTTGCTCTGGAGAAGATGTGGGGCGACTTCTTCGATAAGGGCAAGTCACCTGAAGAAGCCGTAGCACTGGCGATGGATCGTGATGCGTTCGCTGCTGACTATTACGATCCCTACATCGACGAATTCACTAGTGAACTTGAACACGCTGGGAGGCTGTGATCCATTGAAATCCACGGTGGGCCAGCTGCGCCGCATCCTCTTTGAAGAGGCACCTCCGCGCGTGCTGCACGAGGCCTACCTCAACGGCGTGCCCGAGTGGCAGCTCCGCCAAGATACCACCGACTACGTTGACCAGATCCGCGTCCGCATCAAGCAGTTCATCCTGCTGAACAAGAGCCAGAGCTCGTCAGACCAGCGTGAGGCCATCAACGCCATGAACGACGTCTGTGATGAACTCGAGATGAAACTCTATGACCAACTGGAAAATAGTCTCTTCGACTTCACGCGGCGAGTTTGAGGTACGTTCATAATCGTCAGTGAACAGCCTAGTTATCAGTATGACCCTCCTAATGCTGTTCGCCGCCGTCCTCATCTTTGCACTTTTCATTTGGATTGCCAGCATCGTGCCGGTGCCTGCAAAGATGCCCTGGCTCCGTACCATCTTCTACATTTTCATCGCGCTGGTCGCGATCGTCCTTTTGGCGCAGTTCGCCGGCTGCACTGACCTGGGCCTCAACCACAGCATCGGCGTCGGCCACCGCGCCAACTAATTGCCTTGACCATCTCGCCCACCCGGTATAGGGTGTGGCGATGGACCTTGAAGAGCACTACGTAGCCTGCGCCTGCAGTGACTTCAACCACGTCTTTCGCTTCGTCTTTGACCCCGACGACGGCGACCTGTGGTTGGAGGTGCAGTTGCGCCAGTGGCGACCCTGGTACAAGCGTGCGTGGATTGCACTGCGCTATGCCTTCGGTCTGCAACAGGCCTATGGCCACTATGACGTCACGGTGCTGAAATCAGCCGACTTCGCGCGGTTGCATGCGCTGCTCGATCGCGCCGAGGCCTTTGACCGTGCCCGCTCGGCCGCCGCGGCCCTTGGTTCACTGCAGAATAAACCCGTGTTGAAAGGATAGGTTCTCCAATGGCCTACAATGCAAAGGTGCTGTGTGATAGCCTGAGTCCTGATGGCGTGCGACTCATCACGATGGAGGTGACATTCGCGAGATGTGTCCTCGCTGAGATAAATACGCATAGGGCATTTTCCCGTAACAGCGCATCATCCCGTGCAATCCCGATTGCAAAGATGTTGCAAAGAGTACAGGATGATCCTTTCATCCCCATTTATTGGGGGCGCAATCAAAGCGGGATGCAGGCGAATGAAGAGTTGACACCTGAAGCACAAGCGCTAGCACTAGAACAGTGGTTGTTGGCTCGTGATAACGCTGTGAAAACGGTGGAACGTCTTCAGTCGCCCGACATCAACCTTCACAAACAGATCGCTAATCGGCTACTAGAACCCTTTCTTTATCATACTGCAATCATAAGTGCCACCGAGTGGGGCAATTTCTGGGGCTTGCGCTGTCACCCCGCCGCGCAGCCCGAGATCAGGAAGGCCGCCGACTTGATGCGCGCCGAGTACGATGCATCGGAACCCTTTCCCGTCAACTATGGCGACTGGCACCTGCCGCTCGTGCGCCACGCCGAGGCCTTCGACCTGCAGGTCAACGGCATGTCGCTCGACGACGTCGTCAAGGTGTCTGCGGGTAGGTGTGCCCGGGTGTCGTACCTGACTCATGCTGGGATAAGAGATCCGAAGGCCGACATTGAACTGTGCGATAGGTTGGTGAGCTCGGGCCACATGAGTCCGCTCGAGCACGTCGCTAGGCCGATGACGCGTGAAGACGCTGAGCGGTTGGTATGCGCCAGTGTTGATTTACCCGCTCGTCACTACATCGACATCAAGCAGGTGTTCTGTGGCAATTACAGAGGGTGGGTACAAGCGCGCAAGGAACTGCAACACGAGGCCGACTTCTCTGCACGTCCGTCAGTTTGATTATCGTTTTAGAGGGTCCTGAAATATAATTTGTTAACATATGAACAACTTGCGCTAATGACAGACGTTACATGGAATAAAGGAGCAAAGGAATACATTGATGAAAAATGCAATAACGCTGGCATTTGAAGGGCCCGATCGGCACGGAAAATCGACGCAGGCCAAGTTGCTGCACGAGGCATGCCTTGCCGCTGGGTACAAGGCCATCCTCGTCAAGGTACCCACCGATTCCTGCACTCGGACGCACCGCTTGATCTACGCCATGTTGGCCAACGGTTGGGCACGCAAGGTGCCACACCTGTTTCAACTGGTGCACTTTCTCAACAAGTTGCTGTTTCAATTGCTGTACTTGCCCATCATGTTGAAGTGGTGTGACATCGTCATCCTCGATCGTTGGGCGCTGTCGGCGACGGTGTACGGTACCGTCGACGGTGCCAATCGCTGGTTCTCACGCGCGCTGTTCTCCCTGTTGAAGAAGCCCGACATCACTGTTGTTTTTCACGGTGCGCCTTTCAAGCGGGCGTCGGTCGACGATTCCTACGAGAAGGACGGCGGCTTTCAACAGCGCGTCGCGCAGGGGTACGTTGACTGGGCGATGGAACACCCGTTTGATCACACGTTGATCAACAATCAGTTCAAGGATGTCAATGGCATTCACAGCGACATCATCACTCGACTCCTTCAACGCGGCTTGATACGTGGTGTGAAGTGATCTTCGATTGTCTCGTCGCCGACCCGCCTTGGGCCTTTGACGACAAGTTGGCGCGGATGAAGTCGCCCACTCGCCGCGGCGCCGCATCGCAGTACTCGACGTTGTCGCTGGCCGACATTGCAGCACTGAAGGTGCAGGACCTGATCAATCCTGCCGGTTGTGTGCTGGCGCTGTGGGTGCCGTCAACGCTGCTGCTCGACGGGCTCCGGGTGATGCAGGCTTGGGGGTTCTCTCCCAAGAGCACCGTCATCTGGGTCAAGACGTCAAAGAAGGCGCAGCCCATCGACGTGGCGACGGGTGACGGCCTGGCCTTCGGCATGGGGCGGACGTTCAGGCAATCGCACGAGCTGGCGCTGATCGGCACCGCGGGTAAGAGCGTCTATCCGACGATGCAGGATCACTCGCAGCGGTCGGTCATCTTTGCGCCCAACATGGGCCATAGCCAGAAGCCCGATGAGCTGCAACTGCGCCTCGAGAAAATGTGGCCTGACGCTCAGAGGTTGGAACTGTTCGCCCGGCGCTCGCTGCTCAATTGGACGTGCGTGGGCGATGGAATTGACGGCCTCGACATTCGCGACGCTATACAAAAGCTCACAGCGCTGTAAGATCTGCACATGAAACGAGATTACTCAAAGCGCACGAGCACGATGTACGATGATCGTGACGGCGACACCTTGACGACGTTGAGCGCGCCTCTCATCAAGACGTGTGACAGCGAGAAGCCCATCATGACGTTCTTCTTGATGCCGGTGTCGGGGACGGTGCCGACGTCACAGCATGGACAACCCGCGATTGGTTTTGAAATCATCGGTTACGTGAGACTGGACGCATTATCGAGGGACCTGCAGGCCGCCGTCCGCAAAGAGCTACATACCCGCCCACCAACCGCGCCATTGGGCACGCGCACAGGAGATGCAGGATGACATGTGTAGTCAGTGCTGTTGATGGTGATAAAGTCGTGATGATGGGTGATCATTCCTATATGCAGACGGATCATCATACCATGAATGGTTGCAAAAAGGTCTTAAAGTCGGGTGAATTCATATGTGGTTTTGCAGGGTTTATTGACCCTGCAATGGCAACACTTAATGCCATTGAAAAAACACCGCTAATTGGGAAAACGCTTGACGAGCGCCGGAATGAATTACTTGCTAGATTTAATAAAGTTCAACCTGTACGTGCCAATAACACCTATCTAGTGGGACACAAAGGTAAGCTCTACACCGTTCTACCTAACACTGTGTTAGAGTCGAATGTTGGTTTCATTGGATCAGACGTAAATCTGTACGCAATCGTGTATAAATACGCCATCGCGAGGGGCGACAGCGTGAAAGTTGCGCTGGCATCAACAATCGTGTTTGCCGCAGATTATCTGCCTAGATATGTAGTTCTCGATCATGAAGGACCAACGATTGAAGAAGTTTGACGGCGTTCGCTTCTATGGCTACAAGCACTGGACGCTTGAGGCAGTGCCGCGTTGTTTCAACGTGGGCAAGGGTGTTATAGGTCGTTCTGACGTTGACCGTGGGCGTAATCACAAGTGGCACGCCATGGTCAAACGCCTTGGTCTCCGTGTTGAGGTCTGCATCGGCCCGGTGACCAATGAAGAGGCATGTGCTTGGGAGATTGAGTGGATTGCTAAGGAGAACACTTTCTCAACCAACCACTCACATGATGATCCCAATGACATCGGATGCAATTTCACGAAGGGTGGTGGGGGCGTTGTAGGACGTCCTCAAACAGATGAAGAACGTCGTAAACGGCGCGCAAGTTTGAAAGTTACATATGAATCGCCTGAACTTCGTCAAGGGCAAAGTGCATTGCAGAAGGATCACTGGTCAGACGATGAACGTAAGCAAGCGCATGTTCGTGGTATTAAGGCTCAAGCGAACACCCCTGAAACGTTGGCGAAGAAAAGAGCGGCTACAACGAAGAGTTGGGAAAATGAAGAGACGCGGCAAAAGCATGAGGCGGGCAATGCTCGACGTTGGAGCGATCCTGCTGAACGAGAACGTCATGGTAAGGCAATACAATTGGCTGCTCAGGCTCCCGGCGCTAGAGAACGACGTGTACAAGCCGCGCGTGAAATCAATAGTCGTCCTGAGGTCAAACGCATAAAGAGCGCAAAGATGACAGCAATATGGGTTATACGCAAAGTCAAGGCGTTTAGAGAAAAATCACACACGTGGCTTACACATCAACGCAAGGTGTAGTAGAGATAGAATATGGAAAATGAGTTCAAGTTCGCAGACGAAGTGTTTCACCGCCTCGTGCAGATCGTTCAGGAGGCGCTACTGTCCGGCGTCGACTGCGCCGATCTCCTCCGCCAGATCCGCGTCACCGTGGGTGATGCGGGTGACTTGGTGCTGACATCAGCGTATCAACAGCAGGTCAAGGAGATGCACGACAAGATGTTGGAACACGCTCGCGAGCTGCAATCTGTGCAGGCGGGCAACAAGTTCATCGTGCCGGGTGGCAACGACGGTAACAACTGACATGAGCGCCCCCATCGACATGCGTGTCCTCTGGGAGCAACAGTTGGCCTTCATGCGCCTGCTGCAGGAGAAGCGCAACTGGCCTCAATTCCCAGTTGACATCTCGACGAAGCAGGGGCAGACGCTGTTGCACGACATCCGCCATCACATCATGGATGAATTGTTCGAGGCGGGTCAGCACCTGAAGAACGCCAAGGCCCACCGGGCGACTGAGGTGCCTGAAGTCGACCGTGAAGCCTACAAGGAAGAACTTGTCGACGCCCTCCACCTGTACTTCGAGCTTGTCATTGCCAGCGGCATCTCGATTGAAGAGTTGGCTGACGCCTACATGAAAAAAGGTGAAGTCAATGTTGAACGTATCATGCGCGGATATTAGGTGACGCCAACTGAAGGTGAACTTGTGACCGCACCGGTGTTACCATTGAGGAATGGCACCGAGCAAAGGTTCTTTCAACTACGACTGGTTGGGCGACATGGCTGAGTCGTTCAACAACATGTTTTCACAGTCTAAGATGTCAACGACGGTGACGGAGACGACTGAAGAGGACAACACGCCGGGCACCTATCGCAATGGTCCTGGCTACCACACCACGAAAGACGCGACGGGCATGACGTTGGTCATTGACCTGCCCGGTGTCGATCCCACGGGACTCGAGGTGTGGGCCGAAGGTGAGAGCGTCATCGTCGTCAGTGGCAAGAAAGTCGGCGGCAAGAACGCCTCTTTCACCGCACGTTATCGGCTCGACATCGGTTATAGTACGTTCGCAGCGACGGCGGAAGCGAAGTTAGGCCAACTCCACATCCGTGTTTTCACGGCATCTCCTTTTGTTACCGTGAAGCCAATTCCCATCGACATCAAGTGATGCAGCCCTTCATCGTCGACCCGGCGACCTACGACAAGCGGCAGGCCTTCGACGCTGCGTTGGTCTACGTCAAGGCCTTCCTCGACCTCAACGGCATCGCACCCGTCACCGAGTACCTGACGGAGCCCGATGACGCCAAGAAGCCACCTGGGAAGAACCCGTGGCACGATCGCGGTTGGTACTGGTTCGGCACCGTCTTCGTCAACCTAAAGAAGACGCGGACGCCCGTCAAGGTGCCCGGCTTTCAATGGTCTTATACGGGTTACAAGGCCGACCTCACCACACCCGGAGTGCTGGCCCACGAGGTCGGTCACCACGTGCACTTTGAGCTCGACCGCGTGCGTGGCGAACACGTGCTGGGCAAAGTGCGTGCAGTTTACGCGATTGAACCACCAGTGTCTGGCTATGAACCCAACCCGTACGAGGTCTTCGCTGAGTCGATGCGACTGTTCATCCTCAACCCGATGTTGCTAGCCGAGGGTCGCCCTGAGCGGTACAGCATGTTGATCAAGCTGAACCTGCAACCACTACACCATGCACCGTGGCGCGAGGTGTTGGTAAACGCTCATCCGAAGATCATCGCGGCGGCCGAGAGGTGGATTGAACGATGAACTTCGACATTGACGCACGGACGATCCTGCAGGTTCGGCACGGCTCACACGCCTACGGCCTCAACACCCCCACGTCCGACCTCGACATCAAGGGTGTTTGCGTCAAGCCCAAGAGCGCGTACCTCGGTTTCACGCAGCGCTTCGAGCAGCAGGAGCACATAGGTGGTAAGGACGCCAGTGATGGCGTCGATAAGGTCACCTTCTCGCTCGACAAGTTCGCCGCACTGGCCGCCGACTGCAACCCGAACATCATCGAGATCCTGTGGGTCGACGACAGCGACGTGCTGAAGTCAGATGCCTTCGGTGATGAGCTGCGTGGCCTGCGCGCGGACTTCTTGTCGAAGAAAGCGCGGCACACATTTAGCGGCTACGCCTTTGCGCAGTTGAAGCGCATCAAGTCCCACCGTGTGTGGCTCTTGAACCCGCCGTCTGCACCGCCTACACGTGAACAGTTCGGTCTGACGGAGCTGACGAAAGTCAGCAAGTCTGAGATCGGCGCCTTCGACTCGCTATTCAACCTGCACACCGTCGATGATGAAGCCACGTCGGCCGAGCGCATCGGTGAGATCGTTGAGACTGCACGCAGCGTCCTCAATGTCGAGCTACCCAAGGACGTCATCACCCTGTTCACCCGGGAGAAGGCGTACCGAGCGGCACTAGCCCACTGGGAGCAGTACCTCACGTGGAAAAAGGCACGTAACCCAAAGCGGGCCGAACTCGAGGCCAAGTTCGGGTACGATACCAAGCACGGCATGCACCTTTGGAGGCTGATGCGCATGTGCAAGGAGATCTTGATGACGGGCAGGGTGCTAGTTAAGCGGCCAGATCGCGAAGACCTATTGCGTGTCCGCAATGGTGACGTCAGCTACGATGAGTTGATTGAGCAGGCCGATCGCCTCGAGGTCGAGTGCGATGAGTTGTACCAGACGTCGTCGCTACCTCGTGAACCCAACCGAGCCTACCTCGATAGGTGCATCGTCGACATGACCGATCGCTACCTGACGCTGCACGGTTAAACACGGCCCCACACCGGTGTACTGTGTGATCAGATGTTGTTCATTGTCGTCTTTGCCGTGTCACTGCTCACTGCGACATTCTTCGGCCACGCGATTCACTGGGCCCTGCACCAACGCTGGTCGCGGGTCTTCAATCGGGCCCACATGGAACATCATTGTGATTTGTACCCTCCCGGTCGCCTGTCGTCCGACAAGTACCGCCTACCACGCTGGTACCACCGCGGGGCCTTGCTCTTTACGCCGCCACTCCTCATTATTCTGGCGACGGCGGGTGGGCTGTTGTGGTTGCTGGGTGCGCCGTGGTGGACGTTGGTCGTCTTTGGCATCGTCTTGATTGGCTTCGGCCTCTTCAACGATGCGGCCCACGACACCATGCACATCAGGCAGTACCCGCTGATGAAGCACAGGTGGTACCGTAACATGCGGAAACTGCACTACCTGCATCACGTCGACATGAAGACAAACTTCGGCATCGTGAGTTTCACCTGGGATAAAGTGTTCAGGACGTTCGCTGATAAACGCTGACGCACACGAACGCAGTGACAACATGAAACCCGGTGACCTCATCGAGTGGTTTTACAAGTTGAACGGCGACGTCGTTCATCCTCGTGAAACGTTGTGGTCGTCGATTGAGCAGCGCTACGTGCCCATCGGGGGCACCCACCTGTTGGTCAGCATCGTCAACGGTGAGCTGACCTTCCTCACTTTGGGGGCACAATGTAAGGGGTTGCTCCGCGCGCACGAGGATGATCTAGTGAGCGCGTCGGACTTCGAGGCATCGTGGCGGATTGCTCCACGCGTGAGTGAGTGTAAAGTGTTGGTGCCTCGTGGTAGGATGTAGCTAGATGTGTCCCTATCGCTATGCGCTGCAGCCGTCGTCGGTGCCCCGTCCTCGACGTACCCTATTGGGTCGTTACAGGACGTTCTGCCGGCGCGTCGAAGTCTTCTTCGGTCGCCTGCACTTGGGCCGCCTGAAGCGAGACACCTGCTTTGCGTGCGGCAAGCGAGAACCGGGACCTGCGAATCGTACGTCACGGCACCGAGATTTTCCTGACCTGTACGACTGTGGTTGCATTGAGAGGAGTTGCTCACATGATCGCTGAAGTTGACCCGAAGTTGCTCTCGATCGCCGCCGCGTTCATCGGCGCGCGCCTGCAGCACGTGCTGCCACGCTGTAATAGCCGCCACCTTGGCCCGGTGTCGACGATCAGCGTTGAGCAATACAAGAGCAAGTTCAATTACGTACGCATCTATTGCACTCTGGCTGATCCCGACCTGGTGCAGGCAAAGGCTGAGGCCGCCGGGTTCGCAGTCGACGCCCTCTTCACGGCCACGTGCCTCAGGCGCGACGCCATGTTCTACCGCCAGTGTTACCTCGACATGGTGACGTTGATGCCGCACCTGCGTGAGGCGATCTGTTCGCAGGCCGACTACTACGAGCTGTTGTTCGCCGACGTCGCTGAGCTGCATGCTCACCTCGATGAGTTAGCAATACCTGATCCGAAGGTGATCAACAAGTTCGAGCACTATTTCAGGCGGTACGGCGTTGATAGCGTCGACAAGCTGAAGGAGCTGCTGGCATCGTTCTACCCGCCGCCCTCACGCGATACGACTGTCAACCGCTGAACAACATCGCCGCGTGGTGTACGATTGTAACATGACACAATTCGCGTGGGCAACTGATTGCCATCTCGATCACTTGGGTGACGACAATCAACACTTGATCAAGTTCGCCGAGTCGCTGATCAAGAGCAACCCGACGGGCGTCTTCTTGACAGGCGACATCTCCGTCGCGCGCAAGCTGGTCTTTCACCTGTCGGCGATCGAGAAGGTGGTGCAGCGACCCATCTATGTCGTGTTGGGCAACCACGATTACTACGGGAGTTCGATTGAGCACGTCCGCAAGATGATGCGAGAGCTGACCAACGTCAGTCCCTTCATCCGCTACATGCCGACGATGCCCTACTTTTCCCTGACGCAGGCAACGGGCATCGTCGGCCATGATGGCTGGTACGACGGCTACATCGGTGACTGGCAGAACAGCTCGTTCAACATGACTGATTGGACTGCAATTCACGACTTCTTGCCCGTCAACGGTGCCAAGTCGACGATCGTCGGGCTGGCCCGTAAATTGGCCCACGAGGGCGTCCTCCACATGCAGAACGGCATCAAGCAGGCCGTCAAGTACCACAAGCACATCGTCGTCCTCACCCACTACCCGCCCTTTGCCGAGGCCCACGTGCACGAAGGTCACCCGGGCGAACAGAGCGTCATGCCATTCTTCACCAGCAAGATGTGCGGTGACATGCTGATGGCGGCATCGAAGGCGTACCCGAACGTCAATTTCAACGTCTTCGCCGGTCACACACACGGGAAGGTCGACTTGAAAATCACGCCGAATTTGTCTGTCCACGTGGGCGCCGCGACCTACGGCAAACCCGAACTGCAGGGGCTGGTCGACGTCGCATGAACTTCAAGATCGTCATGGGGGAGACCGCTCTCGGCATTGAGCACAAGTTCGTTGGGCCCGGCCTTTCACAGTACGCGAACGGGGTTCACTTTCTTCAGGTCCCAAACGCCTGGGCGCTCAAGTGCATGGAGGGAGACGAGGTACTCTCGTGCGAAGAGAAGATTGATCACAGCTTTGGTAAGCGCCAAGCTGAGACAGTCATACAGTTACTCGAACAGGCGTTTGAAGCCGGGAAGACCGAAGCCAAACGGGAACTGCGCGCCATGTTGGGCATTCACCAGTGAGGGTTGAGACCTTCACCGACGGCTACGCCATCTGCGCTGACTGCACCACAGTCGAGACCGTCAACGCAGTCCGTGAACTGACGGGTGCGATCCCATTAATCATTGCGGATCCGCCTTACGGGCACATCCTATCAGACGCTTGGGACAACCCGATCGAACTCTCCAACGCCAGCGAGTTCGCGCAGTGGATGTTGGAGTGGACATACAAGTGGTCACAATTGTTGCTGCCCAACGCAGCTTTTTACGTCTGGGGGGGAACGGGGAAACCTGACTTCAGGCCCTTCTTTCGCTACATCATCAAGGTTGAGGATCAGTTTACTGGCACGGGTGATCCACGTAGTGCAGTCGGCCTGAAACTCGCCAATCTGATCACCTGGTCGAAAAAGCGGGCCTACGGCGTCAAGCACAACTACTTGTTCACACGTGAAGAGCTGGCTTACTTCATCAAGGGTGATGACATCAAGAAACCTCGTTGTTTTAACATCCCATTGCTCGAGACATTGCGTGGGTACAAAGGCTATAACAAAAAATACCCGGCAAAATCTGATTTTTACCGTCGCACCAACGTGTGGACTGACATCACCGAAGTCATGCGCGGCAAGGTGCACTCGGCGCAGAAGGCCCAACGTGTCATCGAGATCCCGATCGAGGTGCACACGCAGCCCGGTGAGTACGTCATTGACCCATTCGCGGGTTCGGGCACCACGGCCCTGGCCGCCCGCAAGTTGGGCCGCAAGTTCGTCGTCATCGAGAACGATGAAAAGACGTTCGATGAGATGGTCGCTAGACTACACGAAAGTGCCATTGTAAACGGGCACGGCCCAAGTGTAGAGTCTGACCATGGACACCAAGCAGCCACTGATCGGTCAGACACCGACGTCGACTGAACCCGTACGCGAGGATCCCGCCACGTTGCAGCGGCAGATTGCGTACTACACTCACGTACAGCGCTGTGCGTCAATTCGCCGTGAACGTGCCGAGGAGCTGATGCAGCGTCCCGTCGCCAAGTCTTGGGACGCGGCCAAGAAGGCCAAGATGGTGCGCAAGTTGATGGCGTCGAAGCAGGAGTTCGATCAGTCGGTCAGCGCGCTCGACCAGCTCAACTTCAGGTTGCAGCAGGTCACCAACGGGCAGGGCACTTCGGGACCTGTCACCAACACGCCATGAATACCATTCACCAAGCCACTGCGTTGTCGGTGCTGAAGGCGACGCCTGACAACAGCGTCGATCTTGTGTACTCCGATCCGCCTTTTGGCACCGGCGTTGTGCAGTCGTCTCACGGTATGGCATACAACGACGTCACACTGGAGTACGGCGCCTTCTTGAGCCAGCACCTCGTTGAATTTCACCGCGTCCTGAAACCCACGGGTACCCTGTACCTGCACCTCGACTGGCGACACGTGCACATCGCTCGTCTCGACTGCGATCAGATCTTCGGTACAGACAACTTTCTCAACGAGATTATCTGGAGCTACAATTTTGGGGGCCGTGGCAAGACGACATGGGCACGTAAGCATGATAACATTCTCGTCTATGCCAAGCACGCTGGTCAGCACGTCTTCAACTACGATGACATTGACCGCGTGCCCTACAAAGCTCCCGACATGCAGCGAGTGGGCAGGACACCTGAAGACGCTGAGGCTCGCATCGCACGTGGGCAGGTGCCGACCGACGTTTGGGAGATGAGCATCATCGGGACGAACGCCAAGGAACGCACGGGGTATCCCACACAAAAGCCCCTAAAGCTCGTCGAACGCATCATCACCGCCAGCTCGCCACCCGGGGGTCTGGTCATGGACGTCTTCGCGGGTTCTGGCACCACAGGCGAAGCCGCACACAAGCACGGCCGTTCGTTCGTCCTTGCCGACACCAACCCACAGGCGATTGAAGTGATGCAGCGACGATTGAAGGACGTGCCCACTGATTGGAGATTACCGTGACCGACGTCGTGAACTTCAATGAAGTCAAGCTGAACAAGCCCCTGTTGACGATGCTGCACGAAGGCCAGCTCTTCAACCGTGGCACGTTGGAACTGCTTGGGCTCGTCTTCGAGCACGGTGGCTACATCGCTGGCGGTTTTGCGGCGTTGGTCGCCCGCCACGTGGTCATGTGCACACCAGCGGCAGACTTTTACCGTGATGTCGTCAATCACACGGGAGGCCCGATCAAGGTCGCTGGGTGGTCGCATGCGTTTCGTCGCCACGGTGACATCGACGTCTTCTTCTCGTCACAGCAACAACTCGACGGCTTTCTCAACGATCCACGTCGGTCGATCGTCGACTTGAACGTCACGCCGACGGTGACGGGCGCTGGGTTGGATCACATCGTCGATGGAGATGTCAAGGTGCAGGTCATCACCCGGTGGGCGAGGCCGATGAAGGAGCACATGACCAGCTTTGACATCTACAACTCCATGGCGGGCGTGACGAATGAAGTGTTGGTGATGGCGGAGCAGTGGGAAGCGCTCGAGCGAGCCATGATGCTGCACGTGACGACGTGGGCCGGGCCGTGGACAGTCGGCCGTGTCTTCAAGTATGTCAACACTAAGGGCTACAGTACACTGACACCGTTGACTGCGGCTTACCTACACAGTGAGGTGTGCAAGACGCTGGAGCAGGTCAAGTCGGTGCGCTTTGAGATCGAACACGCTCGCATGGTGACTCGCAAGGCTCCTCCCGCTCACCTCCACCTCGAATTGCAGCGTAACACACTGTTGAGGTACATGGTCGGGTGTAGAGAGGGTAGGAAGCAGTGGGTGTTGAAGCCCCTGCTGGCCAGTTTCACTGCAGAGCAATTGCTGACGTTGTCGGCGCTGTGTGGGACGGAACCCGCGTACGACTACGCCATGAAGGAAATTCACAGGCGCATGCCCGTCGGGTGAGGTGTGATGCATAAGATGCATCAGCACTGCCTAGTTATCGCTGACATGTACCTCGCGCCCAAGCGGCTTCGACCCGGAGCCCGCGTTGCCATCATCGCCCCTGCTTCACCCTTTCGCCCTGAAGAGCTGGTGGTGGGCCTCGACGTCGTCCGCGAGTGTGGCCTTGAGCCCGTGCTGGGCCCCAACGTCAGGTCACTGCGGACGGTTGACATCCACGCCGCACCGCTGGTCGACCGCGCTGAAGAACTGATGTGGGCCTTCACCGACCCGACGATCAGCGGTGTCATCTGTGCGTTGGGTGGCTACGGCAGCGCCGAGACGTTGCCCTACCTCGACTTTGACAAGATCAGGGCCTCAAGGCGCCCGCTGCTAGGCCTGAGCGACATCTCGGCCCTCAACAATGGCCTGTTGACGGGCGCGGGCCTCATCAGCATCAATGGCCAGTACCCGGCGATCAGGCTCGACAAGGGTGAGCGCATCAAGAAGCTCGACTGTGAGTCGCTGAAGTTTGGCTTGGAATTGATGATGAGCGACCAGCCGTGGGACGTACGTCCCTTTGCAGTCAACCAGTTCCTGCCCCGGACGGTGTCGCCCGGGCGGGCCAGCGGCCACGTCATCGGCATGAACTTGGAGACGTTCTGTTGCTTGCTGGGCACCCCCTTCTTTCCCGACGCCCAGGATGCTATTCTGTTCATTGAGGACGTGCGCAAGGACGGCGAAAAAGTGGCCCGCATGTTTAGCCAACTGCGCCTCGCTGGCGTCCTTGACAAGGTGGCTGGCATCGTCGTCGGTGAGTTTGCCGAGGTGCCGACGAAGTTGGAACCCGACGTGCCGTCGATCGAGGACGTCATCCTGCAGTACCTGTCGAACGGGCCCCCGTGTATGTATGGGGCATCCTTCTCTCACGGCGATTGGACAATTCCCGTCCCGGTGGGAGCACAGTGTACGATGGATGCAGATACGGGTGAAGTGTCCTTTGACTTCTCGATGGCCTGAACACCCCCGCGTTCCGCATTAGGATTGGACTGTGATCTTGTCAGTCGAATTTTTGAGTGTGGTGCCGTGGGCTGTGCAAGCGTGTGCGGTGTAAGTATAGGATGAACTCTGACGAAGGATGATCCCGTGAAGCGCGCCCTGCTCCTCAATGCCGATTACACACCCCTCCATTTCATCAGCGATTGGCGTGCCATTCGCCTGGTGATGCTCTCTCGCGCCGAGATCGTCATTGACTTTCAGACGGGTCTGCCGTCGGTGTGGGATGACGAGGCCTTCACTTCGCCCGGATTGATGCCCACTGATCCACTGCGATCGGTCGCCATCCCGGCGACGTTGCGGATGTACCGCAAGATCCACAAGAAGTGGAAGCCACCGCGTTTTCGCAGCCAAGTGTTGTTCAACCGTGATGATTGGACGTGCCAGTATTGCGGCACCAAGTTGTCGTGGAAGACGGTCGAGATCGAGCACGTGGTGCCGTTGTCACGTGGTGGGCCGACGACGTGGCTCAACTGCGTGTCTGCGTGCAGGGACTGCAACAAGCGCAAGGGCAACAGGACGCCCGACGAAGTGGGCATGAAGCTGTTGAAGAAGCCCGCCAGTCCGACGGCACTGCACTTCTGGGACGCCGCCAAGACCGATTGTTACCACCCGTCGTGGGATACATTCCTCCCGAAGGAACGCTGACCGACGCGTCGCTGATACTTATCGCTCAGGAGCCTGTGCGCATGCGATTGAACCTGACTGAGTTGCAGCGAGTCGTGGAGCGAACAATTGACGAAGAGAGGGCCGTTGATGCCCTGAAGGGTGAAATCCGCCGCGTCTTGGGCCCGGTCGTCATCACTGAGGGTCGGCTAGAACACGTCGTGGCCGAGGCCAATGATCGCCTCGACGTCCTGCACCGCACGGGCCGCGACGGGCAACTTGACTTTCTCTCCAACATCACCACGACCTTCATCGACCACAAGCACCCCGAGGTTCGACGCTTTGCGGCGCGCATCATCCCGGAACGTTTCTTGCCCAAGATGGTGACCGACAAGGACGCCGCCGTCCGCGCCGCCGTCGCCATGCGGGTGCCCATGCCCGCGGTTCGCGAGATGATGAAGCGCTTCAAGCACGACGACCAACTACGTGCCATCTATCGCCAACGCAAGCAGGCGCTGCACGAGGCGGGCATCAGCCCACCCAAGGCAGAACCCCTGGGCCATGACCCTGTCGACGGTGCAGAGCGAATGGGCGACGTGGCCCGGACGGCCGAAGGCCCCGAATTGAGCGATGCATGGTACGACGAACAGGCCCGCCTCTTCATTCACGACTACGCTCGAGCCGAGGCCAATGATCAGCATGCCCGGTTGCTCGATCGGGGGTGGGCATCGCTCGTCGTCCGCCGCTTCTGTGCCAGCACCAAGGCGACGGCGCACGTTGAGATCGATGCAGAGAAGTTGCTGAAGCACGTCAACGACCTGATGGAAGAGAAGGACGATCGGACGCTGGAACGCGACGCGATGAAGGAGACCCTGGCGTGGTTGGGTGCGCAGGACATCAATGAGTCGGCACTGCCTGAATTCCACGAGATCATCGATCCCGTCCGTGCACTGCTGGAGGCCAACCTGTCGCAGGAACAGTACGTCGCCGAGGCGCTGAAGCTGTTCAACGTCAAGCGGTCGGAGCTGCCCAAGGGCATCCGCAAGTACTGCCTGGGTGAGGCCAACCTGCGGGTGACGTTGGTGCCGTGCCTGGGTAGCCTGCCGCACCAGCACGGTTTCCGCGCCGTCGACGAGCGTGCCCTCGACAAGTTCTGTGAGTCGTGGAACGACGGCCAAGCGCTGGTCGGCGAGCCCTTCGTCCTCAACTGGGGACCTCACCAGGGCGATGCATCGAAGGTCAACTTTACCGTCACCCTGAAGTAAGATCTTGAGATGCAGACGACGCTCGGCAAGCTGAAGTACGTGATCAGCGAGGTGCTTGAGGCCAACCAGGTGCTCAATCGCCTGCGTGCCGTTGCTGCTGGCAAGAAGCCCTACATGGTGGGCCAGTGGGCGACGGTGCCCCGAGATTATTCACAGCCCAGCGTGGGCGTCGCTAGTTGTTGGGTTGCCGAAGACCCCGAGTTGGGCAAGGTGTACCTGACGTTTAGCTCACACATCACCTACAAGAAGGTCAAGAACAGTCGCCTGCGCGATCCCGGCGGCACCCGCTATGCCTACACCGCGATCCTGTCGTCGCACCCGTGGGAGACGTTTGAGAACCACGGCAATGTGCCTGTCTTCAAGCTGGCGGCGACGGGTGAAGGCCGCGAGGACGACAAAGCACTGCAGGCGCGCAAGCAGATGGTGAAGCTGTTCGGCGTCGACCCGATGGCCCACAGGGGCCCACTTGAACCGACGGAGACACGAAGATGAAGACGACAATCAGCAAGCTGAAGCAGTTGATCAACGAGCACCTGTTGGTCGAGGTACCCGTTGGATCCGGCATGCGCAAGCCGCAGTTCGGCCTGTCGTCGGGAGGCGGTGGTCTCAGGCCCGCCAAGTTCGATCCTGCAGTGCACGATCTCAAGGACGTCATGTGGGCCGTCATGGACGAGTTTGCGGGCGTTGCCTCTGACCTCGGTGTCGACGACATCAAGGATCCCGCCTTCATCGGTTACATCGGCGATCAGTTGACTGATAAGGGTGTGCCCAACGACATCATCCTGCAGGTCAAGGCCAAGCTGCAACGCGGGCAGTCGCGTTAGGGTTGAACATCACGTGCAGTGTGTGTAAGATCATGAACGTGGGGAGGGCAGCACATGATCAATGAATTGTCACAGGCGAGGTTGTCGCCCGAGAGTGATGCGTACAAGCGCGTCTATGACCTGCTCGAGGAACACACAGTCTCGTGGGTGACTGACGCGTGGAAGAAGAACCCCACGCTCGATGCCATTCAACAGCAACCGCTGTACAAAGTGACGCTTGAACAGGTGTTGAATGCGCCCAACGGGCGTAGTCTAAATCCACAAAAAGTACGTGCTCACCTGGCGCTTCGTGATCAATTCGTGGTGTTGGCAGTCAATGGTGTTGAGGTTTGCGTGTTCGGTGAAGTTGCTGATCAGATCTTCAATGCGTTGGCCGAACATGCGACCTGATCTTGGTGACATTATTCGGTACAAGTTGGGAATGACAAAGGTGAACGGAGAGTGGGTCGAAGAGCTTAGTGATGATTTTGGAACTGTTATTTCGGTTAGCGATAATGACATCGGAGTGTTTTGGAGCGTTACTCAACGCATTGAACATCACTCTCCGGGTGATCTAGTTGTAGTCGTTCGACGATCCAAGTGAAGTGCGTTAGTTGAAGCGATCGACGACGTTGCCGTCCCGGTCGACGACCAGCCCCGCCTTGTCGAGTGCCAGCCCGATGGCGTGCTCGCTCGCACCCAGCCAGCTGACCAGCTCATCGAACGACACCTTGCCCGGTGTCACCCCCTTGGGATCCGTCTTGCGCTTGTTGCGCAGCGAGCTGACGTAGAGGTCTTCCCACGTCGTCCGCACTTCGTCGGGCGACGGCACCCGCTCGATGTCAATGCTCTCATGGATCAATGAGCGCAGGTGTTTGACTGTCGTCCGCATCAGATCTCGCCGTGCTTCTTCATGTTCCACGCCACGGCATACGGGTTCTCGACGCCTTTCTGCTTCTTGAGGGCCTTGACGACCTTCTTGCCTCCGGGCGGCGCCACTTCGTCGACCTTCGACCGCTTGTGTTTGGGGTGAGAAGTGCCTGCGGGCATGTTCGACGTGAAGTCCTCGGCACCGTAGACGATTGACGAACTCTCGTCCGTCAACTTGGCGTCCGCCTTCGGTCGCGCACAGTCTGGGCAGGTGCAGCCGGCGGCATGGCCCGGGTGGCGTGCGGGGCCGTCGCTTTCCTTGACGGCGCGCTTGGCGCGCTTGGGTTTTTCGCCTGAGCCACCGCACTTCGGGCACTTCTTGGTGTTTCCCGGCTTGTTTGATGGAGCGAACCCACCACCGTTACACGTCGGACACACGTCTTCGTCGGGTTCGTACGTGGCAACGCCGTATTTGCCTTCGGCCATGTCGGGCGGCGTCCCCATCCGTCCGCACTGGGTGCACGTCGACTCGTCCATGCCCATCAGGCCCCCGCACGATTCGCAGGTGGGCTTGTTGATGGGTCCGGGCGTCAGGTCTTCGGCGATCGCACCAGTCGCTCGCACATCTTCTTCGCGTACCTCGATGTCCCCCGCCGCGGTCGACACCTTGTACCAGAGCTGACTGCGTTGTTTCTTGCCCCCCGGCCGGCCGGGGCCGAACATGTGTGAGGTGACCTGACCAGCAACGCGTGCACCGTTGCGCTTGACCATGACGGGTGTTCCTGGTGCGAGGATCGCCCCTCCCCCGTGTGAGTCATAACTCTCCGTGATGGGTTCACCGAACCTCTCGAGCAGTGACTTCATGATCTTGGCAACGGCGTGTTCACTGAGGGGTTGGCGAGGCATGTCGTTAAGTATTCACGTCGTGCCCATGTGGGCACGCATCTCTGAACACGGGCGCGGGTGATGATAGAATTGACCCATGGCAAAGCGTAAGGGTTATCGGCCCCGTCACCTGTTGGTCAAGGACTTCACCACGATCCTCTTTGCTCACGACCTGATGGGTTTGACGGGCTTGGGCTGTCCCACTGACGAGTACGAGAGCGAGGCGCTGAGCATCGTCGCCCGGATGACGGAGACACAGATGCTCGATGCGGCGTCAGGTGCGTCGGCTGAGGATGCGCTGGCAGTGACCCTCCACATCATCAGGGACGTCTTCGAACTGTGGTTCGGCACCATCGTCGACGGGGCGAAGGCCCTTGACTTGGCCCGAGTGTTATTGGCTGAGCACGTGGCATCGTACCCCGCGTCTAAGAAGAAGACGGCACCCGTGGCTGATACGAGCCCTGAATCAGGTGTATGATCTGTGACATGAGCCGCAATGTCTTGATCACGGGTGCAGCGGGGTTTGTCGGCAGTCACCTGTGCAAACACTACCTCGATGCGGGTGACAGAGTCTGGGGCATCGACAACTTCTGCTCGTCAGACGAGCACTCTGAACACTTGGCGGCACTGAAGGCCCACTCGAACTTCACTTTCTCCATGGCTGATGTTACCGATGATCACCAAGACTGGTTTTCAATCTTTGAATTTAACATGGATAATGTCAAGTTCGACCTCATCTTAAATTTCGCGTGTCCCGCCTCTCCTCCGTCATACCAAGACATGCCGGTTTTGACGATGATGACGTGCACACAGGGTACCGCAAACGTGCTCGACCTGGCAGATGAACACGGTGCCGTCGTCGTCCACGCATCGACCAGTGAGGTGTACGGTGAGCCGCTGGTGTCACCGCAACGCGAAGACTATAGAGGAAATGTAAATCCGTATGGGCCTCGGGCTTGTTACGACGAGGGTAAACGTGCTGCCGAAGCGCTGTGCTACGACTACTTGCACATGTACGGCGTCGATGCGCGTGTGGTTCGGGTGTTCAACACTTATGGGCCGCACCTCGATCAGCACGACGGCCGTGTCATCAGCAACTTCATCAGGCAAGCGTTGCAGGGTGAACCACTGACGGTGTATGGGCACGGCCAGCAGGGGCGGTCGTTCTGCTACGTTGATGACTTGGTGCGTGGCATCGTCGCGGTGGGTGACCTGCCTGCGAACCCGCAGGGACCCATCAACCTCGGCAACCCTAATGAATACAGGGTGATTGAGCTGGCGACGAGGGTGCTTGAGAAGGTCGGTGCACTTGAACGGCACCGCTTGCGCGGCGATCAAATCATCCACAAGCCCATGCCCATCGACGACCCGACGCAGAGGTGCCCCGACATCACGCGGGCCAAAGAGCTGCTCGGGTGGGAGCCACGGGTTGGGCTCGACGAGGGCCTAGATCGAACGATAGGCTACTTTCGGCGCGTCGTCAGGTGAGTTCTCCGCACGTGGGTGATACTTAACCACGAAGGAATTCATCACCATGACGATCGATCCGGTTCAAGTAGCCGCGTATGTTACCGCTGGCGCACTCGCTGCGACGAAGTTGTTTAGTGCGTTTCAACCACTGTGGCAAAAACTGCCGCGGTGGCTCGCTGTCGCCTTCCCGATCCTCGTGTTGGATCTTCCGCAGGTTGCCGTCTACTTCGGCCATACTGCCACGACGGGATCGCTATCGACAGCGTTGATCGCTTCACTCGCCTTGCTCGTCCCGGGCGTCGCTGAGGCTGAACTTACGCCGCAGCAGGTGACCGCCGCGAAAATCGCTGCGATTAAATCTGCCGCATCTGACACCGCCGACGCTGCCCAAGCGACGAAAGACGCCCACGCAATGCCCGTGGGTGAAGGCGCACCGATGCCGGCGACTGTTGCTACGGGTGTCACGGGCACCGCCACTGTCGTGGTGACGCCGCCGAAGGCATAAGTTCTTACGTAGAGAGTTTGTTGTTGTGTGGTCTCGAAAGAGACCATTCGACGTTAAGGGCGTAGAGTGTTGTACTATGTACAATGAGCCTAAGCATCGAACGTGGTCATGAGTTTGAAAGTAATATGTTTCCCGCCGGCATTGGTGCAGCTTATGGCATTGTGATGGAAATTGATTCTAGCTCTACTCCCGATCGAATCACTGGAAAGTGGTTGATTGGTGACAAACTGCGTAATTTCTGTGCTGTTGCGCACAATGAATTTCACCTTCATCATCCTCAATCTGAAATTGGACTGAGTAGGGCGAAGACTATTGGCCAGTGCGACTTTCTGGGTATTGACACAGTCGGCGTTGTCTCAATGTGGTATGAACAGGAAAAGTGAGGAGAAAATACATGACGAAAAGTTACATATCAGATGTTGATGCGCAACAAGGTGACTTCTATGAAGACACTGAACATCGCGTGTATAAGTGTGTCGCAAGGTGCGGCATCACTGTGACGGAAGGAAAGACATCATACACAACTTCATGGGAGTGCGTGTCAAAGGATGTTGATCTTGCGCCCGTGGGGCATATGAAACAAACTTCACGGCGCTGACGAAAAATTAACGACCTACGGGGCGCACAATTTCTTGGGCACCCCATAGATCTGGTTAGATGGTCGTGGCTAGCGCTTAAGCAGAGCGCGCAGCACGATGATCAAAACCAGTAGTGTCTGTAGGTTGTGAATCACGGTGTGTCTCCTTTCTCGAAGGTGGGAGAAATATCAGGTCAACGGATGGTGCCGTTGACCTGATGCGTTTGTGGGGAACTATTGCCTTCACAGATCGTAAATAGGTGATGGTTGTCGTATAATACATGTTGGGATGCCTCGTCATGTTCACGAATTTTCTGTGGGCGGTTTGTGGGCACAGATAACCATTCACATTGATACGTATTCACTCATGCAACAATCCGCTTTCCGTGATACGGGTGCACACAGTGATGATCATTCAATGATGTTTGTGCGAAGTGATCTTCTCCACCTCTCCATTGTACGATCCCACCCATGCCCAGCGATTACTTGGTCGTGACTGACGCAGAACGTGAAAACGCACGCCGCAAGGCGGAGATCATGGCCGCCAACATCATCCGTCGGGGCTGTGCAGGGGACCGCTCGCGCGTGACGGTAGAAAGTGACTGCAACCGTGGCCTCATCGTCGAACAGCTCCGCAATCGAGGCGATGAGGCCTGGTGGAACGATCACTGGGAGAAAGCACAAGTGGTCGGCGATGACGGAGGCATTGACACCCGCGATGGGACTGACCTCAAGGTTATCAGGCCAGGCAATCGCTTCGTGTTTGTGAAGCGTCGCAGTGCCCGCGCGGAGAACTATGAGGCCTGGGAACTCGACGATGAGTGCATTTTTGCGAGGCGCATGGGCACCTTCACTCGCGGCGACATTCGCGACAACATCTGGGGCGGTGTCAGCGGTGTCCTCGTCAGTGACCTGAAGTAGTGACCTTCTCCGCCTTTCCGTGGTACAGTCTACTCATGCCCAATGACGACGGCTCCGACGCAGGCCTCCGCCGCACCCACCTCCTCTACGAACTGTTGATCACCGAGCTCATTGTCGGCAGGAATACGATCGCCGATGAATTGACGAAGTCTAAACTCGACCAAGATCCCTACTACCTGATGGGCCAAGCCTCCCTCAACGTCGCCCTGCACAGCGCTGCGTCGGCGTTGGAGGATAGCGGCCTGATCGACGAGGATTCGATGCGGTGCCGTGACTGCGGCATGCGCTTCGTCGACCACGATGAGGATACGCACAACGAAGACTTGCCCGAGATTCCGGGTGCAGCGACTTCGCCCGAGGGTTCTGCTCCCACCAAGCCGCCGAGCAAGCTGAACTGATGTCTTGTGTTGTTTACGTCATTACCAATCGCGTCAATGGCAAACGATACGTTGGGAAAACGATCCACCAAACTACAAGGTGGGCAACCCATGTCAGGGCGGCATTTACAAGTGGGTCACAATATGCGATTCATCGCGCGATCCGTAAACACGGAAAAGAGAATTTTGACTTTCAGGTCGTCAGTGAGCACGCCACTGAAGAGGAAGCGTTTATCGAAGAAACTCGGTTGATCCGAGAGTTGAATACGACTAAACTGGGCTACAATATGAACGAGGGTGGGAAAGGTGGTATTTCACCGACCGAAGAGGTCAGACAAAAAATCGTTCTAAAAGCCACTGGTCGGAAGCAAAGCGCTGAACAACGACAACAGGAGAGTGAACGGACGACCGGATCAGGAAACCCGATGTACGGTCGTAAACAGAAGCCTGAAACGCTTGAGAAGATGCGTATCAAACGTCTTGAATATTGGGCGAAGCGACGAGCTGAACGTACGTCTAAGGTACAATAAAACATGTCACGCGTTCCGAAGAAGTTTGTTGGTCTACACGCTCATACAGGGTTTAGTCCCTTCGATGGACTTGGGTATCCGGATGAACACTTCATCTGGTGCATGGAAAACGGTTTGGACGCGCATACTATCACGGACCATGGTAACTGCTCTGCTTATGCGCATGCCATGCTCTGGGCAGAAAAGTGGAACACTGAGCACAAAGACAAGCCCTTCAAGTATATTCCCGGCGTCGAGGCGTACTTTCATCCCGATTTGGCGCAATGGTCTCGAGATAAGGCCGCCGCTGATCAAGCCACCATCGACAAGGCCGCCGCCAAGAAGCTACGCACCAAGCTCGAGATCCTGCAGACCAAGCTCGTCGTCAATACTGACGGCGATGACGAGTCGGAGTCAATTGAAGTCTCCAACGCCCTCACGCTTGAGGACGAGTCAGAATCGAAGAGCACCAAGCACTTCAATCCTGTCAATCGTCGGCATCACCTCGTGCTACTACCCAAGAACCCTGCTGGTCTACTGAAGATCTTCGGTCTGGTGTCGCAGAGCTATTTGACCGGATTTTACCGTTTCCCGAGGCTTGATGCCAAGATGCTGCGGGAAGCCTGTAAGGAAGGCAACATCATTGCCTCGTCTGCCTGCATTGCGGGTCAGCCTGCATACAGCGTCTTTCAAGAGGTGCAGAAGCTGAAGTTCGACGACCTAAACCAGGCGTTGCTCGACGATCCTACCACACTGGAGAAGTGCATCACTGGTGTCGGTAACACTTACGACCTGATGACGTCGGTGCTGGGCGAAGGCAATTACTACCTCGAATTGCAGTTCAATAAACTACCCGCACAGAACCTCGTCAATCGAGCCATCATCGAGTTCGCTCGCCGAGCAGGCGTCACCAAGCAACTTATCGTCACCGCCGACTCCCACTATCCACGGCCAGAGCTGTGGAAAGAGCGCGAGCTGTACAAGAAGCTCGGCTGGATGAATGCGAAGGGAATCGACGCCGATTCGCTGCCCAAGTCGAGGGACGAGCTGAAGTGTGAGCTGTACCCGAAGAACGCATCGCAGGTGTGGGATGAGTACCTGCGCTCGAAGGTGGGGACGTCGTTCTATGATGACGATCTCGTCGCTGATGCAATTGAACGCACTCACGACATCGCCCACCAAGTCATCGGCCCGGTGCCGCCCGATCGGTCACCCAAGTTTCCGAATGAGCGGCTGATCCCGAAGGGCACCAAGTCGTTCGATCACCTCGTCAAACTGTGCAAGGAGGGCCTGACCAAGAGGGGATTGCAGGACAAGCCTGCCTACGTTGAGCGGTTGAAGGAGGAGCTGGGCGTCATCAAGGCGATGAAGAATGCCGACTATTTCGTGTCATACCAGAAAATCATGGAGTTGGCGCGAAAAGTGGTACTATGTGGGCCTGGGAGAGGCAGTGGTGGTGGAAGTCTCGTCGCCTACGTGCTCTACATCACTGACCTCGACCCGTTGAGGTGGGAGCTCCCATTTTCTCGCTTTCTCTCGATCTACAGGAAAGGTGCGCCGGACATCGACAGCGATCTCGCCGATCGCGACAAGGTGCTCGAGCAACTACGCAACTTCTTCGGCTTTGAGAACGTCGTCCCGATCAGCAACTACAACACCTTCAAGCTGAAGACGCTGGTCAAGGACATCGGCAAGTTCTACAGCGTGCCCTTCGAGGAGACCAATGCAGCAACAAGGACAGTGGAAGACGAAGTTCGCAAGGCAACGATGAAGGAAAGCGACGACAAGAACCTTTTCACACTGACTTTTGATGATGCGATGTTGTATAGCCCGTCGTTCAAGGCCTTCATCGACAAGTACCCGCAGGTCGCCGAGAGCATCAAGATCCTGTTCAAGCAAAATCGTAGTTTAGGACGTCATGCTGGAGGTGTTCTCATAACTGATGACCTGCCTAACAAGATGCCGCTGGTCGCTAGTCACGGTGAACCTCAATCGCCCTGGGTAGAAGGCGTGGGATTTAAACATTTAGAATATATTGGTGCGTTTCTTAAGTACGATCTCTTGGGTCTTGAAACTTTGCGCTATATCGAGCGCGCAATTGAGTTGATCCTGATCAAGGAAGGCAATCCCAAGCCCACCTTTCCCGACATCAAGGCGTGGTACGACGCCCACATGGCACCCGATGTCATTGACTTCAACGACCAGAAGGTCTACGAGGTCTATGCCGAAGGCAAGTGGTCGGGCATCTTTCAATGTACGGGTCAAGGCGCCCAACGCCTGTTCAAGAAGGCTAAGCCCAAGTCGATCATCGACATCGCCGCCTTGACGTCGATCTATCGTCCCGGCCCATTGGCCGCCCACGTCGACAAGCTGTGGTTGGAGCACGAGCACACACCCTACGATTGGGGTCACCCGCTGATCAATGAGACACTGAAAGAAACGCGAGGATTGTTGGTTTTTCAGGAATCTGTGATGGCTCTCGTCAACAAGGTCGCCGGCTTTCCCATGGCCGAGACCGACGAAGTGCGCCGTGCCATCATGAAGCGCAGCATCTCGGGAGGTGAGGCCGCCAAGAAGAAGGTGAAGGAGCTCGAGGACAGCATTGTCTCCGGCGCGGTCAAGAACGGCGTGCCTGAAGCGACAGCTCGCAAGATGTACGAGACGATATGTTTCATGAGCGGCTATGGGTTCAATCGCGCCCACGCGTGTGGGTATAGCATTGTCTCGTACTGGTGCGCGTGGATGCTGACCCACCACGAGGAACAGTGGCTGTGCGCCTACCTCGAGGCGATGTCGACGACCCCCGACAAGCGCGCCAAGGCCTTCGGCGAGGTCAAGGCCCTGGGCTACCAGATCGTGCCCATCGACATCAACCACGCGCAGTTGGGGTGGACGGTGCTGCCCGGCAAGAAGCTGATGCCGTCGATGACGTCGGTCAAGGGGGTGGGTGACTCCGCCGTCGAGGAGATCATGTCGCAGCGTCCCTATGAGTCGATCGAGCAGATGCTGTGGAACGACGACGGTTCGTGGCGCCCCAGCAAGTTCAACCGTCGCGCCCTCGAGGCGCTGATCAAGGTACAGGCGCTCGACAGCGTGGGCTGTATCGGCCCCGACAAGGTCTTCAAGTCGTACCACCACATGCACGAGACGCTGATGGGTGAGTACGTTGAGACGGTGACCCGCAAGCGCAAGGGTGTCGAGGAGACCGTCGAGATCACCCGCGAGCACGCCGCGCTGATCAAGCGGTCGAACAAGGGCGATCCCCACGAGGGCCGCAAGAACTTCTTCGAGCTGGCGCGGCGCCTGGCCGACACCCACGGTGACGAGTGGACGCGGAAGCAGCTCGCCGAGTTCAAGGCCGACTACTTCGGCACCGTCGACGTGATGACGATGTTTGACCCCAAGTACTTTGAGGCCTTCACCCGTAACGGTGTCGGGCCCATCGAAGACCTCGAGGTGGGCTCGACGGCGCTGTGTTGGTTGGTCACCACGCTGTCGGCACCAAAAAAGGGTGGGTCACCTGTCGCCGGCGTGATGAAGAAGACGAAGAATGGCAAGGCCTACCTGCAGGCCTTCGTCACCGGGCAGGTCGGCAAGCCCCTGCGGCTCAACGTGTGGGGCAAGAAGGAGCTGCTCGAACCTTATGTCCTCTATGCGGGTGAGGTGGAACGCAATGAGTTCGGCTTTTCAACTGCGGCCTTCAAGTTGAGGCTCATCGCCGGGTGATGCGGGTGAATAATTAGGGTCAATTCCATGGACTTTCTCGACATGTTCCACGTACCCGACACCGAAGAAGGCAAGCGCGACATCAAGTGGATCGAGAAGGCCCACATTGTCATGTGGCTCCTCAAGGACATGTCGTGGGTCAACCATTGGCGTTGGGTGGGCATGGCGGCGATCCTGCCGACGTTGGGGTTGGCCATCAAGATCGCCTACGACAGTCGCCATTCGATGGCCGACTTTGTCCACGATGTCGCGGTGTGTTGTTGGATCAGCGCCAACATCACCTGGATGCTGGGTGAGTTCTTTGTCAACGACGAAACCCGGCCCATCGCCAAGGTGTTCTTTTACCTCGGCGCCGTAGTAATATTGAGCTACTACGCCTACGCAGGCTCCAAGAGGTTGCTCCATGCTCATCGCCTTCGACACCAAGTTCCACAAGCCCAAGAGTCCCTCGGGGGACGAAGTGACGCTGGCGCTCGGCCCGGGGACAGCGATGCTGACGCTGCGCTCGGACAAGTTCAACGTTGAGCATAGGCCCGGCGCGCCGACCGAAGTGGGACTGGCCCGCTACATGACGAAGGACGAGCTGCGAGAGCTGGCCTTGGCAGCGTCGAAGGCGGCCGATGAACTCGAGGCGCGTCAATCGCCCATCACCGTCGTGGGATCACAGGTGCCTGCCAACGTGACGTTGGCACAGCACAACATTGACTACGTCAACAATCCCGGCATACAGGCCGGAGCGGCGAGCACCCTGCCACCCGGCGTGACGTTCGTGGTGCGGGACCCGGGCAAAGGTGGGCTGATGGGTGGCTTCACCGAGCGCGAGCTGACGATGTTGTCGTACTTGATGGCGTGGCTCGTCAAGTCGCCGGCGTCCGCCGGGCGGTTGGTTTCCGTCGCTACTGGAACACAAGATGACTCTACGTTGCTTCCGCTCCTCAAGGAGCTACAGGAGCTGATCACTACCACGGCGATCGAGCGCAATTTTGCATCCGATCGTGTCACACTGCGCGCCGCGGCGCTGACGTGGTTGGGCAACCCACACGCTCGCAAGCATGTCATTGGGAGGTTGCTATTGACGGCACTCGACGCAGGGGAGGTGGGCTGATGTGGCTCGCCGTCCTGATCGTGGTCGCGGTGTTTAGCATCGGCTTCATCCTTGGTCAAGCTCTGGAGAGGCGGTGATTCATGTCACTGTGCGGAGGTTGTGGATCTACGTTTGACCCATGGTCATTGAGTGGAAAAGGTAGATTTGTAAGTCGATGGTGTCGATGTTGTGTTGATGGCACTAAACGTCGTCAAGTGTTTGATTGTTTAGGTTGTCATCAACACATTGATCGTTGGGTTGAAGGTCTTTATACCTCACCAACTTTTTGTAATAAGTCATGTAGAATGAAGTATGAATATGCTAACAATATTAGGCGTAATTTTCTTAATGATAAAACAACGTGGGAATGGTGGGTCAGTAAATACGGCGAAGAAGAAGCACTTCGTAGAAAAGAGCATCATCGCGACGCAACATCACTAGCTACGTCGGGAGAAAATAATCCGATGTATGGGCGTCATGATCATGTACACGGTTTGAAACGTTTTGCCAAAGAAAAGACTGGTAAAACACTTGAAGAAGTGCATGGCGTTGATCTAGCAAGGAAAATGCGCGAGAACAAGTCATTACATGCGCGTGGGTCAAATAATCCTGCGTATGGCAAGGTGTATACGAAAGGTGGAAAGAGCATTAAGGGTTACTACAAAGACAAGTTTTTTCGTAGTCTACTCGAGTATTCATTCATGAAACATCTTGAGAGTGAGGGGTTATCGCTTAACATTGATGTTGATTATGAGTGCTTCATTGTTCCATATGTGTTCAATGGTGCTGATCGGACATATCGCGTTGATTTTTACGTGCCAAGTCGTCATGCAGTGTATGAAGTCAAACCTGCTTATGCTATGAAAGGTGTGACGCCCATCAATGAAGCAAAATGGAGTGCAGCACGTGTATACTTCAACCAACGCGGCATACAATTTTATGTAATGTCTGAGTTAGATTTTCCAAAGATCATGTTTGATATCGCGAGACAAGACAGCGATGTGACATGGAAAGAAGAGACGTTCAAGTATTTCAAGAGGTCAAAATGATGCAACGAGTTATCATGTTTGTTGGGCCAGATCGTTGTGGCAAAACGCAAATTGCTCAAGCTCTTGCAAAAAAGATGGGTGCGATGTACTTCAAAGCATCGTGGGAACATGCCGCATATCAACAAAGCATAGGTCTTCGTCAAGGTCGAGATTTAGATCGGGGTGCAGTCGGTGCTAATCTTGATTTAGTGCGCCATCAAGTGCGCGAAATTGCTCGACAAGATGATATTGGATTTTGGGTTGCTGAGACAAAAGATAGTGATGGTAAACTCACTCGACAGACTCTTGAACCCAAGGCATTTACGAAAAAAGATCGATTTTTGAATGAATTACGGTTTGCCGATCCGCGTACATTTGATTTTGTGAAACAATTAGGAGAACAACTTGGAACAAGCGTTGTGTTTGATCGTGCATACCCTTGTGAAAGTGCGTATTCAACCGTAATGTGCCGTGAAACCGATCAATCAGCGCTTGAACAAATTGATCGTTGGTGGTCATCTCTTAATACTTTGATTATTGTGTGTCGTCGATCTAACTACAGTGGCATTACAGACGATCTTGATTCTTCAATCAATGGTGACGTACTTCAAAAACTTGATGACGCATACATGGAATTTACCACGTGGACGCGGTGCTTCTTCAAAGAACTCAACGTCGACGATGAAGACCTCGACCGCGAAGTCAATGAGATCCTGCAGTTCATCGGATGGGAGAAGTGAGGTGATCCATGTGGCTCTATGACAGCGTGGCGAACGTGTGGCACATGTGGGCAATTGCCAGCCCAACGATCGGCACCAAGGCATGGTGCGGCTTCGCTCTAACGGCAGATTGCACCCCCACGGGCGGCACCACCGGCATCCGCTGCGTATCGTGCAGTTACCTCTTCACCAAGTCGAGGCCCCAACGTGCCTAATACCTGTCACTTCTGCGCCAAGCCAACGAAGCCGGGTCACAACTACTGTGATTGGGACTGTCACGTCGCTGATGCCAAGCGCATTGGGGGCAAGGTCAAGTGTCCCAACGGTCTGCGCATCGCCTGCATCAAGCACAACGGCGACATGCTGGAACACGAGCACGGTGACCACCCGGACTACAAGTTTCCCGTCACCGTCGAGTACCACGGCACCGACTTCGAGCGCGCCGAGGTGCAGCTGGCGATCTATGGCAAGCTACTCACGCCTGCTGAATTGCTGCGCTCCCGTGATCAGGTGCACGCGCTGATCTACACCGACGGAACCATCGCGGTGACAATGTACGAATGTTGTTACGCGACGTGGTTCATCAATCAATCAAGCGTTTCCCGTGTGGTGGGTAACCTGTGGGAGCGCGGTGAGTGGGCGTTATCTGCGGCTTCACGCACGAAGATCAGTGACTTGTACAATGGCTCGCGTGGGCACTAGAATCAGCACATGAAACTCTACTGGCTTGATCTAGAAACCACGGGTCTCGATCCCTCAAGCACCGAGATTCTTGAAGTGGCGGTCGCCGAGGCTGACTTGCTCAACCCCTTCGACGTCAAGCACATCTATCACGCGGTGTTGCCGCTCCTCACGCACGTCGAGCAGCTTAACCCGTTCATTGTCAACATGCACACCCAGAACGGGTTGTTGGCCGAGTGTCAGGGTCCGAATACCAAGTCGCTAGCGCAGGTTGACAAGGAACTGGCTGCGTTGATTGCGTGGGTCGACGACAAGGACGAGCGTGCCACACTGGCCGGGTCGAGCATTCACTTCGACCACTCGTACATCAAGGTGTACATGCCGCTGACCAACAAGAATCTGTCATACCGTCACTATGACGTGTCAGCACTGAAGTTGTTCTGCCAATCGATGGGCATGCCCAAGTTCAAGAAGGCCGAAGCGCACCGTGCCAAGGACGACATCATCGAGAGCGTTGACCACGCCAAGGCCTGCAAGGAGTGGCTGACGGCGAACTTGAGCTATGCGCCGGTGATGAAGTGAAGCTCGGCCTCATCTTCGTTGGGTTGTTGGCGCTGTGCGGGTGTTCGCAGACCGCACAGGTCCTGTCGAAGGATGGAACTAAGGTCGCGGCGGTGTGTGAGGGTGGTAACTGGGTGCTGTGCATGACCACAACGTGCCCCAACGGTTACGACGTTGTCAGCATTGACATGCGAAACAGTGAACGCGCGCCACAGGACGCCAACGCGATCGTCAGGTGCAAGTGAGTGTTGATCAGTCAGCCAGTCTTGACAGGTGCTCGTACACCAGCTCATCGATGATCTGCCTGGCCTCGTCAATGGGATCCCACGTCTGCGTGTGATCAAAGCCCAGCTTCTTGACCTTCAACTTGCCGTCGGGGTCACGGGTGACCTTGGCATCCTGGCCTGGGTTGAACCGCGTGTTGGTGGTGGGCCCGGGACCGTAGGCCTTGCCCTTGTAGCGGGTGTGGACGGGACGGTTGTTCTTGCGGCCGTAGATGCGGTAGGTGTCCTTCGACGCGCCGGGGGTACGGACGCTGTTGGCCGGGTCAGCCTTGGGTTTCTTGGCCCAATCGGGCTGTTCTGCCTTGGGACGGTCATATGTACCAGCGCTGGGTGGCTTGGCCCAATAAGGTTGTTCTGCCTTGGGCGGGGGTGGGCGACCGGGTCGAGGTTTTTCGACATAGCCCTTCTTGCGCTTGTCATTGATCTGTGCCTGCGCCACGTGGACCGCCATGCCGTTTGCACTGTAATCCTCGGTAGTGGTTTGACCCGCTGAACCGATGCGGCCCCATCGCTTGGTGAGTTTATTACCACTAACGCTGATCTCCCAGAACTTGCTCGATGAACCACCCACGAATTCGAAGTAGCGAGGCTCTCTGAACCCGCTCTTTCGTTGCTCCTCCTGCGCTTTCTTCGCCGAGGCCTGGTCATTGTATGTTCCACCGGCCGATGCTGGTGGGGGTGGCTGCTTTTTCCACCATGCATCGCGCTCGTCGCGTTTGCTGGAATTCCATCCGTCTTGTGGCGGGGGAGGTGCTGCCTTGGGTGGTGCCGCATGGGCCTTCGCCGCCTTGGGATCTTCATAACCCTTGAATTCGGCGCCGAACCTGAACTTGTTGGTGGGGTTGAGCAGCCGATCCTTGGCATTGTTGATGTCGACCATCTTGCCGTGGGCGTTGGGATCGCCTGCGTTGCGGTCGGGGTGGTGCTGGAGGGCCAACTTCTTCCATGCCGCCTTGATCTGATCCTCCGACGCACCCTTGGGCACCCCGAGGATATCATAGGCGTTGAGCAGGGCCTCTTGGATCAGGCGCCTGACCTCGTGGATGTTGAGCCTCATCACCGTAAATAGGGGTGTAGATGGGCGTGTGCGGGAGTAAAATGAAGAGCATGAAGCGACTACTGGTGACGACGCAGTTGAGCAACTTTGTCGACGGTAAAGCAGATCTCGCTTGCGATAGCGGGTGGCAAATGTGCATCAACCGCATCCGCGAGATGCTACGATTGAACCCCAACCTCTACGTCGACATCATGGGACCCAATGAGGATCAGTTGGTGCAGCACCCCGCCGACGTCAATCCTGATCTGGTTGCGATGTACGGCGAGATCGACGTGCCACGATTGCGGTACATTGAGCACCCAATCGTCACCAGCGCGCTGATCACCCGCTATGACTTCAAGTGGTCGGAGATCGCCGACTCAATGGGCCTCGAGGAACACAAGGCTGATGTCACCCAGCGCTATGACGCCGTCTATGTGAATGATCCCATGCAGCTCCGCGCCTTCAAGGCCATGTTCCACGTCGTCGGGGGCTACCAACCCAAGTTCTTCGTGCACTCACACTTCGTCGACGTCCCCGAGGTCCCCAAGTTCCCAGCCGAAGCGTCGCTGTGGCTGGGCCAGTGCGAGGCCACGCTGAAGGCTGACTACAACTTCTGGCAGTGCGAGTCGGCGATGAACCAGTTCTTCGACAGCATGGGCAAGTGGTTCGTGCAGGACGTGGTCGACGACGTGCGGGCTAAATCGCAAGCGTCTGATGACGGGTATTCGATTGCGGAGATCACTTCGCCCATATGCCAAGCTAATCTACGGTTTACGGACGCTGAGTGGCGTGCCAAGACTAATGGTAAGGTGGTACTGTTCTTTCCCAATCGCATTAGCCAGAGTTCAAGTGATTACACGCGTGGTTGGTGGTTCACACATGAGTTCATGCCCAAACTTCGACAACGTCGCCAAGACTATGTCGTGGTGTGCGGTAATCCTAACATGAAGCTGTCGAATGATGAACTCGTTCAATTATGTGGGCCTCATGGTTATGTTAAGCTGCACGATCACACGTTCAATCGTGATGAGTATAAGTACGTTGCGTCACACAGTGACATTGTCGTAGCGCTGTATGATGCCAAGAGTGACGCGTACGGTGGGACGGCCTCTCGAGAATGCATTGAATTGGGGTGTGTACCATGCTGGCCTTCTTGCAATGAATATTTGAGCCTTGCTCGAGAAGCAAGAGTTGAACACCTATTGGCCAAGTCTGACTTGTCTGATTTAGTAGACGTCGCAGACAATCTCATTGGTCTTGCGGGTTCATCATCTTTGCCATTGAAACAGTACAATGAACGATTGCGTGAAGTTGTACGTAGGCGCTGTTCGTTTGAACAGACTGTTCCCACAATGATGAAAAAGATGGGTCTACTATGCTAATTGAAGTTCTCGAAACATGGATCAAGACGCCTCGATACAAGAATCGTGGTAAACGACGATTGTTAGCGATTGTTGCGTGTGATGCGTGCGGCAAACGTGAACAGCTACCATACATCAACGGAATGTGGGAGACTCGAAAACGCGTCTGTTCACCTGAGTGTGATACAAAACTACGATCTCGTGGTGGTGCGCTTTATGCAAGTATCACGGCGACGAACGTAGAGCGATATGGCGCAAAGTACGCATCAGCGACTGATTTAGGAAAGCACAAACAGGAAGAGACAAATCTTAGAAAGTATGGATATAAGGCATCCTCACAATCACCTGAAGTTGAAGCTAAACGACTTAACACGTGTCTTTCTATGTATGGCGGACCTGCAGCAACAAGTGACGCGAACGTCAGAGCGAAAGTCAAGTTGACGTGTGATACCAAGTTTGGTGGTGGTGTGTTGCTCGATGATGATATTCGAGAGCAATTCAACGCAACTATGGTAGAACGACATGGTGCACCGTGGGCAGCACAATCAGCAATCATTCTCGCTAAACAACATCAGACCAACATTGAACGTTATGGAGTTGCGTTTCCATTCCACACAGATGAAGCGAAGTCAAGAGCACACTCACCCCAAGCGCTACTCAAACGCCATGAGACCATGAAGCGTAATGGCACATACAGGACTTCAAAGCCTGAAGACCGTCTCTATCAAGTTCTGTGTGAGATGTTTGATATAGACGACGTCGACCGCCAGACGCTCGTATACAAGTGGCCAATTGACTTCTACGCCAAGAGCATTGACACCTACGTACAGTACGACAGTTATTGGCATGGCGTCGGACGCGCAATCATTGAGGTCGCTGAACACAAGGTGCCTCGAGACGTCTCGATTCACAAGAAGATGCTGACTGACATCGCTCAGGATGCGTACTTCGCCGAACGTGGCATGCGGCTCATTCGTGTGCAGAGCCTGACGCCTGAACAGATTACCCCCGCGGCCATGCGTCGCATGGGCCTGCTGTGACATGAAACCCGGTGACCTCATCGAGTGGGCGTACAAGTCGGACGGCAAAGTCGTTCACCCCCATGAAGAATTGTGGTCATCGATCGAGAAACGCTACGTGCCCATCGGCGGCCTACACCTGTTCGTCAGCAATGTTGACGGCACCCTGACATGGCTGCCTCTGGGTGAGAATTGTAAGGGGTTGCTCCACGCGCGCGAGGCTGATACGATGGCCAGGTCGGGCCGGTCGTTCGCGACGAGCGGTTGCTCCACGCGCGCGAGGCTGATACCGACCTGTACGGCGAGTGGTGCGACGACGAAGTCGGTTGCTCCACGCGCGCGAGGCTGATACGGTAGGCGTGCCGAGACGTCGCCGATTGTACCCACGCCTGTACCACACCTGAACACTGATCTCTCATGTGGTACAGTCTAACCCATGACCGAACGGGTATTGATCACGGGCGCGGCGGGTTTCATCGGCTCAAACCTGGTCACCCGGTGCCTGGCCGAAGGGTGGGTCGTCCGCGGCGTCGACGACATGAGCAGTGGCCACCGAGAACTGCTGCACCCCGCCTTTAATACTGGTAGCCTGTTGATCGGCGACTTTGCCGCTGATTTCGTCCTCAACTCGATCAGGGCACAGGCCTTCGACGTCGTCATTCACCTGGCGGCGACGCCCCGCGTCAGCTATTCCGTCGAACACCCGCTGGAAACGCACGACAACAACGTCACCAAGACGCTGAAGTTGCTCGACGCCTGCACGGGCAACGTCAAACGCTTCGTCTTCGCCAGCTCCAGTGCCGTCTATGGTGGCGCGCTGGAGCTGCCCACTCCCGAGACGGCACCCAAGGAACCCAAGTCGCCCTATGCACTCCAGAAGTCGATCATTGAGGACTACCTGAAGTTGTACAGCAACCTCTACGGCCTCGACAGCGCTTGCCTGCGGTTCTTCAACGTCTTCGGCCCGGGCCAGTTGGGTAGCAATCCCTATGCGACGGCGATCGCGGCGTGGCTGACAGCGATCAAGCGCGGCGAGCCCATGCGCAGCGACGGTGACGGCTTTCAAAGCCGCGACATGTGCTACGTCGACAACGTCACTGATGCCTGTGCCAAGGCGGTGCAGAGCAAGGTACCCCTGATGGGAGCGTGTTACAACGTGGCCTGCGGCGACAATGTCTCCAACAACGACATCTTGGCGGTGTTGCGGGCCCATTACCCAGAGGCGACCGTCGTCAATGCGCCGGCTCGACGGGGCGACGTGATGCACACCATGGCCGACGTGTCGAAGGCCCAGCAACAGTTGGGCTACGTGCCGCTGGTCAAGTTCTGGCCGGGCCTCATCAAGACGATGATGTGGTACGAGCGTGAGTGGGAACAGATCAGGAGCCTGTGATGAAGATCACCTTGACGGCCGATGAAGTGCGCGAGGCCTGCGCGATGTACGTCCGCAGCAAGTACGAAAATTTGCGGGGTGCAACTCTGGCGGTGCAACTGCACCGTCGTCAACTGACGCCGCAGGAGGAATTCGACGCCTCGCACGGCTACGTCAACGACATGACGGACCGCGTTGAAGCCGTGGTGGACGCATGAGCAATGTCAGGTCAGTCGCAGATTACCATGCAAATCACGCAATTGAAGCACTCAAAGTGCTCATTGAGTCAACGCCTGAAGGCGAGTTCGTAGATATCCCACAAACACGTCAACAGCTCGAACAGATGCGTCAAAAATTGATCGGCATCGAACACATGAAGGATAGCGTCGCATACATCGATTATCAACTTGAACAGGGTGATTTGGGAAGGGTACGATTCGCAACATGATTACTAACACCGTCTCTGACATGCGACTGGAGCTGGCACGTCACCTCGCTGACCAGCGCTTCACCAGCGTCAACCGTGAGGCGTCAATGACGTCGCTGGTCGGCGCCAAGACGATCGAACTGTGTGGTGTCAACTTCATCGCCGACCAAGAAGTGCTGTTCGGCAAGCTGAACCACGATTACCTCAAGCGTGAGGAACAGTGGTACCAGTCAATGTCGTGCAGCGTTGATGACTTTCCGGGTGGCGCCCCCGCGGTGTGGGAGGCAATCGCCTCGAGGGATGGACTGGTCAACTCAAACTACGGCTACCTCATCCGTCACTCCGACAATGGTTATCAGTTCGACCACGTCGTTAACGAGTTACGAAGGAACCCGGAGTCCCGCCGAGCGGTGATGATCTACACCCGGCCGTCGATGTGGGTCGACTACAATAAGGGTGGGCGCTCTGACTTCGTCTGCACCAACACGGTGCAGTACCTGATCCGCGACGGTTCGGTGAGTGCTGTGGTGAATATGCGCTCACAAGATTCACACATCGGATATAAGAACGATCGCGAATGGCAGCGATTGACGCTCAACGCCGTCGCTGATGCGGTGGGAGTACCAGCGGGCGTGCTGATGTGGCAGGTGGGGTCGCTCCATGTCTACCAACGTGACTTCTACCTCGTCGATCACTTCATCAAGACGCGTGAAGTCAACATCACCAAGGCGCAGTACCGTGAACTGTATCCCACGTCGCCGTATAATGAGTGAAGGAGCAACACCGAAAATGACATGCATCGTTGGCGTCGCGAAGGGCAACACGGTCTGGTTGGGCGGCGATAGTGCCGCGACGGGCGGGAACATGAATCGCACCATCATCAAGGATCCCAAGGTCTTCGTCCGCGGCGAGCTAGCCTTCGGCGTCTGCGGCCTACCTAAGGTGATGGACGCCGTGGCCCATGGCATCGAAATGCCCCAGCAACAAGGTGATACAAGCGATCGGACCTTTCTGGTCAATGAGCTGGTGCCGGCCCTCCGCGCGGGGCTCAAGCGCCTTGATTGTACCGCCAAAGACCCGCAATTCGGCACCGTCTTCATGGGAGGCATGTTGATCGGCTACCGAGGTGTCATCTATGAGTTGCAGGGCAATTTTCAACTGTGTACCTGCGCTGAAGGCTTTGCCTCGGTCGGCTCGGGCTCGCCCTTCGCCAAGGGCGCCCTCCATGCGTCGAATGGCAAGGGCAGTCCCCGCAAGCGGATCCTCAACGCCCTCGAGTGCGCGACAAAGGGCAATGCGGGCGTCGCCCCACCCTTTGTCATCGTCAGTGTCAAGCAGAAAAGGAAGTGGCTGTAAGCATGACCTGCGTCGTTGGGTTGGAAGATCACGGCATCATCTACGTCGGTGCGGACAGTGCGGGCATCGACTCTCACTCGTTGAGCATCGTCGGCCGCGCCGACGAGAAGGTCTTCGTCACCGATGACGGCGACTTCATCATGGGCTTTGCGGGCTCTTTCCGCATCGGTCAGCTGCTGCGCTATGCCCTCGTCACCCCTGATCAACCGGGCCGCATGGATGACATGGCCTACATGGTCACCGACTTCATCGACGCCGTGCGCGCAATGCAGCACGACAAAGGCGCGCGAGAGAAGAAGGACGAACTTGAACAGCACGAGGCCTCGTTCATCGTCGGGTATCGAGGTCACCTCTATGTCATCGAGAGCGACTACCAGGTGGGTCGACCCATCGACAACTATGCCGCGATCGGTTGTGGAGCTGACATGGCCTTGGGTGCCATGTACGCGACCAAGAAGCTGAAGATGAAGCCTGAAGAGCGATTGATGTTGGCGCTGCAGGCGGCCGCAGAGTTTAGCGCCGGCGTCAGGCCACCCTTTCACATCCTGAAGCTCGAACCTCCTGTTGTTGACGAGGCAAAGTAGGAGAACACCATGGGCGCACACCTGATCAATGGTGAGTTTCAAAGCGACAAATATCCGACGTGTCCCCGGGGAAAGGTGCCATTGAGCGTCAAGGATCCGACGGCACAAGACCTGCTGTGGGAGTACGCGCAGCGTCGCCGCGCAGTTGATGCCGAGTTTGCTGACGATCTGGAGACGGCGCTGCGCGCGTGTGGTTATGAGCCCAGGGGCATCACTAGGATTTCAAAGTCCGATGCCGAATACTTGCGAGGCGAGCCTTCACCACTGAAAATTCTGATCCCAAATTCTATTGAAGAAGACGACCCGCCTGAAAGTGAGGAGTGAACATGACATCGAGAGACTTCTGCTACTGGCTCCAGGGCTTCTTGGAGCTCCGCGATGCAGGTTACTCGGGTACGAACATCTCGCTGACCCACGAACAGCTCGACTGCATCAAGCGTCACCTGGCGATGGTGTTCAAGCACGAGATTGACCCGAGCATGGGTGATGAGGCTCACCGTGACGAGCTGCAGGACATCCACGACGACGATGCGACTGCCAAGCAACCCATTAGACCCAAACGCGTGAACGTCTCCGTCCTCGACCAGCGCGGTCCCACGTTCGATCCCAACGTCAGGTTGATGTGCTGAGATGGCCGACACCAACGCCTCTCTGATCGTCTTCTGTGGGCCCATGATGTCGGGCAAGACGTCGAAGCTGTTGATGGCCCTCGAGCGCCTCAAGTACCAGCACAAGCGCGTTGCCGTCTTCAAGCCCTCGCTCGACGTCAGGTACAGCGCCAGCGAAATCGTCAGCCACTTGGGTTGGCGGCACCCGGCGACGACGGTGCAAGGCGGCGCCGACATCCTCGAGGCACTGGCTGAGGCCGACGTGGCACCTGATGCGATTGCCGTCGACGAGGCCTTCATGATCCCGGGTGTCGCAGGGGTGTTGACGTGGTTGTACCGCACCGGCGTCGACGTCGTCGTCTCCACGCTCGACATTTCGGCGACGGGCAAGCCCTTTCCCGAGGTCGAGAAGTTGTTGCCGTGGGCCACGCACATCGAGAAGTGCTCGGCCGTCTGCACCCAGTGTGGCCGTGACGCCTTCTACACCCACAAGAAGCAGGTGTCGACCGACGATGAGATTGAAGTCGGTGGTGCCGAGATGTACGAGCCGCGTTGTAGCCGCCATCACGTCGCGATCGATCTGCGGCCCAAGCTCAATGAGCCATGAAACCCGGCGATCTCATCGCGCGGGTGTACGAATCTGACGGCGTTACAGCACTTCGTAGAGAAGAATTGTTATCATCGGTGACGGGCGATTACGTGCCCATTGGGGGCATTCACCTGTTGATCAGCTATGTCGATGGAATATTGACATGGTTGCCTTTGGGTGCAAACTGCAACGAGTTGTTTAGTGCGGACGAGAACGACACCGAAGCCGGCATTGCAGGCGACGACGTCATCTACGTACACGTGAGCCTGACATGAAGCCAGGCGACCTCATCGAGTGGGCGTATAGGGTTGATAATTGTGTCGTTGTTCACAGTGAATATTTGTGGTCATCGGTGTTCAATCGTTTTGTGCCCATTGGGGGCATCCACCTGCTGATCGGACGCGCCGATGGGATATTGACGTGGCTGTCTCTACGTGCAGCTCACAAGGGCTTGTTGCGAGCCGCCGAGCGCGATGTGCTGTGCCTAAGGGCGGAACGTCCTGCCGGCAAGGGTTGTTACGCACGTGTCTTCGGGCGCGGTGCGGTGAGGCCGACGGTGTAATCGATGATCCACCGTGGTATGATCAGTAGGTGATACCCATTCGCCGCCCATTCACAATGAAACTGCCCGCTGAAGTGTTGACCCTATCGAGCCTCTTCAATCAGGTGGGTCATGAGCTCTACGTGGTCGGCGGTGCCGTTCGCGATGCGGTGTTGGGGCAATCACCCAAGGACTTTGACGTGGCGACGGGGGCGACACCAGACCAAGTGGTGAAGCTGCTGAAGACACTGCCTGGCGGGTGCAAGATCAATGCCGTCGGCAAGTCATTCGGCGTCGTCAAGGTGCAGTTCTACGCCGCGCGCAATGAACTCGAGATCGCCACGTTCCGCCAGGACGTGGGTGCAGGGCGAAGGCCTGAAAGCGTCGTCTTTACCACGATCGACGAGGACGTCAAGCGCCGTGATTTAACGATCAACGCGCTGTTCTTCGACATCGAACGCAGCGAACTCGTCGATCTGGTGGGCGGGTTGGCTGACCTCGACGCCAAGCTCGTCAGGACGGTGGGCGACCCATTCGCACGCTTTGCCGAAGATCGCCTCCGCATCCTGCGCGCCGTCAGGTTCGCCTGCAAGTTGGGCTTTGACATCGAAGGGATGACTGCGCAGGCGATCAAGCACGACCCCAACCTTCACGGCGTGTCGCCTGAGCGCATTCACGACGAGTTCACTCGTGCCGTGGCGACGGCGAAACACGTGCCGGCACTGATGCAGCACCTGAACTACTTTGACCTGTGGCCTCACGTGCTGCCGGGCCTCAACGTGTCGTACCAGTTGGCCGAAGGCATCACCTCACGCGTGCCTGAGGTCGCACTAGCAGTGCTGCTCGATCACCAGCGACCGTGTGGCATCGACGAGCGTTTGGCCGCGCTGAAGTACAGCGCTCACGAGATCTCGCGGACGACGTTCCTGTTGAGGTACCGCGACCTCGAGGTGTCGAGTGCCTTCAAGCTGCGCAAGGCCTTCTTGGCGTGCTCGATGAGCGCTGAGGTGCTGCAGGACTACTATCGCCTGCGGGGCCTGCCCGTCACTGCGTTGGTCAGGGCCTTCAACGACTACCTGCGCGCGGCGCCCGTCAAGGGCGGCGACGTGATGAAGGATGGTTTTGCTAAGCAGGCGCTTGGCGCTGAGATTGAACGACGTGAGACCGAGATTTTCAAGGGGTTGCTATGAAGAAGACATTCGAGGAAGCATGGGCCGAGAAGGAGAAACAGGGCTACCAGTACGGCGCCGACGCCCTGGAGCAGGTTCGCATGGGATGGGAGCTGCACGAAGGTGCTGATGAGCCCAAGGTCGGTCGATCACCTTGGCCTACGCGGTGGATGAATGTCGCTCGCTTGCTAGCCAGTGAGTGTTCTTATGACCCAAGACTGAAGGTCTGTGCAATCATGGTGCCCGAGGACAATACGGGAATCATGGCTTTTGGGTACAATGGGAATGCGAAGGGCATGCCCAATGAAGTCGAGTCACTTGTTCCCGGCCAATCAGGTGCGATTCACGCTGAACAAAATTGCCTCATTAAGGCACCATTCCACTTTCCACTCAAGAAACACATGTACATCACCCACAGTTCATGCAGGGCCTGTGCCAAGCTCCTGATCAACGCCAACGTGTCGCGCGTGGTCTATGGAGAGCTGTACCGCGACGCGTCGGGCCTCGACCTGCTGCGAGCAGCGGGAATAGAGGTTTACTCCGAGGCAGAAGCCGTGGCCCTTACGGCACGGGCGTGATACTTATGCCAAAGTGATGAAGAAGCTACAGGAAGTCGACGTCATTCGCATCATGCGCGAGGAATGGTCAGCGAAGGTCAAGACCCTTGCCGAGGAGGTTGACGTCGTCATGAACTCCAAGGTGAAGGATGGTAGCACGGTGGGGGTGCTCTCGCCGGGATTAAAGATAAAACATAAACAAAGTGGGATTTTGTACACCGTCATGTCCGTCGGCCCACGTGATGTGCTGATCAGGCCGCCCGATGGAGACCCAAATGGATCAATTAGTGACACTGCGATGCTCGTCGATGCTGCTGAGCTAGAGCAGTCCTACAAGCTTGACTGAAATTGGGAGATCAATACGAATGGCACAGCACGATAAAGAAGACCAGTTGACCGATCTCCTCAAGGGCGTCGACATCAAGGGCATCGTCAATGGCGCGTTGCAGAAGGGTGGTGCTGTCGCTGCCCCCATCGACGAGGCCTACGTGGCGCAGCCCAAGCCCTACTCGCAGGTGACGGAGTTCGTGTCCCAGAAGACGAAGGACGCCCACACGTCGCTGTACCAGAAGTACGTCGAGACGTTGAACCGGGTGTCTGCTGAACTCGACACTGCTTCGAAGTCGGAAGCCAACAGCAACCACTCCGACTTCAGGAGCCTGAAGCTTGATGAGACGCGGTTGCTGAACGCGGTTTGGCTACATGAACTTTACTTCGCCAACTGCTTTGACGTTCATAGTGAGTGCTACATGAATTCCATGGCGTACATCCGCCTGGAACGTGACTTCGGCACCTTTGAGGACGCACAGCAGGACATGATGGCATGTGCGCTGGCCTGCGGTGAGGGCTGGATGATCACCGCCTACAACATGTTCCTCAAACGCTACGTCAACGTCATGGTCACCGACAACAGCCACGACGTGATGTTGGGGCTGTACCCGATCATCGTCATCGACATGCATGCTCACGCGTACTTCAAGGACTACCTGACTGACAAGAAGAGCTACCTCGTAGCGATGATGCGCCAGCTCAACTGGAACGTCATCGAAGAGCGGTTCACCAAGGCTGAATCGATTGCCGAGGTGGTCAAGTGAAACTCCGCGTCGGCGACCTCAAGCGCATCCTTGTCGAGGCCCAGCGTGGCCAACTGACGACCTATCACCGCATCCTGTTGACCGAGGAGGGCGATTCGGCTGCCCACACCGAAGGTGGTAGCGGTGAGTCGCTCGACAATCAGGTCGACAAGTACCTGATGCAGTACGAGAACGACTCCAAGAAGACCGACGGTGAAGTCCCCGGGGGTACGGTGGGCCAGATGGAGTCGGCTGACTGGCGCGACATCTGCCGTGGCATTCTGAATGAGGCAGGCGATGATGACGCCGCCGACAAGCCCGCCAAGCCTGACCCCGATGCCGATGGCACCGAGGACGCCGGCGCGCCCGCCAAGCTCGGTGTTGACAGCCTCGACGTCGAGAAGTTCGCCAGCAACGTCGTCCGCCTGATCGAGAACTACGACAGCCTGCTCGAGGTGCGCAATACCCTGATGCGCCGCGCCAAGGCATTCTTGGCCAAGACCTACGATGATGAGGTCTGCAAGACCTACGACGACGTGCTGCGCGATGACCACGGCATGGAGCCCGGTGCCAACAAGGGCGAGCTCAACGCCGACAAGTACCCAGCGCCCGCCGCCGACCGTGCCAGTGGCAGCGCCGAAGCGGGCCCCGGAGGGGGAGGCGCTCCGTGAAGAGAAACGGCGTCCTCAGGAGAAAGAACATACACGTCAAGCTGACCCGGGAGACGCACACTGCCTTCAAGATGCGCCTGTTGGAGCACGACGTGCCGATGCAGCGTGCCTTTGAGGCCTTCGCCGAGGCCGTCGCCGACGGTTGGCAACCTGCAATCAACATCGTCATCCGCGAAGTCCGCCGGAAGTTGAAAGACGAGTTGTTGTCGGTGGGCATCAAGCCGATCGACCTGAAGCGCAAGTTGAAGGCGCCTGGTCCTGTCAGTGAACTCGACGCAGACACGTTGTATGATTTGATCAGCGACGACGAGGATGATTCGGAATCGCCCAATGACGATGAAGAACCACCCATGACGCAAGGACATCACCATGAAGCTGCTTGATAAGGCCTTCAACAAGGCGCTGATGTTGGCTCCACCCATCGTGGAGTTAGTCAATGCCCTCAAGTCATGCGTGGACACGCTGCATGAACTAGCGCAGCACACGGCATCGCTGATTCGTACCCAGACTTATCACCAGCGCGTTCTCGAACACCTGCACGCTCAACAGCAGCAGATCATCGGTCGCATGATGGAACACAAGCTCGACACCACGCTGCCCGCACTCGGCGACGGCGTCATTGACGACAAGAACAAGCCCAATTGAATTCACGAGGAGAACACCATGGTCGACAAGAAGAAGTCATCGCCTGACAAGGGCACCCAGGGTCACGTCATCCCGGGGACGGATCCGATTCTATGAGCCTCTCTGTCTTCGGCGTCGTCCTCAACTTTCTCAAGGCACACTGGGGCGCGATCGCGCTGGTCGGCCTCGTGGCGGTGGGTTATGGCTGGTTCCACCACCAGAATGCGCTCAACGTCGCTGCACTTGCACAGCTCAACACCGCCCACCAAGTCGAGATCACCGCAATCAACAAGGCCCGTGCCGACGAGGAAGCACAGCACGCGCAGGAGCAGCAGGCCCTGCAGGCGTCGCTGGCTCAGGCCCAACAACAGTTTGAGCAGGCCACCGCTGCACTGGCAGTGAAGCAGGCCGCCGAACAAACGAAGATCGCCAAGCAGTACGCCAATGATCCCGTTGGGCTAGCGACGCTGTTGAGCGCCAAGTTCGGTTTCGCCGTGCAACCCCCGGCGGGCCAGTGAGGTCGCTCATGAATTCACCTCGCATCATCGCCACGGTGACAGTCGTCGCCCTGATCGCTGCAACGTCGGTGCCCGCTTGGGCCGACGACGCCGTGCTCGCAGCGAACCATGCAGCATCGGATGCAGCCTCCAACGCAGCTAGCGCTCGGGTCACCGTAGCGCTCACTGCCCCTGCACCGGTGGTCACCACGCCGCCCCCAGTAATTACGCCGCTCAAGCTTGGGCAGGTAGCTCCGTACCCGGGTGTGCTATTTTCTCCCAGCGCTGTAGGCCAGATCATTGCCCAGCAGGACACGGCGATGGCCACGTTGCAGTTGTCGGTGCAGCACCAGGCGACGATCGACGCAGATCAACAGAAGTTTGCCCTTGATGCCGCGGCGACGACGTGCACCACTGACAAGAGCATCTTTAGCGCGCAATTGACCGACGCACAGAAGCAGAACTTGATCCTGCAGGACGAGCTGAAACGTGAGTCATCGGGCCCAGGCGCGGGCACGTGGATCGGTCTCGGCGTCGTCGGTGGCATCGTCTTGACGGTAGTGACCGCGTTTGCCGTGGGTAAGCTCTGACCAGCGACCTATTTACGTTGGTGAGGTCGTGCTCATGGCAAACTTGTGGATCAAGGATCAGAACGGCGATCCCAGCGTCATTGTGACACTGGTCGCGGTGTCGTTTGTGGCGGTGACAGTGGGCTACGTGATGTCGCTGTTCGATCGCATCGGCACCGTGTCAATCAGGCCCTTCGACGTCGCGGCGTGTGGTGCTTATTTCGGGAGCGTGATGGCCGCCTTCGTGGGCCACCATTGGGTGACGACCAAGTACGTCAATGGTCAAGTCGTCACCGATGATTCGTCGGCGACCGTCACCACGACCCAATCAGGCAGCGGTAACACCGTCACCGCGACGACTGATGCAACGTCGACGACCACGACGATGCCAGTGGTGCCAGGAACGAACCCCGGGGTCACGACATGACGACCATTGTCACCGACGATGCCCTCCGCGAGATGGTGCGCGAGGCGCTCTCCAACACGGGCTGGAGCAATGAGGACGCGGGCACTGCCAACGTCAACCCCGTCGTCGATCCGTCGAAGGCCGTCACCGACCCCGTCAACCCCAACTTCACGCCCCAGACCAAGACCGAGTTCGGCGTGGCGATCAATCAGCTAGTCAGGAACCTACCCGACACCGAGATGCCCGACCTGTATGGCGTCGTCAAGAAGACGCTAGACCAGCGGACTGAAAAAGAAGAGGAACAAGCGATGGACAAGAAGGCAGTGCAAGGCGGTTCTCAAGAAGCGATCGATGACGCGAAGAAGAAGCAAGCTGAGGCGGTGATCCGCAAGGCCGTCCGCAAGGCGCTGGCTGAGGCACCCCTGCCCCCGGTCAAGAAGATCCCGATCGGTGTCCACGGCAAGGAATTCAACGATCGGGTCGAGAAGACGAAGGCCGGCCTCAAGAAGTCGTTGGGCACCGCGGCGGCTGAACTCGATAAGCCTGATCAAGAAGAACTTGATGCTGTTGCCGATGGCGGTAATGCACCTAAAGGGCGCAACAAGGCATACAAGCCCGGCGCGTTGGGGGGCATGCAGGACGTCGGCGGTCAGTCGTTTGAGGCCATTGCCAAGGAAGTGGGCATGTCGGTCGCCGGTGCCAAGCAGCTCGTCGACAAGTCACTGGAGAAGTTGAAGTGGCTGCACCGCCTGCCCGAAGACGACCGTGACATCCTGATCCTCACCACCGCCAACGACTACATCAAGACGCTGGCGCAATCGGGCGAGCTGACGGCGCCCGACATTCAACTGATGAAGGATCACCCGACGATCGTCACCGAGCTCGACGGTTTCCGCGAGTACCTGCACGACGTCATCACCAAGGCACGCAAGCCCGGCAAGAAAATCAACGCCTTCGGCGAGGGGACGGAGGCCGACGAGGTCAACCAGCTCAACGAGTCCGCCAAACGCTTGGTCACCACGTTGACCGAGGTCATCGGCAACCACGCCGTGGTGCAGGCCGACATGCGAGGCCCCTACATCGTCATCGAGGGCCGCGAAGCCCGCCCGCGTGATCCCAACAAGACGCAGTACGCCGCGGGCACCAAGGTGCGAGTGCACCAGCGGGCCAGCAAGGGCGTGTCATTGGTGGAGATGCCCAACGGGGAACAGTGGACATTGAAGGGCATGAAGGGCTAAACGTCGATGGACGGCATCACCACATACGTGCCCAAGACGCAGGTCGTCGCCGCGGTACAATACGAGGTGCGCCTGATGCAGCCTCGCGCCAACATCGAGGTCGCCAAGCAACTGTGCTATGAAGCGGCAGCGAAAGGCGCCAAGCTCATCGTGCTGCCCGAGCTGTGCATCGGTGGGGCGGTGCTGAGGTCGACCGACGAGGCTTTCAAGGTATGCCAAGAGGCCGACGGGTGGCAGACGCAGGCCTTCGTGCCCATTGCCCAACGATTCAACGCCCACATTGTCTTCGGCTACACCCAGTGGTGTGAGGGCAAGTTCTACAACTCGGCGGCGATGGTAGGACCGACAGGGTTGGTGGGTAACTGGCAGAAGCACAATCTTTTCGGCGGGGATAATTTGTGGGCGCAGCCAAGCGAACAAACACCACCCATCGTGCTGACCCCCGCGGGGCGCGTCGGTGTGCTGATCTGCCGTGACATCAGCAATCGCATGCGCGAGAGCTACGTCTTTCACCAACCCGGCCAGCGTTTCTACAAGCCCGGTCAGGTCGACGTCATTGCGTGCCCGGTCAATTGGGGCAGCGCCTTCTCATATCCCGCCAGTGAGTGGGTCGAGTTGGTCGAGCAGACGCGTGCCAACGTCATCGTCAGCAATCGGGTGGGCGAGGAACGCGACATGAGTTACAAGGGAGGCTCGGCGATCATTGACCGTGACCGCCGCATCTGGACCAATGGCTCCAGTTTCACAGAAGCTGCCGTCGTGGGCGGCGTGGTGGTGTTGGGATAATGTCTGGCGCCTGAGCGGGTTGATTAAGCCCAGTCAGGCCGTCAATTGATCACCGCTTACCGAATGTGGACTTCTAGCCCCTGAGGGCCTTGGTGTTCTTGTGAGTGCTGACGATCCTGCTCTTGGCGCTCTTTGTCCTGTCGCTCTTTGTTCTGTTGCTCTTGCCTCTGTTGCTCCTGAAAATTACGGTCTTGTTGGTCACGTTCTTCGTGCTTGCGCGCCTCTTCTTGTTTCTGCTTGTCTTCTTGCACACGCTGCTGGCGAAGGCGCTCTGCCTGATTCGCTTGTTCCTGACGTTGCAGCGCTTGCTGAGCGCTGTTCTGTCGCTGTTGTTCCTGCTGAATCTGAAACTGACGATCGCGCTCGGTGTTGTCAACAACAACGGGCGGGGCTGCGGGCACGAACACCTGTTGTGGCGCCGGCACGGGTTCTGGCGTGGACTGAACGGGTGCTTGGCAACCGATTGCCACCGTCGACGCGGCGAGTAGTGAGAATAGAATTGACTTGAATTGCATGGTATTTCTCCATCGAATACTTAACTAAGTCAGTGCAATTGTTGTCCACTAATTCGCGATGAATTCTCAATCCGAGCATGTTGAAAGTTCGCGGAATCCTGACAGCGTACCACCCACGACCTACTTAGATCATGAGCCAGCTGTCTCGCCTTCACGAGAACTTCATTGCCCAGTCCGAGCGACCCATGGACTTCGGTCGGTTACCCATCACTGCGCAGCAGGCCCAGTCCCCCGTGGTGCCCATGGATCGGTGGCAGGCGATCGACGGTGCCCTGCACAAGACGTACCGCTTTCGGGAATCCGAGCACCGCAACGAGTTCATCGTCTCGTGGTTGGCCTACGAGCACCAGACGCAGCACCACGCCCGTTTGACCCTCGACGAGGGTGAGGTCAGCCTCCGCCTCCAGACCCGCGACACCCAGCGCATCACTGAACTCGATAAGGAAGCGGCTCGCTATGCCGACGTGTTGTACAAGGACCTCGTCTCGCGCCCAACTACGGTGACGTCGTCGGGTGATGACCAAGACGCTGACACGTTGTAGGATCGTGCTATGGAGCTCAAGGCACAGTCACCCACGCTGATGATGAGCGAGGCCCTGAAGGGTCGCCTGACCGACGATGACGGGGTCGTGGGTGAGGATACACCACCCGTCCTTGCGGTGACCGTCGTTGCCGTCATCAAGGTGGGTGACAAGCAGACGGCGATCGTGGGCCTGCTGAGGAGCGCGCTGTTCGACACGGACACGCCAGAGCTGGAGTTCAAGGTGCAGCTCTCCGATGCCCTCGACTTCGTCGCCGCCAAGTCGTTGTTGTTTCAAGGCTTTGAGCTGCACCACGGCGCCACCTGCGCCGTCGCTGTTGAAGGCCCCTTCATCGTCAAGGGTGCCCGGATCGATGACATCAACGTTGTTGAACAATTGTGCGTGCTGTGTTTGGGCCTCGAACGCACGATTCGCACCGTGACCGCCTAGTTATTTGCCATGAGTGGCATGGTACCTCGCACGGGTGAAGAGACGCTGATCGACATGTCGACGACGGAAGATGACTGCATGGACAGCATGGACCTACAATCAATTGTCGATCGAAACATGGACATTGCCGTCCGGGACAATGGTTACACCGAGCTTGCCAGCATGTCTCCCGAAAACGCTGCCATTGACTTGTGTACCTATTCACAAGAACTTGAAAACTTTGACATCGACGACGTTGCAGCTTGTGTTAGTGTCTGGCGAGCGAGTCACAAGCAACTTGAGGATGCCAACCCGCCCATCGACATGTCGATGACGGAAGAGGATGATATAGACACCGAACGCTACGAAGCGACCGTCACCGTCGCTAAACCCGACGAGGCAGTGAAGAGCGCCAAGCAGTGGAACCTGCGGGCGACGCAAGCGACGGTGGGTCATTCACACGACGTCACCTTTGAAGGCAACTACGGCGACCTGATGAACTTTATGACGGCATATCTATCGATGTCGAGTGCCGACGCCGATACCTACGTGGATCGGGTACCGGATCGACAACAGGAGAGCAGACAGATGACGAAACCGATGAACGAGACGATGGATGATGACATGGACGAAGGCTCTGCCGACGATGAGAAGTCGCCACGTGGTGATGAGCACGAGTGGCTTGACTTGCCTGACGGCAAGGTCTCACGTGAAGACGACGACGATTTTGCCTCAGGTGGCGGTGCTCTCGCGCCTCACATGAGCGAGACGATGGATGACGACGACATGGACGAGGCCGGGCCGCCCCCGCCTCCGTCAACTGCGCCCCCGACGTCAACGCCGCCTCCGACGACCACGCCGCCGACCAAACCCTCGTCGACTCCACCACCGTCGAGCACGCCGTCGTCGACCCCACCTACGCCGACCCCTCCCATAAAGACTGAGTCGACAGAGTTCGATCTGTTCATGGATCGCATTGTCATCGACGAGGCACGCGTCCGTAAGGTCGATCTCCCGGAGAACAACCCGATGCGGCGCCTGGCCAAGAACTACCAAGAACGACCCATGGGCCGCACCCGGTTCGTCAAGCGGGGCACGTGATGACAAAGCACGTCAAGTTGACCGACGCCAAGTCGCTGTTCGCCTACATTGACAACGTCTTCGCCGAGGGCATCAAGAGCACCCTGCACCAGAAGGCGTTGGCCGAGAAGGACAAGCAGGGCACGGGCGGGGGTTCAACCAACGCCAACGATGACCTGTTCGGTGCGGGCAGTGGTGGCGATGATCAGGGCGGCAGCGATCAAGGCACCGACGACCACACCGACAAACCCAGTTCATCGAAGACGATGGACGACGAGAACAGCAAGCTGAAGGACGCCGACGTCGAGCCCAAGGACATCGTCGACAAGCTGAACTCGATCAGGAGCGGCAAGTCGTTCAAGGACAGCGCCGTCAAAGGGGCGATGGACGAGTGGATCAACAGCCTGTCGAAGACTGAGCGCGTTGCGCTGTTCGCCTTCGTCCGCGGCATCGCCCAGATCGTCACCGGTGAAGTGCCCGCCAAGCAGGCTGAGGAGCCCGGCAAGCACCCGGCCGACATCAAGATGGACAAGACCAACGAACCACACACTAAGGAAGTGCGTCCCAATGTTATTAAGGGTGCTGGGGGCGACAAGCCCGCAGGCAGCAAGCACTCGGGCGCCACGAGCCCACAGAAAAAATCGCACGGCACCGATGAGGAGAACACCGACGCGCCGATCAGCGCACCAATTCAGGCGAAGCGGCGTTGACCACACAACGTGGATGGTATAAGATTAGCGCATGACTGACCCGCAATTCGTCGACATCCGCTACATCCCGCTGCCCATGGGCGGCACCCTCGAAGTCAAGGTGACGCAGCCGTTTCTCGATCGCCTGCGCGCCCACTTTGGGCTACTGGCACAACAACCCGTGGATGATGATCAGATCAGGATGTACTTATACGGTGCAATGGACACGGCCGTCACCAAGGCCGAAGCTGAGGTCAACAAGGATGTCGTCGAACCCAAGCGAAGCAAGAAGAAGGCAAAGCGAGTCAAGGCGCCTGCTAAGGACGCTGGTAAACCTCGTGGTCGAAAGACGCGTAAGGGAAGCTGACGTGTCAGACGGCTCGCGGGTGCCCCACGGCTCCAGCAAGCACGTCAAAGATCTGGAGACGCGGATCAGGTCGCTGACCACGTGGCGAGACCGACAGAAGCGTGGGTCGGAAGCGCGTGCCAACTATAGTCGCCTCATTCAACGCCTGAAGGGTGAACTTGCCAGCGCTAAACGCGCGTCGGCGAAGAAGGACGACTGAACGTGGGAGGTGCGAGCGGGCATCTTCGACATTTGCACGACAACCTCGACCTGACGTTCGGGGAGTTGAAGGATGTGTTGTCGTCGGCGGCCGATGGCAAGCTCGAGCGCACCAGTGAAAAACTCGACGGGATCAACCTAGTCTTCACGTGGGCGGGTGATCAACTGAAAGTAGCCCGCTCGGGCGGTGACATCAAGAGCGGCGGCATGGACGCTGTAGGTCTGGCGACCAAGTTTCAGGGGCGCGGCAACCTGGCCGACGCCTTCAACGGTGCCTTCAAGGTGCTCCGCGACGCGGTGGGCTCGCTGAGCGACGCCGTCCGAGCCAAGGTCTTCAACGACGGCCGCACCTGGTACTCGATTGAGGTCATCTACTCCAAGAATCCCAACGTCATCAACTATGACGCCAACTACGTTGTCTTCCACGCCAGTCCCGTCTTCCACGTCTCACGCGCCGGCGAGGTCAAGAAGCTCGACTCTGCTCCCGGCGTGGCCTTGTTGGAGAAGCACGTCGACAACATGCAGCGTGCCCTGACGCAGCGTAGTTGGCAGGTCAGGGGCCCGGCTCTGGTTCGCCTCAAGAAGCTGAGCGACGGCAACGCCGTCAAACGTGCCTTCACCATGATCGGTCAGGCACAGTCGATCGCCGGAGTGGGTGACGATGATACCCTCGGCGATTACCTCGCGGCGCGGATGACTGATGAAGTCGCGGGGCTCGACCTGCCACCCAAGGTCGCCAAAGCGGTGACGGCTCGGGCGGTGGGCAACCCGGGCGCACCGTCGTTGCTCAACCTGAAGAAGCTCGTCTCGCCCGACCAATATGCCGCCGTCAATCACTTTGTCAAGGCATCGCCGGGCCTGCTGAAGAAGTTCATTGAGCCCATCGAGCGTGCCGTCCATGAGTTTGCGATTGAGGCCCTGCGTGGCATGCACTCCACGCTCATCGGCAACAACGACGCCGAGGTGCAGCGCCTGCGGGGTGAGGTCGCCCGGGCCGTCAAGGCGATTGAAGCCAGCGGCGACGCCACGGCGATGGACGTGTTGCAGAAGCAGATGACGAAGTTGGGTAGCATCGAGAATGTCAGCAGCGCGATGGAGGGCGTTGTCTTCACGTGGAAGGGCAACTCATATAAGTTCACGGGTGGGTTTGCGCCTGCCAACCAGATCCTCGGCCTGTTCAAGTACGGGCGCAAGGGCGTAAAGATCCCCGTTCAAGAGGCCTATTTAAGGCACGCGGTCGCTCGGTTGGTCGCCAATGGGAGACACAGATGAGGGTTAGGTTGGGCTTGTTGAGAGAGCAGATACGCGCCATTCTGACGGAGTCGCCCGCCTCAAACGCATTTGAGAAGCACGTTGCATCAGCCGTAAAGGCCGCCCTTTCTGGGACAGGTGCCAAGATTGAACACGCTGGCTCTTCTGAGTACTCTGACATCCGCATTGACATCCCGGGCATTGGGTCATCATTCCTCGAAGTGAAGCTGACGTCAGGTGACAACCTTGGCAACCCACGCCTGCAATACGATGGTAATCAGTGGATCGTTGCCGGCGACAGTGGTTCGCCGCTGGCAGCCTATGCAGTAGAGTTCATGAATGAGTCACCCGAAGCGCAGGCCTTCATCAATGACCTCAAGGCGTTCCTGAAGACTGACACCGTCAGGTTACAAGGCAAGAAGCCCGGGTCGGTAACGTTGCCGCAGATCAAGGCGTTCTTAGCCAAACGACCCAACAAGAACATCGCTGAGCTTGACAGCGTCGATGCCGCCGCGTTGGCCACACAGCACTATGCCGTCGCCAAGAAGGAACCTGCTCACTACGTACAGGCAGGCGACGACTTCTACCTCATGGGTAGTGCAGATCCATTGGACTTGAACCTGGTCAACGATGGGCAGATCCCCGTCCTCAGGGGCATGGGTCGGCTGGCGGTTCGCATTGCCGATCGCAGCGCGCGCTATGAGGTACAAGTGTCAGTGAAGATGTGGAAGCACGATCCGAGCCCATTCTCGGCCATGCTGCCGACCTCTAAGGTCAATCCCTTCACTGCACTGGCTAAGTCACTGAAGGCCCGCAAGCGCGGCTAAGATCTGTACTTCACCGCACTATGTGGTAGACTGCTCTCGGAGGTGCAATCATGCACTATCGAGACACCGTTTGGTACACCAGCGCGGTCATGGACTTGAATGCTGAGATTGAGGACCTTGAGGCCCAAAAGTCGCAGCTAGCCGGCATCAAGTCCAACCTGCGCACGAAGACACAAAAAAACGTCCTGTTGAGCGTCAAGAATCGCCTGAAGAAGAGGCATAAGTGGGCTCACAAGCTGGAGATGGGTGACCTATCGTACTTCAAGGCATACGAGCTAATCAGGATACTGGCGGAGCTTGAAGGTCGGTTGTGGTCACCTGCCGAATGCGCCACGTTGGGAGAACCGCGCGCATTGCACGAGGGCCCGGGCGAGAAGGCGATCAAGATGCGGTTGGGTCTAACGCTATCATCGTCTACTGGCAGAGACCTGCCCAATGGCGAGATCAAGTGGCTCGACAATGGTAAAGGCTCATTACAGGCGATGCAGGTGTCGCTGTGCGGTCAGAAAGCATGGGGCGCCTTCATCTTTGAACAGGCGGAAGCGGGCCTGTTCAGGGGTCTTGACCCCACTGTCAGGCAGGCGCTCAAGGACGGTGAAGTGCCCAAAAGGATGATCGACGTGCTACCTCTCAACGTTCACCGTGAGCTATGCATGGCAGTCTTGCCGGCAAAGGTGCTGGCGGGTTACGGTGACATCTACTGTGCCTTCAATTTCGGTTACATCGTAGTGCCTGCCGATGACCTCAATGCCTGGCGTTTAACAGGCATCTCCAAGGGCCGACCACGCTATGCACTGAACATTGACTATGTCGTCATTAAGTTGCTGATCTCATCGTCCGAGCAGCAACTTGACGTAGTGGCGTAGCAGCGCCTCGGCGCGGGGCTTGCGAGCCCTGTCGGTCGTCTTGATGTCCTTGGGCGGGTCTTTCGCTCGGGCCGACAATACGTTCCACACTAGGTCGCGGTCGATGGCTTTGGGCAGGTGCTTGGTGAAGTTGGCCTTGTCACCCGCTCCGAGCCATTGCCGCATCTGGGTGCCCGACACGTTGACGGTCTGTGACCGCTCGATGGGCCGGAGTTTAATCTGCCCGTGGGCGAGAAGGTTGCCTGCATACTTGCTCAAGGTGGCGTAGTTGGCCTTCAGGTCGTCGGGGTCGGAGTAGATGTTGAAGGTGTCAGTGGAACCTGCTGTGTCGGCATCGCCCAATTCTTTGTAGACGTGGCCGATGGGTGAGCCACCGTAGGTGACGGTGACGTTGGCGGGTAGACTGGGCTCGATCGTCTCGTCCCACAGCTTCTTCATGTCGGCGCCGACGATGGGCACCTCACCCGGCCGCGCCCGATCGCTCAACGACACGTAGAGGTGCACTTCATCGTTGTTGCGCGCGGCGATGTTGACAAGGGCACTATGGCCAGCCTGCCAGGGCTTGAATGATCCCGCGATGATGCCGATCTTTGCCAAGTGATAGTGTGCTCCTGTCCGTTATAAGGTAAGTACCATGGACGACAAGAACAAGGTTCGCCGGAAGGCGACTTCATGTGGCGGTCTACCGTGGCGAGTTCACCTGGGTCGAGTGCAGGTGCTGTTAGTCAAGCAATTTTCACACAGTGACAACTGGGGCGTGCCTAAGGGTCACCTCAAACCCGGTGAATCGCTGGAGGACTGCGCACGGCGAGAAATTCGTGAGGAGACTGGCATCGACGTTGGGCTGACCGAGCGCCTGCCTGACATCACGACGGTGCACCGTGGTGAGGAAAAGACGGTGGTGCTGTGGCTAGCGCTGCCCACTGCCGACGTTGAACCCTATCACGACAACCCCGACAGTGAAGTCGCCGATGCGCGTTGGTTCAACATCGATGCACTGCCCATGATTCACAACTACCAGCGCACCATTGTCAAACACGGCATCGAGGCGATCAAAGTTGATCTCAACAGCTACGTGCCATCGCCGTGAACCTCGTTGACCTAAAACCCGGCAGCGTGTTTTACTGCCCACACGGTGCCACGATGTGGAGTAAATCTGCGGGGACCGGCGCATCAAAGGCGTTGGGTAGACTAAACACCCGCGAGCTGTGTTTAGTGGTGGCCTTGACCAAGGAGTCTGTGCTGATCGTGACGTCAGCACCGCGCGCGGTGTGGATCGACAAGATCAGTCAACACGGTGACAACGATCGCATCCGCAAGCTGTGGTGATGTGCCTGTAACTTTGGTGTGCGTGGCATACTTATCAGCGATGGCGTCCGACAAACTGCTACGTGAGTTCATCAGTGAGGTGGTGCTGCTCACTGAGGAGGGCGAAGGTGGGGGTGAATACGCTGACTTATCAATGGCAGATGCTACGGGCAGTCCCTACGGCATGTCGTTCGGCTCCAACGACGACCTCTACAACACCTTCGTCAAACCCTTCACCGACGTGGTGGGCGTGGCCGCGGGCAAGACCAAGGCCCTGTCACAGAAGGGTCAAACCCTGGTACGCGTTGCCTTCGAGGCCGTGGCCACGACGCTGGTGCCCATCCTCCGCGACTCCTACGGCGAGATCTTCGAGAAGGAGAAAGAGGAACTCGACAAGATTCGTCGTGACTACCACGACGTCTTTCAGGCCACTTGGGATGCCTTCGAAGACCACGATGCGTTGCTGGCCGCATTCCTCCATGCGCCGGCGTCGTTCATCACGTCGCGATTGGCCAAGCAATCACCCAAGGTCGTCATCAAGATGATCAGCGTGCTGACGGGCGGCACCCTCGACACGTGGCTCGATAAGGTGAAGAACGCCTTCGGTGTCGAGGGTGGCCCATCAGGTGCCAACAAGCCGGTGCACGGTGGTGACAGTGGGCCCATGGAGAGCACCCTGCATGAGGATGGGGGTAACCACCCACCCATTGAGCAGGTGCTGACCAGCGACAAGGTGAGGGCCCGTGTCGCCGATGCGCCGGTGACCAAGAAGTTGCAGCAACGTGGGACGGAGATCACGCGCGGCACCCTGGAGAAGGTCTACAAGCAGGCCAAGGGGGTGTTGGGTGCCAAGTCGCTGGAGCAATTGCAACAGTTGGTGCATAGACCGCTCAAGGGCCTCGACAAGATGAAGGGCGTCCCACAACAGGAGCGTCAGGCGGCGGAACAGCAGATCTTGGCGGCGGCGAAAAAGTCGATGCGTGAATTCTACACGAAAAACCTCGAGGGTCAGGTGAAGCAGGCGCTCGACCAGGGAGTGCCCGACGACTCGCCTTATATCAGTGACTACCGGCGCGTCATCAGCAAAATCAAAGCACTGTGATCGGTGTAGGATTACCTGAGGAGCACTCACATGGGCAATTGGACGATCGTGATCAAGGGCGTGGGCTGTCATCACAACATGGACTACCTGGGCGACGCCGACCGCATGGCCGCCGAGTTCGTCAAGGCGCTGCGCAATGCGGGTCACAGCGTCTCGCACGCGGCAATCACCCACGGTGGTGAGACCGACCTGTCACAGCCCACTGTCTACATCGACAATCAATCGACCAACAAGGGACCGCGGTGTGACAAGGAACTGCACCACACTGATGGTACAAAGCCCGAGCACTGTCGGTTGGTCGTGGCCCATGAGGGCGTCTGTCTCCCGCCGGTGAAGTGGGAGACGCTCTGATAGAGTGACCAAGTGTGCGGTGACGGTATAGAGTGACCGCATGGCAAAGACAGCACCCGCAAAAGCAGTCGCAGAGATGATGCCCGACGAGATCACCGCCTTGCGCGCCGTGGTCAACGACTTCATGGGCCAAGTGAGTTCGATCGACAACGAGATTGAGACCCTGAAGGGGGATCGCAAAGAAGTCATCGAGTCCTTCAAAGACAAGCTCGATATGAAGACGTTGCAGACTGCGCTGAAGGTCATCAAGCTCCAGAACAGCATTGCGCACAAGGATGCCTATGACTTGTTCATGGAAGTCCTCGGCGATCCGGCCCAATGAACCGCGGCACCGCCTGCAATGACTGCATCAGGTGTGCAGAGATCAAGGTCGCCGCACGTGGGGTGCGCGCCACTCTTCTTGAACCTGAGTTGAATCGCATGTTCCTGTGTCCGACGTGTGGCAACAAGCGGTGTCCCAAGGCAACCTACCACGACAACAAGTGCACCGGCTCCAATGCGCCCGGACAGGAAGGCAGCGACTACAAATGAGTGCCGATATTGAGTGGGATAAATCGGTGATCTTGAACGCTGACAATGAACATCTCCTTGCTTTGCCAGTCATGTCGTTCATCAAGGGATTGGTCGAGCGGTACGGCGCTAGCGTTGACACGTGTCTCGATGCCCGCAAGCACCGCAGCATCGTTGACTGCGACTTCGCTCGTTCACCCGAGGAGCTCGACTCATCATGGCGTGCGGCACCCCCACCTGCCGACCTCATCGATCGCCGCGTCGAGATCACCGGGCCGCCCACCCGCAAGGGCGTCATCAATGCTCTCAATTCGGGCGCTGACGTCTTCATGGCCGACTTTGAGGACTCATGCTCACCGACGTGGGACAACCTGATCAGTGGTCAGGTCAATCTCTTCAATGCCGTTCGTCGCACCATTACCTACGACGATCCTACGACGGGCAAACACTACTCGCTCAATGACAAGCCAGCGGTGTTGATGGTCAGGCCCCGGGGCTGGCACCTCAAGGAGAAGCACGTCAGGCTCGATGGCAAGCCCGTGCCTGCGGCCCTGGTCGACTTCGGTCTCTATGTCTTCAACAATGCACACGAACTGTTGTCACGTGGGTCAGGCCCGTATCTGTACCTGCCCAAGATGGAGAGTCACCACGAGGCGAAGCTGTGGGACGATGTCTGTTCCTACGCAGAGCAGGTACTCAACCTGCCCATGGGCGCCATTCGCACGACGTGCCTGATCGAGACGCTGCCTGCCGCCTTCTGTATGGACCGCATCATCTACGCCCTCCGCGACCGCATCGTGGGCCTCAACTGCGGGCGCTGGGACTACATCTTCTCCTTCATCAAGAAGCGCCACGATGACCCGAGCGCGGTGTTACCCGATCGCTCGCTGTTGACGATGGACAAGGCATTCCTCAACGCCTACGATGAGCTGTTGGTGCAGACGTGCCACAAGCGCGGCATCCACGCGATGGGCGGCATGGCGGCGCAGATCCCGATCAAGGGCAATGCCGAGGCCAATGACGTCGCCATGGAGAAGGTACACACCGACAAGTTGCGTGAAGCAGCGATGGGCCACGACGGCACTTGGGTCGCCCACCCGGGTCTGATCCAGATCGCTCGTGAGGCCTTCAAGGACTGCGGGCCCAATCAGATCGATCGGCCACGCACCAATCGACCCATCACTCGCGACGAGCTGTTGTTGGTGCCGTCAGGTCCCTGCACCGAGGAAGGCCTGCGCCACAACATCAGGGTTGGCATCCAATACCTCGAGGCGTGGTTGAGCGGCAATGGCTGCGTGCCCCTGTACAACCTGATGGAGGACGCGGCGACGGCCGAGATCTCACGTGCCCAAATATGGCAGCAACTACACCACGGTGCGATCGTCGGCGGGCGCCCACTGACCTACGTCAGGTTGGCGGACATCATCAGCCAAGAAACAATGCCACTGGTGGGCGCGCGGATCGACGATGCGATCAGGTTGTTCATGAAGGTTGCATGCGACCCGCACGAGTTCACCGACTTTCTGACGCTGCCCGCCTACGACATGCTGTAAACAGAGAGGTGCGACATGGATGACATCAAACGACCCTACACTCCCGCTGACGTCAAGCGCCTGCAGGGCCGCACCCGAATCGTACACTCGCTGGCCGAGAATGGTGCCGGTCGATTACGTGCTATGATGGTGAACCAATCCGTGCGGGCGTTGGGAGCGCAGACTGGCAACCAAGCGGTGCAGATGGTCAAGGCAGGATTGAAAGCCATATATGCGTCAGGTTGGCAAGTTGCCGCCGACGCCAACACGTCAGGCCAGACCTACCCAGATCAGTCACTGTACCCCGTCGACAGCGTGCCCACCCTGGTCAGGCGCATCAACAATGCACTGCTCCGTGCCGAGCAGATCGATGCGATGGAAGAGGCAGATGGCCAACGCAGCGAGAATCATCGTCACTGGTTAGCGCCCATCGTTGCAGATGCTGAGGCAGGCTTTGGCGGTCACCTCAACACCTATGAACTTGTCAAGGCGTTGATCGAGGCCGGTGCGGCAGGCATTCACCTCGAGGATCAGCTGTCGAGCGCGAAAAAATGCGGGCATTTAAATGGGAAAGTGCTCATCCCGACGTCTCAAGCGATCAACAACCTCGTCGCCGCCCGCCTCGCTGCCGACGTGCTCGAGGTGCCGACGGTCATCATTGCTCGCACCGATGCACTGAGTGCGCAATTGATAACCAGTGATATTGACGAACGAGATCGCCAGTTCGTTGCACCAACTAGTCGCACTTCGGAAGGTTTCTACCACCTGACGGGCGATCCCATGCAGCGGACGATCGCTCGTGGCCTCGCCTATGCGCCCTACGCCGACCTGCTGTGGTTCGAGACGTCAACGCCCGATTTGGCGCAAGCCAAGCAATTCGCTGAGGCGATCCACGCACAGTTCCCGGGCAAGCAGTTGGCCTTCAATTGTTCGCCGTCGTTCAAGTGGCGCAAGCACCTGACGGACGATCAGATCGCCTCGTTTCAGGATGACCTACACGCGATGGGTTATGTCTTCCTCTTTGTAACCCTCGCGGGTTGGCACGCCAATGCCAGCAGCGTCTTCGAACTGGCGCTCGATTATCACCAGCGTGGCATGGGTGCCTACGTCAAGTTGCAGGATCGGGAATTCACGCTCGAACAAGCGGGCTACACCGCCGTCAAGCACCAGCGCGAAGCCGGCACCTCATACTTCGACGCGATCGTTAGTGTCATCACCGGCGGTACTTCGTCGACGTTAGCGATGAAGGGCTCGACTGAGGCCGAGCAGTTCTCTGAACATGCAACCCCGTACGGGGTAGGATTACCCTATGGCGAAGAAGTCGAAGAAGAAGCGGGAAAAGACGGTGGTGTGCACGGATGTCGGGCAAGCGAAGTTCGCGCCCCAGCAGACGTACGCCCTGACGCTGACCCGGTTTGAGGTCCTCCACCTACGCGACCTGTTTAGCATCACGTTGCCCACCGACGTCAAGCAGACGGTGAGCCAGGGATTGGCCGCCGTCGAGGATCGAGAGATCGTCGAAGCCAAGCTGTGGCGCAAGGTCGCCACCTTGTGTCAAGCGGCGGCAGTGCCGACTGACGATGCGGCCCCTGACTTCGTCTGCGCGGCGTCGCAGGCACCCCCGGTCGGCGTCTTCAGGCTGGCGCACGATCCGCAGGAGGGTCAGGAGAATCAGTCACCAACCGGGAGCGTGTTGGATAACATCGTGACCGGTGATGAGAACGTTGATGATCCGGGTGACGACGACCCGTTCATGGGCGCCACGCCGTCATGGCCCACCGGTGAACCGATCGGACAACGTACACCAAAGAAGGCGAAGCAGCCGTGACCGCCTACAAGATCGGCCAGCTGATCTATGTGGTTCTTCGTGGCCAGAACACGGTGTACCCGATGATGATCACCGAGGTCATCAGCAAGCAGACGATGGAAGGTGACAGCATCACCTACATGGTCGCCGGGGGTTCAGGTACGGGCGCGCAGGTACTGCCGATCGACAAGGTAGACGGTGAGATCTTCACGTCGGCGGCCGAAGTCAAGCGGATGTTACTCGAGCGGGCGACCAACGGCATCAACCAGCTGGTCAACAACGCCGTCACTAAGGCGAAGGAGTGGTACCCGACTGCAACAGAAGCGACGACTGAGGGGTGGAAGTCCAATACTGAACCTCCTCACAAGAGCATCCATGCGCCTGGGCCGCAGATCAAGGCGCGAGGTGCCAAGTCGACCAAGGCGCGCGAAGAAGTGCCGCCCGTGACTGAAGAATTACCCGTCGATGGTGATGGCGTCACAGTGCAGATGCCCGACGGCACTGTCGCCCGCGTCAAGCTACCCGCCTCGATGTGATGGGAGCCGATAGTTAGCTACATGAAGACGACAGTGGGCAAGTTGAAGCAGTTCATCACAGAAGCGATGGACATTCCGCAGTTCAAGTCGATCAAGGGGTTGTCACGCTTTGTACACAACAAACATGCACACGGTACCGTGGTGACTCGGGAAGCGATCGCCTTCACCAATCCTCCTCCCGAAGCAGTCAGGTTCACCGTCGGCGCTGGTTATTTGGTCGGTTGGAACACTGATGACCCACGACAACGTAACATTGATTGGGAGCTCCACATCAATGAGCCGGGTGGGTTTACCGATGGACCACCTTGGGAATACAAGTGGGTGAAAGTGGGGACGGGATGAAGACGACAGTCGGCAAGCTTCGTAACCTCTGTGCTGAGGCGGTCTCGGCGCACCCCGACTACTTGAAAAAGGAAGCGCTGCGTGAGGCCCTCCAACAAATCATCACCACGTCGGTAGCATCAGGTGATGTAGCGACCCAAGAAAGGCTCGATGGCCTCTTCGGCGACCTATCGATGGCACTGAACGCCTTGAAAGGCGTTCCCTTTGACGTGTGGGTGAAGATGGCGACGAAAGCGACGAAGGTGAGGAAGTCCCGTTGAGTGATAACACGACGCCGGCGACGACGCTCTTCTACGTGTGGTTGACGACCTTCGACACCAGCTATGTCGATCAACTGTGCCTCAAGCTGATCAAACGTGGCTTTGTGGTGGGGGCGATGGGCCGCAAGTTGTTCACTGAACACGAAGATAATGCCGTCAGCGTCGTTGCGTTGTCGATCCACCGTCATCCGGTGAGTGAAGAAGAGAAACGAGACTACACCGCGACGGGTATCCACGCCGAGATCACCGACGTGTTGCGGACACTGAAGGCCAAGTGGGCCAGCATGGTGGTGTCAGTCACCGCAGGCTGCACGTGGAACATCGGTAATGTTCGGGTGACTGCCGCCGAACGCGCCGTCGAATTGACCAAGAAGTTGAACTGAACATGCGTGACGCGGGTTGGCTGGTGCTGGCGATCGTGGGTTGGGGTTGTTGGCCCGTCACCCAGGCGCTGGCGACTCGCTACATGCACCCGTTGTCAGTGCAGTTGACCAACGTTTGCATCTGTGGCGCGCTGGCGCCCATCCTCTACGTGTGGATGCGATCGAACGCTCAAGTGGGCAGCTTCAACGTGCCCGGGGTGTTGTGGACGCTGGCGTCGACAGTGCTAGCGGGCATGGCGGGCCTCGGCTTTCTGTTCGCCACCAAGCAACGACCCGCCAGTGAAGTGCTGTCGTACACTCAAGTCTACCCGGCCCTATCATTCATCATGTGTTGGGTGACACTGGGCGAGACGTTCACACTGGTGAAGGTCATCGGCGCGGTGCTGTTGGTCGCCGGTTGCGTCGTCATGAACCAGTGAGGGTGCAAAAGTGCGGTGGTGTGAGGTAGGATGGTCACATGGCATTATTGTTCACCAGCTGCCGACGGTGTGATAGAGTAGTACTCGATGGCCACCAAGCTGCTCTTCACCCAGGTATATCACGGATTCGAGGCCTTTGCCGACTACTTTCGTGACGTGCACGAAGCAGTCGATGCCGACTTCAACCCGGCGATGAAGGACATCCCGGGCGAGTTTCAAGGCAAGGTCACCGTCACAATCACCTACGAACCTGAGGACGACAACACATGAGCGCGAAGCTGTCAACGGAGAAACTGAAGGAATTGATCGGCACCTGGCTGGCGACCGATGCGGCCCGACATGACCTGAAGCACCACTCCGACCTCGACAATCCCGACGAGATGACGGTGGATTGGGCCAATGGCGACGTTGAAGTGACGCGGCTACAATACGTGTGCCGACTGTACGGTGCACCACTCGACTCAACGTTGGTGCAGCTCGAGGAGTTCATCTGGCACATGTGGTGCGATGGTTCGCAGTGGAAGCGCTGTGAGAAGCGCCAGTTGAAGGACGAGGCCGAGGACACCTTCACACAGGTGGAGTACATCGGCGAGTGGAAAAAGGGTCTGCCTGGCAACCAGCAGGCACGTCGCACTGTCGAATCGTTCCCGTGCGACCTGATGGGCGAGCACAACCCGGAGCTGGTCACCAAGTTCTTCAATGACCTGAAAGCGGCACAGAAGTGCATCTATCGCACGTTCGTGCCCAACAACCAGCTCGCCGACAACTACCGTCTCGAAGTGATCACCACACCCGATGACACTGAAGTCGTGGGCTGGTGGGTGACGGTGGACTGACATGAGTAAGCAACGCTTTGAAGAACAGGTCGGCATTGAGCTGACGCGCTGTGGCAAGGTGATGCCGCTCGGTGGCAACCTGTCACTGCGTGGTGCTGCAGGCGCGACCGAGACGCGGTTGGGTTATGAGTGCAGCAAGTGCTTCCGTCGAGTTGCCGTCGTCAATTGCTGGCCTCCACCGGGCAACACTATCTACTTGAACGATGAGGAGCCGTGATGACCGATCGCTTCACCTGGGACTCCGACGGCGTCCTCAACTATGCCTTCACCGGCGCGGCACTTGACGAACAATGGTCACGTGAATTGTCACAGATGCATCACTTGTCGTACGATGAGGGCGGTGCCGTCAAGTTCCTGAAGGCGCGCCTGGGCAGGCAGAAGTTCTGTTGGCAGGGGTCATCTGTTCGCAATTGGGTCTGGGAGGGCGACGATTGGCGTGCCTTCGCCTCGACCCGCGGCGTCTCGTTCGAGGTACGCACGGGCTCGACGGTTGAACAGGCCTTCGCTGCGTGGCAGGACTTCAAGCGAAAGGTGGGACTAACATGATTCACTATAGGTCAGGTGACGTACCCATGGTCGGCGATCGGGTGATGATTTCGCCCGAGTCGCCACGCGTTCGAACAGGACGAAGGGCAGCAAAGAGCGAAGGCACCGTAACACAATTGGGTTGTGACTTGTGTGATCCGATGCCAGACTTAGTCTTCGTCGATTGGGACGATGAGATTGGGTCGACAATGCCGACAAGCGACACCATGTTGAGTGATCTGATTCTAGTGAAGAGAGGTTCAACATGAGCATCCTCGTTCTCGACGGCGCAAATTTGCTACACCGCGCCCGCAGTGGCTTTCAATTGGGTGACTTCGCAACCGTCTACAACTTCTTCCGCCAGCTACGCCCGTTGGTCGACCAATTCAAACCTACGAGGGTCTATATGACACTCGAGGGGGCACCCAAGCGGCAACTGGCGCTGCTCCCGGAGTACAAGGCCCACCGCATCATCGACGTCACCACTGACGAGGGTGCCAAGAAGCAGGCGTCACTCGTCGACTTTCGCCGGCAGTCTGCGCTGATCGTTGAGCTGGTGTCCGCACACTTTCCCATCAGCGTCATCCGTCATCCCGATTTTGAGGGGGACGACGTGATCATGTCTATCGTGAACCGTTCGTCGTCAAGTGCTGAGTTCATCATTGTGTCGACCGACAGCGACTTCACACAGATGTTGCAGAATGGCGTCGGCAACGTGCGCCTCTACAACCCGGTGACCAAGAAGTTCGTCGAGGCACCCGTCGATTATTCTTACGTGCTGTGGAAAGCACTACGAGGCGATGGCTGTGACAACATCCCGGCACTGGTCACTGAAGCGAAGGCACTGGAGCTGGTTCATGATCCTGAGTCGCTTGAGGGAATGCGCCTGATGCCGGCCTTCGCCGAACAGTTCGAGCGCAACTATAAGCTCATCGCCTTGTGCACGTTGACGGATGCCGAGGCGATGCAGACGCAGTCGTCTGCGCCCACCCGCGACTGGGACGCGGTGAAGGCCAAGTTTGATGAGTGGGCCTTCAAGTCGCTGACCAAGGACGGCACCTGGGACAAATTTGTGGCGACGTTTGAACCCCTGTGGGGGTGACGTCGAGCCCACCTACCCTCAACGGAGTGGACGATGCGACAGTGGCAGCGTGCGATCGGCTGGTTATGGGCAGCGCCGTTGACGGCGTGTGGCCTGCTCTACGTCAACCTCTTCACCCTGTTGGGTTGGTACCGGCGCCAACAGAAGGTCATCGTCGACACCCTCTGGGTTGATACTTATGAGGATGCGATTAAAACTCGGTACGTTGAAACGACTCATCAGGGAGGCTTCGATGGCATCTGCTGTTGATCTGTTGTCACAATGGGCAAAGAGATACGATTTCGAACCTTCTTCGGGAAAAGAGTGTGAACGCTATCTCGAAGACATGGCAGAAACAGAAATTCCCAAAGTTTGTTTTTATGACAACAATAGCACAGTTCATGAACCACCGATTGCTTGGGTTGCAGCTGATGATCGGATCATGATCGTCAGCGACGGAAGTGGTCCCACGGGCGTATTCTGTCGCGAAGTTTCGAAAGACGAACTTGAAGCGGCACTTCAACCTGACGCGGCGCCAACTGACATCACTCCGGAGTGATGGACACGTTTACTTCTGACCTCTGACGCGCTCGGCGGGCCTACATATCGCAGGAGGTGTGTCCCATGTCCAAGGTCACGCAAGTAGCGGGCTACGTTTGGGCAGCACCGTTGACGCTGCTCGGTCTCATCTACGTCAACCTCTTCACCTTGTTGGGCTGGTACCGGCACCTGGGCACCTTCGGCGATGCACTGGCTTGGGAACCCAAACCGCACTGTTTGCCGCCGTGGTTGGCACGCCACTGGCACCTACGAGCGGGCCAATCACTGGGTAACGTCGCTGTCCTCAATGTCAACCTCGCCACCCACACGGGTCAATTGGCACTGCACCACGAGCAGGACTGCATCAGGCAGGCGATGACGTTGGGCCCGCTGTACCCGGTCGCCTATGCCGTAGTGTGGGCAGCGATGAAGGCGGCGTGCCCGCGGTCGAACCCCCACTTCTCGCACCCGTTCGCCGTCGAGGCACGTCGAGCCGCGGGTCAGCTCATTGACGTTGAGGGTGCCTACGAGAAGCTACGGGCACACCATCACCCCGCGAAAGGCGACTGATCGGCCTATTTCGGCCTGAGGTCTTCAGACTGAGGGTATTTAGCGGCATGGCCCGCATTGCCCTGACACCTGACCGCCTCAAGCACATCATCAAGGAAGAGCTCGCACAGGCCCCCGTCGCAGGCGCGGGCATCGGCAAGCTACTGAGCGATCTCGTCGGCACCTTCGAGGCCAAGCTGAGCCAACAGTACCCGGGTGACGTCGTCAAGCGCGAGGCCGCTGATCTCAAGACGCAGATCGAGGCGTTGCTCCGTGCCGCGGTGACCAAGGTCAAAACCGCACAGGGGAAGGCGTCGTGAGGACGTCAGCTGCAGGCATACAATTTATAACGCATGAAGAAGGCGTCGTGCTCCACACTTACAATGATGTCGGTGGGAAAGCAACGATCGGAATTGGCCACCTGCTCGGCCCGGGTGAGTCGTATCCCAACGGCATCACCCTTGCACAGGCACAGGCCATGCTCGCGAACGACCTTGCCCGGTTCGAGGCCGCCATCAGCGGCGGCGTCAAGGTGACGATCACCCAACACATGTTCGACGCGCTCGCCAGCTTTACGTACAACCTGGGCACCGGCGCACTCGCCTCCTCTACACTCCTCAAGCTCCTCAACAAGGGTGACTTCGCCGGTGCGGCCGCCCAATTTCCGGCCTGGGACAAGGTCGACGGCGTGCCCAATGCCGAGATCCTCGGCCGGCGCAAGCGTGAAGCTGCACTGTTCTTGACCCCCGATGCGGCCCACGTCGCTCCCCCGCCCGCGCCGCCTGTTCCCACCCCTCCCGTGCCGCCGAGTATTCCTGCGGTCCCCGTGGCGCCTCCACCCGCGCCCACCAATGCATTCGCCGACTTCTTTGCGATGATCTTGAGACTGTTCACCGGAGGCAAGTGATGACGCAGACATACCGCAAGACGTGGCGACCTGATAGCACCCAACCACTGCCCGCAGGCCAAGCCGCATTCCACGACCTGCCACTCGGGGCGGCTAACCTCGCCTCGGTGCTGGCGGCGGGCGCTGCTGTGCCCAATCAGATCGTGGAACAGGGTGGCATCCTCGACCTCAGGCCCCTGTGCCCACCAATTGACAACCAGTACCAAGTGTCCGACTGCGTTGCCGATGCCACGTGTTCGGCGTTGGAGTTCTGTCAGATCCGCAATGGCCTGCCCTTCGTCAAGCTGTCACGCCTGTTCATGTACTACAACGCTCGATTGCAGACGCAGGACACCGCCAACGATGCAGGCACCTACATCAGGTTGGCCTTTAGCACTCTCGCGTCGCTGGGCACCTGTCCTGAGTCCACGTGGGCCTATGACACCTCAATGATCTTCACCCGCCCGTCGTGGGAGAGCTACCGCGAGGCGTATCCCAACAAGGTCACCAACTTCTACTCGATCAGCCAGCTGTTGATCGCGGCGAACAACATCATCAATCCCAATTCGTTGACGGCCTCCATCAAGCAAGCACTGCAGGCGATCCACCCGGTCGTCTTCGGCATGACCGTTGATGAAGGTTACGACAACACGGGTCGCGACGGCATGGTGGCGATGCCGGCATCGAAGCGCATCAGTCCCGGTGGCCACGCACAGATGATCTGTGGCTACAACGACAACCTACAGCGATGGATCGTCAAGAACAGCTGGGGCACTGGTTGGGGCGACGGGGGATACTGCTACGTGCCCTATGCCTACTTGGGTGCGTCCGGCGTCGACGACATCTGGGTGCCGACGCTGGCACCGGGCCAGCGGGCGTGACACACCTGCTGCGCACCTTCATCCACGAGGCATTGCTCCACGAGCTGCGCCGTGACCACAAGTTCATCACCCACCTGCGGACTTCTGGGTTGGGCGAGCCCGGGTCGAAGGAAGGCTTTGAAGCGCGACGACTGGCGGATGATTGGCTGCGCGACGTGGAATTAGAGCTGGGTCGGCCCCTGCGACCCGCTATCAAGGCAGGCGTCCGCAAGTTCGTCGAGCGGCGGTGGGCAGGCCTCCGCGCACGTTTCAAGGGCGATGAACAGGCGGCGCAACAAACGCTTTCCAACTTGCTCAATACCAAGTACGTTGACCTGAGGACGGGAGACTAAGATGGGCATCAAGATCTTGCGACACTACACTAGCAGTGCACGGCCTCTCATACAGATCGCGGCGTGGGCAGCCGTCGCCGGCACGGTGACGCTGGCACTGGCCACGTGCACGTCGTGTCACAGCACCGGGGTGCTCATCGTGCCCACCAACCCGCCGACCATCACCGATCAATCGGCATGTGCACAGGCGTGTGGCAACCTCGTGGCACTGGGTTGCGTGGAAGGCACGCCCATCGACACTCACCAGACGTGTAAGGTCGACGCCGACTGCTTGGGAGTGACAGGCGTCCACGATGAATATCAGACGTGCTCCGTCGCCTTCACCTGCATGGTCACCTGCGTCAACTTCTGCACCGCGACGGAGAACACCGGCGTGTGGCTCGACCCCACGTGTGCGGCCAAGATCACTTCGTGTGACCAACTGAGCACCTGTCCGGGCCCACAGACGGCGGGCACCAGCTGCACCGGCCCGGGCTGCAAGGTGGCGCCGAGTGGCAAGTGACCGTGACCTGTTGCGGCAATTGATCCGCGAAGTTCTCACCGACTTCAACACCAAGACGCTCGGCAAGGACGGCGTTGCGGGCAACGTCTTCAACACGGGCCTGACGACGGGCGGTGCGGGTGTGTTGAAGCAGAACGGCAACATCCTCGATGATGAGGATGCCGACGAACAGCACGACGAACAGAGCACACAGCGGGCGGCGTGCTGTTTAATCGTGGGCCACGATGGGACAGTGCTGTGCGTGTCACGGAAGGATGATCCCACCGCTTGGGGCATGCCGGGAGGGAAGGTTGATCCCGGCGAAGACGACGAGACTGCTGCGGGTCGAGAGTTGACGGAAGAAGTGGGCCTGACAGCGACGGCGCTGCACCCGGTCTTCACTATGCGCGACAGGCAGGGGTTCACAACGACAACATTTGCCTGTGAAGTTGACGGCCAGATCAACACCAGCGAATCGGGCGTCATCAGGTGGGTGCACCCGAGCCTGTTGTGCAATGATGCCCACTCGCCGTTCGCTGCGTATAATCGGGCCCTGTTTGCCGAGCTGGGAGTGAAAACTTGAACTGACTTGGGGTAGGATCAGATCTAAGAGGGTCGTCGCTCCATGAAGTCGATTGTACTGGCAACGTCACTGGCGCTGATCACGGTGGGTTGTGGTGGCACTGCTTCTCCGGGTGGGAGCGCAGCGCTGTGCGTTCACGACGTCAACCGAGCAACTCCCAACGGTTGGTTGTTGAAGTCGCCTGTCGTGCGCTTCGACTTCTGGGGTTCGTACTGGCAACAATTGCAACCCGCCGACGTGGGCAGCGACGAGGCACCCACCGTCGACGGTGCACAGGATGAGCTGAACACTTGGGATAGGCTGCTCAACCAGGGACCCATCAACGTGTTGCAGAGGCTGACCGAGTACGGCATCGGTGCACCCATTATGTCTGACGTCATGGTCATCGACAACGTCAACGTCGTCAACTCCTTCGTCGATGCCACCGTCGGCGATGAACTCAATGCCGAGATCCAACGTGGCGACATCGCTGCACCCTCCGTTGACGGCGAGACGCTGTACGTCGTGGTGTTGCCGCCCAACGTGCTGTCGGCATACATGATCGCACAAGGCGCCGGCGGTTACCATTCCTGGGCCACCTACGGCACCACCAAGTATGCCTTCGCCATCGTCAAATTCCGTGATGACATAGCCCTTTCACACGAGATCTATGAGGCGGTGACTGATCCGGGCGACGGCTCGGGTTACATTGAACGCAACAGCGGGAAAGAAATCGGTGACTTCTGCGAGCAATCGAGCGAGATCATCAATGGCTACAACGTCCAGAAGGTGTGGTCACAGGCCGCGTGTCAGTGTGAATGAGGAGAAATGTGATGAGCGTCAAAGAAGACTACAGTACTGAACACATGTTGCAACAGGCGGAAGATGACGGCATCGCGGTGACGAGTGTCACTGACCGTCACATGTTCATCTTCACCAAGCGCCACGTTGAAGGCCTATTGAAGACGATGGCCGACTCGGGCAACGATAAGTGTATGGTCTTCGTCAAGCGCCCCGTCGCTGGCAACGGCAACTGACGTGAACATCTTCGTCGTCGATGAAGATCCAATTCTGGCCGCGCGCGACCTGTGCAACAAACACGTGGTCAAAATGTTGCTGGAGAGCGCTCAACTGCTAGTCACCGCTTTCCCACCCGGGACTACGCGCTACAAGCACACGCACGTCAATCACCCGTGTGCCAAGTGGGTGCGCGCATCATTGTCGAACTATGAGTGGCTGTTGAAGCACGCTTGTGAGCTCTGCAATGAATACACGCGGCGTTACGGCAAAGTTCACAAGACCGAGGAAGTGATCGCTTCGCTCGAAGAAGCTCCCACGCTCGATGATGTCGGGTTGACGTCCTTCGTGCAGGCAATGCCCGACAAGTACAAGGGACCCAATGCAGTCGCGGCATACCGCGCCTATTACGTCGGTGACAAGGCACGCTTTGCCAAGTGGGCACCTCGTGCTGTGCCTCCTACGTGGTGGCCTCATGAGGAGACACCGTGAAAAATACGGGCTTCTTTCTCCGCTTTCTTCGTGGGTTCACGTGCAAACACGAGTGGGGCAACGTCGTCGAAATCGTTCACGACGAAGGTGACCTCATTCGCGACTGGCTCGGTTCGAGCTACACCAGACACACGTACATCTGCAATCAGTGTGGCAAGGAAAAGACATGGACACGTTGACGAAAGAGCCTGGTTTCACCCGTTCACTGCGGGAAGAGTTGGTGCAGGTGTCGCCCGACTTTCAGGTTCGGGTGCACCGGCCGGGGGCGTTGTCCGACGCTGAGTTGATGGCACTGACGATGCGGCACGATGCTGACCCGGCGATGTATCACCCGGAGCCCGTTAATGCCAGTGGAGTATCGATCCTGGGCGACGTCACCCCTGCCGACGAGGCGATGGGCATGAGCGCGATCAAACGCGGTGAAGTTGCCATGGTGGTACTGGCGGGCCGGGCCCCCAAGTTGCTTGCCAAGATCCCGGGCGTTGACACCAGCATGCTGGCGTGGAAGCTGATGCAGGGCGGCGACATGCCCGTGTGGATCATGGTGGCGCCTGACCAATTGGCGCCGGCGGAGCACCACATCAAGCAATTGGTGCTGTCACCCAACCTCAGGGGCACCCTCTTCACGCAGTTCGAGGGGTACCGCCTGACACCCGACAATAGGATGGCATGGGTGGCACCGGGGGTGCCCGACTTGGGCCCGTTGGGCAACGGTGACCTGGGCCCGGCACTGCACGAGGCAGGCATCCTCGCCGAACACCCCAACGTCAAGTGGGTCTTCATCTGCAACGTCGACAACGTCATGGCGTCGCCGCACGAGGGCCTCATCGGCCTTCACATCAGGCACCGGGCACCCATCACCTGTGAGGTCGTCGACCTGCACCCGGACGATCGGGGCGGCGTGCTGGCTCGCGTCGAGGGTTATCGTCAGCTCGCCGAGGATTGGCGGTTACCGTCAGGTTTTGCGAAGCCGGGCATGTTCTATAGCACTAACACCATGCTCGTCAACGTCGAGGTGTTGCAGACCCACTTTGCATGGCGCTGGCACCGCATCCGGCGGGAAGTGGGCAATCGACTGGTGGTGCAGCACGAGCGCTTGCTCCAGCAGTACACCGAGGAATTCGGTGCCGTCTACGTGCGGGTACCGAGGGACATGCGGTACGTGTCGGCCAAGACGACGGCGGGTCTCGAAGAAGCGGGTAAGGCAATCCTACGAACGAGGCACCCATGATCCTCTCACTCGTCGCTGTCGTGGCGGCATCGGCATTCGGTTCTGTCGTCATCATCACCAAGTCGGCGCTGGCATTCGCCAACGTCTTCGACAAGCGCGAGCGTGAAGACGACAGTGGCGTGAAGCTGTACCCATTCGAGCACGTGGTCAATGGAAAAACTCGCTGTGTAGTGTGTGGTTACTACGCTAGTAATGCCACTAGTGGCAATCCTGCATTGGGACCAGGGGCACCGCGTGCGTGCGAGGATGATACTTGCAGTGCTCGGTGGGATGACATCGCTCACCTTCACATGACGTGTCGTTCGTGCCGCAGCGCGTGGTTGATGAGGACGGCACCGGCTGACCTCACGTGAGGATACCACCCGTTTCACCCTACGGCCTCATTCAGGAGACGCTGTGGCCCGACGAATGGTTGATCCTCGTCACCGGCACCATGCTCAATTGCACCACGCGCAAGCAGGTTGAACGGGTGCTGCCCGACTTTCGTTGTCGGTGGCCCACCCCTCAGGTCTTTGTCACCGCCTCATACGACGACGTCTTTGAGTTGATCAAGCCACTGGGTTTCGGCAACAGGCGCACGGGCAACCTGTTGAAGATGACGCGTGCCTACCTGATGACCGACTGGCACCACGCCCGTGAACTGCCCGGCGTCGGCGAGTACGGTGCACGCAGTTGGGAGATCTTCTGCTTGGGCGTGTTGGGCACGACGCCACCGAAGGATCATGCCTTGCTACAGTATTGGGACTGGGCGGTGACCTTACCGAGCTGACAACGGGCCGATGATCTTGTTGTGCTCGAGGAAGCCACGAATGGTGTCGTGGCAGGTGAACAGCGAGATGTCAGGCACGTTCCTCTTGAAGCTGTCGGCGGTGCCGATGAGGTCGCCTGCAGCATTGAAGGCCGGGCCACCCGAGTTGCCGAAGAAGACGGCCGCTGACACCTGCACGTAGTCGTGAGGTTTACCTTCATTGTTGGTGTACTCTGACAGGTGCCCCGACACGTAACCGTGGGTGTATGTCCACCACATGCCCGCCGGCATGCCGATGATGTGAACCTCGTCGCCAGGTGAAGGTGTGGTCGACATCAGGTGAGCAATGGGATGATCACCAGGATCCTTGACGCGGATCAACGCTAGGTCATTGTACATGTCGACGGCGATGCACGCGCTGTCATGGTACGTTTGTTGTGAGTCGGCGATGTCGCCGCGCGTTGAGTATATCACGGGTTGACCCACCGGCGTCCACTCCGTCAACTGAGGAGGCGGTGCCGTCGTCACTCCGTTGATCTGGTCGATCATTTGTTTCAGGATCGCCGTCGCGTCGAGCGGTGGCTTAGCGTCGGCGGGCTTGCCGATGTCATCAATGCAGTGTTCGGCCGTCAGGATGACGTTGGCACTGACCCACACGCCGGTGCAGTAGGAGTGCAGCTTGGCACCGCGCCCTGCGTTGATCGGCTCGATGACGTTGCCCTCACTGTCGGCGTAGTGTACCAGGGCGACGGTCTCATACTCCAGTTGGGCGATCATCTCGGCATGTGTCAATGGAGGTGGTGTAGCAATGGTGATGTAGTGGTAGGCATGTGTACAGCAAGCGGGTAGAAAGGCAATGCCCAACCAGGCCAACAACTTCTTCATTCACTGCACCTCTGATCTATACTATGGCGTCTCGTGCGCACCTACACCACATTGTCACCGGGATGTAACACAATGAACGGGGAGCGTGTACGGGTGTGATGTCATACAGTAGAGTGTTGAATGGAGCACTACAATGCCAGAGGGACCTGAACTTCGAAAAAGTCGCGATGACCTACAATTCTTGGTCGGTCGCTACATCACCCGCGTTGAGGCGGTGGGCGGACGCTATGCGAAGGTGCCGCCCGTTGGTCTCAACGACTTCACTGGCTCAAGCAAATGTGCCGAGTGCCTCTACCTGAAGGAGTACGGTCGCATCGAGGAAGTCGAGGTCAAGGGCAAGTTCATGTGGTGGAGCATTCGAGCGGCGTGGTCGCTGTGGTGCACCTACGGCATGACGGGCAGGTGGAGCACCACCCGAGACGATAAGCACTGTGCTGTGGTGCTGACCCACCGTGGTGCTGCAGGCGACGAGGCCTGCGTCTACTTCAATGATCCACGGCACTTCGGCACCCTGAAGTTCGTCTATGACCGTGACGGCGACAAGACGCAGGCCAAGCTCGACGCGCTGGGTCCCGACATGTTGGGCTCACCGCCGGCCCCTGAACAATTCATCGCCCGGCTGGGCAAGAAACCCAATCGCACCCTGGCCGAGGCGCTGATGGACCAATCTGTCGTCTCGGGAGTGGGCAATTACGTCAAGGCCGAGGGCCTCTACATGGCCGCACTATCGCCACACCGCACCGTCGCCGAGTGTTCGGTCGCCGAACTGATGCACTTGGGCACGCGGTTGACCCAGGTCATGATGGAATCGTACACGTCTGGTGGCGCGACGATCAGCACCTACCGCACCGTCGACGGCACCAAAGGTGGGGCGCAGCGACGCTTTGCGGTGTATGGTAATATGACGGACCCGATGGGTCACCCGGTGATCAAAGAGGCGACCAAGGACGGGCGCACTACCCACTGGTGCCCGGCGATCCAAAAGTGAACCCCAACCATGCATGACAACATCATCTCCTTCATCAGATCACTGTCACAGGGTCGTTGCTCGTGCTACCAGATCGGTGGCAGCCTGAGCATCGGCACCTATGACCCATTGACGGGTGCTGAGACGCCGTTCAAGTCAACGCCCGGGACGACGATCAAGTGCCAGCGTTGCAAGGCGAGGGCGATGCTCGAGGCCGATGGCATTGAGTACGAAAAGGTCGATCACTTGCCGGTGTACACGACGTGAGAGAAAGAACTACACCATGACCAAGCCCAACAAGACCGAGATCATCTTCGTCGTCGACCGCAGTGGATCGATGAGCAACATTGCCGTGGCCATGAGCGCCGGCTTTGACGAGTTCATCAACAAACAGAAGTCAGTGCCGGGGGAGTGCCTGGTGACGGCCACACAGTTCGACGACAAGTATGAAGTGTTGTACACCGCGAAGCCGCTGGTCGAAGTGCCGGCCTACGTGCTGGTGCCTGGCGGCATGACGGCGCTGTACGACGCCATTGCACAGACGATCACCGCGACGGGCACGCGCCTCAATCTGATGCCCGAGACCGAACGTCCGAGCCAAGTCCTCTTCGTCATCATCACTGACGGCGGCGAGAACTCATCACGAGAATTTGCAGGCGAAGCGGGTCGACAACGCGTGCACAGCATGATCACTCACCAGCGCGCCAAGTACAGCTGGGAATTCGTGTTCTTGGGCACCAACCAGGACGCCATTGCCACGGGCACCTCGCTCGGCGTCAGTGCGACCAACTCTGTCACCTACGTCTGTTCGTTGACGGGCAGTCAGAACTTGATGCGTGGGTTGTCGGCAAACGTGGGTGCATACCGCCAGTCGAATCAGGCGACGATGGACAACCTCTACAATCAAGCGTCGTACGATTCGCTGATGACTGACGATGCGGTTGAACCGCAACCCACCTTGTGGACGGGCCCGATGATAATTCCCGGCGGTGCGGTGCCCAACATCACCTGTGCGCCGACGATCCTACCGGGCACCACAATTGGCACTGTCACCGTCAATCCGCCTAAGCGTTGAGTGGCGGTGTAAAACGCCCGGTTGTGGGCTTACAATGGAGTTCATGACCAAGGAAGAGTTTCTCGAGCACGTGAGAGACGCCATCGACAATGTCAACTCGCCCGGTGGTGAGTATGCTGCCTTCATTGTTGAAGGGGAGCAAAATGCTCGCAACATGGCACAGCACGATCCCGTGCTCGGCCAGAAGGTCACCCGCGTCGTCGAGGCCATGAAAGACCTCGGCACCTACCTCAAACACCGCGGCGAATCTCAATAACACGTCTCGTCATGGAGGATGCACTCACAGTACGAGCGTGCCTCAACTTGCTGCGTGCAGGTCACAAGCGCCTCGTCAGGAACACCCTCCGAAATAAGGGTACCGTCGTGCTTGAAGCCTGTGGTACCCGTTTGATCACCCCCGAAGAAGCGACGACGTTATTCATGTTACAGCGCACTCCCTGGTACGTGAGAGTGTGGTGGGTCAAGTAACCATTCAAGAGAGGATTGTCCATGTTGAACCGTAGTTTTACGATCGTGGCACTGTTGGGCACGTTGGCCTTCAATGCAGGCTGTTCGAGCCAAGACGTGCCGCCTGCACACAAGGGGCGCATGTTCGAGAAGACGGGCATGTTGAAGTTCTACACCGGAGGCAAGGGGTTTGATGGGCCAGTGTTGGGCCCGGGCACCTATTTCACCGGCGTGTATCCCGAAGTCAGGATCGTCGATTGCTCGACGCGGACGTTCAAGGAACCCATGACGTCGATGACGAAGGACGGCGTCCAATTCGCGCTCGATGTCTACATCACCGTCAGTGCCAACTGCGACAATGATCAGGCCACCGAGATCCTGCTCAATAAGCTGGCCCCCACGGGCAAAGTCGACGCACCGAACCCGGGTGCCGGTGCAGGTAACGGCGTTCCCGACGAGAAAGATCCCGTTGAGACTGATGCTGACCGTGCCATCACTTCGAGGCAGGTGTACAGCACCTTCGTGCGCCCCGCGTTGGGCGAAGCGGTGCGGCAGGCGATCGCCAGCTACGACGCCAACGACATCAACTCCCACCGGGAAGAACTGTTCGGCCGCATCAAGACGAAGCTCGACTCTGACCTGAAGGGTTCACCATCGCTGGTCACCGTCGTCAACTTCAACCTGTCCAACTTCAAGCTGCCCGATGAGATGGCCAACGCCGCCGCCGACCGAGCGACACAACAGGTGCTCCGCGACAAGTCGGTCGCTGAACAGGAACGCATCAAGGTTGAGACGGCGACGGCACTGTTGCAGGTCGACAAGACCGCCGCCGAGGCACAAGCTGAAGCACGTAAGATCGATGTGGTCGGTGCTGCGCTGCACCGCAATCCCGAGTACTACGTCCGCGACGTCTATTACTACGCCGCGGAGCACGGAGGCAGCGTGATGCTACCGACGAATCCCAACGTCATCCTGTCGATGACGCCCGGACACAAGTAGAGAACGCCATGGTCGTCGCCGATGTCATTGCGCTGTTCGTCGTCCTGGGCCTGTTCGGCCTGGGCGGCAAGACGATCTTCTCGGCGTGGAATTCGTTGCGCGAGCGCCATAAGGAGAAGGTCGTTGACCACGACCGCATGCGGAATGAACTACGTGCTGCTCTCAATTCGCGTGACTACAAGCAGCTCGAGGACTTTCTCATCGTCTGGGACGCCGACATCAATAGCGTCACCCGAGACGTCATCAGACAACGCATCAACGAACTGATCAGCGAGCACGGGCTATGAGCACCAAGCTCCCCGACGTGGCGTCCGTCTTCCTGCAGCTCGACGCCGCGCTGTGCCTACTGTCGCGCGCCAAGGGTGAGAAGCCGCCGGCACAGTACTTCGACCAACGCTCAAAGCACGTCTGTCGACTGACGCTCGACGGTCACACTTATCAGTTAGTCATTACCGAAGTCTAGGAGAGAACATGATTGATTCGCTAGGAACACGATGGGTAAAGTGCGTGCGTGCAAGCAACACGCAGGGGCAGCTCCACGTCGGGAACATCTACCATGTGCGCGGTGAGATCGGTGCCTACACCTACTTCGATGGAATGCAGGACGGATTTCTCACGCGGCGGTTCGTCGACTGCGATCCACCACCGGCACGAGGTTCGACCTTAAAGTCGAGGAGGGCTCGTGCCCGACGCTAGGGAAGTGCGCGCACCCGATTGCGAAGGTTGGTGGCTACGGGGCAAGGGTGGCTTCAATGTCAAGCTGTTCTTCGTCCAGGGCTTCGACGACGGCACGCCTCTCAGCATTTGGGATGAAGACATTGAAGATTTCATCCCGGTGACCAAGTACGTCAAACCCCTAGTACGTTGGTGGGGGCCCATCGTCCACACGTTGAGCGATGAAAAGTTGAGCTCTACATAGGGGTGCAAATGAAGTGTTTGATCTACATCGTCGGAACAATGAACATTCTGATCTGGGGGTGGTGAAGTGCGAAGATCAGCGTTGGTTTTGCACCATCAATGGGGTCAACATTGGGTCGACGTCATCGCTGCGATGCTAGGATTGCCCGTAGAGCTGATGTTCATCGCAATGAGCGTCTACATCATGTTGCCAGTGGCGAGAGAATGATATGAGGAGCAAACTTACGGCGCCACAGTGTACTGACCCCAACTGCAAGTACAACATACGTGGCATTCGCCACACGTGTGGACAGTGCAGCTTTTTGTCCGAAGTGAAGTGTGCTTGCTATGAGAAGAACGTGAAACGGGGTCTCAAGGCACATGTTGACAATGAGTGACGTGAATGATAGGTTAAGACATGTGCACCCTCATCGTCCTCAGTGAAGCGATCGATGGTTACCCACTCGTCGTCGCCGCCAATCGCGATGAGCACTATGATCGGCCTTCGCTGCCGCCTGCAATCACCGGTGATGTCATCTGCCCGCGTGATCTCCACAAGGGTGGCACGTGGCTGGGCGTGGCTCGTGGTGGCTGGTTCGCCGGGTTGACCAACCAAGTCGACGCCCACCAACCGCACCTGCTGGCGTCACGAGGCCACGTCGTTGATGCTTGCCTCAAGGCCGGCAATCACCTGGCCGTGGCCCAATACCTGCAGGGGCTTGATCGTGGCGTCTACAACAACTTCAACCTGGTCTTTGGCAGGCCCGGCGCCATTTTTTTGTGCCGTGTCTGGGGGCTGCACGCGCTGGAGATGCTCGTGGTGCCTGCAGGAACCAGCGTCTTCACCAATGATTGTTGGGACGGGCAGTTTCAGGCCAAGGCCGAGCGCGCCCGCGAATTGACCACCCACCTCGCCGGCGCAGTACCGATCCACGACGTCAAGAACGCGTTGTTCGCAGTGCTGTCAGACCACCAACACGGTGACGATCCTCGTCAATCGATGTGCATCCATGCCGACGGTTGGGGCACTCGTAGCACCTCGATCATCACAGTGTCCAATGAGGGGGCCGTGGAGTACTACTATTCAGATGGTGCACCGTGTAGGAGTCCCGGTGTTGCATGTGTGGGCGTTCTATCGATTGATGACGAACTCATCACTGACGCAGACCTGAAGAAACCCTGATGCAGGACAACTACTCAATCCACTCGCGGCCCATCACTCACAAGGTCGAGAAGGACGTCGTCATGACGTTGACCAGGGCACAAGCCGACATCCAACGCTTCAAAGAACGCTTGGGTTCCAACGTGCTCATCACTCTGACGATCACTGCACACCTACCCACGAGGCCCGTGCTCAATGAAGACAACGCAACAGAGTGACGTCATCGAACAAGCCAGCGATCGCCGACACCTGAAGGGTTATGGCAAGAACTTCAAACCATTGGTCGCCGCCGGCTCGTGGGTGATCAGCGGATTCCGTTACGGCAGGTCGAAGTGTGCCTGTTGTGGGCGACCCATTCACCACGTATTGCAGTTGACCAACGAGAGCCACGACGATTCGATCAAGGTGGGCAAGTTCGACGCGAGCGGACAGTCATTTTCGAAGACGATCGACATCGGCATTGTCTGCGGGCCCAAGGTCTTCACCGAATCATGCGTCGGCTTCTACGATGACCCTACACGTGAGTGGGAGCGCCAGATCAAGACGTGGCGCGACTTCATCACCTACACCATTCTCTGCGTCAAGAACGCTGACACTTGGGCGCGGGTACCTGAAGAGATCAGAGGAGCCATTGACCTCTACCTTGAGAAGGGATACAAGGTTGACTTGCAGCACAGCGGTAAATGGTGTCTCATCAAGGATTGCAAGAAGCGCTATCTCAAGATCAAGCGCTCGCCCGGGGTGATGCCGCAGGTGCAAGTGCTTCTCATGTATGCGCGCTCGTTGATCAGCGTTGCAAAGCGTCAGGGACTGATCCCACTCAACTGGAGACTCGGTGACGACATGAACCTGATCAAGGACATCGAGGTGTGCACGTGAGTGCCTCGCGCTCGTGGACTGACCTATTGTTTACCGACAAGGCACCATCACCACCATCACCACCATCAACTAGGAAGACAGCTCACATGGCAGACGACAGTGATTCTAAGTTGATGCACGAATCGACGTCCCTCTATGATGAAGTCAGGCGTGCCCTGGGCGTCAACCACGTCAAACGAGCCTTTGCGTTGGGCACCGAACTGTTCGGTGCGGCGACTCCATTCCTCGACAAGCCCACGTGGTGGAATGCGGCCAAGTCTGTCTTTGCCATGGGCAAAGTGATGGTCGAAGACGTCGAAGTGTACAGCGACGACTACTTCGGGGGTGACGAGTGGACCGAACCCTACAATCCTGACTTCAACCAGACGTTGCTCCACGTGCTGCAAAAGTTCCCGTATGAGCGCATCAAGACGGCCGAGGACAACACCTTTGTCAGGTTGGTCACCCTGCCCAATGGAATCAGGGTGGGATGGACATACACGGGCAAGATGCAGATGGTCGACCACATCTACGTCAAGACCGATCAAGTTGACATGGCGCGCGACTTCATCAAGAAGTTGTTGTGGGCTCAATTTGAGGGCAAGTCGCTCGTCATGCGGAAGAATAACCGGGTGATGATGACCGGTGATGAAGCGCGTGTCATCTTTGAGGTCGACAATGCCTTCGAATCGAAGTTGTCACAGCGCGCGACCGACTACGCCGAGTACCTCAAGAAGCCACTGACGGCAGGGGTGCCGCGGTCGGTGATGTTCTATGGCCCACCAGGCACCGGCAAGTCGACGCTGGCGCGGACGATCGTGGAGCTGATGAACCTCAGGTCATTCCGCATCAGGATCGCTGACCTTGGCGGGCTCGATAACTCCACGTTGTTCGAGGCCATCAACATCTTCGAACCCGACGCCGTCATCCTTGACGACTTTGATCGGGCTAACGGCCAAGCGCAGTTGCTCGAGACGCTGGAGTTTTTTCAACAGCGCGTCAAGCTGGTCATTGTCACCGTCAACAATAGGATGGAACTTGATGAGGCACTGCTGCGACCGGGACGCATTGATGAACTGGTCCTCATTGACAAGATGGACAATGAGGTCGTCAAGCACGTGTTGGGCGACTACGTCGACGGTTTCGACGTGGTGAAGGATTGGCCCATCGCATTCATTGCAGAATATGTTGTCCGTCGCACCTACCTCTCGGCAGAAGAGGCGGCAACGTCTGTCAAGGAATTGACAGAACGCGTCAATCGTCTCGCATGTTATCGTGATGAGAATGACGTGCAGCGGATGGTAAAGTTGATGACCGCGAAGAACAAGAAGGCCAAGCGCAAGACGTTGAATGAGAATGGAGGTAGTGGCCCTTTTTGACGCGCGGCGGGAGGCCGGTACCTGAGTCACACGAACCGCTGGTAATGTCTTTTGATGACGCCGCAGACAACGCACTCAAAGGAGACCTTTCCGAGGCTGATAAAGATGCCATACGCCAGACACGTCAAAGGCTAAAAGAAGCCGGTTACCATCTCGACCTTAGTGAGCGCGGCTACGGCAAGGTGCCTGCACGTCCACACACCAAGCGACTACGTAAAGTCCGTATGAAGGTCAAGCGTCTATTGTCACGGACGACTGATAAGTAGTACTATGCAGTCATGGCTCACTTTCGACACCCCACCCCTGTAAATCACCATTGTGCCTACGCTCACCACGTGTCAGTGCGGTGTCATTGGGATTCAGGCACCCATTAGTCAGAGGTTGCAGGCTACTTATGATCTTGATGGCTACACGCAATCCCGGATTCCCTGACCGTACCGAAAAATACACGGAGTTTCAACTCTATGTGGGTCGCGGTAACGTTGTAGTTGACTTTACTGAGTGCAAGTTGAGGCGATACGCCGCGGCGGCAATCGACCCACAGCAGAAATTGACGCTGTGTGCCATGATCGACGACTACCTCGCTGGTCACATTGCCATCGCGTGGAAGCGCGGCGTGCCGATCTGGCTGAAGGTGACCAAGAACGCCTGATTGAACAATCGGCCTAATCAGGTGTATGATTGAGGCCATGAACGACAATACCACGCACGTCATCTTTGCCGCGGACGCTCGTAAGCAACTGTGGGCCGGCATGAAGATTGCTGCCGATGCCGTCACCACGACGTTGGGCCCTAAAGGTCGCACCGTCATCATCCAGCGCGCTAACCAATCCCCTCTGGTGACGAAGGACGGGATCACCGTCGCCAAGTCGATCAAGTTGAAAGATCCCGTCAAGCGGATGGGCGCCGAACTGATCCTCGAAGCTGCCAATCAGACCAATGAGGTCGCCGGTGACGGCACCACGACGGCCACGTGCCTGACGGCCGCGCTCGTCGCCGAAGGTTTGAAGCTGGTCGAAGGCGGCTTTAGCCCACTCGAGCTGTGCAAGGGCATTGAGGCAGCGACCGGGTTGGTGCTCGCCGCCCTCAAACAACAGGCGGTGCAGGTGTCAACCAGTGCTGCGGTCGCCCAAGTCGGTACCATCAGTGCCAACGGTGATGCACAGATCGGCAAGTTGATCGCCGATGCCATGGAACACGTGGGCCGCGACGGCATCATCACCGTCGAGGACGCCAAGGGCATGGCCACGTCAATGTCAATCGCTGATGGCATGCAGTTTGAACGCGGCTACATTAGCCCCTACTTCGTCACCGATGCAGAACGGATGCGGGCGACGTACGATGATGCCTTTGTCCTCGTCACTGACAAGAAGATCAGCAGCCTCAAGGAACTGATCCCACTGCTCGAGCGAGTGGTGCGGTTACAGAAGGGCCTGCTGATCATCGCTGAAGATGTCGACGGTGATGCACTGACGGGCCTCGTCCTCAACCGCGTCAAGTCAGGCCTGCCCGTTGTCGCCATCAAGGCACCCGGTTACGGCCTGCACCGACAAGAGCTACTGCACGACATCTGCGTCATGACGGGTGCAACCCTCGTCTCCAGTGCCAACGGCCTGACACTCGACAAGGTCACTGACGCCAACTTGGGACGTGTCAAGCGCTTCAACACCGACGCGAAGTCGACGACGCTCGTCGGGACGGGTGCTCAAAAGACGCACATTGACACCCACGTGGTTGAACTGCGCAAGCAGCTCGAGGACATCACTCTGGGGCAGGATGAGGTGACCAAGCTGAAGGTTCGCATTGCCAAGTTGGCCTCGGGCGTCGCCGTCATCCGCGTCGGCGGCGCGACCGAAGTCGAGATGACAGAGCGGCGCTTCCGCGTCGAGGATGCATTGAACGCGACGAAAGCGGCCGTCGAAGAGGGCATTGTGCCCGGTGGCGGCATGGCCTTCTACCACGCCGTCCATGCAGTGAAGAGTACGACGGTCGATGAAGCCACCGGCGCCCACGATGAGCAGGCAGGCATGGGTGTCGTCTATCGGGCGTGCCTCGCGCCGCTCAAGCGCATCATTGAGAATGCAGGTGCCAGCTCTCCCGTGGTGCTGGCGGAATTGGCGCGCAGGGATGCCGCGGCACCGCTCATCAATGACAACATGGGTTACAACGCGGCGACGGGTGAATACGTCGACCTCGTCACTGCCGGCGTCGTCGATCCTGTCAAGGTGGCACGGACTGCACTGAAGAACGCAGCATCAGTTGCTGTCACCTTCCTCAGCCTCGACGCCGTGGTGTATGATGAACAGGTCACCAAGGAGCAACACGCTGATGAACAGTGATACTCGCACTCAACAATTGTTAGCAATTGACATCGCCGACGCGGCGCTGCACGCCTACGAAAAGAGGCGAGTGGCGTGGGGCACTGCATTGGGTGGCGTCATTAGCGTGGCGATGATGACGGTACTCGGGGTGCTGGTGGGTGCCAGTGGTTACTTCATTGCCGGCCTCATCGTCACTACACAGGTATTCCGCACTCTGTGGTTGGGGTACAAGGCGTTTCGCGCGGGCCAGGAGTGTGATCGGTTGCAATGTGAAGCGGCCTTCGCGAAGGTCGGCATACCGTTCAATCACGTGGATGCTGATGTCGATGATCTCTTAGGCGAACAACCTCCCCAATAAGTATGACATGTGCAGCCCGGTGAATTGGTCGTCAAGCGCGTCAGGTGGAGCGTGGACGCCGAGTGCATGGGGTTTGTCGTCGCCCACGCCGCCGGTGATGTCGATGAGTGTTTGGTGATGTGGACGATGGGTGACCAACGCATCATGTTCAAGTGGCACCTGACCGACGCGTTGATGGCGGTCGACACGTCTAACGTTGCCGAAGTGAGGGGCAGATGCGACCTCGGTTCTTGACGGGTGACCTGATCTTGCATACCGGGTGGGATCGTCTGTCGTGGTGTCGGACGATTGCCATGGTCGTCTCCGTGATGCCGGCTAATGACGTGCCTGACGCACAGATCAGAGGCATTGAAGCACAACCATGGATCTACTACGTGCTCGACGTCAATACCAACATCATCAACGGTCCACTAACGTCATCGGAGATGGACAGTGCTTAGGTCGTGGCGACCCGGTGATTTAGCGATCGTCTGTGGCAATAGCCTCATCAGTCGACTCAACAGCAATGTGGCACAGTGGACATTCGGTCACAAGCTTGTCATCATCGTCGGCGGAGTCAACAGGTGGGTTAGTTCTTCTGACGATGAAGATGTCGTGCAATGTTACATCGTCATGGTGTCTCACACAGACTACGGTGCACACGCTCCAGGTGGCAATCTCAATCCCATCACATGGCCCCACGTCGTGCCGCTAGTCAGTGGCTTGTACTCGGTACCGAGCGACAGGCTGCTCGATCTGACGGAGTTCAGTGAACCAGGCCGCCTGTTTGGCACCCAGAGGCTGCGAGATTAATTGTCGTCACCTAGGTGTAAGCAACTGCCAGTTATACTTGAGGTTTTCAAGTGACGACGAGAAGATGAAGATCTTGTCGAGCGCTAAGACGTCGAACCTCACGCTCTCCCGTACACGACCGATAAACATGACGGCCATCACCAGCCCGGTGAATCCTGGGTAAATAACATCACCGTGGTCGCCCCTGTACCAGTGCGATTCCCACGCCCGCATCGGATGTAGGGCGGCAATTAGGTCACCCGGTTGCAGCGTCAAAGGCCGCGGCGTCACTTGAGTCTGAAAGATCGCAACACATCACCGCACACCACACCGGCGCCCGATCGTTCCGAATCGGCCTTGCAGGCGATGACATAACCCAGGTGCGTTGACGCTTGGCCAATGCCCACGATGCCGAAACCCAACTTGGCGTCGGTGACAATGATCGTCATCGATGCCGGCGAGCCCCCGACGTCAATCATGTTACGTTTGATGAAGGAGGGTGTGCCTTGCACCAGTCGCGGCGCCTGCATCGCCACGTTCCCAGCGAACTGTTCAGGCGTCTCCTCTTCATCCATGCCCCGCGCGGTGACGATGACACCCGTGGGTGAACGGGTGCTCGGCCCGGGAGCGTGCGCACGGGTGGCCTCAGCATTGTCTTGATCGATGATCCAACCATCGGGGAACGTCATTGACCAATTTGCGTGATTGATGACGACGCGTGCAGGCGTAGCAGCGGCGCTTGCCGGGCTAGAGTGTTGGTGCGTACAGCAGGCAGTCGTGACGACCAGTAATGCTAGAGCACTCAATCGCTTCATCATGGCTCAACACTACATGGGGGGCGGACAATTGTCCAAAGGTTGTCGTATCCCTCCCAATCGAGCTCAAGTATCGTCATCTCACACCAACCATGACCTGACATCAACCCATTGACTAATTGCCCGATCGATGAACGCTCGTAGTAGGCGAGAGTGGCCTGTTCTTCGCTGGAGATGATGAACGCATGGTTGCCACTGACGTGGAAGACGATCATGTCCCCCGGGCGCACGGGCAACACCTTGCGGGCGAGGCCGTCCATCGCTCGGCGCAGTTCAGGGCGCACGGTGGAAGACTCGCCAGCGTTTTCCGCGCTCATCATCAAACAACACTAGCACCTTGACATATTCACCGATGATGACTGTCACCACGTTGTAGCGACCCTCAACACGTTTTTCAACATTGACAATGAAGGCCAATATGGGCTTGCCGGTCGTCGCGCGGAAATCAATGAGCAAGTGGCCCGGTAACAATGGAAGATCAGCGGCCATCTTTCGTAAGTAATCGTTCGAGTTCACAGCGCAATGTCACGTTGATCGGGGGCCGTGGCCGTGGGTGCCGGGGGCGTGATTGTGGTCGCGGTCGGGGCGGCGTACGGTGCACACTTGCACACGACGTTGTTGTCGATGATGTGGAGCGAAGTGTGGGGCGGACACGTGGCCACGTCGTGCTGTTCAGGTTCAACATTGACAATGACGTCAACGCACGCATTGCGCTCGTCCAGCCTTTCAACGCCGCGTCCCAACACGAACGTCAACCCAATTATAACCGTGGCGATGAAGGAAACGATCAGGCCATCAGTGACAGGTTTGAAAGACTTTGCCCACATGTTCAAGCTCCTCTTACAGCACGCACCATGAACGATTGCGATCATTGTCATCGAGGAGTAATTCGTGCACTCGTTCCTCGAACAATGCTAACACTGACCAAGTCATCTCATTGATGAAACCTCGACGTTGTTGATGTTGACACGAGATGATCAAACCCACGGTATACATCGGTGTCAACCATGGATCACGGTTTAGATCAATGCGCCTAGTCACGGTCTTAAGTAGTGAACCGGGCTGCATCTGATCAGAGTGTAATCCACGTAGGAAGGATGTACTGTGATTGAGATGGAATTGATGTCTCAAGAGCGTACTTCAATCGTGCTTGAGGGCCATGTGACCCTGTCACGACCCAACTACACGACGCCGTTGTCGGCGATTGAATTGGCTCACATCAAGGCGGGCGAACCGCTGGCGATTGCCGCGGGGCGTAATCCCACCACCAACGGCATCACCTTCTTGCTGGCCTCAGGTGAACTCAGGGAGTTGGCTAATGCCAGCAGCCTAGGAATTCCTGATGGCGCTGTCAGGCCCACCGATCACGGTCAAACGCTCGCTGTAGACTGGTACGCCGGCGACTTTGAGATTGACGTGGGCTATGCAATTGATCATAGTGCCATCATTGGCTTAGATTCTCAAGAGAGGTAACAGAAGTACATGTTCAACGCATTCCTCGTCGCGTTAGCGCTGTTGGCACCGACGTATCAACCCACGCAGCAGGCATTCAAAGCGGGTGACATTCAGCCTGATCACACTCGCACCTACGTGATGCCGGCGACCAAGCGTGGCTATTACTACTCGGTCAATGTCAGGGGCCTTTCCAAGGGCGGTGATGTCGACTGCTACTTGTTGACCAAGAACACCGAAGGCAAAGGTTTTGTCATCAAGTACACTGATGAGAGCACGGCCAACAAGTGCAGCTTTGGTTTCTACGCGTCGGGCAATGACACGTACAAGTTGTGGTTGGTCAACAACGGTACCAGCGATGATGCCTTTGATGTCACCGTCACTCAGTGAGCGCGCCTATCTATAGCAATGAGGCTCACCCTACGTCGTCTACGACGATTGATACGAGAATTCGGTGTTGACGACACACTACGGAATGATGCTGGCTTCTTCATGGCAGGCGGCCTGAGTTCAGCGCACCGTGACCGTGAGAATACGTTGATGGATCCACCGCCCGGGTTGGGCAGTGACGCAGAAGAGACAGATGACGCAGAGAAGGATGGAGACATTGAAGACAAATCACAGTTCGCAGTCAGGGTTGACGACAAACGAGGCGGGCCGGGACGATCGGCTTGAAATGCAGGGTAAGGTCGAAGAGTGCATGCCGGGCACGCTGTTCCGGGTGCGCTGCGACAACGGGCACCTCGTCCTGTGTACCTTGAGCGGCAAGTTGAGGCAGAACCGCATCAGAATACTGGCCGGTGACGCGGTGACGTGCGAGTGCAGTCCGTATGATGTCTCGAGGGGTCGCATCACCTGGAGACGTACGTAATCACCGTGAAGTGGTTGCTCTATGTCTTGATTTTCACTGGCGCAGGTGTGTTGGGTTCCACCTGCACTTGGTTAGCATCGCGTGGTCGTACGTTCGATGCGGGTGTATTGACGTGGATGACGGTATGCACCACGTGGTTCATCCTCACTGACCTGCAGCTCGAACGTGCTGACACAACCAATCACCGTGTGACGTAGTAAGGCTAGGACGTTGTTGTACTACTGGTTGATCGAACGTAGTATGGCAGTATGAAATACGTCATCACTGCCCTGGTCGCCATGACGCTCGTTGCCTGCGCTTCAGGTCCCGTCTTCAATGAGGGTGCCGATCATGAAGAAGGCGCCGACATCCCGTGCCAGACACCCGGACAACCCCGTGCACAATTGGGTTGGCATGCATGTCGCCGTGGGCCCGTTGCCTGTTGCCCCGACGGTTATTCGTGCTCGGCCGACGATTTCGTGCCGCGTGCTGACGGCGCCTGTCGTTGGTGGGCCCCCACGGCGACGTCCCAATATTAAGGGAGAACGCGGTTGAGCCGCGACCTAATTAGAGTGTTGGGTAGGACGAGCACATGAAGACAACACTACGTCGCTTGAAGCAGGTCATCCGAGAAGCCGCGGGTGAAGAGCACCTCAAGTCTTACGAGAACGTCACAGTGGGTGACTGGTACAAGGAACGTCCTGAACCTCGCTTTCGTGGTGCACAGCCCGAAGCAGCCGACGTCGCACAGTTGGTCGACCTGTATTGGCGTGACTTTGGTGGCACTCACGGCAAGTTGTTGATGGCGACGCGACGTTTTCCCAGCGGGCACAGCACCAACAGCAGGTACGACGTGTGGATGGAGAAGTTTGAGGGCCCGGCGACGCCCGAAGAGGTCACCCAAGCGAAGGCACACGGTGATGCCAAACAGCGTCACATGGCTCGCACGATCGACACCTCACGCGAGGGCACCTGATGGGCGGGTTGATGCCTTACATCAGGCTCATCAACAGGAACAACCTGCGCGGTGACTATGGGTCAGAACTGACGGATCACTTCGACGCAAGGCTCACGCACCTCAATTGCATTCGGGGTGACATGCGGCGCTTTGAACGAGACTGTCGTTCCGAAGAGATGTTGCACCAGTACGCTCAACGAACGGGCCTCACCACTGACCAAGTGAAAGCCGTCCTCGATGCGTTGCTCGAGGCACCGTACGGTGATCCTGATTACACCCGAGCGTGATCAGCGCTTCACCCAGCAACCCCACAGCGCCCGCCTCATCACGTCCTCAGCGAAGGGCTCACAGCCATTGGCGGTCAGTGCGTCCTTGACGTTGCACCACTGTGATTCATACGACGGCCAGTCACCCACCAACGCCTGATCCTTGAGGTCATCGGGGTGCTTGACGTAATCATGGCACATGATGAGGTCACCCGCCTTCAGGTAGGCGCAGAACTCATTGACCTCGCGTTCCTTGGCACCCCCGTCGCAGAAGACGAGCGCCTGTATGGGTTGCGTCAAGAGCAACCGTAGGTACGTGCGCTGCACAGTGAACACGTCACCCAAGATGCGATTGACGTTGGTGCCCAAGTCGAAGACAGTGGGCACGGTGTCCTTGATGTCGAAGGTGTAGATGGGTGAGTGAGTGCTGATGTCATGGTCACGCAAGATCCGGGTGAAGCCTCCGTACAGAGTACCGATCTCAACGATCAGGCGGGGCGTGCCCATGGGCAACATCGCATTGAGCTGATCCAACGCTTCAAAGATTCGCCGTGATTGGGAGACACGCGTGCCCCTGTAGCGAAATAGGAAGCCACAGCCCGGGTTCTCATCGGGTGTCACGTACTGCATTAGATCGGCGCTCTTCATGTGGTCATCCTACACGGTGTTCGCGCGCTTGTCATCCACATCAATACGTGTAGACGTCATCGCCGATCGGGAACAGTTTACGTTCAAAGCGTGACTCGCCACTGTGAACGGCACGCGCCTTGACGCTGACCAACCTCTCATCGGGCAGCACATAGGCCCACAGCTCGCCGCCAAAGCAACAACCACCGTCGAGGCCCACCGCTTTCGGGGTGATCAATGGCCTATTGAGGACGCTGTGACCGAAGAAGATGCGCTCAGGCCCGTCCCAAAAGTGGTGCCAAAAGCGCCAACCTTCGTTGGGAGGAATGCGACTCGGCCACATCGACTTGTCGTTGATCCTCATCTGACCATCGGCACCAAAGTCGTAGGGACAGATGCACTGTATGTGGGTCAAGTGACGCACGGACTGGCGTTCGATGGGCACCCCTGGGAAGACGCCGGCATGGACGGCGACGGCGTTGAACTCTGGTAGACGCAGGTACAGTGGCAACCGCCTGAAGTAGTCGTAGTGCTCGGGACGGAGCTGTGACCGGGTGACGACGTGAGACGGGGGTAGCTGACTCGGCAGCTTACCAGTGCGTGCCAGTACGTCTTCATGATCGAGGTGCCGGTGTTCATGGTTGCCCAGGATGCAGGCGGGTTTGCCTTGTCGCGCTTCGATCCGCATCGCCAGGTCAACGCACTTGCCGCTCTCGGGACCTCGGTCGACGGTATCACCGAGGAAGATGACCCAGTCTTCAGGACGCGCCTTGCACTTGTCGAGCAGTTCTTGTTGTTCTGCATAACAACCTTGAACATCACCCACTAGAATTGTGCGCATTGCCATTTGAACCCATATGCTGTTTCTTTTTCACCAGTCAAACACGCCTTAATTGTATCTTTATGGGCACCAATACCCAGCTCTTTTAGAGCTAACACAGCGTGTTTAATTGATGAAAAGGTGGCGACGATATTGCCATTTAATGATAATTGATCAACTGCAATCCATGATGATTTCGTTTTCACTTTTGGAACATGAACGTCATCACCCGCCACTCTCCAATAAAAACCATGACTCAACATTACATGACCTATTTTAACAGGAATCACTCGTTGGGTGGCTTTTGTTAATCCTTGTTCACTTAACCATATTTGTACTGCGCTTCGAGAATCGTGTAATTCTAAAAACTGTCCATCAGTTGACCAACGTTCAATGCGTACTTTTTGTTGATTAGCACCTTGAGATCTATTTTGAATTTCTTCATCAGTGTACGGTGCTTTACGCCAACCAACGTGACTTCTATATTTATGTGCTTGACGAATTTTCTCATTTGTTTCAGGCGTTGGTTTCTTATGCGTTTGTGGCTTTCTCGTATAGAAGTCTTGTCCACCTACAGTAAGATTGTAACCATATCCACCCATTCTGATGTTAGTATTTAATTTTGCGATCCAATAACGTTCACGATCATTGAGTTGTTCATCAGAACATTCTTCAATGACTTCATATTTGAAATTTTCAAATCCATGTTTGATTAACGCACCCAAAATTGGTCTGCCCAATTTATTGTACTTTTTATGATGCGTTGCACCGTATTTGTAATTGCGCCAATGTATTTCTGGATCGACTTTTGATTGACCAACATACAGCTTATCATTGAGAATATTAAGAATCTTATAAATGTGACTCATTCTACCTTTAATATACTCTAGTTGACGTCATACTTCGATGCAGGCCAAGCCACGTCCTTGGCGACATCGATGCCCCGTGACGAATTGTCGGCGTAGGTAGGATCGAAGATCAGCACCTTGAGTGACTTAGGTAGTTCGGGACGTGCACTCACCGCGTACGTCGCTGCGATGGCCACGGGAGGTAGTTGCGGTGGCGCTTCGGGCGATGCATCCGCGAAATTACCGATGAATTGGGCCAACTTCGGAAAGTCAGCGAGGTACAACCAGACCTGAAGCTTGTCGATGATTCGTCTTAGCATGGAATCCATTGTACTCTGGCACTGCCCACAGTATTATCTGACCATGAGTGATGCAGTCGTCTATGTTGGCCTACCCGTGTTGCTGGGGTTGGCGATCCTCATCGACAGGATCCGCGACGGCAAGAGGAAACGATGAAACGACCCAAGACGATTGAGGAACGCACGGCACTGGCGTATACGTGGTGGGACTTGTCGAACGCGCTGTGGCTCGCCTTCGCGTGGACGGTATTGGTCGGCTTGTTGCTAGTCTGCGTGGCGTTCGGCGTGGGTCTGACATTGGGCGAACGTACCGGGCGCTACAACCAACGGTGCCTCGCCGCCGGGGGTGAAGTGCTAGCCACTGGCGCCTGTGGTCACATCACCTATGTCAAGGTTGGCACGCCGTGAAGATGTCGGAGCTGCGCCGCCTCAAGGCCGAAGTCGATGAGGTCATCGTGCTTCGCGACAACCTGCAGGCAGTGCAGGCCCGTTGCACCGAACTGCTCAATGCCTACCGCACCATGCGCTACGTACTCGAGGAGTGCGACAGGTGGTTCAGTTGCGGTACCGTCGGTCGGAGCGGTGCTATCCTGCATGACAAAGTCAAGCAAGCACTATCGGAGCCCAATCGATGATCGTCGTCATCGCCGCGATGCTGTCAGGCATTCCCCTCATCACCTTTTGCATCCTCATCGTGGTCGACATGATCGATCAGTGGCGCGCAAAGAAACAACGTGCGCGCAAGGCTAAGTGAGTGGGTCAAGGCGCTGGCGCTGCGCCTGAGGTGCAGCTTGGGCTGGCACGACTACGAACTGTTATTCGATCTCGACACCGACAGTGATGATGCTTTCGGTGAACTGTGGCACTGCAAACACTGTGAAAAGGAAGCACCAACGTGGCCATTATGAAGACGCTGTGGCACTGGTTTCACCCCGTCAATCGAGCGCCGGTCGCGCTGTTCGCGGGTGGTGAAGTATTCACCAACTTCGTGGCGATCGGCGCCTACACCAAGCACCCGTGGTTGACAGGCACCTGCCTCGTCGGTGCAGTGCTGTGCCTAGGCGCCTGCGTAATGATGTGCATCAAGGCAATGAAGGCACTGTACTCACAACCCTACGTCGAAGAACTGGAGACGCCGTGAAAGTCATCGTTGTGCTGGCCATTCTGGTCGCCCTATTCTTTGCCTTCGTCTACCGTGAGGAGAAGCCCAAGCCCAAGACGATGCGCGATCGCTTAGATTAACGTGAGCGTCCACTATGCTCACGTCGATGCCCGCGACATCAGGCCAGGGGACCTGCTGTTCGACCTGCAGGCACAACACCTACCAAGCATCGGTAGTATGCTGACGACGCGCGTTGCACAGTGCCTGTTGCTGGTGATTGGCAACCTGGAGTTAGAGGCACCAGACGTTCGCAAGGGTGCTACTTCTTGGTCGTCAACAATAGCGGGCAGGTGACCGAGAGGTTCTGCTATTTTGGCTCGGGCAATGACGTGGTGAGAGTTGATGATCGATGATCTCAATAATCGTCGATGATTTTCTGATTGCGTACACTACTTACTAGTGGAGTAAGCAATGAAAACATCGATTGTATTCGCAGCATTGGGCATCATCTTTCTAGCATCGGCGTGTGACGTAGGTCTTAGGACGCGGCCCGTTCACGTTGAGGGACAAGTTGAGGTCAGACACGACCGTGACAACCATGACCACGGTGACCACGATCGCGGTGACCACCACGACGATCACCGCTAAGACATCAGAAAGTACACGCAACGTGCCTAATTATTGACCATGAGGGTCAGGTTAGGCACGTTGCGTCGTTACTTGCACGAGGCGTTGTTGGCCGAAGTCTGGCCCGGGCAACCTTATGGCCGCAACACGTTAAGTCCTGACATCAATAACCGTGAGCAAATTGGTGCGCTCACCGCAAAAGCTCTCGACACAGTTGACGACCCAGATGGTTTACCCGATCACCTGAAGGAGCCCCTCGTTTCCCGAGAGGACTGTGAAGGGCCAGTGCCGCCCACCGCCGAGCCCGTGACAATCCACAGTGATCCATTTGCGAGGGACTTCTCGCCGGCACCGACAGCTGGCATCAATCGCTAATCACTTCGCCAACTTGTCGAACAACGGCAAGTCACCATTCTTGGTGATGCACTTGTCCTCATAGGGTGCCCACACCCGCCTGTACAACTCCGTCGCCACGTTGGTCAACACGCCCGACACTGTGGCCACGACGTGGTACCTGACCACACCGAACCTCACGTTGATGACCTGCATCACGAGCCTCGTGATGGTGTAATTGAGCACCCCCGCGAAGTCAGCGCTGTCGAACGGAGGACCGTCAGCGCCGGCGACCTCCACTACTACACCCGCTAGGTTGTCGATCAACGCGTCAAGTGGTGCTCGCTGTTCCTGCTTGATGTAGGGCATGACCAATCATCACCCACGTGCACACGGTGTTCACTCGGTGACGATCCGCCTGATCCAACCCAACGAACCCGTGTGCCAGATCACCGTGGGCCCGGGTCCCAGCAACTGATACATGTACCAGCCACCCACCGTTGCCATCTTATAGTCACGCGCCAACAGCAACCACGGTACCGCCCGATCGATGCCGGCGTTCGGATCTATGGAGAAGATGGTCCACCCATCGCCGTTCGGATTGGCGATAAAGAAGAAGAATGTCCCAACCTCGATGTTAGCGGGGGAAAATTCACGATCACGCATTGAATGCCATCATTGTTGACTTGCACTCATAGTCGGTGTAGTGACGTAGTTTACACTCGTCAGTGAAGACCGTGACGGTAGCCTTTGCGAGGTTGCCCACAGATCTGTCAGTGAACGGCTCAACACCGATGACCAGCGCGGTGATCCACTCGATGTTGGAGGCAGAGCTCTGCAAGCTCTGCAACATGTCGCCCGGTTTCAGGTTCTTTGCCGACCTCACTTGACAACCTCACACCATGTGCCGATATAGGCGTAACTATATGCCTCAACCTTGCCATTGTCAACCACAATGGTCACCCTATCATCAAAACTATTGACGTCAGGGTCATCGGGCACCGCAATGACGAAGGCGAAGTGCCATGGCACCAAGTCGCCTTTACCACGGTAGTGTATCCGACGCAGGAGATTACCTGGCACGGGCAGCATCATGCATGCCTGTCATTGATGACACGTAATTCACAGTCGCTCGACGACACCCAAATTGGTCGGCCCTTCCACAGGACGAGGTGTGCAGTGATAGCTCCGAGGTTGAACTTGATCTTCGGGGGCGCCAACTGCTGGCTGGCGATGTAGAGGCAATAGGTACCCGCGGGGATGACTCCCACCATGATGGCATCTACCTCAGTTCTTGTCTTCGCGCGATCGAACAACTCTGGCACACGCTTGGCTTTGATCGAGAACGAATCACGGAGTTGCCAGAGCTGTACTAGGTTGCCCGTCTTGAGATCGGTCACTGTCCGACTCCGCACCACACTCGCGAGCGTATTGCCTGATGAAGTCGTCCAAGTGCAGGCGTATGGTGCAGAGATCTAATAGTGTCAGTCGGCGCAAACCACGGGTGCCTAGTACGACAAATGAGTCGATGCTGTCGCCTACGGGACTGGTCACGTCGAACGCCGCACGGAAAGCGTAGCGATGGTTGGCATAGCTCGTTGATTCGAGAGCATCCTTCTTGACGACCTGATAGATGACGTGGTTCTTTAATTGCGACAACTTGTCGTCGACCGTGTAGACGCAGAGATCTCCTAGTTGTAGTTCGCACGATTCAAGCGTCCCCTTTAGCGATCCCGGTGCTGCCATCCTCAGATCTTACACCACGCTCAGGTCACCGCGTGTAAGGGTGTGTAAGGGTGTGTAAGGGTGTGTAAGGGTGTGTAAGGCCGAGGAAGTCTGCGGGCACTTGAAGCGCCGCGGCGAGCTTGCGTCTAAACACGTTCACATCATCATCGTCGAACAGCATGGGCATGCGTGACCACAGCACCTTCACCTGCTCGACACCATCGTCGTCATTGACCACGGCACTGACCACGACACCCAAGGAAGTATGGCGAAAGCTAACGTCACAGACGAGGTCACCGGGACGGGGTTGCCACGCCAGCCGCTCGAACTCGTTTACCTGTTGTCGACGATCGACGTGAACTATCAACGTCGTCCACGTGGTTGCCAGCTTCACTGCATCACCCTATACCACGTCACACACAAGTTCAGCGCACTCCAACTCACCGTCATTGATCCAGAACAGCTTGCCCTGTCTCAGGCAGACGTGCCACCGCTTAGGGACGCGCCCGCATCCGTCGTCGCCCGCAATGGGCATGAACTGTGGCACGGGCACTTCATGTGGACCCACGTCATCGGTGCTGACGATGACAAAGGTGTCGCCCGTCGTCATCGACAAGGTGGTGTATTTGTATGAGAAGCCTCGCTCGACCAGGCGAAAGGGCCACCAACCGCGCGCGACGCCGCAGGTGAATGTCCACATCCACAATTGACAGGGCTTTACGACCACAACACCCAGACATAATACGACGGGTATCGTGCGCGGGAAGGTGGGCGCCCAATGACGAGGCCCAAGCGCCTTGGGATCAACTCCGTGGATCGACACACCAGCGCGCCGGGTGCGATGTCACGAGCCCCTTGAAGCGCGGCGCACTTCGGCTCATGCGCCACAATCAACGCAAACTGGTTCACCTCTTCGAGCACGTCAGCACCTCACAGCCGTCGTCGGTGATCAACACCGTGTGCTCAAACTGTGCACTCCAACCCTTGTCGTAAGTCCGCACTGTCCAGCCGTCGGCCTCCACGTAGACGTCACGCGCTCCCAAGCACAGGATGGGTTCGATGGTGAAGACATCACCCACCTTCAGCACCGTCTGGTCGCCGCAGGCCCAGTGATTGACGTGTGGCTTGGTGTGGAACAGGGTGCCGATGCCGTGACCACCGAACTCACGCACCACGGTGCAGCCCCCTGCCCTTGCCAGTGGTTCAATCGCTTGGCCAATCGCACCCAACCTCACCCCGGGCCCGACAATGCCCACCGCCGTTTCCAACGCCAGCCGGGTCAGTTCCACCAATCGCCGTGCGTCGGGTGACGGGGTGCCCACGTAGAAGGTGGCGCTGCAATCGCCGAAGTGGCCGTCAAGGATCGTCGTCACGTCGATGTTGATGATGTCGCCGTCGCATAGGACGAGTGCACCTGGGATGCCGTGACAGACGACGTCATTGACGCTGGTGCAGACGCTGCGCGGGAAGCCGTGGTAGTTGAGCGGTGCCGGGATGCCGCCCCGCGCGACGGTGTGATCGTGGACAAAGTCGTTGAGGGCGGCCGTCGTCGAGCCCGGGCGAACGATGGCACCCGCCGCCTGCAGCGTGTCCGCCGCCGAGGCACATGCCTTACGCATCTTGCTTAGGTCGAAGGACTGCACCTCTCTAACATATTCAATCACCGCGCACTATACATCATCATCCTGTACCTGAGCAAACCGCGGTGATGAGATGACATTGGTGTATTCGGTCCGAACCCAACCCCATTTCACCTGAGCACCATGGGTGCCGATGATCCAGACCAACACCCAGTCCAAGTGCCGGTTGATGCCGATTACAAGAGCGCTGGTGCCGCCCGGCGCTCCGCCAATGTGAGCGCGCACGGCGGGCTTGGTATAAAGCAACGCGTAGCCATTGAACACGACGACATCACCAGGTAGCGCCCGTCGCCCGTGAAAATGTAGACGGAGGCGCTTGGTGAACGTCACGTCGGCACCAATATGATGCCGCGTTCAACGATCCAACCCAGCGTATTGCCCCACAACGCGTAGACAAAACCGTCTCGGTGAGCGATGACGACGCCCATGACGCTTGGCTCAACGTGGCCCACACAGTCGTTAACGCCCACATCGACCGACGCCCACACGGCCACCTTGAGAGAGGTCCAACGTGCGTCGAGTTGCACGAAGTCGCCGGGTAACCATTCGTGATCTATCATACGGGCGCCACGACGGTGTTGTCAACCCATGCCATGATGGCCAACTCCGACCAAAAGACACAGACGAGGAACTGGTCACATTGGCCGATGACGAGGCCCAACGCCCCCGCGGTGGGACGACCTACACGATCGTGATTGGTGACATCGTTGGAGGCCCACAGTGAAAAGATGTTGTTGCGTGGCAATGGCACCACCTTGACAAGGACACCGGGTAGTAACAGTGACCCGTTGTTCACGGCAAGAACCTCAACTCATCATTGAACAGCCAACCCACCTGGTCATCAACGAGGCACAGCGAATAGCATGTGCCCTTATTTTTCGGTGACTCTATGGCAATGACCAGCGCTACCATGTGATTTTTAGCCGCGATGCCCCGACCGTTCCACCATGCTTGGCGTTCATCGAGGTTCTCATAGAGCGCAGCACCCGGTCGCACGCCATATAACTTCCCCGGCCTTGTGGTGAGGCGTGAGTAATGTGACCTAGTCATCTTCACCATTGCATCACACCTTACGCAGGTAGCCGTCCGACACGTAGCCCAACACCGACGGCATTGACCACAACACGTAGGTGTAGTCCCGCCGACGATTGATGACGAGGCCTAGGCCACCCGGCATCACCACGCCTAGGCGACTGCGCACGACGAGGAGCTCGCCGGCGCTAACGGAGCTCCATACCGAAACGGGCTCATCACCGCGAACCAACACGATGTCACCGGGTGCGGGTGGCCTGTCGATGTAACTCATCACGAAGTGCTTTCGGACTGAGTGTAGCTCATTACTTGACCCTCACCAAGAACTTGACCAGCGTCCAGCCCTTTTTCATTGATGCACTGTCAAAGACAAACGCCCATGCAACGTCTTTTTCATGTCGCCCGTCGACATCGGTGATGGTTCGCTCTGCCAACAATAATCCGAACTTGAATGTCCCGGTCGCTGACACCATGCGAGGTACAAACACCGACGGCAATGGTTGATCCCACGTACCATGACCACCCACGTGTACGCTCCTCACCAGGTCACCCGTACGTAGTAACTTGCGGCCCATCAGTGCCTTCCGACGACGCGAAGGGCCGAGCCCCAGACCCATTTAATCCGCGGCTTACTGGTGTTCACTAGCACCAAGGTGGGATGCGAGGTGTAATCGGAATAAAGGCTCGGTACGGCGATCACCGCGAGGACGAGGGCATGCTTCTCGACGAACATTAAGGCACCTTCAATAAGCCCCGTCAAGAGGGCACGCGCTGGCACTTCCGTACCAAACACCGTGACTTGTCGACCCGGGATGGGATTCAGCCTCACATCGTCCCACAGCGCCACGGGGTGTTTACACGCGACGATGTCACCGGGCCTAATGTCGATCACGTGTTTGATGACATCGATCACGGCGCGGCCTCGATGCTCTCGAGCAGCACCCAGCCCAGCTTGCCGTCGTCATACAACACGTAGACGACGGTGTCACCACCCTTCTTGTGCATGGTGATGACCAGCGCCTTGGCATTGAGGCGACCCTGCAACCCACCGGCGAACAGGTTGCTGTCGTCACCACCGTTGATGTGACTAAAGATGATGCGCGGCATGTAGGGCACGGGCACCACCAGGTCGCCGGGCTTGATGCAGGCATCAGGCGACCATTGGTCAGCTTTGGCGTCGATCATGGCACTTTCTTCAGGTCAGCTGCCCACATATAGCCAACCTCGCCACCGAGGAGTACGAGCACCAAGCCCAGATTGGCTCCATTCCATGGAGCACCTAACCCGCATCGGGAAATGACGAAGATCAACCTCCCGTCGATTGGTACGGACCTCACACAATCACCCAAGATGAATGCATCTTCGCCTAGGTCCTGGTTGGTGTCGGGATCACGTAGTCGGACACGTTCAATGCTCGGGCTAAAGGCTCCAGGTTGGCCGCGCGACCCCATCGTCACCCAATCACCGTGATCAAATTGAGTGCGGAGGGTGTACATCGGTTCTTCACGATTGTAAGGCCCATGACGTGGGCCTTTGCTACGGTACATGACGACTTGGGACGGCATCACCGCGATCCTAGGCGATCATCCCACCAACCGTCGTTGTACGAGCCACCGTCGGGCCCGCCGGGCCGCATCGAACCCGGCGTGATGCCATGGCCACAGTCGGTGAAGCGGTGCAGGCGTTCCCACTGGTTGCCGTTGTTGACGAAGACGCCGACGACGACGCAGTCCTGCCCGTGGAGCGAGAACTCGGCCTCAACGCGCAGGGTGACGTTGGCACCCGTCGCGCGGGGCGGGTCGGGCGGAGCAGGCGCCGGCGTACGTACGAGAAAGCTGGCGAGTACAATTCCAGCTAAGCCCAGGCCACTGATCCACAGCCCGTGCATGATGGTGTTGTATGCCTTCACTTTGACACCTCTCTCCGCAACCCCCACCCGCGTACCACGCACGTGAAGATGAGGCTTCCGACCACGGCGGGCGCCAGTGTTGCCAACCACGGGATCACGCGGGCACCATGGGAGGCGGGGGCGACGTCGGACAGGTGTTCGGGTTCGACGCCTCGCACAGTACATCGCGCTCGGGCAGGGTGTACTCCGTCGTCACCTCATCCCAAGTGTCCTCGGGCACCAATTCTTGGCCCGTCGGAGTGGTGACGATCGACAGCATGTCACTGTCTATGTCAATGTCGACCGACGATGGTAGCTTACCACGCACGCTCCTGAAGGGTTCATCGAGCTGATTGATGTCAACCATCGGCGTCTCCTCGGGTGCGGGGTACCAAGTATTCATCGAGGCTGACGCCGTCCTTCAATGCCCACACGATGCAGTTCGGGCAGGCCTCAATGACCTTGCTGGTGGCGTAGAAGGTGATGGCGCGGGCAGCGTCCTTGAAGACGAAGTCTTTCGTCTCGATGTCACGGCCACAATAGGCACGACCGCTATAGCGTTGAATGCAGGCCTGCGGCGTCTTGTGAGGTGTGGTCATGTGACAGCCGCCGACCGATTGCGCAGCGCCTCGAGCTCCCCTAGGTCATATGACCCGGTGTTATCGACGTCGGTGTCGCGGACTGTCACCGCCGCATGCTCGGCAGTTGGGTGCGCCTGCATGAAGAGCCGTGCTGCCTCGCGGCGTCCATCGCGGACTTGGTTGGTCAGCAGCTTGCTCAGCGATTGTGCCAGCGGCTCGCCGTTGGTGTCCAGCGACATCGGATCGACGCCGGCTTGAAACAACCAGAGGTGGCTCATGGCCAGGTGACGGCGTTCAGCGCTCATCGGAGACCTCCGGGTCTGCATTGGTGTCGTCATCGACGCCATCGTTGGTGTGGTGGCGCTGCTCCTTGCGGGGGTATTCGCCGTTCTCGTCGGGCAGTTGAAACTTGATGTAGGTCGGTGCGCTGTCGGCACCCTCTTCGGGGATGTTGGAGACGCAGATGACCTTGATCGGGCCCATGTTGAAGGAGAAACTCAACGTCTCGGTACCCCGACGCGTCGGCCTGATGACATTGTTGACAACGATCTGTTTCATGTTGCACGTCCTTTCTTGGCGGCCTTTTCGGCCTCAATCACTGCCTTGGGTCGATTTTTGGTGCCCTTCGGGCGCCCTTTTCCTCGTTTGCCGGGTTGTGGCACAGTTGGCTGCACCTTCACTTCGGTGACGATGAAGGGACTGCCCTTCGCCGGCGCCAACTTGAAGCACGCCAGTCCGTCCTTGAACGAGGCCCACCGTGCCCGCGGCGACCTGAAGTCGGAGTCCTCATCGTACAGCGACACCATGCCGGTGTCATCATCGATCGACCTGACGCGGCCGACGATCGTCTCCAACCACGGCAGGCCCTTCAACAGGGAGGTGCGGGTGTCGACGACGATGCGATCACCGACGTCGAACAGGACGACTGACGAGCCGTCGCCTAACACGGCGATGCCGTCCTTCAGGTGCTCGATGGGAGGGCGCTTCGACTGCCAGCGCTGGTGGCGTTCGGCGCGGGATAGACCCACGTCGGCATCGGGTTTTGAATCGTCAGCATCGCCGAGCGACCCTGACACAGGGGTCTCATTCATTGCAATCTCCTTCGCAGCAGTTCCAACCTATGATCTAACTGTACCACGGACGTGACCGAACTTACACCCAGGAGTTGACGAGCGAACGTTCGAAGTGAGTCAGCATCCACGTAGCATCCAGCACCTTGACCAAGTTGGCAGGGTCTTTCACCCCGTATGCTTGCCTCTTGACGCCATTGGGGAGCGTGAACTCGACCCGGTTGGTCGTGGGATCAATGACGGTAAAAGTTGTCGTTGCTGCTCTCTTCACCATGATCTAACTCTACCACGGTTCACCAGGGACTTACACCGTCCACGAATTATACTCGAGGTGTAATTCCTCGGGCCGCCCATGTGGGCGAGGTATGATACCCCGTCCCAGCACCCGTGACGACACGGTGGGCGGTCTGTGGGTGGTGGTTCCGTCACCAGGTGGGCCTGGCATACTGTCGGGTGGGCATGTCATCCCAGTCGTCCGGGGCACCCACGGGATGCGTGGTCGAACGTGACAGGACGTCACGGGAGACGCTTGGTGCGTTCCTGACGGCGTCTCTTCGCGCATCGTCGAGGAGGATCGCCAGTGAACCCGCGATGGCGGTGACTTCGGCCTCTGACTTGCCGTCATCGAGGCCCGTCTGGTAGATCCACAGGTGGGACAGCGCAAGGGTGCGAACATCGTGACGATTGTTCTTCATCATGAATGTACAGTACCACACTTGACCACGGCGCTTGCACTCTGCGCGGGAGGGTGGTACAATTGAAGCATGAGAACCACGTTGATCACATTCGTGGCACTCGTCATCACGTGTGTCATCGTCTCGTATGCCTGTGTCTACTCGCCGCCCAATTCCCTGCCCAACGGACACTCGCGGTGCGAGTACAACGCTGATTGTAGGCCACCCCAACAGTGTGACAGGGGCCTGTGTACCCTCGAACCCCATGACGTGGGGCGCTGATCACGTGCGCTCACTGAAGTGCGGGGGCGTTGACGTCTACGTAGACAGCTATTACACCCGTGGCACAGGCAGCACCTTCATCGGTGGTAACTTCTCGCTCGACAGTGCGATTGACTATGCTCGCCGCTCGCTTGAACTCCTATGGGGACCCAATCGTCACAGCGTCGTGGTGCCGCCCAAGGTGACAGCAGGCGGGCGCATTCCACAGCGCACGTTGATGATGTGGCTGCACTCCGACGAGCGGCCCATGGAACACCCAGGCGACGATGGATCACACCTGTTCCTCATCTGGTTTGCTGACGATGATCCCATCGATGCACTGCAGGACGCGGTGCGGCACCTCGATGGCATGGGTGGCTGGTGGCCACACGCGAAGGGTTACGTGCTATGAGCACCGGCGATAGGTTGAGACAACTGGCGATGGCGTGGCGCAAACAAGTGGCTAGCGATGCGTTGAGTCACGTGGGTAGCAATAGCGAGATCCGCCGGGCGAGGGGCGAACGCCTGCTGATGTGCGCAGGCGAACTTGAGGCGCTGGCGAGAGAAGTCGACAAGGCAGTCACGTCAACCGATTGCTCCTGATGTAGCAGGTGCGGCCTACACACACGATCTGGCAATACGAGTGGTGTACCCCCGACATGGTGATGACTGCCAACACTAGCGCTAGTTCACCATTGCACCACACGCTGCGCGCCACGACTCCCGCGCCGTATCCTACAGTATAGAACGGAAACGGGCGGGTGTAGCCCCAGCCCTTGGCCACGTACAGTTCCCCGGGTTTGCGGATCAAGTCAACGTCAGGGGTATTGAGTTCAGTGGGCATGCACGTCCTCAAAGAATTGGTGATAGCCCCAACCCAGCTTGCCTGTCGGTGTCAACACCAACACCTCGAGCGTGCCATTGGAGTTCACCGCGACGGCGACAGCTAACACCACTTTGAGTGGCTCTATGCGATCGATGATTGGGTTGGCACTGAGTGCAGAGATGCCTATGCGCGCGCTGACGTTGACATAAGAGTCCTGATCAGGCAACCTGCTGCGTATGCGAACCAGCATGCCTGGGAGAATGCGGCCATGCGGCGCCATCACCTCACCAACCACTTCAACACCCCGATGTACCATGCTTGGCGAAAGTCGCAGGTCCAGTACCAGTAGGGGCTGGTGCACCCGCCGCCCAAGTATTCTCGACCGTGACCCATAATTTTGCCGCGCCCGTCCTTGACCCATGACTCATTGCTGGTGAGGGTGCGGTCACATGCCGGGCACGTCAATTCTGTGTTGATGAAGTACGTCATCTCTGCACCGTGCGCACGTTCTTGCTCCATACCCAACCCAGCGTGTTCTTCGACGTCAAGATCAACACTTCTTCCGGCGGGATGCGAGGCTGACAAACGTTGATGACGAGCGCGATGTCACTTGCGTGCAGGAAGCCGACGCCAAGATTGTCCTCCGTTCGCATGCCCGGATACTGCGTCATGCAACACCGATAGTCGTAGTCATACCCAACCAGCAGGGTGACGAGTGAGCCGGGCGTGATCACGGGCGGTGAAGGTTGCACTGATCACGGGGAATGTCGCAGTTGCAATTGCCGGGAGCGACGCGCCGCCTGAACAGCTTCCAGATGCGCTCCTCCTCGTGATCGACCTGTGGTTCACCCACCACGACGGCGAGCTCAACGTTCTCAATTGGTTCACCATCGATGATTTCAAAGCGATTGCGATTCCAATACCCAGGCACGTCGACGAGCGTGTAGACGCGCGTGGCACCATCATCTTCGAGGACGCTGTAGACGTGACCCTCGGTCAGCTTGTCGGAGGCCAACCCACTGACATCAATGCACTTGACCTTCATGGTTCAATCCTATGCCAATTGCAGGGCACTTTGCACCTCACACCGGACACAACTTGCGCGCATCGATCCACCCCAAGATCCCACCCACCATGACCAGCGTTTCAGGACGCCATGCTACGTCTGGCTCAACGTAGATGATGAAGGCAACATCGATGTCTGGTAACATTTCGTAGAGAACAGGATTGTCGCCGTGAACCACGCCCCTTTTCGGAGTGACGCGTTTGATGCCCTCCGTTCGGCTAGTGACAAAGGTGCCGGGCACAAGGCGAGTAGTGCTCATTTCGACACCACGTTGAGCCATGATTGACTCATCCAACCTACCCTGTTCAACGCTGACACGTAGACGATGACCTCGAGAGTATATGAGTCCGACGCACCTAGAATGAGCACCAACGAGCCGAGCGCGATCGCCGTGGGGATGTTACCGTAATCACTGTCACTGATCGTGCCACGTGGCCACAACTGACACCACACGCGCGTCACTGCTAGTTGGCCGATCAACGCGACGGATACAGTGTTCACCGGCGCTCCAAGTGCTCGACGCGTTGAATCACCGACGTGTAGATCCAACCCACCGCGCTAGTTAGTGACTCAATGACCTGTGCCCGTCGGTCGCCGCCGGTATCGAACGTAATCGCAATGACAAGACCAAAGTTGAAGTCACACAGGCGTCGTCTATGTCCCATATCACCATAGACGCCCGGACGCCAAGAAGACGCGTGAAGTGATGTCGGGTACCAGATCAGGTCACCAGGATGGAAAATGCGGGTCACCACAATCTTATCCTACACCGACAACTATTTCGGTTACACCGTGCCAGTGGGTGCCACGTCCCATCACCTCTTCACTGATTTCGTGAATGTACAGACGACCGCGCATTAATAGGATCAATTCGATTACGTCGTCGGACCGCAATCTTCGCCTGCTGATGATCATGGCAAGGGTGTCTGCGTTGAACACCGTGAACCTGCCCAGCGTGAAGTGATTGAGAGGTCGATTATCAACGAGTCGTGCATGCATCATCGTCAGGGAAGTGATGAGGTCACCCGGTTCAAACTTCATGGGGTGATCACCTTGATGAAGGTGCTGTTGATCCAACCCATGCCCTGCGCGGTGACGATGAAGACATAATGTCCCATCACCGTCGCCATAACTGTGCTAGCGACGATTCCGACGTAGAGCGAATCAATGTACGTGTAATGACTGTCGTACACGTGGCCGGATACATCCGTATGAACGATGATGCACACGTCGCCCGGATAGTATGCGTGTCCCATGATGCGCGGGGGCAGTGCCGTCCACGAATAACCTGGGTGCCTGAAGGTCACCAGCGCGCCCGGTGTGGCCTGAGCGGGGGTGATCATGCGCGCACCAGGTCGGTGGGAAACACCCACCCCACGCGATGGCCGAGCAAGACACAGATCCATTGAGTGCCTGGTGAAAAGATGTGGGATACGTCCTTCACGTAATTGATGACGAGGCACCGTTTACCACGGCGATACCATCGGAGGCCACTACTATTTTCCCCGGGATGAGTGATCCTGACTGCAACATCCTCGCCGTGTCGCCGCGCGTGCGACGACCCATGGAGGCAACACAGCGTCCCGGGCAGGAATTGCTCCTCATGGGTCATCGAGTTCTTTTCATCCTATCACACCATGGCGTCGACTTGCACGGTACACTCAATCAGAGCGGTTCCAGGTCAGTAAGAAAGACCCAACCCAGCGAGGCATCGGCAAATAACAAGCAGACCCATCTCGTGGATGACAGGCCAAACCGCCAACTGTTGATGACCAGACACACCACGCCAGCAGCATACCAGACGACGACGCGTTCCATCGGCAGGCCTTGGTGGGTGCCCAGATCGGGGTGCACGATCCGAACGGCAATCTTGTCACCATAGTCTCTTCGGAGGCACGCTAGTGTGCCGGGCAGCAACTTCTCCTCGTTGGTCATTGTCATCTGTTTTCGAGGAAGTACACTGAAACCCAAACCAAGCGCTCCGCGTGCAGGACGAGAACATAGTCCAGGAGGGCGTCCCATTGCTGAACAATGAGGCACGCGTCACCTGCCTCGTGTGCGTGTCCCAGCGCCAACGTCTTGCGATCTTTCCACCCAATCCACGCGTGCATGAAGACTGCCAGCATTCCGGGAATGACGTCATGCGGCGTCATGCCAACACCAAGTCACTGTCGAAGATCCACCCAACAATGCCGTCTGACGTTAGCACACAGATCCACCAGATGTTGGCTGACCACACGTAGTCAATGATCAAACCAGCAGTGCCACACCGGGCATATATCACCAGTGATGGTACCTCATCTTTGGGGTGCCTAGTGCGGATGCTGACCGTTACCAACTTCCTCTTATTGTAGAGAAAGATCAACGTCCCACGTGCATGGATCGTAGGCTGCACAAAGGGTGCTGGGGTTGGTGTGGAGATCATGGAACATCACTCGTCTTCGCTATGCGAACGGCGCGGAAGATCGCTCCGATCACGTGGCTGCCTTCGAGCGCGCGAGATAACCCATTACAGTTCAACCACGTCAGGATGCCTTCGGCGCGGGCGACCAACAGGTTAACGCCACCGATGAGCACGAAGCGATGCTCGACGGATGACCATATCTCTTCATGCGTGACAACCTCATTGCCGTTACGGGTGTACACCCACTTGATGAGGTCGCCGGGCTTCAATTCACTCGGCGTCATCAGGTGCAACCCAATCCTGACCCTTGGTGAATGAACCGCGGTTCTCGATGCCCGTCTTGGTCAAGGCGACGACGAACGTTTTCCCGCTACAACCCCACCTGTTCTTGCTGACCTCGAACAACAGGCCCCCAAACGTCGGGCTCTTCTTGTTCTCGTCGTACGACAGGTGGGCATGGACGTCGATGGCGTGGCGGATGGTGTTCTTGCCCGCGAATTCTCCACCCTTGGTACATTGTCCCACGAAGATGCAGAAGGCGAAGTTCTGCTGGCACCAGGCGACCAACATCTCAGTGCAGCGCACCGGGGTGTTGCCCGTCGTCCCACCGTCCTTGTACTTCATGTCGTTCAACGTCTGCAGTGAATCTTGCAGTAGGACGATGACCTTGCCCGGGTTGGCCTTCTTGACGCCGTCGAGGAACTTCAACAGCTTAGGCAGGTTAGTCTCCTCGGCGACCATGAAGTCGTGCTTCAACTGCAACCGTTCAACGGCCAGCTTGGCCTGAAACAGGCTCTCTTCGCCCGTGTTGTAGACGACGATGTGACCCGCACCCGTCAGCGTCGACGCCAACTGGCGCACCAGCGTTGACTTGCCGGTGCCCGGGCCACCCGTCAGCATCAGCGTCGTCGTCGCGGTGAAGCCACCTTCGCCGCCCAACGCCTCGTCGATCCAATCGAGGCCCGTCGAGTGCTTGACCCGCAGTTCGGGTGGCACCGCGATGGTGCTGATCTTCGTCCCAGCCTTGAAACCACGCCCAACGTGCAGATTCATCTCGGCCATTGTCTCGGCATCTCCGTCGGTTGAGATCTAACTCTACCAGGTTCGTGGTGGAACTTGCACTATCACCGAGCCAGGATGAACATGCCCAGTGCGACCCACGAGGCGCCACAGACGACGAGGGCAGCGCTCCAGAACATCACCATCTCGGCCCGACTTGCCTTTGCTTCCTTCATCATGATCTAATCCTACCACGGTCGCCGGCGAACTTGCACTGTCCCCGAATTATACCCCGGGTGTAATCCTAGCCTGCCTGTCCCGGGACACCCCCGGACCCACCCAGGTGCGGCCCGACGGCCCACAGGACGGCCCAGGTCACCTTGCCACGGGCGGGAGGCAGTTCCACCCCTTCGATTATTGTGGGTGCCCGGTGACAAGGCACGTGGACGGTGTAAGTCCCCGGTGAATCGTGGTAGAGTTAGATCATGGTAGCAAATAGGTCTCGCCTCAACGTGCCCATCCACAGTGCTCGCAAGTTCAGGTGGAGCAACGATTTCACCGGCAGTGCCGAGGTGTCTGACTTCAGCCGAACAATCAGCTCGCGGGTGTACACCGATGCCGCGGACGTGGGTTTCATCTGTGAATCACCGCGGACGGGTAAACAGGTGCTGTTCACGTTGTGTGAAGAAGAACGGCACGATGGTGAGTTGGTGTCGGAGACCTACGTGTCGTGCGCTTTTGGGGGTTGGGTGCCCGACATGCGCATCATAATCTTCAACGACTGAAGTGCAAGTTCAACTCCGAACCTGGTAGGATTAGATCATGATCAAATACAAGCGTGCCCCTGCCGGGTACATTGCCCAGTTCTTCACAGACGAGAAGCTCCCATACCCGGGCGCGGTCAACCAGGATTACCGTGACAACCATTTCATGGACGTGACAGGAGACTGGTGTCCCACTCTCCCGGAGGCGATCGAGTCAGTCAAGAAACAACGTCCCAAGGAGATCAAGAAGCTCCAGAAAAAGCTCGAAGCGCTTGAGGCGAGAGCTCAGGAACTGAGGGCTTACATCAAACAACTCCAGGAAACGTCAGCGACCTCCGTCGAAGAGAAAGTCTGAGGAAGATCTGTGCAAGTTCAACTTCGAACCTGGTGGTTGCAGTGCAAGTTGCCCTGCAACTGGCATAGGATTAGATCATGGCAAAGAGAACCCTCAAAGTCGGCGACGAATTCCACAAGGGCCTGTGCATTGTGCGGGTGATGACCCTCGAGAACCCGGGCAGGTTCCCGGTACGCTACGTGTGGGTCGTCGAGGCCAATGGCCGCCGCGAAGCGGACCATTGTGGCCGTGAAATGGCCGGCGTCAATTCGGTCAGCGGCACCTTCAAGTTCCTCGAAGGCGAGGGCTTCACCTATCACCCGGTGCAAGTCACCGCCTGATCGTGGTAGAGTTAGATCATGGCAAAGAAAGTAGCAAAGAAGTCATCCAAGGCGACACCGTCTCACTACTGCGTCGGCGACACATTTGTACACTCCGACCACAACGCGGGAGTGCACATCCGGGTAGTAGCTGTCACCTCTAACTCGGTGTCTTACACGTGGCACTATTCGCCCGGTGGTGTCGGCGAGCCACCGTGGAAACAGCCCGTGTCACATTCACAGTTTCAAACGCTGCTCACTGACTTTGGCTTCACAAAGCAAAGCTGTAACAAGAGACGCGCGGCGCTCGTCGATCACATTGCACTGGCGGTGTGCAATGCGTTCAACCGAGAGGTCAGCAACGCGCTCAGTGAATTGACTCCCGTGTCGCCCGGGCTCATTGAACACGATGGGGCGATGATCATCATGAAAGATGCAGTGCACGCCGCCATTCAGCGCTTGACTTCGTAGGAGCAGTGCAAGTCTTCCGTCACTCGTGGTATCCTGATCTCTCCACCCATAATCAAGGAATGAAGCCATGTCGATGCGATCCACCAACTCTCCCCGCCGTGTCTACTCCCGCAACAACGTCGTCCACGTGCTGTTCGCCGGCACCGTCTTCGGCCCCAACGGCGACACCAAGGTGCGCCTCGACACCCCCGTCCGCATCACCGGCAACGGCGACGGGACATGCACCATCGTGCAGCGCCGTGCTCACGCCAAGGGCATCACCGAAGTGTGGCCGCAGGTCAAGGTGCCCTGCACCCCGCGTGGTTAGGTCGTGATTCACACAGGTCCCCGGGTACACATTCCTCACGGTGACTCAAATGATCGAACGGATGCGAACCTGCTGCCCGGTACCCTGGCCATCGCCGGTGCCCTCTGGCACGACGTAGACCTACAGCAACCCGTGGTGGGCACCAATTTTCTGTGTCTCATCGTCGGCGAGGTGTGCAATGGCAACATCTGGCGACCCACGTTGGTCAGTGCGCTCGACGGAGGGGTGCTGTTTGGCTCAGCCTTCTATTTGGAGCCGACGACCGTTAGGTCGTGACTTCGCTCAAGTGCCCAGGCCTCGCGCACGCCGAAACAGCTGACCCACAGCAATTGATCACCAAACAGGATGAACGGGTGGTCACCGGTGATATCTTGGCACGAGATGACGAGGCACAGCGTGGGGCGCTGCACCTGGGTGACATAGTCAGCGGGTAGCATTGTCTCATTGCTCCACAACACCGCGCCCGGGACGACGGTGATCAATTGTCCGGGTCGCAGCACGCTCATGTCGGCACCCGATGCAGGTACACGTGGCTACACCACAGTAGCTGATCATCACCGGTGAGGACGAGTGCCAGTTGCCATTTTTTTGATGTCCTGATCACAGCGATGATGAGTGACACGCTATCGGGCTTGTTCAATACGTTAAAGCCACGCATCCTTCCGTCGTCGCAAGTTCTCCACCCGGCGTCGCAGAGGACCAGCTGTCCGGGCACCAGTTTCATACCTGCCTCAGGTAGTGTTCACTAGTCCACAACAATCGCCCATCACTAGTGACGACGAGTGTCGGCCGCCAGTTGTTAGAAATGACACCAGCAGAGGTGCCGATGACGAGGCACAGTTCTTCACGCCAGACGCGGCGAACATAATCGATCAGTGTTTGATTGAACCACAGACCCGCACCTGGGATCAGGAATGTCAGTTGACCCGGTTGATAGAGCCAATCGTCACCTGTCACAACAGCCTCCAACGTCCGGGGTGGGCCCACGTCAGGCCCAATCGACCGTCGATCAACAACAACGTCGGGTGACCGTGATTTGATCGACGACCGACGACCAGCGCGACCCGGCCGGCTTCGATGACGGTGCCGTTCTGATCAGATGAACTGACCATGATGGGTGCCGTGATCTCAATCAGTGCTCCTGGGACGGGCGCGGTGGGTGACGGCATCATACTCCCACTATGGAGTTACGATTGATCTCACACAGTTTGCCGCGCGCAAGGCAAATCACGTAATCAGCATCAACCTTAGAATGGGTGATGACGAAGAAACACTCGCCAGGCCAAGCAGTGCTGGGCATTTCGTTGACGAAAGCGATGATGTCTGTTGTCATCCACCACAATGTGCAGGCGGCGTGCGTCGGCATGGTCAAGGTGCCCGGAGAGAACTTCACGTCGGCGGGTGACAACACCATTAATCATACCCCTGGTGTCGGTCAGTGTTCAAGCGTTGAACATTCACAGCGACTTTAACCAGGCATATGCAACCTCGCACAGTCGCCCCCGTGCGATACAAATGACGTACTTGGGGGAATAGCCGGCACCAATGATGAGGCAAGGCTCGCCGTGAACGGCGTTGTTGGGGTCACAGTCGCCCAACCACCACAACAGACAAGGCAGTTGGGTGATAACGGCCAAGGTGCCAGGTTGCAGCTTCACCTGACTTCCTCCCCTTCGACGGCGTGTCGGTGACACCAGCCCAGCCGTCCGGTCGCCAGCACCCGGACGCGGAATTCAATCGGGTTCACTTCAACGATGAAGACAAGGCTTCCGGGGCGCAAAGAACCAAGGTTCACGCCGTCCGCGCCGTCGGCGCACGTCCACAGCGCCCATGCGCCTCCTTCGAGGTCACCCACCTTCCTGAGTTGACCGGGGGCGATCACCAAAATGCCTCGACGGTCAGCCAACCCAGGCGCCCTAGGGCAAGAACACAGAAGTAGCCACGGTGCCCGGGGCCCGAGACGATCAAACAGACAGTGCCAGCAGGGAGCCTGGTGCTCCAGTTGGGGCCTGCGTTTCGCAGTTCATTCATGTCGAGCGCCCACACGGGCCTCTCGGGCCGGGTGATGGTGCCCGGTGATATCATCATGCCAGTGCGAGGTAGTGAAGGCAACCGATCTGGTCGCCGATGATGACGTCGACATACTCGCCGACGTCGCTGCGCTTGGCGATGATGAGGCACAGGCAACCCACGGCCACATCACCTATGACGTAAGTCGAGCCTCCGTTATCATTCCTGAACCGCCACAGGGCAAAGTGGGGGCTTTTGACGGCGTGCAGGTCACCCGGAACCAACATCACGTGGCGTCCCTCATACCGAACGTGTGGAGCCAACCACTGCGTTCCAGGCGCGAGACAAAGACGTGCACGTAGGCACCGTCGAATCCCAATACCAGGCAGACGTCGCCACGCTGCATGTCGCCAACCTTCAGGGCACCAAGCCCCCGAAAGTTTCCAGGGTTGCGATCCCACAGGCGGCCGGATCCATCGCAATCGACGACGCGGATCACGGCACCACCCTCCCAGCGCTGGTCCGGAGCCAACCCGCTCGCTGGTGCCGTGAGGCAAAGACACGGATGTACTCACGACGCGGAGGCCAGGCCTCCAACAACAGGCAGACGTCATCCATGTGGACAACTTCAATCGGCCCGTGCCCATGGGCGGCGCGGGGGAGCTCGGGCCACAGGAAGGCGGTCTGATTGACGAGGAAGATCACGACAGCACCCACTTGTTGAGCCAACCAAAGCAACCTGCAGCGAGGACGAAGACGTAACCACAGTCGCGGTCGACCATGCCCACGATGAGCACCGCACCGTTGAGTGTAACGTAGCCCCGCTTATTGGTGCCGACTGTGGCCAGTATGGGATCGGTGTCCCACAGCACAGCACCGATGTTGGCGAAGAACAGGGTGCCGGGCTCGAACCCAGACATCACAACACCTCCAAGTGGAAGGTGTTGAGCCAACCCAACTGACCCTCACCGGTGACGATGAAGGCAAATACCTGCCCGTCTAGTCTCCTCACGACCTGGGCCGCGGCGAGGGCGACGGTGTTACCAGCAGCGCGCAGGTTCGCGTAGTCAGCACTAGTGATTGAATCAGGCGACGGCACCCGTGGCCACAACAGGCCACCGAGGGGTGGGACGAGGTGACCGGGTTGAAGTTTGACGGAAGACAAGGTGCACTCACCTGCGACTGCGATAAAAGGCACGCTGGGCATCGGGATGATAGGCGACCTTGGCCAGCACCTGAGTGCCCCGCGAGATGTGCCCGGGCAAAAAGGCATAGCGCTCGGCACTGGCACAGTCGAAGGACACGATGGTGCCCCTGTCGTCGGTGGTCAGCAGTTCATTGGTTTCGAAAGAAGGGGAGGAGGTGGCCATGATGGTCAATGGTAAGCCAGTATTGGCACAGTATGCACTCAGGTGATGTCACACAGGTACCGCAACTTGACCCAACCGCACCGGTGCAAGCGCGAGACAAAGACATAGGCATCATCGACGTCACGGCCGACCGACAGCACCAGGCAGACATCGTCCACCCGCAGGACCTCGGTGTCAATGCCGTAGCCCGCGCCAGGCCGCGCACCGAGCCACAACAGGTTCACGCTGCAAACCCTCTTGAGGGTGCCCGGCGGTGAGGAGGAGGAGGAGGGTTGCATCACCGTGATGACCATGACAGAATGTCGTGCCGAACCCAGCCGACCTTCATGAGGCGGGAGGCAAGGACGCAGACATAGGCGACGTTGCGCTGGTCGGGGGTGACCCCCGGTTGAATGTAGACAACAGCAGACAGGCGTCGCCGGCCCACAAGTCATCGGTGTGGAGATCCCACAGCCCGGGCCCTCGGGGTGCATGCGACGCCACAGGAGGCCGGGCTGCGCGGTGAAGAACAGGGTCTGGACCGGGGGCATCATCTGCATCTAGACCTCCCCCAAAGAATCGAGGCGAACCCAACAGATTCGCTGCAAACGTGAGACAAAGACACGGGCATAGGACGTGCTCGCGCCGGGAAAGGGACTCACTGCCAACAACAGGCAGGTGTCACCCACTTCGAGTGCACTAAGTGCGTCATCGTTCGCCGTGACTGAGCAACCATCGGGCCAGGCAATGACGTGCGAACAGGCAAACAGCAAGGCGGGGGTCGGATCGGTGAAGACCAACGTACCTGGCCTCGGGAACCGAGGCGCCTTCGGTGGGAGTTTGGCTCCCACTGGCATGTCGGTCGTCGTGCGATGAACTCGTTCGTCGTCGGGAATCGACACTGGGGTGATGATCATGGGGCTAGCAACACATCTCGCAGGTCGCTGCGGCCGAGCCAACCCAGGTGGGGGTTGGACCCGCGCGTTAAGATTGGGCGGGCGTGTGGTCGCACCACACGCAGGCGCGTGCATGTGATGATTGATCATTTGAGGGTGCGAGAGGGGCACTGATGTGTGGTAGGCACGTATGGTGATAGGCTACGGTGTCCACGGTTTGACGGGCGCTGGAGGCTGCGTGAAGGGGTGAAAGGGGCACCATGAAGCGTGGAGGTGAACCGCGTGACGGCTGAGCATTGCGAGAGCATTCGTAACGAATATATTCGCTGTCGATCTGCGAGGTCGCAGCGAGAGAGCTCGTCGCCAAGTGAAGTGACTTCACCCATCCCCTCTGCGTCACACGGTGCGTCCGCCAAATCTGCCGCCCACGTGCTCAGTCTGGCTGCTGCAAATAGCCGACCCAACTGCACCTCCGCTCATGCGGGTGGGATTGTCTCGCACGTTGCTCGCGCATCGCGTCCTTCGTTGCAAGGCGCTGCTGGTCCAGGCATTGGGTGCACCTTACACGATGTAGAAGTTGCCGTCGATGCCCAGGTAGCTGCCCACTGCCATGACGCGGCCCAGCGTGTTGTGGCGACGGGCGGCCAGCGACTGCTTGCTGTGGAAGCTGATGGTGGTGGCTCGCTGTGCCCAGTAGTAGCTCTGGCCATCGACTGCCACCATGGTGGGCTTCCGCTGCAGGGCGGCCTGCAGTGCCTTGGTCACCGCGTCGTTGGCGACCCAGTGGAGCTTCGCGGTGACGACGGTGATGGGGATGTGGTCTTGTGCGTTCTTCATGGTGGTCTCTGCTCCGGGCGTTGTGGTGATCTGAAGATGTTCAATTGCTCTCGCGAGCACGTGTCGTGTCGTCGTGCGCCCGACAACAACTCGTGGGTTTGGGCGCACTTCACTCGAGCGCTCGCTCGCGAGCAGGGGTGTCGTCGAGCGTGTGTGCTCGCATCGCAGGTCGCTACAACGACGCGTGTCGTCCGCCTGCGTGCACCCGAAAGATCGCGTATCGGGTCGCACGTGGCGCCCGGGCGTGCAGGGGTTTATGCGACCTTACGGGGTGACCCCTACGGCACCTCGATGACGTGTGACTGGGCGATGAGGTTGCCGTCGCTGTCGAGGGTGACGGTGTGGACCCACTGGCCGTCGCAGTACCAGCAGCACTCGAGCTCGATGAGGGGCTCGGTGGGAATGTTGTTGATGAGCCGGGTGTGCCAGAGGTGGTCACCGGGGCAGAAAGTGGGGTCCATGATCTAATCCTACCAGGAACGGGTGGTCTCTTGCACTGTCCATGAATTATACCCGGAGTGTAATTCTGGCAGACAACGTGAGTAGTGCAAGTCTCAAGTAAACCGTGGTACAGTTAGATCATGGACCCCAACAGCAGCTTCGAGATGGAGTGGATCATCTGCATCAACTTGCAGCCGGCGCCCTCGGTGATCACCAAGCTACCCAATGTCTACTTGACCAACGTGAACGTCGACACCCGGGTCACCACCAACATCTACCAGGCGCAGGGTTACCACTACAAGTCAGACGCTCGGGTCGCTGCCGAGCTGACCGGTGTGGTCTACGACATTCGCCGACGACGTGACTTCCGCGCCTCAACGGTGTAAACTCCTCACCGTACGTGGTAGAATGGTACTTGATGGTGGATGAAGCAGTCCACACAGTGAGGGCGCTCCCCTCACCAGAACTCCCTCCAACAGGAACACAGGAAAAGGAACATCCCATGTCAGACACGCAGAACGACCCGACCAGCACGTCCGAGATCGACAAGGCCATCAACGCTGCCAAGGCACGCAAGGCCGCGCGCGGTGAGAAGGTCATCTCTGCCGACGGCACCCCCAAGGCCGCGAAGGCGCCCCGGGCACCCCGCGCTCCCAAGGCCACCGACGAGGCCAAGCTCGCCCTCAAGGCAGCGAAGGCAGCCACCGCCGCCGCCAAACGTGCAGCGCGCCAGGCAAAGAAAGCGGCCGCAGCGCCCAAGGCGACGGCCCACATGAAGAAGGTCGAGAAGGCCGCCGAGCGCCTAGGCACCCTGTCCGACGCCGCTTCCCTCATCTTCAACGAGGCGACGGCGAGCCTGTCGGCCCTCGAGCTGGGCATCCTCGCCGGCCACCTGCAGCACTTCAACCGCGTCAAGGCGACGTCCCGCGCCGCGGCGACCCGCCCGTCGGTGGGCCAGACTGTCACCATCGTGTCGGGCGACCCCCGCTACGTGGGCCGCACGGGCACCGTCACCAAGTCGCAGCGCATCCGCATGTACGTGCAGCTCGACGGCGTCAAGAAACCCGTCTACCTGTTCACCAGCGACGCAGTCCTCGCGAATGACGAAGCGACCGAACAGTCCGCATCGGCGTGAAGGTGATGTTGCAGTGGGTGGTGCCGGCACTCGTCGGCACCACTTTGCTGTCACCCGCTCAGGCCCACCCGTCTCCCACCCACAATTCGACGACACAGTGTGAGGCCATCAGTGACCCCGACCACCGGCACTTTTGCCGAGCGGTGGTGGGCCACGACCCCCTCGAGTGCGAGCTGATCCACAACCACGACCTGCGGCAGCTGTGCCGCGCCGAAGCCACACCGAAGTGAAGAGGAGCAACGCCGGATGACCAGGAAAGAATTCTGCCACCAACTGCTGCTGTCGAACCTGCTGAGCAAGGGCCAGGACTACAACAGAGCCGACAAGCCCACCGAGCCCGAGGTCGACGCCGTCAAGCGCCGCTGCACCTTCATCGGCAGGCTGGCGGACGCGGTGCCCATCGGCTTCTTCGATGACGAGCACCCGGGTGCGGTGTCCCTCGGCCTCGACGAGAGCGCCGGCCCATTTTGCCCACCGCAGTCCGACGCCACCGACCCACAGGTCACCCTCACCCAGCGCGTCACCGGCAGCATCGATCCCAAATAGGCCTCCCAAAGTTGAACATTCTTCGGATCACAGATCCAGAAAGTCACGGTGCGCGGTGAATAAAAAGGCGAGACAGCTCAACAGCTTCAAGATCAAGGCCTCGCAGCAGGGGCTGACGAGGGCGCGAGCAGAAAGACTGATCAGCCAGCAGTGGGACACGCTGACCGACGAGCAGCACGCTCAACTGGCCGCCCACAAGAACAACCACGTCAAGGTGAAGCTGGCAGTGAAGTTGGCGCAGCAGAAGGCACAGCAGGGATAGATAACGCGCCGAGACCATAAATACAGCATGCACTGGCAACCACCCTTCCCGGCGCGCCAACTGGAGCTGCAGTGCCCGAGCTGCGGAGTGCAGGGCCACGTCTGGGCGCGGGTGTCGGCCAGCTACTGCGACGGCGACACCGTCGACGCCTACTGCGGGCACTGCCATCAACCCCTCGAGGTGACGGCACGGGTCAGGGTCGCCTTCGTCGATGCCGCGTGCTGTGAGACGGGCTCGGTGGAGCCGGCGGCCGACGAGCGGGGGATGGACATGCTGCAGCACGACCCGCGGCACCACGGGTGAGCGACCCCCTGAGCGGGCGGCCGGTTGAGGGCCCACCGCAGAGCCACGGCGGGGCCCCGTCGAGACCCCATGGCCCCACCCCATGGCCCTGGAGGGGCAGGCAACCTTTGTGGGGCCTTTCTGGGGGAGGCTCGAGCTTGACCTCATCGCACAAATCACGTGCAATTCCCGCGCCTAATCAGCCCATCTGTGTGCATCTGTGTGGCTTTGTGATGTATGATGTAGCGCGAGAGCAGGTGGGAGTGAAGCTCCCACTTCACCACATTCACCGCGCCCACACGAAAATCCCGTGAAGCAAAGTGAGGCATACTTACCACCATGGACATGACAGCATTTTGGGCCACCGTCCCGCCGCAAGACAAGTTGGCCGTGGGCCAGCTGAAGAATTCACCTTCGCTGGCCGCGGCCAGGCAGGACTTTCTCGGTGACGCGCCGACGGAGTTCGCTTCCACTGTCATCCCCAACATCGGGCCCAGCGGCGCGACGACCGACGACGACGAAGAAGACCTCGCCGAACGCGATCCCGATCAGGAGATCACCGACGCCGACGGGCCCTCGGTCAGCGGCGACAAGGCCCTGATGGCCTACCAACCGTCGATCGATGCCCTGTACCTGTGGTACCCCGACGACAAAACTTGGCGCATGTGGAACTATTGATGCCGTGCCTTGATGCCGGCATGGCCATTGAAGTGAGTGTCGGGCCCAGGAACTGGGTGACCCTTTTGGGTCATGTCGGTTCCCGACACTGGCCCTCACCGCGCACCCTGATCCTGTTGCTCACCCTTCTCCAGGTCTCTGCTTGCGGCGGCACCCTGGTTGGGCCCGTCTTCGAGTATCAGGTGGGGGCACAGCCCCCACCGCCTGCACACCCCACTTCCGGCTTTGCTGCTTCAACGTGGTCGCCGACGAACAGTAACCAGGCCATCGTCTATGCTCAAGCGGCGACCCCTGCCGCGGTACCGCCCATCCACAAGCGCCACACCACCGTCGCCTCGGTGCAGTGGCCGTGGATCGCCGTCGCCGCCACCGTCCTCGTCGGCGGCACCCTGGCGGGCCTGGCGGCGTCAGGTTGTTTCGATGGCAACTGTGGCAAGACACTGGGCTGGTGACGTGCCCAGCACGTCACGCACCCGGTGCACCCAAGTCCCTTCGGGACGTTGGGCTGGTGATTGTCATGAAGGGACGAAATTGCTTCAGTCCTCACGGACTTCAGGACGTGAATTACACCCCGAGTATAATTCGACGGGGAGTGCAAGCGCACTGACTTCTGGCTTACAGTTAGATCATGAGGACGATAGGAATCATGACGATGGCCTGCCTGGTGGGAGCAACGCTCCCACTGGTTGCCTGTGGCGGCGCGCCCCCGGCAGCGCCCCCCGAGCTGACGAGTGCCTGCGCCGGCCATACCTGCAGTGGGGGTTCCACCCCCACCAGCCCCACCGACCCTTCACTTGCCCCCACCGTGTCGCCCCCAAGCGCTTCGTCGGTGCCGGCGAAGGAATCCCCTTCGCCTGAGGCGGGGATTTTACCTGATGCCGCCACGGTGCCAGTGGGGGCAACGCCCCCACCAGCCCCACCATCGACCCCGCTTCCCGACGCTGCCAGTGAGGGTTCAACCCTCACCGCCGTCGATATCGATGCAGGTACCATGGTCAGTGTCCCCGAAGTCGATGCCGGGCCCGATGCGCCGGTTATGGCCGTGCTTCAAACCGACGCCGCGCCACTGCCCGATCCCTGTGCTGGTGCGAGTGGGGGTTCCACCCCCACCATGGTTCCTCGTGCCTATCCGGGCGGCGGTGGCATCGGTTGTGCGCGGCTCGCGGGTACCGGCACCTCGGTGCCTTGCCAGTGCTTCGTTACTGCTGGTGAGGGCGGCACCCTCACTGCCACCGCGCTGGCCCTTACCGTCTGCGGGCCGACGGGCTGCAACTGCATCGCCAACGACGGCGAGGGCCCGGCTGACCGCCCGTACTGCATCGGGCCCAAGTGCACCGCTGACCAGATCGCCAACCAGACGTGCTGGTATTGATGCCGAAGGTGGGAGCGAATCGCTAGCGATTCGCTCCCACTGCAACAAGTGCAAACACTGCACCAACCGTGTTAGGATCTGATCATGGACAGCTACTCGTACCGCATCATTCCCATTGCCGAACGCCATGGCGTTCTCGCCGAACAAAAGGCTCTGCGCCCCGGCGAACGCCTGTGGGTGATCACCACTGCGATGTATGGGGCCTTGTACGCCGAACGCGCTACCCCTTTTCGCAGCAGGTTTCGCGGCAAGTCGAAGACGCGAGGTGAACACCGATGATGCGCGGTCCATCCATTTCCGTCAACGTTATGTGCATTCTGGCCTGGGCCTCTCTGTCGGTGTACTTGACATGCCTGGCCATCTCCGCGGTGGAGCACCTCGGTGATGCTGGTGAGGGCGGGACCCTCACTTCCGACGTCGTCATGCGGGAGCACCAGTGAGGTGGGTGATCTTTGCCATCATCATGGTGCCCATCGCTTGGGTGGTCATCATGTGCACGCTGTCACACGTAGCGTATAAACGGTCACGAGGAGACGATAGATGAACAATGCTAGCACATTTCTCATCATTCTCTGCGCCGGCGCGCTCGTCCTGTTTTTCATGTGCAGGCCTGAGCTCCTCGACAATCATCCATCGTCGTTGGGCACCAACACGCTGGTCCAACATCACACTCCACCGTCTGATGCCGCCCGTCTCGACGCTGTCGAGAAACGGCTCCACGACATCTGTTCGATGAACGTCCTAGCGGGGTGCCCGTGAAGAACCACATTGTGCTCATCTACATCATCGGCGTCTGTGCTAGCACCGTGTTTTTCATGTGCACGCGCGACGCCATCATTAGGCTGGCCGCCCGGGCGGGAGCCGAGCTCGCGCCTTCACCTCCTGCCCTACATGAACATATCCCGCATGAATGGTCAGCGACTGTCGACGACCGCCTCGACCGCCTGGAGAAGCAACTTCATACCTGTGATGCGGGGTGCCCGTGAAGAACATCAGCTTTTTACTCGTCCTAATCGCCGTTTGCAGCATCGCCCTGGTTCTCATGTGCACCGCTTTTGCGGCGCCTGAGCTCCGCGCAGCGTTGAGGTGCCAGTGACAAAACGTCATGCACCCAAGTCGCGCAGCGACGTTGGGCCAGTGAAAAAGTCAACTCGTAAGGTCGTGGAGAACATCAAGGCACAGGGTTCCGTCTTTGCTCCCCGCGACGACGTCTATTCGTTGATGCCACAGTGGCCCATCGACCCTCGCCTCGACAAGTGGTCGCCCATCGCCCCGCCCGTTGACTGTGACCTGTGTCACCGCACTGCGACGTGGCGGCACACCCGCGGCGCCCTTCGCTGCGACAGGTGCCCTCGTCCGAAGAAGTGAGGAATTCCCCATGAGCAATCGTCGTTTCATTGTCACCCTTGAACTGTCGACCGATGCGCTCGCCGACGCTGACGAGGTGTTGGATGCAGTGGGCCGCGCGCTGACTGCATCGTTGCAGCTACCTCACACGGCCGGGGTGTGGACGCTGGGCATCGTCGGCATGCCCGACGTGCCGGCGACCCGCGACGATGTCGCCCACGCTCAGCGCGACGTTTCCATTGAACGTGATCCGAGGTTGAACTGATGGCATCTTATGTCGTCGTCCCACTGAAGCTGACCAAGCCTACGTCGGGTCACACCTTCGATCGCCTCGACGTTGCCGCCTCGCTGGCGGCCATGCTGCAGCCCGGCGACCGCGTCGTCAGCGTCTACCCCGTCCGTGGCCTCGTCCGCAATCAGTGGGACCCCGCGGCCACCTACTTCGAACTTGAGGCCCTCGTCGAACGAAAGGAACCCGCATCCCATGAAGAAACGTAGCAAGAAGGAACGCCGCGACCTGTCACCCATCCACCCGCCCATGCCCGTCGAACAGGCCGAGACCTATGCCCGGGCCCTGCAGGCACAGAAGGACCTCCGCGCGCAGCTGGTCAAGGCCACCCCGAAAGGGGCCGACGCGCCCTGCATCGGCCTGGCCGACACGTGCACCGGCACGTATCAGCTGTTGGTCTGGTGCAATGCGGGTCGACCCGCGGCGTTGCCCGCCACCTTCGAGGGTTTTGCAGTCGACTTTAGGGGTCACCTGCCCCGCGCACTGTGATTCGCTGCCGGCACCACACTCGAGGTAGAAATGAAAAGAAGCGTAAAACAGTTGGCGTCGGACGCGTACCAAGACCTGCGTAGTCTACCCCTTGATTGTTGTGCACTGATCCTGTATGGGTTCTGGCGCTTGTATGCTAAGCTTGACAATGAGCAGTCAGCAGCTTGAATACCTGCCCGGTCGCCTCGCCCGCGTGGCCTTTGAGTACTATCACTTGTGGACGATCGACATGAACACCGACCTCGCCACCCGCTCTCGCGTCGGCGATGGTGCTGTCGTGCGCTGCGGCATGGTGGGCCTCATCGTATCGCCGATCGGCGGTGCGGGCTACGTCGTGGCACTGTTCGGTGATAAGTGGGGGTGGATCCACCACCGCGCGTTGGCAGCGGTGCAGTGATGAATTACTTGCCCGGTCGCCTCGTCGTTGCTAGCTACAACCACTATGGCCTGTGGCTGACGGCGAAGGCGGTCGGTCTCGTGGCGGTGGTGCAACGCGGTGAAGTGGGCCTCATCGTGTCGGCGACGCGTGGGGCGGGGGGTTATGAACTGGTGCTGTTCGGCGACAAGGTGGGTTGGATACACCATGATGCATACGTGGTTTACACCGCCACCACCACACCCGTGTGACGTGGTGGGGATTTCCTGGTGTGCGCGGAAGGCATGAGCCATTGAACACCGAGGTTGGGCAAAGTAGGATTGGTGGCGAGGGGGTGGGCCTTTGGTGTCCACGAATACCCAAAGAAAGGTCCATCATGAAACAGTTCATCAACAACAACGCCATCATCATCGCCATCATAGGCGCCGGCGCCCTCGCCTTCGCCGTCAGCCTCTGGGCACTGCACCTGTGCAACTAACATGAACAACATCAACATCGGCTTTGGCATTCTGCTCGGCTCGTTGCTCGGCGTGTTGCTTGGCATCGCGATCATGGCGGTCATTTCATCTTCGTGCTGGTGACTAAATGAACATCGTCTTTGGCCTCATGCTCGGCGCGATGTGCGGCGTCGGGATCGTCGTCATCATCTTCGTCATTGTTGCGCTGGTGACTAAATGAACGCTGTCCGTTCAACCCATGAAACAACCTAAACCACGCAAGTGCAAGGCCGGGCCCAACTGCGCCACGGCACCCGACCAAGAACTGGCGTGGGATTGGTTCAATCCCCGCGCACAGTACTGCAAGATGTGTCAGAATACGTCTCGTCGAAAGTTTCGCCCCTCACTGTGAGAACACCATGAAAAACAGCTTCCTCGCGTGGGCCTTCATCATCGTGCTTGTTTGCCTTGCGTTCTATGTCTTGCACTTTGCGATGTCTTGCACTGCGACAAATACCTGCAACGGACACAGTCGTCTGGCGTCACCGCCCGCCGAAAGAAAACACCCATGAACAATCACCTTCGAACTTTCACTGTCACCGCGTTCATCATCCTCGCCGGCTGCGCCTCAAGCGCGGGGGCGCCCCTCATCCCCGTCAAGCCCGTCGCCACCCACTATGTCACCGTCCCCAACCAAGAACAGGCGTGCAGCGGGCCCCTGTCGTGCGGCAGTCGCGGGGGTTTCTGCACCATGCGGTGCACCGGTGACGTCGCCCCCTTCGACTGCACCGTGCTGGAGTGCCATTGACATGGAAAAGTTCAAGGACGACTTCAAGTTCGATGGCGATGATGCGGCATGGCTCGAGTTCATGAAGGCGGCGATGCCCATCGCCGCAAAGTTCTGGGGTTCTGATGTTGGCGGTTCATACCGCGATGAATTCATCAAGGACGCCGCCGTGCTCGCTGACGCTGCACTGGCCGAGTGGAACCGCCGACGAGGCACCCGCACACCCCTGTAAAAACCCCTGATCCCAAGCCGTGAGGTGGGCTGTAAGTGACCCCTCCCTACATGGCAAAGGCACGTGCAACCCACCTCACGGCTTGGGATCCTTTCTACAGTGTTGCTAACATGAAGCCCGGAGACATGATCGAATGGCGCTACGAGTCGAGCGATAAGCCCATCGCCCGTGATGAATATGTCTGGTCATCGGTGATGAACCGTTGGTTGCCCATCGGCGGTGTACACCTGTTGATCAGTCGTGACAATGACGAGCTGACGTGGCTCTACACAAGTGCCGGTGCCACGCGCATCGGCAAGGCACTGGTTAGTGACAGCAACCTGGGTCGCTTAGATAAACGAGTGTTCGATGGGTGCTACCCCGTCGTAGTGCAAGGTCACCTCACTTAGGTCTATAATGGTCTTTCAACGCTAGAAAGCAGTGCAATGCAGGTCTATAAGCACACGGAAATTCAGGCGGTGTTGGCCATGTTCTCCGCCTTCAACATCGAAGTTGAAGTGGTCGAGGGCGGTGCCAACCAACCCATGACGATCCACACCAAGTTGTTTCAACGCAAAGACGGAGAGTACGCTGATGAACCCGAAGAGACTGTTTAGCTCGCTCGCCGCACTGCTGGTGGGGCTGGGCGTCGTTGGCACCGCCAGTGCGCAGGAAACGGGTCACGACAAGGATATTCACGATCGTGATTATTGCGACAAGGTGCAGGCCCGCGCCCATGCTGATGCGTGGTTGTTGTTCTCGCCGTCGCTGCAGGTGCAGGGCATCAAGTACCCGGCGGGGGCACCGGGCGTCGTCGCGGTTGGTGGATCAGAAACTCCCGGTGGTTATCAGGTTCGTAGCTCACTATTGTGGAGCCCGCTCGATGCCTACAAGGGCACCGTCGAACAAGCCGTCGCAAATAAGGATTGCCTGCAACACTCGGCCATGGTCGATGCCCAAAATCTTTTGGAGATGATGAATGACGTCGGCCGAGCACCTGCATTGCAGGCCGAGGTGACGTACCTCAAGTTCCATGCCGACGATATGAACGACATTCTCACCAATGTGCATAAACGCCTTGTGATTGGTCACAGCACGATCATCGAACTCGCTGCTGTACAGGCAGGCATCGATCTGCTTGAACGCAAGCTCGCCGCAGCGCAGGGTCAACTGTCACTCATCGAAACGAAGGATTATGTCGTTACACCACGCTCGTCGACAGAGATCGTCGAGCGATTACAACGCTACTCAATGGAATATGAGAAAGAGACGGCACGACTCAGATCGATCGATCCATGGGCTATCAGCGTGTCAGGCGGCGTTGTCCCGCCCATGGGCGACGGTGGTTCGGCGGCGTGGTTTGGCATGGTGACGGTGCAGTATAATTTCGGGGGTTTCGTCCGCGGGGCTGATGAGAGCAAGTATCTCTCAGCCCGCCAGCACGAACTGCAATATGCTCGTTACGAACTTGCTGATCAGGTTCGGCGTTTACAAGATGGCATTCAGGTGGGCATCGAATCTGCGGATGCCGAAATCGTCACGCTTGACAAGCGTATCAGTGAACTTAATGACCTATGTGAGCAGTTAAAGCTTCATATTGAAGCACCCAATGCTATGAGCACATTAGGCGTCGTTGAGCTTCAGCACATGGATGCGGTGAGTGATAGGTTGTACTTGATCGAACTACGTCGGCAATTGTCGGCGTGGAAGTGATGAAAGTAACGAGAGAGGGAATATGACAATGGAACAGACCATGGAAACTGCACGCGCCTCTGCACAAATTAACGTGGGGCGGTTTTGGAAGACGCGTGTCTTCTCGTTTGTGGCATTAGCATCAATGGTGGGTGGCTGCGGCGCCATGGTGCGAGAGGGCTATTTTGTCACTACCGATTCCTTCGTTGCCCCGGCGATTTTGTCGCCTAATAACGATCTCGTCCTCGACGCACGTTTGAAGCTGGAACAAATCATGTTACAGAAGGGTATTGCCGAACAGGCATTGACGGAAGCCGAGGGCGACATCAATGCAGGTGAACAAGCAACGATCAAGTTGATCGAATTGCGTGACACCATTAGTCATGCACTGACGTGGACCAGCAACTTGACAGGTGCGCAAGTGACGATGGGTAACGCCGATGTTAAGGTCATTGCGACACAGAAGGATGAGTTACAAAACATGATTGCTCGTCAAGAGCAGCTAGTTGAAGACGCTAAATTGAATATGAATGGCGGGTTGATCGCGCGTCCTGATTATGACCGCGAGGTGCAGGCGCTTGACTCGCTGAAACTAGCACAGTTCGAAAATGACAGGACGCGTATGGCTAGCGACCTACAGTTGAAACAGGCTAGTATGGGTCAGCAGGCGCTACTTGCGGGTAAGGGCACCAAGATGCCGATGCCCGATCAGGTCATGGTATTGAACTCATTGATTACGGTCGAGGTGCAGTTGTTGCAGACGGAAGAATTGCAGAGAACGAAGATTGCTGAGAAGGAAAAAGATCAGGAAGAATTGAAGAAGATTGAGTCGCTAGAGAGCGATCTGCGATCGCGGCCTATTTTCAAGGCAATTGATAGTAACGTAGATTTGAGCTTTGCACCATATTCTGCTTTGAAGAATATTGTTGTGGGTGCGAAAGTGATGAATTGTGTTTGGGGAGTTTTCAATTGTAAGGAAGTTGGAAAAGTGAAAGAAATTATCTCTGGTGAGGCAGTTCTTCCCGCAATTTTTGGAACGGGGCAAACAAGAGGACAATTTATTGCAGTTGAGCTAAATGATGCAGATCATGATGCTTCAATGAAAAGTACGATTCTAAGAATCCGAAACTAAAGGACATCAGATGGATACTATTCTTTGGCGTTTGCATGATTCCATGCATCTTGCATGGGTTGTTATTTTTGCACTCGTAGTCAGTCTTTGTTTGCTCAACGTCCACTACATTCCTGTAGTATTTCGTACAGCATTCAGAAGGTTGGTATCTGGCAATTCTTCACATACGCCCAAGAATATGGGCAATTGCCCTACTGGACTTGTAATCATTCCATCGCTGCTTAGAAACGAAGAAGATTATACCGCCATCATTGCCACAGTAGAAAGTTGTGCTTCTAATCAATACCCCAATGATTTGTATATCATAGTTAGTATTGATGGGAAGAACGAGAATCAAAAATTATTTGCACAACTAGCTAACTGGCTCGATTCAAGATCGTACTCTAACACTGTAAAACTGCACCTCACATATGATGAGGTTCGTCGTAGCAAAATGATGGCTATCGATCGTGGGGCACAGTATATGAAAGCCCTTGTTGCTAGTGGCGCGGTGTCATCCTTTCCCACCATCTATTTTAGCATCGACGCTGACTCTATTCTTAGTGAGCAAGCTCTCAATAGAATGGCATCTCAGCTAAATACTCCACACCCAATTACCGGTAACAAAAGGCGAACTATTGCCGGAACTCCGATGGTTCACTCGCACGTGTTATGGCAAGGTTGGCGCTCATTCTTTACGATTGAAAATCAGATCTATCTCAATGTTGCTCGTATGTTTATGATGTCAGGTGTTGCTCGTAGCAATTTGGGTGTTATTCCTTACATTGGAGTGCCAGGAGCTATTTACGCTACTTGGAGTGAGATTCTATTGGATGCTCCTAAGTTTATGGGTTACATAAGATCCATTACATTTATTGACTGGCTACGTTGGTGGGTGGGAATTCCTCTTCCTACGTTTGCAGAATCTAGCGCTGAGCCAATTCCTCAATTGTTGACAGGAAACACAGATGATACAAGTATGGCGGTTGTAATTTCAATCTCTACTTGGCAAGACAATAGGTTTGTTCTTGAGTTGCCAAGATCTCCACTTCATGCGTTTGGCAGATTGCTTCGCTCTTGGTTTATTGAACGAACGCATAATCACGATCCAGAATCGAAAGCTTATACTTATGTTCCTCCTTCTATTAAGGGATTGTGGCTTCAACGAAAACGATGGAACAGCTCGAGAATTGAATTAAATTTGAGATTCTCAAAAGCATTTTTGTTTTGCTGGGACACTGGATTTCCGTTTATGTTTCAGCTATCTATTGTTGGAATAATTTTCTTTCGAGTGTTGCTGACATACGTTATAATTCCATTCGTCATATTTGGTGAAGCCTCCAACGTCTTCTATTGTTTGATGGTGGGTATGACGTTGAGTTTTATTTGTAATCTCATTCTTACATTGACCGCACTTGCAATGGATACTGAACGACGTAGATATTGGGCGGTGTTGCTTGCGTTACCAACGGCTGGTTTGTTTTCTCTCGTGTTCGGTGCAACCGTAGGTATTTGGGGATTTATGAAAGACGTATTGTGGAAAGGAAACAATGTTAAATTCACACCAGCTTCTACGTTGATAACTGGTGGAAGTCAGCGAATTGCAATTGCATTTCGTGTTCAGCGATTCCTATCAATGTGTATTCGTTCATTACGATATGGTGATGTTCCGTTCGGTCTTTGGTGGGGATCTTGGTATGAAAGAGTGCCCTATGTTCGTAACGGTTATGCAGATTGGTCTAACAAAAAGAACAGTCAATACGTGCTAAAATGAAAATTTTATCGCTTATAGCTCTAGTACTGTCTTCGTGTGTAAGTAGCAATCTCTATTTTAGAGAAGTTCACGCTAAAAAGCCAACATTTTCATTAGAGGAGAAAAAAATGACAGTCATAAACAACGATTCTGTGCGTGGACTATTTGTGTGGGATGATGTTGCTAACTCAGAAGAGGAAATTACCAGTTTAGTAACTTTTTGTAAAGTAAAGGAAATCAACGTAGTATATGCATCATTGTATAGTCACTTACTTGTAAAAAAAGATTTTGTCGCAGTTCAAAATCTACTCAATAGTTTGCATTCCAACGGAATAAAAGTTCATGCATTGTTTGGTAATTCAGATTACGGTTCCAAAAAACAATGGGTTGTTGAAAACGTTGGCGAAGCAGTAGTTCAATATAATTCAGTATCATCTGATAAAATCGATGGTGTGTTGCTAGACGCTGAGTATTGGTCTGGTAGTGCTGGACATCATACGCAAGCCGATGCGATAGGCATGATGGATCTAATAAGGGCACTAAAAATAAAAACTGGCACGCCAGTTGGATTTAGCCCTCCGTACTGGTTTGCAGATCCTAAAAATAATCAAGCGCTGGACGTTGTTTATGATGGACACACAATGAAAGAAGGTCAGCACATGATTTATGTTGCGGACTACGTTGTAGTGCAGGACTATTTTAGTGATCCACAAAAACAGATTGAACATTTCAATCCGTGGTTTGATTTTGCAGTTTCTACCGGTAGAAATGTTGGTTTGGTGTTGGCATCAGAAGTTAGTGAGCCATCGAAACTAGCTCATGCCTATTCCTATAATAGACTACAGGTGGGTGATGAGGCGCACATGCAGTCTAGCCTGGCCAGCGTTTCGCAATTCTATACAATGAAGCACGGTGCAGACAGGGTATGGTGGGGTTGTGCTATTGAGCAGTATCGTTCGTATCGTCAGATGAAGTAAATGCGCATTCGATATCATTGCATAGATTTACGATGACCACTCCCAATCACTACTGGTACATCCTCGACAACGCGGGAGCTGACTGCTGCATGCCCTTCTGCGACGAGGAGAAATTCCGCGCCGAGTTCTGGCATGACTACCTGTCGCGCGCCAACCCGACCCGCGGTCCCTACTCACTGGCCTTCCTACCTTACCAGAAACCGGCCGAGTATATTCCGCCGCCCAATCCGTAATCGGTCAGTGAACACCACAACCTACATGGTGTAGGTTGTTACAGCATACAACTAAACCATTCCAAGGAGAGAACAACACATGTCGAAACGTATCATCACGGTGCTCGCCGCAATCGCGCTGGCATCAGTCACCTCCGCCGCATCGGCCGAGGACTTCTCGCTCCACGTCGAAGGCGGCCCGGCGCTTCAGCTCCGCGCCCCCAACGGCGACATCGTCGACCACAATCGCTTCAAGTTCGGCGCTAGTGGTGAGGTCGACGGCCTCATCGCCTTGATCCCCAACCTCGCAGTCGGTCCGACGGTGTCGGCGGTGTTTCTGCCGCAGTCCACCCCCAATACCGAAGGCGCTGTCATGTGGCAGTTCGACGGCACCGTCCGCCTGCAGGGCGCGCGCTCGGCCGGCTGGTCGCCCTACATTCAAGGTTCGCTCGGCGCTGCGAAACAGGCGGCGATCTGGAACCCGGGTTTCATGACGCAGGTCGGCGTCGACTTCGCCCTCAATCAGGAGCACTCGTCGTGGCTCGGCCTTTACGTGGGCTGGGACAAAGTGCTCGACACCTACAACGCCGCTGACAAGCAGACGGCGCTGCTCTCTCGCCAAGACACCAGCGTCGGCACCGCAGGCGTCAGCATGTCGTTCGACTTCCCGTCGAAGCACGCAAAGCGCACCCTCGGCGTCATCACGGTGCAGGAACCGGCACCCGCCTGCCCGCCCGCTCCCGCTGCCCCTGTCGCAGCGCCCGCTCCCGCGGCCGACGACGGCACGGCACTGTTGGCACCGTCGGTACAGTTCGACAAGGACAGCTTCGTTGTCAGCGCAGACGCTCAGGCGATGCTGACCGACTTCGCCTCGCAGTACAATGCTGCTCCCGGTGCGAAGAACTACATGCTGATGGTCGAGGGTTATGCCTCGTCGGAGTGCAGTGCGTGCGAAGTTACGCACAACCTCGTACTGTCGAATAGCCGCGCCAACGCGGTCGCAGACGTCCTCGTCAACAGTGGCAAGGTCGATCGCACCATGATCCACCCGGTCGCCTTCGGCGGCGTGGGCGCCCCGAACGATGCGAGCAACCGACGCGTCGACACGATTGTCATTCGCCTCGTGAAGATCCAGAAGTAACAGACGTAGACGTCTCGGTGTGCTCGGTCATCTCACGGTGGCCGGGCCTTCGCCGTTAAGAAGTATGAACTTCATCAAGCCACCCTCATCACAATGCGCATGGATCAACAAGCTCAAGCAGCCGTCGCCTCGCCTGTCGCTGTGGGTCAACCTGCTCATCGGGCTCTACACGGGCTGGTGTCTGGCACACTCGCCGCCCCACGTTAATGCGTTGACAATCATCAGGCTGTTGACACTTTCCTACAACGCGTGGGTCGTGTCGTACTTCGTACAGCACGTCATCGTCAAGACTTTCAAGTCACCCCGCGCCCATTGAGCGGGTGTAAATTGGACGCAGCTCGACTTAGGATCTAACTCTCTACCCAAGGAGTTCGTTCATGAAGAGTACGTTGATAGGTCTGTGCGTTGCCCTGTGCTGCGTGGGTGTTGCGACCAACGCCATGGCACAGGACAAGGGTACCAACAGCGCCGACGTCGCGGATCAGGCGTCGACCGTCGTGCACAACGACGTGCAGGTTGCGAACGATCTGGTGAACCAAGTCGGCACGCAAGAGCCCGTGGTTGCACCGCCAGCAGTTGCACCCGTGGTGCCTGCCCCCGCGACCGTGGCACCCGTCGGCGATCACACCCACGATCAGTGGTACCATCGGGGCAACTACGAGTACTACTCTCCCACCGAGTACCACCCCGACATCCGCGCCTCACTGCACCCGCACCAGCTCCACGCGGGCCTGTACCTCGACGCGGGTTTCCCGAGCGGTGCCAGCGCCGGCGTGCTGGTGTCGCCCTGGCTCCCGTGGTTGAAGCTGGGCGTGGGCGGCAACTACAACTACGTGGGTGAGGGCCTGTCGGGCCACGTCACCCTCGATCCCTTCCACTTCCCGGTGTCGCTGACGCTGACGGGTGAGGCGGGCGGCTTCTTTCCGTCGACGATCCCGGGCATCAAGAACAGCCCGACCGTCGCCTATACCTACGAGAGTGCGTTGCTGGGCCTCGAGCTTGGCTCACAGCGTCACCTGCGTTTCTTCCTGCGGGGCGGCATCAGCCACGTCGATGCCAGCGTCAGCAACTTCGGCACCGCCTTCACGCTGCCCAACGGCGTCAGCATCGGCGAACCCAACATGAGCCTCGTCGCTCCCGCGGGTAAATTCGGCATTGATTGGTTGTTCTAAAGGAGCATGCGATGAAAACTCTAGGTCTGTTCGCGCTGGTCGCTACGCTGGGTGGCTGTGTCACCGGCACGCTGTCCGACACCGTCCACGTCACCGAAGACATGCAGTTCGCGGTGCCCGTCATCGGCGGCTTTAGCCCACCCATCTGTGGGTCGGCCAACGCGCCCGTCTTCACCACGACGCAGGGCACCTCATTCGACATGAGCGACGTGGTGTCGCAGTTGCAGAAGCAGGGCACCCTCGCCGTCGACTTCACTGACAACGGCATCAGCGGCGACCTGTCGGCATTCAAGCACGCCCGCATCTTCATCAACAACGATGGGTTGCCCCCGGCACTGTTGTCGGAGACCGACTTCGTGCCCGTCAACGGCCACGTCAACCTGCCCATCCTGCTCGATCACGCGGTGCTCGTTGCCGACGTGGCCCGGGGCAAGGTCAACGTCACCGTCGACTTGAGCACCTGCATTCCGACCAGCGCCGTCGACGTGCACTACACGATGAACGCTGACTTGGCACTGACCGTCAGCAAGTAGGGGTACCATGTTCATCTTTCTGGCGATTGTACTAGTAGTCATCGTAGCGTGTTTCCTTCTTGATCGACAACCCGGCGAGAACGTGAGACCACCATAAACGCCGGCGCGGTGTGCAGTGCAAGTCTCCACCGATCCGTGGTACTGTTAGATCAACAGAGAATACCAATGAACACCAAGATTGCCCTCACCCTTGCATCCCTCGCCCTCATCCACTGCGGGGGTTCGGCCTTCACCAGTGCAGCATCACAGTCGTCAGGCACCTACAAGGCCGGCAGGTTCACGTACACCTGGGCCATCACGTCGCAGACGCCGCAACAGACCTGCGTCACCGTCACCAACCCAGCACAATCGCCATCGGAGCAACAGCAAACGACGTGTGTGGCCCACTGGTACGGCTTCGTGCCGGTGAAGGGTGGCACCGTCCCCGAGGCGGTCGATGAGAGCGGCGACTGTGCGGGACAGGCCTACGCCGATGGCGACCTCGGCGCGAATTGCCCACCAGGCACCCAGTACGTCTATGACTGCAACGATGGCACTCAACCCGAAGGGGTCGGGGCGTGGACGAAGTTGTGGCCCAGTGCAGTCTCCCACGATCCCAAAGCCGGCGTCTTCTGCATCGCGCCGTGAAGTGTAAGTTAACACCCAACAGTGATAGGATCTGATCATGGCATACGACGAAGCATTCTTCACCGCCTACCGCGCCTACCTGCAGGAGACCCTCGTCAGGAAGAACCACAGGCGAGCCTTCGATCACCTCATCGGCCTGATGACCGACGGGCCCATCGATTACGCTCCTCGCGTCGTCGACCTGGGTTGTGGTACCGGTGAGTTCTACGAGCGGGGTTATCACCGCGACTACGTCGGCATCGATCTCAATCCACGCATTGCCTGGCAGGGCGCCAAGGTGATCAAGGCCTCCAGCGTCGACGTCGATGCATGGAGCAAGCAGCTACCCTTCGAGCCCAACACCTTCGTCAGCGTGTTCTCGATCGAGCCAATGCGGGGCGCGTACTATCGCTACGAGCTGTACGATCGCCTGTTCAGGGAGTTGCCGTCGCTGCAGTTCGGCATGTCGGCAGGTTTCTACTATGACAATGAGCGTATGGGCGACCGCAAGGTCAGCGAGGCGGGTGGCATCGTCAGCTGGCAGACCAACCAACTGTTGGGCAAGGACGGTGATCGCAGCCTGTACAATGAAGAGTGGCTGACGATGCGGACGCCGTCGCAGATGTTCGGGCCCGACGTCGTCGAGGTCTGGAAGTTCTTCAGTCGAGTGCAGCCGTGAAGCAGTGGTACTTTCCGCTGGCCCGCGTCGAGCAGGATGACAACTACGGTTGTGCCATTGCGTCGGTGGCGACGGTCTGCGGCGTCACCTATGGTCGAGCGCGAGCCGAGTTCTTTCCCAAGCGGCGCGACTTCGACGACAACCGAACGCTGTGCGTGCGCGGTCACCACATGCTGCGCGTCATTCACAAGTTGGGCTTCAAGGCGCACTTCCACCATGGGACCTACGGGCACTTCAGGTGCCCGGTGCTGGTGCCCTTCGCGTGGTTCCCGCCCGATCCCAATTGGATCCACTGCGTCGTCTGGGATCCCTTCGGAGAAGAGTACATTGATCCCGGGCCCGATCACAACGACCCGGCGCCCAACAACAGGTACACCAAGCTGTGGCGCAAGAGCAACTTTCGCGTCATCGTCGTCACCGGCAAGAGGTAGGTCACATGGTCACCAAGAGCATCGCCAAGCGCCTCGACGCAATGCAGAAGCACAAGCAACCCAAGGTGCCCGTCTTCCCGCCGTCGGCACAGACGACCTATGACAAGGCGCTGTGCATCAGCACCGAAGGTGGGCCCATGGCGTGGGTTGCCTACGGCATCATGAGCCGCATGAGCGTGCTGTATGCAGCTAACACGGATGCCTTCGACAATGAGAAGATGATGGCTGCCATGTTGACCATGGTGAACACGCTGTCGGCGTACGTCGATGCCACAACCTCAACATGAGCTGAAGGGCGGCGGGACACTACGTCCTGGCGACTTGATCGAGTGGGTCTATACCGTCGGCAGGGACCTCGTCTATGCTGACGACATGATGTGGTCACCAGAGATGCAGTCGTCGGTGGCGATCGGCGGCGTCCACCTGTTGGTCAGTCTCCGCGTCGGCCTTGGACTTGCATGGTGGGAGATGACGTGGTTGCCACTGGGCGACGGCCCGGATCGTATGGGATTGTGTAGCATCGCCATTGTTCATACGTCTCCTGCACGACCCAGGCGAATGACCGAAGGTGCTCGGGGCCATGGCCAGCCGCGCCGGCGCTACCTATGATAGGGGAAACTACCTTCGTTCGAGTGCATCATCCTAGGGCGGCTCGTGGAATTGTACCCGAGGTGTAATCCCGAGACAAGTGCAAGTTCACCCCTGACCATGGTAGGATTAGATCATGGCAAAGCAGACGGCAAAAGCAACGATCGTCAACGGCATCCACGTCCTCCACACCGACGGCGGACGCAAGACCTACGGCATCACCGTCCGGGCGACGGGCACCGAAGCCGACGTCGAGAAAAAAGGCTTCAAGCGCGAGTGGGACCTCAATGCCCGCTACATTCTCGACACCACGTTCGAGCGTCTTGAGGGACTGTTGGGCCTGTCTCGCCTTGAACACGTTGCCCTCATCGTCGCCGCTCAATCGAAGATGAACGAAGAGGCGGCCGCCGAGGCACAGCGCTTCACCAAGTAAATCAGGTGCAGGTGATCACGGAGATCGAATGAAACTCATCAAGTGTACACAGACAAACGACGGCCTCATCCACTTCGAGCCCGATGATGCCGAAGATCAAGCGTTGCTCGACGAGTGGGAAACGTTGAAAAAGTGCATGTTGACCGGCGATAGGTTACGCGGCAACATGCATGAAGTGCATGTTTACGATCAGATGAATGCGCTGCGCGAGAAGATCATGAAGAGGTTGACGCCGTAATTTCATGAAATTCTTGCTACTTATTGGGCATGTTGCGTAGACTCGGCGAATTACGTGAATTCATCGCCCTCGAACTGATGTTCGAGGCGTTGAACGTCGGGGCCATGGCAACCCGCGGTGCGAACGGAAAGGGCATCGTCACCGACTCAAGTCGCTCTGAGGACGGTCATGCATCGCACTTTGTCGCGGTGTCAACGAGCGTCAAAGCAGCGTACAAGATTGCACACGATGCAGAACTACCCAAGGTGCTCGGAGCCGTTGTTGGCATCGAGAAGTCGCCAGTCAAGGGCAAGCAGGTGTGGCAGTTGAAGACGCTCTATGCTGACAATCCTAGCACGATGATGGTGCTGTTGGCCACGGCGTTGTCACGCTGGGGCGTCATCGTCCCCGACACAAGCGTCAGTCCTGCCGTGTCCGCCGTCATCAAGCGCTACTACGAGATGTACAAGGGCGACCCAACACGCGTCAAACAGTGTTTTGACCGCGACATGAGCTTTGAGGAAACGCGTGACTACAAGGAGGCGCCATGGCGCTGGGCCGCATACTTGGGGCCTGTCCCGGGATTCAACCTTGATGCAGTCATCAAGGCGGGTGATGATGCAGTGGCATCTGCCACCGACCCTACCAACCCACCCGTCAAGGATGAGAAGCGTACCAGGGCTTGGATCCGCATCGTCGGCGAACAGGGCTTTGGAGCGGCCTTTGCCGATCCTGACAAGACGGGTCGCAAGGCCGTCGAGGCCTCTGACTTCAGCGCCATGCTACGCAATGCACGTCATGGATTTGACGATAGTGACAAGTTGCTGTTATCGCTGATGCGTGCGTTGGGAGCGGGCGAGAAGACGCGCGCTCGTAAGATTGCGCTTGACTGGTACGCCGACAACAAGACACACGTCAACGACCTGTTCAAAGATGATGTAACATGGACCGAACACGGTGTGAACTTGCTGACCGATCCCGACGCGTGAGTGCAAGAACACCCACCACCGGTTTAGGATGGAACCATGGATCCCATCGAAGTCCTCGAACTGTGTGCACGTGCTAGCGACGAAGGCGCGCCCTCCGACGTCCTCGTCCCGCACGTCTTCACCTCGGGTGACTATGAGGCGATGTGGCGGCGTGACCCCGACAAGGTGCGTCAGATCCTCGATCGACTGATGTGCGGTGTTCACGCCGATGACGGCCTCGACCTGTTGATGAAGTCGGGTGCGCTGAACGCCTTGTTGCCAGAGTTGGTGGCGATCAAGGACTTGGGCGATGACCCCGCCTCCACGCTGCACAAGGACGTGTGGACGCACACACAGAACGTGGTGATGGGCGTGCCTGCCGTGGTGGAACTGAGGTATTCTGCGCTCTTCCACGATGTCGGCAAGGCGCTGACCCGCAAGTTCGACGGTCGCAAGGTCACCTTTCACAACCACGACGTCGTCGGCGCACGCCTCGTCCTCAACGTCGAGCTACGCCTCGGCCTGTTTGGTGACGACGGTGCACTGTTCTCGACTGTCCGCAGCTTGGTGTTGAACCACCTGCGGCCCGCGGGTTACAAGAAAACGTGGACCGACTCGGGGGTCAGGCGCCTGCTCGTCGACGTCGGCGGGCTCGAGGGCTTTGAGCGCCTGATGCAGTTGTCACGCGCCGACCTGACGACCAAGAACCCGACGAAACGCGCCAACTGTGTTCGCCGCGGCGATGAGCTCGAAGCACGGGTGCGGGCAGTGCTCGCGGCTGATGCGGCGCCGAAGCTACCCAAGGGCACGATGGGCCTCATCATCGAACGTCGGGTGCTGCCCGTGGGCCCCGCGTTGAACCTCGTCCGCGACGGGCTCGAGCAGATGCTGCGGGTGGGCACCTTGCCCACGGGCCACGATGCACAGTGGTACGCGACCGAGGGCCTCAGGCTGTTGTTGGCACAGGGCCCGGTGGTGGGCATCCACGATAAATTGGTGAGCACCTAGCGCAGAGACGGTGCAAGCCGCCGGTGACATGGCCTAAGATGGAGCCCATGGAAACCTTGAGCACCGAATTGGTGGGATTGCCCCGGAAATTGGCGTCGGTCCGGATGCGTTTGGTCGATGCTCGTGTTGGCCTCGACCTGTTCATCGCCGAGGCACAAAAAGCGCTGGCCACGCGCGAGCTGACGGTTGATCAACACGTGTCGCTGTCGGCGATCTTGGCATCGGTGGAACTCGAGGCCATGCGCTTTGACGTCATCGGCGCACCGTAACTATAGTCGCTTTGTGTGGATGATTGGCGACGCGGCTAACTAGTTAAGATCATGTTTTCTATGTCCGATCTCATTGGTGCCGGCTTCCTTGGCATCAGTGCTGGCGCAGGCTTTGCTGGCGCTGTTTTCAGGAAGATGTACGGTGGGCCGGCGCCGAGTGTGGACGGAGTGAGCTTCCCGCCTCGATCAAAACCCGCCACGCGGCTCTTTGCATCGGGCACAGTGCTGGTCACTGGTTCAGGCGAACTCATCATTGACGAGGTGTTGCCGGCGATCAAGACGATCCTCGAAAACCCCGACATCTACATCGTCATTGAGTTTGACCCGAACGCACCTGCACCGCCTCCCTGCGCTGGTGGTTTGCCCGATGAGTGCGATTGGACGCTGTGTTTTAAGCACGTCCATGACGACACTCACATCGATCCGAAACAACGCCACGAAGAACTCAAGTTGAAGATTGAGTGGCGAGTGGCGGCTGCGCGTTTCCTCACCTGGCGGATCTACTTCCCGGTCTAAGGCAATGGACGATCGGCACTACCCCCACCCAAAGCAACGCGTGCTGGGCCACGGTAATTTGCTGGTCACCGGCCATGGCCATGTCATCATTGAAGAACGACTGCGACGTAGCCGTGCATTGCTGGTGAGATCGATTGAAGCCGTCTATGTTGCGTTTAGTGCCGACGATCCCCCGTGCCCGCCCTGCAGCTCATCAGCGCCTGATGAGCTGTCGTGGGAGACGATCGAGCGTCACCGTGGCGAGCTGTACCTGAAGATCAATTGGCGCGTGTCATGTGCACGCACGATCAATTGGAAGGTGTTTGAGATAGAGTGAGGTCATGAGCCTCACCTTCCTTGTCTACGGCTGGTTCAACAAGCAAAACGTCGGCGATGAGCTGATGAAGCAGGCACTCCGCGTCATCTTTGAGCCCAAGAGCGTCGACCTGCGCTTCGTCGATCACATCAGTACCCAACAATTGGTGGGCGTCGATGCCGTCGTGTTCGGTGGTGGCAGCATCCTCTACGATGATCCCGTCATCGATGCCGGAGTGTTGGCGGCGTTGTTGGCACGTGAAGTGCCCACCTTCTACGTCGGCGTGGGCGGCGAGACGGCGGTGGGCCGGGTACACCAACAATTACTCGACGTCGCCGAGCTCACCTTCTTTCGGGAGCTCGATGTACCTGACCTGGTCTATGCGTTGGAGCCCGACCTCAGCACGTTGGCCCACCCGCCCAAGGGCGTGCTCTTCGTGCCCAACGTTGAGGTGGTGCCCACCCATGCCGAGCCACACTGGGCCCACGTGGCGTGGGAGCACTTCAAGAACGAGGTGGCACAGTGCCTCGATCAGTTCATCGATCGCGGCGTGCCCGTCTCCTTCCTGCTGATGTGCAACGGCGAACAGAAGCAGGACGCATGGCCTGCGGCCGAGCTGATGGGCAGGATGCTGCGACGAGCGCCTCGCCTGTGGACGTATGCAGCGACTGACCTGTCGATCACTCGCTTGATGCGACACTTTGAGTGTGTTGTCACGCAGCGTTATCACGGCATCATCCTGTCAGAACTGGCGGGGGTGCCCTACGTCAGCATCGCCCACCACGACAAATTGAAGCTCGCGCAACCACACCGAGGCCAGCACTTGGCATACCACGCCATGAATAAAGACATGCTGACGGATGCACTGGAATTGGCTCGCACCACGCCCATCGCGCCGCACCGTGTCCCGCGCAAGGTGTACGATGACATGGTCGATCAGATCATCAGCGTCGTCACCGGCGGAAGAAAGAGTGGGCACACATGAACAGGTTCGTTGCATCACGAAGAGGCAGCATCTATGCAGTCTCCAGTGCCCCCATCGTGGCTCCCGATGCTGTCGACACCGAAGTCGTTGAAGTACCAGACGTCCACGCTGACGTCGACACCGCCATGTTGATCACACACTTTCGGGTGCGCGGCGGCAAGGTACAACCGCGACGGGGCTCACCCGGCACCGCCAGTGCGTTGAAGTTGGCGCTGGTCGGCAACTGGAAGATGCGGTGCGGCATTGCCACGTACAGCGAGAACCTGTGGCCCGAAATCGCCAAACACGTCGGCGACTTCAAGCTGTTCATCGAGAAGAATGAGCAACCCACTGGGCCCACCAACGTCATCGGCGACGTCGCTGTCCCACCTGAGAAGGTGCTGGCGTGCTGGCGGAGGGGCGAGCCGCTGGCCGAGCTGGTGAAGGCGATCAAGGACTATGAACCTGACGTGGTGCTAATTCAACACGAATTTGGCCTGTGGCCCAACGCAGGACACTGGCTGTCGCTGATGAGCCAGTTGAGCAACTACCGCGTCATTGTGACGATGCACAGTGTGTTTCGACACCGTGACAAGACGATCGTCGAGGCGGCGATCCCCGAGATCGTGGTGCACCTCGAGGGCGCCAAGCGAGTGTTGAAAGAGGAGAAGGGGGTGCCCGGTGAGGTCTATGTCATCCCACACGGGTGTGCTCCAGTCACTGACGTTGAGCGCCTGTGGAATTTCTATAAGTCAGATCGAACGCTAATGCAATTCGGATTTGGCTTTAGATACAAGGGGTTTGAGCTGGCGATCAAGGCGACCGACGTGCTGCGGCGCAGGTACCCCGACGTCTTCTTCACCGCGTTGTTCAGCGAGTCGCCTTACAACTTGATCGATCACCAGGTCTATTACGACGAATTGATGCACCTCGTCGATGACCTCGATCTCCATAACAACGTGGCAATCATCCGGGGTTACCAAAGCGACACTTCGCTTGACTCCTACATGCGGACGAATCAGGCGATCCTGTTTCCCTACATCAGTCACCCGGAACACGAAGTCTTCGGTGCCTCGGGCGCCGCGCGGCTGGCGATGTCGAAGATGGCACCCATCGTCACTACGAGTGTCAATCACTTCAGCGACTTGCCGACGTTGAAAGCAGACACCCCTGAACAGATCGCCGATGCTCTTGACGCGATGTTCTCCAATCCGATCGCTCGCAAAGTGCAGGTCGATCGGCAACTAGCTTACTTGAACGACAACACTTGGGCTCGGGTTGGCGTCCGCTATGTAGAACTGTTCACGAAGGTGTAGTGTTATTCATGGTCAAGCACGTAAATGAAAGGGCGACGCCTAAGACTGTGTTGTCGCGCGATAGTGACACGTATAGGCGGATCTATGACCTGCTTGAGGAACACACGTACAGCTTCATCACTGACGAGTGGAGCAAGAATCCGACTACTAATTCAGTTCGCATCGAACAACTTGAACCATTGTCACGCGATGATGTGTTGGCACAAGCCATCAAGGACGGTGTGGCGCAAACAAAGGCAATCGACGCAGTCAAGCGTTATGAGCAACACGTATTGTTACACATCAATGATCAACGCGTCGTGGTGACCAAAAACGTGGCAAGTACAACCATGAAAGTGTTAGCTGATCATGTCGACGTAGAGGACACGTGACCAAAGAATACCTCGATCTAAGCGACGCCGTCTTCTACGAACTCAACGGTCACAACATCATCGTCCGCGCTGACGTGCCCTACGCTGACATCGGTGAACACTTGTTGTTGTCAAAGTGTCAACGCTTCGTCGCCGCCGTCTCGCAGCAACCTTCGCAGCCCGTGTTGCTGTTCACGCTGGCAGACGGGCGCCGCTTCATCACTAGTGACACCACGCAGGTCGCACAAGACTACCTGAAGAAGCAACAGAATTGACCTTCACCCGGGGGTGGGTTATGATCAGTCGGTGAGCGGCATAACTTCTTCTGCGGACAATAAAGAACAAAAATTGTCGCCGGGTCAGATTAGTGGTATCAAGCGAAAGGCCCGCTTTGAAGCATTTATGGAAGCTTTATGGCCACAGATTCAGGAACTTTACTACATCAAACAAATGGCTTTGATTGAAGTAGTTGATGAATTACATCGTCAAGGACATCTTAAATTATCATACAGTCGTTTGCACAAATGGTTGAAGAGAAAACATCTGATGCAACCTAAAAAAATCAAAGTCATACAATGTGGTGTGCCATGGTGTGGTAAGATGTTTCATCCCACGAGTTCTACACAAAAGCGATGTAATGTCTGCGCACCAGATGGTGCTGCTAATAATCGTTGGAACAAATATCAGATGACACAACCACAATTTGATGAATTTCTTGTAAAACAATCTGGACTTTGCATTGGTTGTTTACGAACACTAACGCCTGGTGTCATGGGTAAAGGTCTTCCTCACGTAGATCATTGTCATATTACAGGTCGAGTGCGTGGAATCTTATGTATGAGTTGTAACACGGTGTTGGGTCAATTACAAGATGACCCATCAAGGTTACGTCGTTTGGCTACATATATTGAGAAAAATCGATGACGATCCATGATCCACTTGTCAGACGTGTTTTACCTGTCGGAACAATAGATTTATGCGTCGGTGAATCGCACCTGGTACGGCAGGCACTTCGTGACACCTTCACCCCGCCGAGTACCTTCGACTTGCTAGACGTTACAAACAATTGTGATTATCAGGAACCAGAGGGTTATCCACCACTGGTACAATCGCTTGAGAGGCGTCATGGCCAACATGTTGTCATTACCGCTGGAGCAAAACAAGGATTGGCGGCATGCTTCTATGCTGCAAAGCGTATGGGTATGGACGGATTGACAATGAGAACTCCGTATTGGTCACAGATGCCGCATGCAGCTAAGATTATGGGTCTTATGCCTCATTTTACAGATGCGCCCATCAATAATTGCGCACATTTAATTGTCTCACCAAATAATCCAGATGGCCACGTGATGTCGCTTGCCGATGCAGCAGTGTTGAAGGAGCAGTGTCGTCAGTTGGGGGTACCACTCATTCACGACGCTGCTTATCACACGCCAGTCTATCTCAATGAAATGACGTGTGCTGACCCACTACCAGATCTGGCAGATATTACGATCTATAGCGTCGCCAAGATGTATGGGATGTCAGGTCTCCGCATAGGGTGGGTTACTTGCAAGGACTTGGACTTTAAACAACACGTCTGCGACTACGTCGAAACGACGACGGTGGGTGTGTCGGTGCTGTCACAGCGCACCGCTCACCGCATCATTCAACTGGAAGAGACGGTCCCCGGCCTCCGCGAATTGTTCACCCACCGCGCCCAACAATTACTGATCGAAGCGAAGAAAGTCGCAGCGAAATTGGACCCTGACGTGTTGGATGCAACAGGTGTCGAGCAATCGATCGGGATGTTTGGCTGGTTCAAGGTAGGCCCGCGATTCGACAACGAGATCGCGAGGATTGCAGTGGCTCACGGCGAGCACTTCGGCGATGAGACCCGCGTTAGGCTCAATCTCGCCGTTGAACCTCACCTGCTCTACGAAGCGATCAGTCGCCTCAACAGGCTGTGAAAGTTACCACACGACTGGCATAGGATCAATCATGCCGTTGTTAGGTCAACAGAGTTTGAACATGCGGTTTCGCTACTGTGAGTGCGGTTGCAAGGGCTATGCATCGTCGACTCACTGGATCTTTTGGGACTTGATGAACAAGTTCGACGCCTACCGAGGCCACGGCTTCTCCGGCGTAAAGCTCCGAACGTGCAGCACACGGGCAGATGCAGAATTGGCGTGCAACAATGACGTTGAGCTAGCTCGCGTAATCAAGTGCATGCAGGTGTCGACGTGAGGGAATCGGGGTGGGTGAGTGGTGACGGCCATGAGGCCGGAAACGACGCGCTGGTGTGTTTCAAGACGCGGCGGTGGTGGCGCCTATTTTTCATCACTGGCGCTCGCGTCAGCCCTCCACGACAGGGCGATGGGTTCTGGTACTTGGGTGTCGAAGGGGTGTCGTGGTTGCACCTGGCGGGTGAGTGGTGAGAGAGTTTCGGATAGGACCACACGCTGTCAATGATCCACAGACATGGCCTCCGGGGTCACTGATGAAGTATGACACTAGTGTGCGTGACGCAGACGACCGCCGCCTGCACCGCAATGACTTTGGGTTGGTCGTTGCGAACGATGGTGAGTGCGTCAGGGTCTTGTGGAAGGGGTTGCGCTTTTCCCACTATCAAATCAACCTTCTCAATCCCGATGTCATCTTTCCGATCTTGTAAGGATGCTTGCCTATTTAGATGGTGAAGTACCAGATCGATGAACGCCAAACGCGTGATGCAGTAGGTGAAGCTCTCAAGAGTGATAGGTTCGTTCGTTTTTTTCCACACATCATCACCAAGTGGTACGAGACGCACGTCATCACGTTCAGTGACTTGCCCCGTGCATTGCCAATTTCGCGGGACGACTGGACGGAGCATGATCACCACCGTGCAATGGTCGAACGAACACATGCAGTCGTGACCGTGGGTGATGATGCATCGTTCTCCTGTGTCGTTGAACGTGTAACAGCTGATCACGTTGTAGTGTTACTCGGGAGATGAGCGGTGTTGCAACCTGGTGATCGCATCATTGATGTCAAGTTGACGTTCAAGAGACCGGGAACATTGCTTGGTATCAGCTACGACGACCTAGGTCATGCAACAGTTCTGTGGGATGATGGTGAATTCGAGCAAGGTGTGCCAATCGAGAACATTGGGCCATGGGAACCACACAACTTGAAGGAATGGTCGGGTAGTAGGATACGTAGATCCATGCGAGTTCGCCTTGGCCTGCTGCGTGAGTACCTCCGTGAGGTGGTGCTTCGCGAGATGGTGCCCATGTCGGGCATGACGTCGCCGTCTGCACCCGGTGATGACGATGCAACGGTGCCGGGTCACCTGCCCAATGAGTTGCCGCCGAGCGCCACGTTGTCTGACGAGGAGATCAATGGCGGGGGCCTTGATGAGACGGACGATCGGACGGTGGGTGACGGCGACGGTGAGGGCGGCATCGACGATCCTGACACCAACCCCGAAGGCAAGATGGCACCGCACCTGCGCACCGACGACGACACATCATTGGGATCGCCTCCTGAAGAACGGCCCAACAAAGGCTTCTATGAGTCGACGTGGCTCAACCGTGAGATCAAGCGCTTCATGCTGCAGGAGAATCCCGCCGGCGCGGGCATGGTCGATCCTGTTAAGCCACCCCATGGTTTCTATAGCGATTTTGATGCCGTAAAAGACCACGGCGATGTCGCCAAGATGCAGGGTGCATGGTACAGGTCACCTGGTCGCGAACCCGGCGGCGAGGGCGATCCCTTCAGGGGCGAGGACGCCAATGCGCAGTTGGGCTTTCACCCGCCCGCCGGCGAGAACACCCCCGACGCGGCACCACCCGAGACGATGGGCATGGCAGGCGTCGCCGCCCGGCGCGCTCCACCTGAATGGACGTTGAATGCGGGCAGCGACACATCGAAGGTGTTGGGAGCAGGCGCAAAGCCGTCCGACGGCGCAGGCTCAATGGACAGCGATTCAGGTGAAGGGGGCGACGACGGAGCGGGTGATGCCGACAAAGAGCCCAACGACGAAGGGGCCGACGATGCGACCGCCGACTGACATGTGCAAGTTGCTTCATCGTTGGCATAGGATGTGATCATGCCTGGCTTCATCCTCCGCGTGTACACTTACCACAACGATCCCGTCGCGATCACCAACAACGTCCTGTTGAGATCGCGGTACTCCCACGACGAACCCTTCACTGCCGAGGCCATCGTCAATGACCTGATGTTGGGCGAGCCCTTCGACGGCCTGCTCGACGACATTGAGGCCAAGTGGGAGTGCAAGATTGCCTTCTGTGACGATGACATCTACGACGGCGTGCGAGTCGTGGAACTCGACGTCTTCGAACCCACCTACAAGACTGCTGCACAAGCACGGCAGGTCCTCGATGAGATCGCTGCACAGGCGTCGGGGTGGGTGAAGGGTACCGTGCAACCTGAACCGAATAGGTATCAGTCATGAATAGAACATCGTTCCTCGGTCTCATCGCCTCGGCAATTCTTGCCCTGTTGAGCGGTTGCTCCACGGCGTACGACGCTCAACCGGTTGCCTACGGCGTGTCAACGCCCACTGCCAGCGTCGCCGTCGTGGGGACTGATTACGTCTATCCCACCGGCGCCATCATCGTTGAGCCGGGCTACTACTACACCGACACCTACGTCGATGGTTACCCATACCGCAACTACTACCGCTTCGGCGGCGGTCGTTGGAACACGGTGGGGCATTATGCTCGGCCAAACGTACGCATCGGCGTCGGAGCAGCCGCTCGGGGCGGTCACCCGTACGTCAATCACGGCAGCATGCACGGTGCTCCTGCAGGCCACGCGGTGGGCCCCGCACACGTGGGTGGGGGTAACCACGGAGGCGGGGGCAGTCACGGTAGTGGGCACGCCGGGGGCGGCGGTCACGGCGGCGGGGGACGCGGAGGAGGGCACCGATGAAGAAGCAGACTGCATCGCTCAAGGCGTTACGCAAGGCCATCGCCGAAGCGCTGGAGAATGACGACCTCAACTCCATCGAGGTGGGGGACGTCGTCGAAGTGGATCTCGATGAAATTGGCATTCTGCCCGTGCGGGTCATTGAGCTGTTCGATGACGTCAATGCCGTGGCGGGTGGCGAGGCCCCGCGCAATCCGGGTGAGTTCTCCGGACCTGGCTTCTTGGGTGAGATTGACCCCGAGTCGGGCGAATCAGGCCGCATGGTCTTTTCGCTGAATCAGGTATTGCCGGGTAGCAAAGCCAAGGGCTACTTTCCACGTGACGTCGACGACGTTGATCTCGATGCGCGACCCGACGTTGACGAAGGTGACAAGGTCGACGGCTACGTCGCCAACACCGACGGCGATCCACACAAAGAAGACCACGCTGATCCGACGGGACGTAACTGGGGTGCTAGCCTCGATGAACTTGACGAGAGCAATTACAGTAGCTTCGGTGGGATCAATGAAGACATCACTGAAGAGGTAGGCGAGACGTTCTATCGCCTGCTGATGAAGCACTTCTCGGCCGAGCACCTAAAGCGCGGCACTCTGGAGATTCTGCGGCGCAACGTCGAAGAATGTGTCAGCGAACAAGTCGACAAATTGACTGGCATCACCAGCTGGCGCAGGTAGACTTACTCGACGTGGATCACGCCGTCGACGTCGACAAGCACCAACCAACACACGTTCGATGGCACGCTGACCGTCTGCTTGTGCTCGGGCACCTGCAGCAGGATTGAGCTGGGCGTCAGGTTGCGGACGGTCATGGTGTGAGACTTCAGCGGCGCCGGCGGAAGATTGATCGTCAACCCGACGACCGTTCCCTCGAGCCGCAGGTTCTTGGTGGTTGCATCGGGCGTGACGCTCAGCGTCACCTGTCGTGGCACCGCTGCCACATAGCGCGACCACACGCCGTTGCCGTCGAGGGTCGCCTTCAACCAACCCTGCAAGTTGCCGTTGGGCCCCGTCGTGGCGACGGTCATGTTGCCCGCAGTGCCGCCTTCTGTCAGTGACGGTACGGGCTTTGACGTGTCGAGCGGCGCGCGGTAACGTTCAACGAGGCTGGCGATCCTATCCTTCGACTCCACGGCCAACTGCGTCATCGTGGCCCGAATGTGAGCGTTGGCCTCATTGGGCTGCCACGTCCACCTGGGTGCGCGGTCCTTCTCGACGGCCAGCCACTTGTCGATGGCGTTGTAGAAACCCGTGCTGACGCCGCCGTTGCGGTACGGGTGCCGCAGGCTGCCGCGCTGGTGGGCAACGAAGGGCACATCGCCGTCCACATGGAATTCTTCGTGATAGTCGCCGAGGCCCTTCAGGACGATGGCGGTGCCCGAGCCCTTCAGGTGCTTCCACCCGACGTAGTTGATGTTGCGAGAGTGCAGGTATTCCGGGATCTGCCAACCCACATCGCACAGCACCTGGTAGCCCACGGGCAGGTTGTAGATCTTGGCCTGACCTTCATTGGTGATGTTGAGGGTGTTGCTCTTGCTGGGCACCACCTTGAGATCGCGCCAGCGGTGGGCCGGCGACATCGCCAGCCACGCGGTGTACGGGATGCCCTTGAACGTCTGGTTGGTGCCGTTGCCGCTGGAGAAACCTCCGATGTCTTCGAAGGTGGCACCGCAGATGCCGGTGCCCCTGTCGAGCAATTCGTTACGAACGTAGTCATCCCACCCCTTTGCCAACACCACAGTGTCGCTGTCGACGTTGAGGTGGATGTCGCCATCGTCTGTCATTGCCAACCCGTGCTCGATGACGACGCCGTGGGCCATCGAACCACCCTGGCCCCCGACGCCGCCGTCGGTGCTCGGCACGCAGAATGTCTGTGTATTCGGCAGTGATCTCAACCGTTCCGCTGCGGTGGGCCCAATGCAGTGCACCGTCATCTTGAGGGCCTCGGGATGGTTGGCCAACATTCGCATTGTTTCCCACATAAATGTGACGTAGGGTACGGTTGACTTATCGCTATGACAGTGGGCGTGGATGACGGGTGTGTCCATGTGGGTGCGCTCGCCTTTCGGGTATCTTACGGCGAATTGTGTGACGTGGGTCGGCAAAGTGCACAGTGCAAGTCACTTCGACGTGGTGGTAGGATGTTAACATGGCGTCCACTCCCGTACCCGGCAAACGAACCAAGTCGATGGAACTCAATGCGATCCGAGGATCAATGAACGAGTCGCCCCCACCGCCACCCCCGAACATGACCACCCGCGAGTGGTTCGCTGGCTTAGCGTTGATGAACGCTGCGTTGATGAAGGACTTGCCGGTGACCATGCGTGCAGCTGAAGCCGTCCGCCTCGCCGACGAACTGATGGCGGCACTGGCGGTGCCACGGGTGCCGAGCAAGGCATCGATGGAGGCACCGTCGGAGACCGACATGGGTGCGTGGGATCAACACGTTGTCGACAAGCGTGAGAAGTCGACCCCGGGAACGCGAGACACCAACCCGGCATGTGCCATGGCCCGAGGCGACGTCGACGCGGGGCAATCTAAATCCACCGAAGCCAGCGTTCACTTTCGCCGTGCTAACAATGAATTGACGGCGGCACTCGACGACCTGCATGATACTTCAACGCAGTCGCCGGGCAGGTACTCGACGCTCAACGTCAATGACGATGAGTGACATGAAACCCGGTGATCTGATCGAGTGGTTCTACACGTCGAACGACAAAGCAGTTAAACCTCGTGAAGAGCTGTGGTCGTCGATCGATAAACACTACGTGACCATTGGCGGCACCCACCTACTGATTTCCCGTGCTGACGAGGTGCTGACATTCCTCACCATGGGCAGTGACAAGGGGTTGCTCCGCGCGCGCGAGGATGATTCGGGGAGTGAACACGAGTGCATAAAAAAGTAGGATGACACATGCTGATCGTGCTATCAGGTGAAGCGGGTGCAGGCAAGGACGCCGTTGCTCGGGTGTTGGCCGAGCACCACGGCTACATCATGCACTCGCTGTCGGCGCCGCTCAAGCGCTTCGCCGAAGACATGTTCGGCTTCAGCGACACACAGTTGTACGGGCCCTCGCGGTACCGCAATGAACCCGACCCGAGGTGGGCGCGCCCGTGTTCGACGTGTGGTGGCTTGGGCAAAGTCTACGGCACTGACATTCCGCATGCCCAGTGTAGGGGCACCGGCAAGCTCAATGACAATTCGCCACGCCGTGTACTGCAATTGCTGGGTGACGAGTGGCTACGCCAGATGATCCACCCCGATGCGCTGACGATACGCGCGAGATCTGAACTGGAAGACTTGCTAGCCGATGATTGCAGTGTCGTCATCAATGATGCGCGCTTTGCCAATGACCGCGACAATTTACGTGCATGGTTGGGGGCCCACCGGGTCGACGTCAGGGCGCTGGGAAAGCAGGTCAAGTCAGCCGCCTGGCGCAGCCATGGCAGTGAATTATCGAGGCCCACCGACGATGAAGTCGAGTACGTGCTGGTGAACCCGGAAGAGTTTCCGTTTCCTGGGCTCAAGACGCGTGTGGACGACATGCTGGTGAAGTTGGCCTCAAGAATTGAGGTGCCCGAAGGGCATGCAGTTCCTGCACGGACGCCATGAAATATCGACCTGAAATCAGTGGCGAGCTGCAACTCCATTCGATTCCCATCTTCATCGAACGCGTCGGGCACGTTGATCCCATGCGGTGCGGCACCTTCGTCGAGCTGTTGCACAAGCAGGCGACGGTGAAGTTATACGCCGACTTCGACGATCGCGCCGGCGGGCTGGCCATATGCGAGGCGGGGGTGGGGGTGGTGTTCGACCACGTATGGCACGTGGATCCGTTGGAGCTGCGCTCCGCACAAGCGGTGGAGCACGTGCACTCGCAGTCATATGGGCACCTGAAGTTGAAGAATGTCTATGAATTCCTGTGGTACCGAGTGAGGTTTAATCGTGGCACCTTCTTGGCGAGGTACAACTGGTTGACGGAAGGAGTGACGGCGCCGGTCGAGCAAAAAGTGTCGCCGTGACGTAAAACGGTGAAACAAGCTGACGTAGCCTGATATAGTACTTGATACCGGCAAGACGAACCGTAGCTCAGCATGGTTAGAGCATCGCACTGATATTGCGAGGGTCAGGGGTTCGACTCCCTTCGGTTCGACGACGAAATCACACAAGAAGAAATCATGAATACCCAACCCGCACAGAAAAAGCTCGTAAAGCAGTGGCAGCGTTATGCTGTTGCTGCCAATCAAGATACGTGAGCGCGGAGCCTCTCAGCTTCGCAAACGCTCCGAAGCTGGTGAGATGAAGGTGAAGAAAGAGCCGACACCGAACCAGCCGAGGAGGAAAGGAACTTCCCTCGGCAATCGTCGTTTCGACACAACACACTGGTGTGCTATACCGCTATGGAGACGGGGCAGTCTGTAACACTGTCGCTTAAGCTCGCAGGGTTCGATTCCCTGGCGCACCACGACTGCGATGACGAAGGTCATCACGATCATTGACAATCTGCGTTCCTATTGCTCGATAGCCAAGTTGGTACGGCAGCGCACTGTTAATGCGCCCATGCGCAGGTTCGAATCCTGCTCGAGCAGCTCGGGTATCATACAGTGGTAGTATGACTGACTCTGACTCAGTTCACGGACGTTCGAATCGTTCTACCCGAACGGGCTCGTAACTCAATTGGTAGAGTACTCGGTTCTTACCCGAGAAGTTGAAGGTTCGACTCCTTTCGGGCTCACCTCCTCGTAGTTCAGCGGAATTAGAACGTCGGCCTGCGAAGCCGAAGGCCGTGGGTTCGAGTCCCACCGAGGAGACGTGGCACCAGTAACTCAGTGGGAGCAATCTCATACCCTTCCCTTGACGAAGGTGTAGGTGAACAAGTGCCACTGCATGTTGTATGATTCAACTCACGGAGGAGTAGCTCAGTGTAGAGCAGTGCCTGTACCGGCACAGGTCGTAGGTTAAACTCCTGCCTCCTCCACGATACGGGAGAGTAGCTCAGAGAAAGAGCAGTGCCCTTGCTGGCGCAGGTCGGTGGTTTAATTCCATCCTCTCCCACCGTCACTTCACGTGACGCATGCCCTCGTAGCTCAGTTTGCAGAGCGCCGTCGATTTTAGACGGAGGTCGGTGGTCCGATTCCATCCGAGGGCTCCACATTCAACACACGGATTCAGAACTCGAGTGGCAGAGTTCCCGGCTTTTACCCGGGTAGTGACGGTTCGAGCCCGTCTGGATCCACGCAGACGAGTGACGCGGTTCACTGAAGCTTCATACGCTTCAAACGCCATGGTTCGACTCCGTGGGTCTGCAACCACTTTCACCCCGTAGATCAGCGGCAAGATCGCTTGCTCGACACGCAAGAGACCGTGGGTTCGAGTCCCACCGGGGTGACGACGCGAATGAGCGTCAGTGTAAGTAACTAACAACAGTACACATTGATATGGGTAGGTGAAAGCCGTCTCGGCCGGGACGATGAGTAACCACAGTACCTAAGCACTTCGGTGCTGGTGCAACCAAACATGGGGCCAACAGGCGAGTCGCGCAGCAAAGCCAACATGGAAGCTGAGCGCACGGCGGGTTCGACTCCCGCTGGCTCCACGAGTGACACCTACTGGATATTGCTAGCATCAAAAGTGGTGTGACATCGGGGAGAGACCCGACAATTTGGGGCGTTGATCTACCGCGATGATTCCTGACCTGCAATCAGGCCGACCGGGTTGGATTCCCGGACGCTCCACTCGTTGTGAATTGGTGATGTGCGCCACGGGAGGCGACTTCCCTGTCTAGGAAGCGTACGCGGGTTCGAATCCCGTCATCATCGCAGGGGTATCATTCAGCGGCTAGGATGTCCGCCTCCAAAACGGATCACCTCGGTTCGAGTCCGAGTGCCCCTGCCACTTTTCTCACGTCACTGCTTCGGCGGCCGAAGTGAACCATGGGCACATCGCGCGCACGTTCGAGTCGTGCCGGTGACACACATAAATAGGAACGCAGGTTATCACACTGGCCACTCGTCTAAAGGCAGGACCCCGCGCTTTGAACGCGGATGAAATGTGGGTTCGACTCCTACGTGGCCAACCAGTGTAACTCCCCTTCAACCCATGTTAGGGTAAGACCATGGACTCGTCTGTACCCTACCGCGTCGGCGACATCGTCTCCATGACGGGCCCTTTCGGCGCTGACAGCGGGGCATTCGACGGTATCCTGTGGCGCGTGGTCATGATCAAGGAGATCACCAAGCACGCCCACAACCTCCGCATCGAATTCTGTTGGTGCGCGACGGGCAGCTCCAGCCTCAGGCCCAAGTGGATCGCGGCCTCACGCGTCAAGCAGCGCTTTGACTTCGTTCGGCTCGGGCAATTGCGGATGCAGCTCGATGACCTGTGTCGGCAGGCGTTGAATCGTGAAGTCGATCCCATCCCGTTCGGATGAAAGCCTGTGCCCTTGACCACGTTCAGGAGTGAACTCGTGGGTCGGAAGGTGGGTAACTACCTGCACGTGGGTTGGTTATCCTAGGGCGGTCTGTGGGTGGTCAGGAATTACACTCGGGGTGTAACTCACGTCCTGAAGTCCGTGAGGACTGAAGCAATTTGGTAGCAGTGCAAGTCACCCCATGACCGTGGTAGGATTAGATCATGGCAATCAAAGCACTCAAGTACAAGCGCGAAATCCGCAAGCCCAACGGCATGACCATCGTTCACAACGGCTGGTGCACCACGCTGCCAGACTCCGCAGAGGAGATGCGTCAGCTCATCAGGCAGGGGCCCAACAGTGGGGGCAACGTCTTCTGCCGTGGGACGGGTGACGACTACATCCTCAACAATCCGTGTGTCGTCAGGTACTACCTTGACGGAAAGTTCGTCAGGGCATTCACCTGCAAGTGACGGTGTAAGTCGCTGTCGATTCCTGATAGGATCAGATCATGATCACCGTCAACCGAGATAAGCTCAAGAGCCTGCTGTACACGCCCCCTCCCGCTCCCGTGGGCTTCAATAGGCCACCGCCGAGCTACAAGGGTTACGGAGCGTGGCTCGACTACAAGTCGGAGTTGCAGGACGCAGTCGATGAGCTGCTCGAGCAAGGCCTGACCGAGCAAGAAGCCGCGCGGGCCTGCAACCAGCTGTTGTCGTAGACGAGTGCAAGTCTTCACCCGTTCGTGGTACAGTTAGATCATGGTGAAGTTCAACGTCACGGTGATCGATCGCGGTGAACAACGCATCGTCGAGGTCATGACGGCCAAGACGGAAGCAATTGTCCGTCGGTCGTTCCGTCGCCTGCAGAAGCAGCACGGCCGCGAGAACGCGGTGCTCGTTGGCCCAGTGTAAGTTCCACTTCGATCCTGGTACAGTTAGATCATGGCCACCAAGCGAACCCCAAAGCGGTCCCCTCTAGTTCAAGCGGCTCTCACCCACCTCAAGACGACGGCCGACTACAAGGACGGCATCCCGAGGAGCTACATGCGCGGTGATGCCGAGAGCGGCGCCACCGAGTACGCCCTGCTCGCCTACGTCGAGGAGTTGGAGAAGCGTCCCAAGAAGGCGACGAAGAAGGCGACCTCACCTGACCTTCGTGATGCAGTCATCACCCGCATGCGAGACATGCTCCGTGAGGTGCAGGCGCTCCACTTTCACCGGCCCGACGCCGACGCGATGCAGTTCTGTGTAGGTTGTGGCGGTAACCCAAACCACACGCCACAACACGATGATGACTGCATCGTCGTCCGCCTTGCCCACCTCCTCGATGAGGTCTGAAAGCCGACGCTTGCAGAGGTCTAACGGTGCAAGGTCACTGACGATCGTGGTACAGTTGTTCTAGAGGTTGACTCCGGTGCCCGAAGAAGAATTCACCAGCCATCGTTGTCCCACCTGCGGGGGTGTCAGTCACCCGGCATCGGGGTGTGCTTACACGCCCACCTTCATAGTCTGCGGCCCTTGCACTCGCGAGGCGTGGAAATGGATCATCGAGATGACGGCATCGAAAGGTCGTCGCAAGGGCCGCCCGGCCTTCTACGACCATGTCAACCGCATCAGCGCACCCATCGAAGTGAACGTTGAAGAAGCAGAGGTGCCACATGAATGAGCGACCTGCAGAGTGCTACGTGCCCGTCGTTGAGGGCGAACGTTGGTACTACGCTACGTACAACGTCGAGCTGGCATACCCGGCAGTGTTCTTCTACTTCTCGGAGTGTTCAACGGGTCACAATTTCACTATGAAGATGTCGATGACGTCGGCGGGTGAGATCGAGGTCGAGAAAGACCACGGGTGCGGCAATGAGTGCGGCTGCTCCACGATCTGCACCTACGTCCCCGTCGCCATCATGGCAGAATTCATGCGTCAGCACGGCTACACGATCGAAAAGAACGCACCATGAAGCCCGGCGACCTGATCGAGTGGTATTACTCAACGCCTAGCCTCAAGAGCATGCCAGTCGTCAAGCATGAAAGCATGTGGTCGACCGTGACGGAGAGGTGGGTGCCGATCGATGGGGTCTACACGCTAGTTAGCATCGCCGATGACATCATGACGTGGTTTCACCCTAGCAAAGGTTTGGTGTCCGCGCGGACATATGACCATGAGTCAAGAGGCGTCTCCATCACACGAGGCTTCGTCAGGCCGCGGGTCTGTGATGTCACTTCGTGAAACCCGGCGATCTCATCGAGTGGGTGTACACGTCTGACAACAATGTCGTTGTCACGAATGAAGAGATATGGTCGTCGGTGATGAAGGAGTACGTCCTCATCGGCGGCGCTCACTTGCTAGTCTCTCATCGCGATGGAATTCTGTCGTGGCTACCCCTGGGTGTACGTCACGCGCGATTGCTCTACGCTAGCGACTTTCTAGCGACATGCGGGGGCCGCATGTCGCGGCACCTCGGTTGCTTCGCTCACGCGAGGATGATATGAAACCCGGCGACCTGATCGAGTGGGTGTACACGGATGATGGTTCCCCCGCCGTGCCACGTGAGGAGTTGTGGTCATCGATCGAGAAACGTTGGGTGCTGGTCGGAGGCGCCCACCTGCTGATAGCACTAGCCGACGGGATATTGACGTGGTTGCCTCTGCACGCATCCCATAAGGGGTTGCTCCACGCGCGCGAGGATGATACGATGAGCAACGACAACGGCCGCGCCTCGGGGGCGGTTGCTCCACGCGCGCGAGGATGATACGGCTGCCGCTCTCAAATTTCACGCGAATGGCAGGGTTGCTCCACGCGCTCGAGGATGGCGCGCCAACCTGACTGAGTGTCGTTTCACGACGCCGCAGGCGGAGTGTAAGGTACCCTGCAACTGGCATAGGATCTAATTCAAGGAGTCACATCTCATGGCGACGATCAACATCAGTGACAAGCAGTTGGACACGTTGAAAGCGGTGCTCAACGCCAGTGATGACCTGTGTAGTTGTGTCATCGCTAGTGACATCGGGTCGATGAAGCGCGCTCTAACGCTGGCCGGCGCACTGTCCGAACTCAAACGCCAGGGTTTCCTCAAAGACGTGAAGTGAGCCACAAGACCTGTACACCGCCCACTGGGTGGTTACATTGGTCTTAATTGGTTGGGCCGTCGGCACAACAGCTTCAATTACCCATCATGGGTCACAGTGTCACAACAAGGACGAGGTCATAGTGCAGAAGAGCCAGAAGAATTCTCGGTTCACAGCATCTAGTGGTGTACGTACGCGGCAGCAAGTCATTTCCCAACCCGAGGTCGTCAGCGCAGACGTCCTTGGTACCATGCTCGATGAAGATCTCATCGTGCGCCTTCGAGTGCTCGATGAAGCGTGTCGGACGGCGACGTCGTCGGGCATTGACACTCGACCGTGGGAAGAGGAGATTGCCTACGTCAAGCGTGAGCAGCACCTCCGGCGCGCGCGCCGTGAACAGCACTTGATCTACGCTCGCAAGATCGAGCAGGAGTTCAACGATTCCGAGCGCGGGTTGCCTGCGGGTGACTTTGACAACTCGGCATTCGTCTACGCGGCATCGGGCGGTCGTCCGAGGTGGAACTGATGACGATCGAAAATCGTACTGCGCACAACGTCGTCGGCACTTACCTCGACAACCTACAACACTTTTCACAGCTCAAACACCCGGAGCTCGTGGAGCTGTTCAAGTCCTACGAAGTCGGTTGCACCCGCGATGAGACGGGTGAGGTCACCGATCGTACTCCCGAGGCCTTCAAGCTGCGCAACAAGATCTTGGAGTGCAACCTGCGACTGGTGGTGTCGATCGCCAAGCAGTACCGAGGTCACAACCTACCGATCGAAGACCTCATTCAAGAAGGCAACATCGGCCTGATGAAGGCAGTCGATCGGTTCAAGTGGGAGAAGGGCTTTCGCTTCTCGACCTACGCCACGTGGTGGATCAAGCAGGCCATTGGTCAGCACGTCCTCAAGCGCAAGCGGATGATTCGCTTGCCCGCTCACGCGGCGACGGTGCAGCGCAAGATGTTGCAGGCGGCCGAAGAGTACCGTGAAAGCAACAATTGCGAGCCCACGACTGAGGAGCTGATGGGCCTGACCGGCGCCAGCGCGACGGTGATGAAGGCGACGATTCACTCGGGTCGTGGCACCATTTCGTTGCAGCAACCCCTGTCGTCGAGCGGCGAAGGCGACACTCTCGAGGACAAGGTCGAAGACGATCGCCCGGGCTCGAATCCATTCGAGAACGTGGCCGAGAAGCAATTGCTCGAGATCACCAAGATGGTGCTCGGTGAGCTGTCGGCCAAGGAGGCGGCGATCCTTCGCCTGCGCTTCGGCCTCGTCGAGGACGCGACTGATGACCAGTCGTATCCCATCACCGAGGAAGAGGCACGCCAAGTCATGGCGGGGAAAGGCCTGACATGATCAGGTGGATTGCACTCACTGTCGTCGCCGGCGCCGGCGCTGCTTTCGCGGCAGGTTGCTGGTGTGGTTGGCAGACAACGCTACGGGTCATCGATAGTGTCGAGCGACGAACGAGGCGCATGCCAGATGCAAGCGCTTGACTTCTTCACCGTCTGTGCCGGGGTGAGCCTCATCATCCTGTCCGCGGGCTTCATCACTGCACTCATCGTCAAGGCACACAGATCTGCTCGCGTTGATGCACGCGTAGCGGCACCCGTACAACACGAACGTCAACCATTAGAACCCACTGACCCACTGGCACGCCGCCTACACGAATTTCAGGAGACGCGCTTTGCCTCTCCCATCGTCAGGCGCCAACTCGAACAGGACGTAGTCCCGATCCGTGATGCATCAACGTTGCCGCGACCACCGCGCAGGAGCCCTAAGTGAAGGACGGACCCATCTACGTGTACGATGTTCGGAGCCAGTTCATGGAACCCGTCTTCATCGTCTACAATACTGATCACGTCGACGTCTTTGTCAAGGCCTTGGGCCTCGACGACGCCAACCTCCTCGCCTCTAAAGAAAGGCTACATCCGTACGAGGGCAATCGCTACAAGAACACGGGTAGCGGCGGATTTTGCCCGCCGCCCAAGGTAAAAGTCAACACTCGCTAGGAGAATCACGCCGATGGCACTGCACCGAGGTACCAAGGTCGATCGCGGTTACGCCACTGTCGCCGACGATGAGGGCGATAACTACCGTGAGATCGCCGACATGATGACGGAGATGGGTTTCTCGATGAACCATTCGTCGGCACGCAACTACGTGCTGCGCGTGATGCGGAAGTTCGCCCGAGCCTTCGTCGAGCAGTGGAACATCGCACACGATGATCAGAAGATCGATGAGATTGCCAAGAATCCGCAATTTCAACACGGCATCGCCGACCTGCTCCAGATCATCGAATCACAGCGCCGCGGGAATGGCGTATAATCAATGAGGGACACCAGATGAGTAGAGATGGCCGTGGCAACCCAGGAAGGTACGAGCTGAAGAATCAGCCGAAGTTGAAGCTCGTTGACCTGTTGCGTCGCCGCAAGATGACGTTGAAACAACTGCTCGATGAGTTTGGCATCTCGACCTATGAGGCCTTGCACATCAGGTGCACCAGGATGGGCATCACTGCACCCACGCAGGCCGAATTTGATGTGGTGATGCCGCCCGTCAAGGCTTGGGTCAACAGTGCGCAGGAAGGCGTTGTCGTCGTTGAAGCCCCGCGTGTCGTCGATGAGATCACCGGTCGGCAGATCGATCCCGATGCGCCCGTCGAGGTACCCTCCGTCACCGTGACGTCGGTGCCCTTCGTGCCCCCGACGCCCATGCCGCCCCCACACTGGGGCGGTGCCCTACCGCCCATCGCTGACACACAGAAAAAACAGCGCAGGAAAAAGGATGACCAATCCACTGAGTGAAGTGTAGGCCCTTATGAACGCCCTGAAGCAGGTGGTACTTAGATCATGATGGACTTGATCGTCAAGGGACTTTCGACCTGGTTCGCGGATCGCCTGCAAGGCATGCCCTGCACTCCTGAGACGACGGCTTATGTGGCTGGGGTGCTGGCCAAACGGAGAACCGAGGACGACATGAGCACCGAATCCCTGGTGCTCGCTTATCACGCCGCTTCAATCATCGGCGACTTTGCGGGTTTTCAACGCATCGGTGACTACGTGCTGTGGATCGACTCGATCTACCCAGAATTCATCAACGATCACCGCCAAGTCATCGAGACAATCGGTCGCCAATCTTACTCGTCGTGTCACCGGATCCTCAAGGGCCAGTGGAAAATCTACGATGAACTTGCGCAGACGCTTCCTTTGATTACTGCCACGGTGCGCCAAAAGCTAGTGTAATTCGGCGCGAGGTATGTGCCTCAGACCGAGTGTAAGCTTGGCCGCCACCGAGGTAGATTGAAACAACCTACCAAGGAGCCTCTCTCATGTCCACGACGTCCATGTCGATCGCGACCTTCAAGAAAGTCGCCGTCTGCCTGCCCCCGACCCGTTCGATCCTGCTCCGCGCCAATCACGGCGTGGGCAAGAGCAAGGTCATCAGGCAAGTGTCCACGCTGATCCGCCAGAAACTCCATGCCGACGGGGTCATTGACCTCGCCAAGAATCCGAACGCCTACCCGGTCATCGATCGGCGCGCCGGCCAGCTCACTGAGGGCGATGTCGTCGGCCTCCCGAGCACCGACGGCAACGTCACCCGCTTCAACCCACCTGACTGGGTCAAGAAAGCGTGCGTCGAGCCCTGCGTGTTGTTCCTCGATGAGCTTAACCGCGGCACCCAAGAGGTGATGCAGGCGATGTTTCAGATCGTCCTCGATCGGGAACTCAACGGTCACAAGCTGCACCCGTACACCCGGGTCTACAGCGCCATCAACGCCAGCGCGGCGTACTCTGTCAACGAGATCGACCCGGCGCTGCTCGACCGCTTCTACGTCATCGACCTCGACCCCGATGCGACCGAATTCTGTGCCTGGGCGCGTAGCACCGACGCAGAGCAGGGCGGCAACCTCCACTACTTCATCCCCGACTTCATCACCTCGTGCGAACAGTGGCTATACCCTGCCAAACAGGCCGAGCCGAGCAGCAAGCAGCCGAGCCCGCGATCGTGGGAAATGGTCAACGAGTCGCTGGTCCACACTGACCTCATCGAGGACCCGCAGAACGACATGTTCTACCAGATCAGTCGAGGTTTTGTCGGCAATGAAGCGGCGATCGCCTTTCGCGACTACTGCATGAGCGTCGACAATCGCCTGACGGGCGAAGAGATCGTCAACGACCTGGACAAGAAAGCGATCGCAGCTAAGGTGGCGCGCCAGACGCAGGATCGGCAGAACGGCCTCATTGAGAAGGTCGCTGCCTATGTCACCGACAACTGTGCGACGCTGACTGACAAGCAAGGCAAGAACGTCCACACCTTCATGAAGTCGCTGCCCGATGAGCTCAAGATCTCGTTGTGGAGCAAGCTGACGAGCCACGGCATCGACAAGATCGAGCTGGCCAAGAGCATCCACAAGCACTGTGCAGAGACGGTGTTGTCGGTGTTCGGCGTGCCCATGGGTGAAGCCGGGATTGGCGTCACGCCTAACATACCCGGAGTCTTCAAGGAAAAGGCGAAGGACACCAAGGACACCAAGTAAGCGTCCTTCGACCATCACACCGACGTCACGGAGAATGTCAATGAAACAGGGTCCTCGCAAGAACCTCCGTGACGTCGACCGGGCCATCATTCATACGGTGATGTTCGACCAGGGCATCATTCCGATGGAGAGGGTCGACAATGACATGCGGCGGGTGCTGGCCCAACTGCCGCCCGGCGAGGCTCGTGCCCTGCGCCGCAAGTTTCGCAAGCTGTGGCGCCGCGCGCTCAAGCAGCTCACTCAAGGCGCGTCCGAGCGTAATGCGAAGAGGATCGAGACGCTCCACGGCGTCGGCAAGAGCACGCCTTCACGCGCGGAGTTCAACGCTCGCAAGCAGCTGGTCTTCGATCGCCTGTGGAGCGATCACATCGAGCCCATGATCAGGAACTTTGAGGCCGGTGCACCCGGCAAATTTACCCAAACTTAAACTTGGCCTCGGGCGCTCGCCGTTATACGGTGAGGGGCCATAAATAATGTGAACCGCGGGGATGCGCTCCTCCGCCAGTAACAGGGCCAGCGCAGCCTACAGTCGGCAGTGACTGGCCCACTTTCTGTCCCCACAATTACACCCGGGGTATAATTTGCCGTCAGTGTAACACGGCACGATGTGCCTACACACAGTGTAAGTTCCCGGACAATCGTGGTAGGATTAGATCATGTTGAAGCAGAACGTTCAAGACACCTACGTAGCCGATCGTGCCGCTATCGCGCAGCGCATCCTCACCAGCCCGCTTGCTGCCTACGTGGGTTACTCGGGCGACCTCTATCGCCTCGACAAGCTGCATAACATCGCCCGCGACGGAAAGGCACACACCGGTTACTCATTCCTGTCGGTCGAGTTCAAGAAGGCAGGCACTGAGTGTTCGCTCGAAATTCGTGAAGAGGGATCCGGGTACTCTGGTGGTGTGACCACCGACGCCGAAGGCAATGAGTATCACGAGTATACGCTGTCCTGTGCCGTCAACTTTCCCTGCCACGGCAGCACCGCCTGCGGTGCGGTGTTGGCCCGCCTCGCCTTCTATCAGCAGGTCGCATTGTTGGCCGCCGAGATCGAGGCCGAGTTTGTCGTCAATCGACGTGTCAACTACAAGATGACGCGGACCGCAGCCGAGGTCGTCGCCGACAACGCGAAGGTGGAAGCCCAGCGCATCGAGCAAGCGTATGCCGGTGTGACACTAAAGTATGGCGCTACCGGACTCCGCGTCGGCAAAGTGGTCGGTCTCGACCCCGAAGACCTCGGCAACTTGCCAGAAGGCAAGCGCGACGTCGAGACCAGCCGAGGCAAGAAGTTCTCGATCTCGATCAATGCCGATAATGGCATCAAGGTTGGCCTCATCACCCGCACCGCCTAGGCTACCGTGCCCGCCTTCGCCACCGACAGCTACCCCGTCGGCACCCTGGTCACGACCCGCTATGATATGCAGTGCCCGCCACAACGTGCCAGCGTTGAAAAGTCAACTTTCCCAGTGCTGTTCTACGCCTTCATCGTACGGCCCGCGGCGCTGCCCCGGGGCACTCCGATGATCTATGCGGGGCCCATTCGTGCGGCGACAACGCCTGACCTGCGTGCTGAACGTGAGCACACCTTCATTGCACCCAAGTTCGGCCGTGTCATCATCTACCATCCCGACGTCAACGTTGAGCTCATACCATGACCGTGACCACCAACGAGAGATTAGTGCGCCACGATCGCCTAGTGCTAGGCACCCTGTGCGGTTACTTTCACCCGGCATCGAGCACTGACGCCGCCCGGGTCGTCACCGTCATCGGTACCTGGGATTGGGACCACAACGCTGTCGGCCATCCACGCGACCTCACTCGTAAACAGGCGCGCCAGGGCCAAGACCCACGCACCGACGAGAGCGCCCGGGGCTACTTGCTGATGCCGTCGGATGGTTCACCGTGGATCTTTGCGTTCTTCGGCGCCGTCGCCGAGGGTGACCTGAAGCCCCTGTTTCCCGCGCTGCGCCTCGTCAAGTAACGAGGTGACTTGGCGGGTGAATTGTTCACCCTCGCTTCGGTCACGTGGGCACACGTGTGACGGGATGAAGGCAACTACCTTCGCTCGACCGCATTGTCCTAGGGCGGCCTGTGGGATTGGTCGGAATTACATCTCGGGTATAATTTTGAGCAGTGTAACACGGCACGATGTGCCTTACACACAGTGTAAGTTCCCGGACAATCGTGGTAGGATTAGATCATGTTGAAGCTGAAGCCATTGTTTCTCGAGCAGATCTCACCGCTGGCACATCGCCAAGACGTGAGCATGACCGCAGTTATGAACTTCTTGATGACGGTGCAGTACAACGAGACCATCGACGCCGCGCTCGAGAACCTCAGGAGCGATGCCGCTTCGTACGGGTGGAACGCCGCGACGATCAAGGCGATCCGCGCCGGCATCCACCTCGCTGCGAAGGTCTAAACACGGCAGTGAAAGTTCCACTCCGAACCTGGTAGAGTTAGATCATGTGGACAAAGGCAAGCATTGCACAGTTGCTGCGCACCCACGACCATGCCGTCGAACGCGCCATCGTCGCCATCTACGAGCACCAGACGCTGGACGAGAAGGTGGCGCGCCACACGAAGCGCATCAATCCACGTGGCTTTCATGCCAACCACACCATCACGGGTTCGTACTACGCCATCTTGGTGCTCGCGGGCCGGCGCTTGGTCGGCTATCACCTCGCCAACGCCCGCAACATCGTCCTGTGTTACACTACGCAATTGGCCGACAGGGCCAACGCCCGGGCCGCGCGCCTTGCCAAACGAGAAGTAGCATGATCACCATCAGTCGTCCCCTGCAATTTGCGGCAGGTTTTGTCATGGTGTGGTTGCTGTTGATCCGCGCCCTGGTGTGCATCAACAGCCACACCCCTCTGCCTCCTCCGCACGCAGCAAGCACCGTCGTGCACCCGCCCTACTACGCTAACTGAGGTACCCATGACACTCAAGCGCTTGTTGATGCTGACCGTCTGTCCCGTGCTCCTGTTGTTCCTCATCGTCGCATTGTTTGTGCTGATCCACTTCACGCAACCGCCTTGTACCTGCAAAGAAGTGATCAACATTCTCCCGCAACATGCTACTCGCGCGTATGTCACCTACCAGTGTACCGACAACACCATCAACGTGGGTTCATATCACTGGAGCAATGACTTTACGTGTGCGGGTAAGACGTACCACGTCGGCGACTACATCCCGGGTTACGGAACCAAGCAGTTCTAAACCATCATCACCACCGAGACATCCATGAAAAAGCCCACCAAGACGAAGAAGGACCGCACCGTCGGTCTCCACGAGTACCGCTGCGCCGCGAACCCCGACGAGAAGGCCTTCGCCGATGCGACCGCGCACTGCGATCCGCCAATGTTGGGCTACTTGCTCAACGAACCAGGCTCGCAGTATCAGTATCCACTCGACCCGACTGACCGCGACCGATGCGTCGCGGCAACGGTGGTGCAGTGGTTGGGTTCACCCGTCGGCAGGGCATTCTTGAGTGAGCTGGGTTGGGTGAAGAAGGACGGGCGCTAACGTGGCCCGAGGCAGGTGGACGGACGCGGCCTTCAAGGACTATCCCAAACGCTACGCCACGCCCGACACGGTGCAGGAAGGCCAGTGGCTGTGCCATGCGCCGACGAAGACGTGGTTCGAGTTCTACGTGCTGATGGCTGACGGCGTGGCGGTCGGCTTCACTTTCGGTGACAAGGACTTCTTCAAGCCGCTGGTCGAGTGCTACCACCAGTGGGATCCCAGTGTCGACGCAGCGTGACCTAAAACCCGGCGACCTGATCGAGTGGGTGTATGAACCCGAGAATGTGCTCGTGGCCGCCAATGAACAGCTGTGGTCATCGGTGATGAAGGCTTGGGTGTTCATTGGCGGTGCTCACTTGCTCATTGCCCGTGCCGAAGGCACCCTGACGTGGTTGCCCCTCAGTGCACTTGACAAGAGGTTGCTCCACGCGCGCGAGGATGATACAGTGTAAGTCAACACCTAATCGGGGTATGATCTGATCATGGTCGCTAGCAATAGAACAATCACTGACGTCTACCGGGTACTGCAGGTATGGGTGCCCGATCACTTGATCCGCGGCGACATGCTCGAAGGCCTGGCCATGGTGACTGGGAACCGCTCATTCACTGAGACCGTCAACAACCTGTTGGAGCTACACAGGAGTTTGCACCCGACGCCCGGTACGCCGCCCGCATCACCCGAGACCAATGAGATGTGCCCATGATCACTGCCCTACCGCTACCTGGCACCCGCCTCAAGTGCACCAGCAACCGCGATCGCCCTGAACTCGTCGAGGGTCAGGAGTACGTCGTGGTGCCAGAGGTCGCCCTCGACAAGATGCCCATCAACTACAAGCGCTTTCAACCTGACGACTTTCGGTTGATCGCCGTCGGTCAGGGCAGTCACGCCGTCGGCATCTTTCCCGTCGGCATCTTCGAGGTGGTGCCGTGAATGTGCCCGCAGACTACGAGGCGTGCGGTGAGTGCGGCTTTGATCACGGCTATGAACAGACCAGCGCTGCACGTTGGCATGCTAAGGATACGATCACCGTCGCCAACAAGTACGTCGACAATGAGAGCATCATGGCGACCAGCGCAGTCGTCGCCCTCGATGACGCACAAGACCTGTTCGACAAGGGCGCGTACCCCGAGGCGGCCAAGCGAGCATTGACGTCGCTGAGTTACAGCCTGGGCATCTTGTCACCCGTTTACCAGCGGGCGAAGGCAAACCTGGGTTTGTGAGTGGCAGTGTAAGTTCGGTGGTGACTGTGGTAGAGTTAGATCATGGACACCGCAACAATCATCGGTCTCTCTATCCTCGCCCTCTTCATCATTGGTGGCATGTTCATTTTCGCCTTCGTGGTGGGCAAAACTTACGACGCAGCGCGGGCACTACCGACGACGCTGGGTCACGGTGCAGGCTCGTTTGCTCGAGCGTACGCCGAGGCGAAGAAGGGCAACAACCCGTAAGTGTAAGTCATCACACAACCGTGGTAGAGTTAGATCATGGTGGACATCAGGCAACTGGCGGCTGAATGGCTGCAGGAACACGAGCACTACGAAAGCGAGCCCACGTATGAACAGGACCTCGCCGACCTAGTGAAGTTGCTAGAGGATGTCCTTGCACGTGCCACGCTGGATGGGATTGGATCATGACTGACAAATCGGTGGTCGACATTCTCGAAGAACTTGAGGCAACGGCGGGTTCGCTTGCCAAACGCGACGTGCTGCACCAGCACAGGCGCAACGAGTTGCTTAAGCAGGTGTTTGTCGCCGCGGGGGACCCGTACACCGTGTGGTATGTCAGCAAGGTGAAAATGCCCAAATTGGGTGTCCCGTCGCATGACATCTCCGAGGACGAGTTTGTCAATGACTTCATCAAGACGCTGCGCACGCAGCTGGCCACGCGTAAGGTGACTGGCAACGCGGCGAAGGCGCTGGTCGAGAGCCGCCTCGCCGACATGCCCAGTGAACTGTGCCAGAAGTGGTGCGTTCGAATTCTCCTCAGGAACCTGCGCGTCGGAGTGCAGGAGAGCACCGTCAACAAGGTGTGGCCGGGCACGCTGAAGTCCTTCGCCGTCGCTCTGGCCGAGACGCTGAAGAGCGAATTCGTCAAGGGTGAGGGGATCAAGCTCCTCGAGCCAGTGACGTACCCCGTCCGCGTGGAGCCCAAGCTCGACGGCCTGCGTTGCATCGCCGTCAAGAAGGACGGCGTGGTGACGTGCTACACCCGCAACGGCACCGTCATCGAGAACATGCCGACGATCAAGGCGGCGCTCGAAGCGGCGTCATACGACAACGTCGTCCTCGACGGCGAGGGCATGGCGGCCGATTGGAACCAGAGTTCGTCGATCATGATGTCGGGGCGTGGCTCTGACAAGGGACGGGCCAAGGACGACAGTGGCCTCATCTACAACGTCTTCGACGCGGTGCCTCTCGCCGATTGGGTCGCACAGAAGACAGAACTGACGTATGCTGAGCGCTGCAAACTGGTGTATGAGGTTATCCTTGCCTGCACTGAGTTCAAGCAAGGTACAAAGTCACCAGTGTGTCAGGTGCCGCACATCATGGCGCAGGACGAAACAGAGCTCAAGAAGTTCTTCGCCAAGTGCCTTGATGATGGGTTCGAAGGGGTGATGCTTAAGAGCATGGACGCTCCCTACAAGTGGAAGCGCAGCGACAACATCGTGAAATTAAAGCCCGTGACAACGTTTGAAGGTGTGATCGTCGGTCACTATGAGGGTCGGCGTGGGACGAAGCACGAAGGTAGATTTGGCGGCTTCAATGTAGTGCTGAGCAACGGCGTCATCACCCGGGTGGGCGGCGGTTTCAACGACAAGGTGCGGGCTGAAGTGCAGCTCGACGGAGCCGACGCCTGGGTGGGCAAGATCGTCGAGATCGAAGCACAACCTGACCCGCTGACGACTGACGGGTTGACGAAAGACGGCAAGGCCCGCTTTCCCGTCTACACCCGGTGCCGCGATGCTTCTGACGTCGATCCCAAGGTGTTGCGGGCCTACGCACAGTGGACACAGGAGAACCCATGACCTACCTCACCGATGAGCAACTCGAGGCACTTCGCAAGTACGTGGGCGAGAGGATGCACTCAACGCTACCAGCGCTCGAGCACATGTTCGCCGCCATCACCGAGCTGCAGGAACGCCGCAAGAAAGACACACAGGAGAACCCACATGCCGACCAAAGTTGAAGACCTCAAACAACCTGAACGCCTGCCTGAAGACGGTACCGTCCGCATCGAGCGCACGGGCAATGGTGGCTTGATGATCTGCGAAGACGGCACCCACACCGCCGTCATCCTGAGTGAATTCAACGCTTGGCGCGTTTTCGGTATGTTGTCACTGATGCTGGGCATTCCGCTACCTGCTAAGGTCAGCAAAGCGATCAAACTGTAGGCTCACGTGGTCAAGCCCGGTGACTTCGTGCAGATGAACTGCGGCATGATCGTGTCTGTTTTATTGCCCACTACCTATGGCGAGCCCATACGCGGCGTGTGGCTGATCAATGGTCAACTGCGCAATTACACCATCGGGTACAGTCCTGCATTTATGCAGGCCGTCGGCGTGGATGACAGAGGCATCGATAGGCTGAACACTAGCGAACGAGGAGAACTGTTCAGGTGGTGAAGCCCGGTGACTTCGTGGGGGCAGGCGCCGGCATGATCGTGTCCGTAACAAGACCCGTGTATGATGGCGAGTCCGTTAAGGGCACGTGGTTTGTCAACGGTCAACTGCGACACTATGTCTTAGCGTACTCTTCCTCGCGCGCTTGGGCGACAGCAGGCGGCGACACCGACGCGCTGTACCTCGACACGTCAGGAGCGCTGCGCAAATGGTGAAGGTATCGCGCCACGGCACGGCCTACGAAGACCTCACCCATAGGATCTACCCGGGCACGCTAGTCGGCACTTCGTTGGTCATCGCGGTGAAACTTCACACGCCATATACGCGGACGACGTGGGTGCTGCTGATGCAGAGCGACAGTTCCCTTCGCAGGTACATGGTCGGCCGCAATACGGCAGGTTCATGGAACCTTAATCACCCGTTTGACTTCGTCCTCGATGAGCCCGGTGAGTGGTATGACACCAGGTGGGAATTCATCGGTGATGGGGACGAAGCGCAAGGACAGCGATGGCTATGAGGCCGGCGCCTTCATATCCTCGTGTATTGCTGCGACCTGGCGACATGCTCGACGGCATGTTGGTGGTGTCGGTCGAGGCCAAACCTGTCATCTGGGACTGCATCACGGGCACCAGGTTGTGTGTTTGGTCGAATGGGTCGTCAGAGTTCAGGTGCTTTTTTCTCGCCGCGCGCAGACCGACCACCCAGGAACACTTCGATCTTCGTGCGATATTTCAACCGTCTATCTACGCTTATGACTTCTATTACGTCGACCACCGAGGTAGGTTGACAACGTGGTGATGTGATGGTGAAATACCTCCTCGTCAAGCCGGGTGATTTACTACACAATTGCCTCGTCGTTCACGTTGACTTTGCGCACGACTACGACATGGGCGTCGACGACAGCGTAATTGTCATCGCACGAGGAGACTGGCTTCGCGCCGACTGCGTGTACCCGTTCGTGCTGACCCGCCACCATATCATCGGTTGCCAGTGGTTTTCATGCCGCGAGCTGCAGAAAGTGCTGGGACTGTGAAGCATCTCCTCAAACCGGGCGACTTGATCGAAGGTCACCTAGTGGTGTCCGTAAACGTTGGGGATCGCTCCTACGCCGTCACCGGGACGTACTGGTGTGAGCGTGAGGTGAGGGCGTTTGTCGTGCTGGCAGAGGGCACACATCTGTCAGTCTTGCCGGCTGACGACAACGTCGATGTGATGTCGAGGATAATGGCGGGCGCCGACGTGTTCTATGAGGAGATGCTACCGTGAAGCACCGCCTCATCAAGCCGGGTGATTTACTACACAATTGCCTCGTCATCAGCGTGTACGAACCGCTCGGCGTCGGCACCAACGTGGTGGTGCAGGGTAGGTGGCTGCGTCAGGGACGCGTTGCGGGGTTTGAGATCAGTACGATTCACATCAGCGGGTGTCACTGGTGCCAATACGCGGGCTTAGGTAGTAGGAA